CAACGTGATTGACCTCAAGCGCCTGGCAGGTCTTTAATCTTAACAAGGAGACTTAAATGTCACAAGAACTATTAGAAAGTCGTTGGGGCGAAACCAAAGAGGCACTGTTAGAAGGTCTTAATGGAACCAAACGCAATAGCATGAATGTTATCCTCGAAAACACTCGTCGCTATTTGAAAGAGAATGCAACAGCAGGTAGTACTGCTGCTGGCAACATTGCAACACTTAACCGTGTTATTCTGCCAGTGATCCGTCGTGTTATGCCCACCGTTATTGCTAACGAGTTGGTTGGCGTTCAGCCCATGACAGGTCCAGTTGGTCAAATCCACACCCTGCGTGTGCGTTATGCCAACAGCTTGACAGATACTTCCGCAGCCGCTACTTCTGTATCAGCTGGTGAAGAAGCATTGAGCCCATTCAAAATTGCTCAAGCATACTCTACCGTTCCTAGCGGTACAAACACTGCTACCAACTACACTGGCGGCAACACAGCCACCATGGAAGGTACTGGCGGTAAGCAAATCAGCGTTCAAATCCTGAAGCAAGCCGTTGAAGCTCGCACACGTAAGTTGCAAGCACGCTGGACATTTGAATCTGCACAAGACGCACAAGCCATGCATGGTATTGACGTTGAAGCAGAAATCATGGCAGCATTGGCTCAAGAGATTACCGCTGAGATCGACCAAGAGATTCTCTTGTCATTGCGCTCATTGGCCGCTACTGAGTTCACATACAACCAAGCTACCGTTTCTGGTACAGCAACATTCGTTGGTGACGAACACGCCGCTTTGGCTGTGTTGGTTAACCGTGTTGCTAACTTGATTGCTCAACGCACACGTCGTGGCGCTGGTAACTACGCTGTGGTTTCTTCTGCTGCTTTGACAGTGTTGCAAAGTGCAACAACTTCTGCTTTTGCTCGCACCACAGAAGGTACATTTGAAGCACCTACCAACACCAAGTTTGTTGGTACATTGAACGGCTCTATGCGTGTGTTTGTCGACAGTTATGCTGCTGACACACAAAGCGTATTGGTCGGTTACAAAGGTTCTTCAGAAGCAGACGCACCAGCATTCTACTGCCCATACATCCCATTGATGTCTTCAGGCGTTGTGTTGGATCCAAGCACATTCGAACCAGTGGTGTCATTCATGACACGTTATGGTTACATCGAATTGACCAACACTGCATCTAGCTTCGGCAACGCTGGTGACTACGTTGGTGAGATCGCTGTGTCTAACCTTTCATTCTCCTAATCAGAGAATCCAACCCAGGGATGGGAAGGAACAAAAAAGCACCCTCGGGTGCTTTTTTGTTGGCTATACTTTGAACCAAGTTAGATATTGTTCTATTTTTTTGGTAACACTGGACCAATCTCCCATTGAAGGTTGACGGAATATCCTTGTGCTAGGATACCAAGGACTTGAGTCTCGGTCTAACATCCAACGCCAATCTGTGGCAAACCACTGTAACATCAACCAGGTAGGTCTTCCCAGTGCACCTGCTAGATGTGTAATAGCAGTGTCTACGCTAATCACAACATCCAAACAAGTTATCAATGCCGCAGTGTCAGCAAAACTAGCAATGGCTCCTGGGTACATTGTGACTCCAGCCGCTGCTAGTGCCTGCGATTCTTCATCAGTGGCATCCACCTGCAGGTTGATCCACTCGTATTGCGGATTGTTTTTGACTAACTCCAGCATGGTTTCAAATGGCACGCTTTTGTGTTGATTAAGCCAGGCATCTCTACGTCCCGACCATGAAAATCCAACCCGCATGCGTGTTTTAGGACCCATGCGTTGTAACCAGGCTTTGACATCAGTTTCTTGTGCATTGATATAACTGATAGGACGCGGCAAATTATCTAAAGTAATTCCCAATACTCCAGGAATACTCATGATAGGAACCCAATAATCAAACTCGGGCGGTTCATCAGTGTATCTGCCAACCCAGTTAATAATACTAGCATTGGCTAACAAAGGAATCATGCCATCCGTGACTTGAAACAAAATCTTTGCTCCTGCGGCATGCAAGTTAAACAAAAATCTGCAGAACTGTATATTGTCTCCATGTCCCTGTTCACCTATGACCAATATGGTTTTGTCTTTTAAATCTTGTCCAGTCCAACGAGGTTGAGCATGTTGTGGCAGCGATCCCGCTAGATGTTCATACTGCCAACGTGCTTCGTAGGCCGGCCATCCACGAGCATAATCGCCCATGATCAAATAACTCACAGCCAAGTTAAAACGTGCTGTGACATTGTTGGGATCAAGTATGGCAGCATGTTCTAAAAATGGTATGCCACGTCTTGGTTGGCCCATTTCTCTCATGACGTTGCCATAGTTGTTGAATGCTGCCGCAGAATCAGGATCTTGACACATGGCCAAAGTATAACACTGCAATGCCTGTGCAGGTTGATTGTTGGCACGATATTGGTTGCCTTCTTCAATGAGTTGTGATGAGTCCATGAGATATTTACAGTATATACAGTGCGGTTTATTATTTTAACTGATCCATAAATAAAAGTCAACGCAATTCTGCGTTTTATGCGGCTTAACCCACCGCGTAGCGGCTAGAACCCGCATTGGGCTTCTATAAGGAGAAATCATAATGGGAAGAGCTCTAAAAATTCAAAAAACAAATCCTGCCGGTGGTAATGGAGGTGCTTCAGTAAATGTGGATCAAGGCTTTCCACCTTTTTCAGCATTGACCAATCCTGAATATAACACACCAGTTCAAACTCTGGATGCAGCACAGTTTTTGGGCGTGGTTGGTGGCAGTTCAACAGACAGCACAGCAAGCACAACTTATCCAGAAATAGCCGCAGTGGTCAACATTGCTTTGGCTGACGGTACCAGTACCACTGCTGGTGCAGGACGCATTGTGCGCCAAAAAGGCTCACACAAGTTCTTGGTAGAATACACTGCTAGTTCAACCTCAGCAGGCAGTTTTATTGTGGGACAAGCATACAAGATTCTTTCTGTGGGCACCACAACTGACTGGAATGCTGTGGGTCACGGCGAAGGTTCGGCAGCAGTAGGCGATGAATTTACCGCTACAGCAGCTGGTTCTGGCAATGGCACAGCATACCCAATAGGCGTTTGCATTTTGTCAAACACAGGTACACCTGCCGCTGGATACATGAGTATTGCTTACAGTGTAGGCGACAGCTCTGCTGTGTATGCCAGTTATATCAGCAACAAGTGGGTACGTGACTGGTCTGGAATGACCTATGCCACATACGCTGACACCAACTACGGTGTTAACATTCAAAGCGGTGAAAATCAGTATGTTACCAACTTCTTCACAGACGAAGGCAACGTTACTGTATCTGGTGGCGAAATGGTGGGAACAACCTACACAACCAACGCTACTATTCAATTGGCTCAAATCGCCAACGTTACTTCTTAATTTGTAAAGTGATCGGATCCTCCCTGATACATACAGGGAGGATTTTTTTATGAGTGCAGCATTTGTATTGGGCAACGGTGTCAGCCGACTGGCAGTGAATTTAAATCAACTAAAGCAACGTGGAAAAATCTACGGATGTAATGCCTTGTACAGAGAATTTGCACCAGATGTGTTGGTCAGCACAGATCGAGGTATTGCACAAACTATTCAAAATTCTGGATATGCACAAAACAACACAATGTATACCAGAAAACCCTTGCCGGGACTGGGTGCTCGTACAGTGCCACAAAGTTATTTTGGTTACAGTTCAGGACCTATTGCAGTGGGGTTGGCTGCATTGGACAAACATCTAGCAGTATACCTCATTGGATTTGACATGGGCCCAATCGGCAACAACAAGTTCAACAATGTGTATGCAGACACAGAATTTTATAGAAAAAGCATAAGTTTGCCCACATTTACTGGCAACTGGATCAGACAAATTGCAACCATTTGTCGAGACTTCTCGGACACCAGTTTTCATCGCGTCATGGGCGATACCACTGCCAGTATTCCTGAACTAAACAATATTCCTAATTTAAAAAACATGCCCATGTCAGACTTGCTTGACCGTATAAATAACACAAAGGACCTTTAAATGTCAACAGTCAAACGAGTCAGTGGCGACTACACACTAGAAACCATAAATGCAGGTGATTTAGTCACTCTACAAAGTACCAATGTAAACATTGTGGGCAATCTCACAGTGACAGGCAATGCTGTGTTGACTGGAAATATCAATGCCGACAAAATTTTTAACGGCACCAGTAGTGTAGAAATTCCCACAATCAATGGCAATATCACATTCAATCCTGGTGGCGTCAGCAATATCATGGTGGTATCCCCTTCTGGTACTACCTTTAGTGGTGTGGTAGCATTTACAGGCAATGTAGACGCAGGTAATCTCAACACCACCGGCGGTGTTTATACTGCCAGTGGTACTGGTGCTGGCAATGTTTCAATTGTCAACGGCAACATGTTGATTGCCTACAGTTCTAATACTACCAGCAATCAAAACATTAGATTTCAAGATTCGAACATAGCAGTAACTTCAGTAGGTGCAAACATTGGTGGCATAGAATGGTTTACATCTGACGCCACAGGCGCTGGCGCTAGAATCACAGCAAGAATTCGTGCAGTGTACGAAGACAGTGATGGCAACGCTAACATTCAAATTCAAACTGGCAGTACCTCAACTCCCACGACAAGAATCACTGTGATTGGTAGTTCAGGCAATGTAGGTATAGCCAATGTGGCACCGTTGCATGCGTTAGCGGTAACTGGCACAGTGTATGGCTCTAGCACACTTACCGCAGTGGGTAATATCACCGGCGGCAACATTGTCACAGCAGGACTTGTGACTGTGACTGGTAATGTAAATGGTGGAAACTTACAAACTGCAGGATTGATCACAGCCACTGGCAACGTCACTGGTGGTAATGTAATCAGTTTGGGTGCGTTGAGTGCAGGTGCTGCTGGTATAACTGCAACTGGTAATATTCGCGGCGGTAACATTGTCAGTGATGACCAAATTTCAGCCACTGGTAACGTAAACGCTGCCAACTTTAATGCTACACAAAACTTCAGTACCACAGGCAATGTACGCAGTGGCACAGTAACAGCATCTGGAAATATTGTTGGATCCAATATTCAAATAACCGGCAACAGTTACGGCACGGGTATTGGAGTAGAAAACATTGTATGGCAACCAACCACTGTGGCATTTAACAGTGCTGTACAGGCCAACGTTGGTACATTAGGCTTCTTTATGCTGGGTGGTTACACTTACAAATTTGAAGCATACTTGCCTATATTACCTGCTGGTGCTACCACAACTGGTTTCAGTACATATTTTGATGCAGGAACTTGTTATTACACTGTTGAAGCACAAACCACACAAACTTCGGCATTTAGCACATCGACCTCCAACGTTTCGGGCACAGCCGCAGCCACTCAAGGCATGACTGGTACCACACCTAGAACAGCAAGAATCACAGGCACTATTTACAGCGCCGGCAATGCCAATGTTGCTATACAAGCACAAACCAGTGCTGCAAATATCAACATACAAAGTGGCGCATTCCTGACCTACACTAGATTATCCTAAAATAGCAAACAAGTCCTTTTGGTAAATACATCAGAGGACATTGTAGATCTATGGCACAACAGATTATTGACATTGGTGCTGCTGCGAATGACGGCACTGGTGAACCATTACGCGATGCATTTAACGCTGTAAATGAAAACTTTACTGAGATTTATACTGCTGGCCCAGTAGGCAGCAATGTCGTCATCTCCGGTAATACCATCACCGTCACTGGTGTCAACAACAACCTAGTGCTCAAAGCCAATGGCATTGGCAATATTCAAGCAAATAGTTCAATCATGCCCAGTATTGATGCTGTGTATGACATCGGGGCTCCTACTGCAAGAATTGACACTGTTTATGCTGCATATTTTGTAGGCAACGGACAAGGCATTACTGGAATTACCACAGCAGGTACCAGCATAAATTCTGGTACATCCAATGTAAAAATTGTCAGTGCAAACGGCAATGTAACTGTCAGTGTAAATGGCACATCAAATGTGGCTGTGTTTGGCAGCACTGACTCAAATATCAAAGGAAATCTAGCAGTTGGGAATCTTTCAACTGCAGGACAAATAACTGCCGCCAGCAATATCACTGGTGGTAATATTAGAACTGTTGGCTCAGTCAGCGCAACAGGCAATATCACAGGCAACTATATTTTAGGTAATGGTGCATTGTTGTCGGGCATTATTACTTCTGTATCTAACATCAACAACGGCAACAGCAACGTAAACATTCAAAATGCAGGCGCCAATGTTACTGTCAGTGTAAATGGCATAGCAAACACTGTGGTATTTGGTTCTGCGGCTACTACATTCACTGGTAATATTGTTCCTGGTGCCAACAATGTATACACTTTGGGTACTGCTACTCAAAGATTTAAAAACATTTATCTGAGTGGTAACACAATCACTCTTGGTGATTCAACATTTACCGCCAACGCTGATTCTGTTATTTTAACCAACCCTGTTGGTGGAACTTTTACCATACAAGGAACCAGTCAACTCAGTGGATCGTCTATTGTAAATGGTCTCAGTCAAATGGCCATTCCTGTGGCCAATGGCAATGTACAGGTAAGTGTGGGAACCACTGCCAATGCATTGGTGATCAGTGCCACCAACATGCAAAGCATTGGTAACATATTGGCCAACAATCAAATCAGTGCTGCTGGTAACATTGTGACCAGCGGTTTCTTTGTGGGTAACTTTGTGGGCAATGTCACTGGCAACCTTGTTGTGCCTGGCGTTAACACACAGATTCTTTACAACAACTTTGGCAATGCTGGAGCCAGTGCTGCCTTTAGATTTGACAGCACCTCCAATGTGTTAACACTCACAGGTAACGCACAAGTTGGTAACGTTCGTACTGTGGGACAAGTCAGTGCCACTGGCAATGTAACTGGCAACTACTTTATTGGTAACGGTTCCTTGTTGACTGGCATTGCTGCCACTTACAGCAATGCCAATGTGGCAACATATTTGGCCAGTGGAACCAACACATCAAATATCATTACCACTGCCAATATTGCTGGTGGAAACTTATCTTTAACTGGTGCATTCTCTCCCAGTTCGTTTAGTTCTGCAGGCAATGTAACTGGTGGCAACCTAAGAACAGCAGGAGTAGTAAGTTCAGCAGGCAACATCATAACTGACGGATACTTTGTTGGTACGTTTGCTGGCAACATCACAGGCAATTTGACAGTACCTGGATCAAATACACAAGTTATTTTTAACAACGCTGGCAATGCTGGCGCTAGTGCTGGATTTAGATTTGACACAGCAGGGCCTAACTTGCTCACAGTCAATGGCAACGTACAGACCATTGGCCTGTTGGCATCTAGCAATGTGTCAGCAGCCGGCAATATATTGGCAAACAATGTTGTCATAACTGGCCTGGTCAGTGCGGTAGGAAGCATATCAACCACAGGCAATATCACTGGCGGAAATATCAACACTGCTGGTCAAGTCACAGCCACCGCCAATGTAACAGGTGGCAATTTGATCACTGCTGGCACATTGTCTGTGGGCAGTACTGTTAGCGCAACAGGCAATATCACTGGCAGTAATATTATTACTACAGGGTCAGTAAGTGCTGGCGGCGATGTCAGTTTACTAGGCAATGTGGATGGCGGCAATATTCGCACTGTTGGGCAAGTCACTGCCACAGGTAATATCACCGGCGGCAACATTCTGTTTGGCATATTCAAATTACTTAATAATGGTGATGCACAAGTTGGTAATTTAACTGTCAGCAATGGTCCAGGTATTGGCAACCTTCTTGTTGGTAATATTATAAGTGCAACTGGCAACATACTGACCGGCGGTAACGTCAGCGCAACTGCCAACGTTGTTGGCGGTAACTTGCTGGCTGGATCAGGCGTTATCACCACAACTGGCAACATCACAGGCGGCAATATATTGGCTGGTTCAGGCGTTATTAGTACTGGTGGCAACGTCAATGGAGCAATATTCAACGGCAATGTGGCATTTGGTACCGGCACAGTGTCGGGCACTGGCAACATCACTGGTGGTAACGTATTAGTTTCAGGTGTGTTGCTATCTACCAACACAGTTTCAGCAGCCGGTAATGTAATTGGCGGCAACATCAACACAGGTGGAAATATTTCTACTTCAGGCAATGTGATTGCCCAAGACATCAGAGTTGGTCCAGGCATAACTGGCGGTACCATAAGTGCATTGGGCAATATCACCAGTGCCAACTCATTGAATGCGGTTAGTTTGAGTTTGAGTGGTAATGTTGTATCACCACTCAATATCACAGGCAATGTAACTAGTGGCAATATTGTTGCTGTGGCAGCAGTCAATGCTGTTTCAATTAGTGCAAGTGGCAACATCACCGGTGGTAACATACTTGGCGGAGCCAACGTTAATGCCACAACTCACACAGGTACCACCGTTTCAGTAACTGCTAATATCACAGGCGGTAACTTGAATGCTGCGGGATTGAGTCTGAGTGGCAATGTTGTGTCACCACTCAATGTCACAGGTACCGTAACTGGCGGAAATATCATTAGCGTGGCAGCAATGTCAGCAGCCACAATGACCACCACAGGAAATGCCGTAGTCGGCGGGGACTTGATTGTCAATGGTAATTTGACATATCTCAACATATCATCGTTCAATGTTGAAGATCCCATAATTGGTCTTGGGCGTGGACCCAACAACGCACCACTGATCTCTGATGACAACAAAGATCGCGGTACTGATTTATTTTATTTTGACACAACAGAAAAACAAGCCTTTGTTGGATTCAAAGACTCAACTGGTAAAATGTTTGCTGCAACTGATGTCAGCATCGCCAACGAAGTGGTCACAGTCAACAGTTATGGAAGTTTTGTAGTTGGGCAGTTAGAAGGTGCCACAGTAAGCACCACAGGCAATATAACAGGCAGTTACTTCATTGGCAACGGATCTACGTTAACTGGTGTAGTGGCCACAGCAATTGGTGTGTTGCCAAGTTTGAGTGTGACTGGCAATATCATCACAGGCAACTTGAATTCGTTAGGACAAGTAAGTGCAGTGGCCAATGTTGTTGGCGGTAATATCAGTACCGCAGGATTGATCACAGCCACAGGTAATATCACAGGTGGCAACATTGCCACAGGTGGACAGATCACCGCAACCGGCAATATCACAGGTGGTAACATCATGGGTGGTGCCAACGTCAATGCCACAACCCACACAGGTACCACAGTTTCAGTAACTGGTAATATAACTGGTGGTAATATTTTAGGTGGTGCTAACGTTAATGCCACAACCCACACAGGTACCACAGTTTCAGTAACTGCTAATATCACTGGTGGAAATTTAAATTCTGCTGGATTGAGTTTGAGTGGCAATGTTGTATCACCATTCAATGTCACTGGTAATATCACCGGCGGCAATGTTATAACTCCAGGACTAATTACTTCAACTGGAAATATCACCGGCGGCAATATTATTTCTATTGCGGTAGTCAGTACAGTATCTATTGTTGCTACAGCAAACGTCTCTGGAGGCAACATTACCACAGCAGGACAAGTAAGTGCCACTGGCAACATAACTGGTGGCAATGTCATTACAACAGGTTTGGCCACGGTAACAGGTAATGTCATTGGTGGCAATGTTACCACTGTAGGACAAGTAAGCGCGACGGCTAATATCACCGGTGGCAATTTAATCACTGGTGGCTTGGCCACAGTAACTGGTAATATCACAGGTGGCAACATCGCCACAGCCGGTTTAGTAACAGCAACTGGTAATATTGTGTCTGGTGCACTGATTTCGGCCGCAGGCAATGTGTCAGCCGCAGGCAATGTATTTGCTCAATACATTTTTGGTAACTTGGTTGGCAGCATTTCTCTGTCTAGTTCTTCTAACAGTCAAATATTGTTCAACAGTGCAGGAATTATTACAGGCGATACAGGACTGACATTTGATTATGCAGCCAACGCACTCACTGTAGGCGGCGCCATAACAACTACCAATGGTGGAAGTTTAACAGTTGGTGGTGGTGCTACAATTACTGGAAACATTTCTACCACAATTGGCAACATTGGTGGCGGCAATATTTTGGCCACAACATTGGTCAGTGCTGGTGGCAATGTCACTGGTGGAAACATTACCACAGCAGGTTTAATAACTGCTACTGGAAATGTCACTGGTGGCAATGTTAATTCTGGCGGTTTAGCAAGCATAACTGGAAATGTCATTGGTGGTAACATATCCACAGCAGGTTTAATAACTGCCACTGGAAATGTCATCGGTGGCAATATCATCACATCTGCATTGGTACAAGGACTCACTGTAAGTGCTACTGCAAACGTGGTTGGTGGTAATGTCAGCACAGCCGGATTGATTACGGCCACTGGTAACATCACCGGTGGTAATTTAAACACTGGCGCACAAGTTGTAGCAACTGGTAATATCACTGGCGGCAACATCAATGCAATAGGACTGATTTCAGCAGTTGGCAACATTGTTGGTGGTAACTTGTCGGGTACCAGCATTGTTGGTACGTTGACCACAGCCGCACAAAACAACATCACCAGTGTGGGCACACTAAGCAGTCTTAATGTTACGGCTAATATTGTTGGCGGCAACATTAACACAGCAGGACTAGTATCGGCCACAGGCAACATCGTTAGCGGAAACTTAAACGCAGTGGGATTGAGTCTAAGTGGCAATGTAATCAGCGCAATCAATTTGACCGCAAACATAACAACAACTGCCAATGTCAACGCCAATAATATCAACGCTACAAGCACGATAAATATCAACAACGCTAGGGTAGCAACCATAGATGACGCGGCTGCACTGGCAATAGCATTAGGATAACAAATGGCAAATACTTTCACACGAAAAACTTCACAAAATGTTGGTGCAAGCCCTGGCATAATTGGCAATTACACAGTTCCGGCAAGCACAACCACTATTGTGATTGGCCTGACTTGTACCAACACCACAGGCAGTGCAATCACAGCCAATGTGTTCTTGGCCAATGCCAGTGCCAACACCTACATTGTGGCCAATGCGCCTATCAGTTCAGGCGCTTCGTTGATTCCCATTGGTGGAGATCAAAAGATTGTGATGATCACCGGGGACAAAATATACGTGCAAAGCAGTGCTGCCACCAGTATTGATGCAATTTTGAGCATAATGGAAATCACCTAATGAGTTATCTTGGTCTTCAACCCAACACACCACTGCTGAATACCAGTACTCAAACATTCAGTGGTAATTCAGTGGCCACACAGTTTACTCTGGCTAGATCAGTAGCATCAGCGTCAGACTTGGATGTGATGATTGGCAGCACACTACAAAGACCATTTACAGATTACATTGCTGGCAACGTAGTTTTACAGTTTATTAGTGCTCCTACTACTGGCACAAACAATATTACAGTTACCTATCGTGGTGGTGCGTTGAACAGTCTTGATCTCACAGCATCCACATTCAACGCTGGTACTGTGGCTGCACCTAGTGTGGTAAGTCTGGCTGCCAACAACACAGGCATCTACTGGGCCAATGCGTCATCAATGAGTGTGACAGTAAGTGGTACCAATCGTGCCACGTTTATGGCTAATGCTACTAGTATCAGTACAGATACTGGAGCAATGATTGTAGATGGTGGACTGGGGGTTGATGGCAATGTCAATATTGGTGGCAGAGTTGCTATTGTTGACTCTACAGAAAGCACCAGTGTAAGCACAGGCAGTTTAAAAACAGCTGGCGGTGCAGGCATCACCGGCAACTTGAATGTGGGCGGTGACATCACTTGTGTGGGTGATTTTACAGTCAACGGCACATTCACTACCACAGGCACAGACAGTTTGGCGGTGACAGACCCATTTATCTTTTTGGCTAACAACAATCCTGGCGACACATATGACTCAGGTGTGATAACACAGTTTTATGACGGTGCTAATATTCGTTACAGTGGTTATTTCCGCGACATAACCGATGCCAAATACAAGTTGTTCACAAATTTGTTGACACAGCCTACTACCACGGTTGACACAACTGATCCCAGTTTTCGGTACACTGATTTAATCTTAGCCAATTTGAGTGCCACGGGCAATGTGTCAGGCACATATTTTGTTGGCAACGGCGCAGCACTTACCGGTATCTCAACCAGCACCAGTAACATTTTTAACGCTAACACCTCAGTGGCCATTGCCGCAGTCAACGCCAATGTGAACATAGTGGTCAACAGTGCTCAAATTGCCAATGTGTGGTCAGGCGGTATCAGTGTAGTAGGTGCAGTGGCTGCCAGTAGCACAGTCAGTGCTACTGGAAATGTCATTGCTGGCAATGTTACTACATCAGGAGTGGTTACAGCCACTGGCAATATTACATCTGCGGGAAACATATCAGCAGGCAATGTGTTGGTTGGTGGTGCAGTAAGTTCTGTGGGCAACGTCACAGGCGGCAACATAATTGGCACCACTGCTGTCAGCACAGGCGGCAATGTACAAGGCGGCAATTTACGCACCAATGGCATTGTATCAGCCGCTGGTGATGTATACGGCAATAATTTCAGTGCTACCACTGACGTTACTGCTGGAGGATTAATTTCTGCTGTTGGAGATATAACCGGTGCCAATTTGTTCACCGGTGGCGTGGTAAGCGCAACGGGCAATGTGTCAGGCAGTTATTTCATTGGCAATGGCGCTGCACTCACAGGTATTGATGCTACAAGTATTCAATTTGGTACCAGCAATGTTCGAGTTGTGAGTTCAGGCGGCAATGTGTCAGTTGGTGTTGGCGGTACTGCAAACGTGGCAGTGTTCAGCACTTTAGGCGCCAATGTCACTGGTTGGATTGGTGCAACTGGAAACTTGGGCGTGGCTGGTAATGTGGCATTTACTGGAACTGTGCAAAACATCAACATGGGTACCAGTCAAACCACAGGCAACGTTACAATTGGTGGAGCCACTCAAACTGGCACAATTTTAATTGGCCAAAGCACAGCCAGTCAAACTGTAAACATTGGTCATGGTGTCACTGGCACAGGCAACACAAAAACAATTCAAATTGGCGAAAACGGTGCTGCTGGATCAACAACACTCATTGATATTGGTCCTGCTACAGCAACCACAGCCGCAGGTACAGTGACATTCAACACTGCCACAGTGGTAGCAGTGGCCAACACTTCAGGTTCTGCACTCAGCGTGGCTGGTAATATCACTGGTGGTAACTTAAATACGTCTGGTTCAGGTGGCAACATCACTGGCGCCAACGTTATATCATCTACCAGTTTCACAGCCACAGCCAACGTGGTTGGCGGCAATATTATCACAGCAGGTGCTGTATCAGCAGCCTCAGTCAGTGCCAGTGGCACAGTGATTGGTGCTGGTAATATTACCGGTGCCAACTTCAATACTGGTGGTTTAGTCACAGCCACAGGCAACGTCACGGGCGGTAATATCAATACCGCTGGTTTGATTACTGCAACTGGCAATATAACATCTGCTGCCAACGTAGCAGGCGGCAATATATTGGCAACCAGTTTGATACAAGGTGCCAACGTCAGCGCCACAGCAAATATTGTGGCCACAGCCAATGTCAGTGGCGCATATTTCTTGGGCACCGGCATCAGTTTATCAGGTAACGTGATTTCTGGCATCAGCACCACTGCTAATATCACTGGATCTAATATCATTGCCACAGCCGCAATGAGTGCTGTGTCAGTATCGGCTAGCGGTAACATCACAGGTGGCAACGTTTTGGGCGGAGCCAATGTCAATGCCACAATACATACTGGCACCACCGTCTCAGTAACAGGTAATGTCACTGGTGGAAACATTATAACCGCAGGGGCTATGTCAGCAGCATCAGTCAGCGCCAGTGGCACAGTAACTGGAACAACTATCACTGGTACCAGTTTGAACATCAGCACCGGCACAGCCAATGTAGGCAGCATTACAAATGCCAATGCCAATGGTGTCGGCAACATTGGTAACAGTACAATTTACTTTAACACAGTATTTGCCAAAGCAACATCGGCACAATACGCTGACTTGGCAGAATGGTACACAGCAGATGCTGACTACCCTCCAGGTACAGTGCTGATATTTGGTGGTGACAAAGAAGTTACTCAAGCAATCGGTATTGGTGATGTGCGGGTGGCTGGCGTAGTAAGTACAAATCCAGCACACATCATGAATGCCGGGCTTGAAGCTGAACATACAGCAGCCGTGGCACTGACAGGTCGTGTACCTACCTTGGTGGTTGGCCGAGTAACCAAAGGCGACATGATGGTCACCGCTGGGGGTGGTAGAGCGCAAGCCTGTGCAGAACCTAGACTGGGATCAGTGATTGGTAAAGCTGTACAAGATCATCCTGGCGGTCAGGGTGTGATTGAAATTGTTGTAGGAAGAATGTAATGAGTTATTTAGGTAATACACCACAGATTGGCCAGTATCGCAAAATGGATAACCTAGTGTTTGATGGAGTACAACAAACATTTGACATCAACATTGGTGGAGTTCCGTTCAACCCGCCCACTGCGTATGCCATGATGGTGAGTTTGAATGGTGTAGTATTGAATCCTGGTGTTAGTTTTTCAATATCAGGATCACAGATTAGTTTTGCAACGCCTCCGGCAGCATTGACACCGTTCTTTGGTCTCATCTTTGGAGACACACTATATACAGGTACGCCCAGCGATGCCACTGTCACAAACAGCAAAATTGCAGCAGGTACAATCAATTACGACCGGTTCAGTGTCAACACTCAAGCAACGTTGACAGCAAATCAAATTATATTTGGAGTTTAAGAAATGGCAAGAAAAAGAATATACGAGTACGTATTCACACCAGGCACAGCAGGTCTAGGCACTGTACAAGTCCAGGATCGTATCAACCTGGAGGACTTTTTGGCCATATACGATACCACAACCAACACGTCAATCTACAACTTTGGAGCACCCACACAGGGAGGCACAGTGAGTTTTAGCACAGGCACCATTGCTGGCCTGCCCAACGCTTATGCAGGTGTGACCACACTGAATCTGGACTTGGACACATCAACATTGAGTGCCAATGACAAACTGGCCATCTATGTGGAAGATCGCAACATCAGCACACAACCCTGGGAATTTGGACTGGATGCCATTGGACGCAGTCGTGTGTCCAATCCTGAAAGTTTAATTGATGCTGACTTTGAATATGGCTTGCAAAATACCAAATGGCAGAACGTTTCAACCATCAACAATATTCCCAGTTTCTACGAAGATGTTGGTGCTGACTTGGTGTACAACACCAACGGCTATGCTACATTGTTGAGCAGTACCAACTTGCTGACCAGCAACGTTGACACATCAGTTAACACTGCAGACGCTGGAACCCCACCATTTATTACCAATGATTACGCACTGCTGATCAGCCAAACACAAGGCAACGTCACACCATTTGTCACAAGTTACCTCACTGCCAACGTCAACAGTTCAGCAGAACGCACATTCACTGTGGCATCAACCACAGGTCTATCTGCGCTGGACAACATTATGTTGATTGGTTTGCCTACTTCGGGCGGAACCACTATCGCCGTGGCGAATATTACCAGTAATGCCACAACCACAGTCAATGTGACATCAGCAGCAGGTGCTGGTATTGTGGCTGGTACTTATGTTATTGCTCAAACTGCCACTGCCAACGTTTATGAAGTCATGGCAGTGACTTCGGTATCAACCAATGCACTCACTGTGGTGCGTCAAAGCAATGGTACCAATCCCAGTGCCGCAAACATCAATATTGGTGCCAATATATTTGTTGCCAGCACTATTGAAGTTGCACAAGTGCAAGAAGTCACTGACGGCACAACACTACAACTCAATCGTGGTTGGTACAACATTCCAGCAGCCAACACATTCCCCACAGGTACAGTGTTCCAGAAACTGAGTTCTAACGTGGAACTGGTCAAAATGACCACAGCCAGTACCGCAGTCAACGGCACACAAACCATCAGCCGCACACAGTTCAATACCACAGCACTCACAACTGCAGGCATTGGATCACCCTTAATTCGCATGACTGGCATATTTTATGGTGGTTCAAACACAGTGCCCACGGTCACAGTCAACGTTACGGATACTCCACTGGATGCCAATGAATATGTCAGTTTACAAAATACTTCAGCAACCAATGCTGAAGGTATCAACATTGTGTATCTGGGCGAAACCAACAACTTTGCATACTATCCACGAAGATCAATTGCAGTGGCACCTGGATATCCGCTGAATCAAACCGATACCGCAGTTCGTCAGGCTTTTCCTTATACTGGGGCTGACCTTGATATTGTTAGCATAGCCAGCGATGGCGGCAACCCCAGTATCATCACAGTGACCACACTGTATGCCCATGGATTGTTTCCAGGTTGCCCCATCACTGTGGACATGACTGCAGGCACAAACACTGCCTATGCCGAAGGTTCGTTTATTATCAATGCCATTCCCAGCACAACAACATTCCAGTTTCAAGCCAAAACAGGTGCTGTAGTAAGTGGCAGTTTGTCTGGTGTAATCAATGTGCGAAGCAATGCTATATTCTTAGCCAGACCGTTTGATGGCGGTGTGCTCATGGGACCAGGCACGCCCACACGTGGAGCAAGTGCAACTCGTGTGACCAAAAAATACTTCCGCTACCAATCTGGTAAAGGCATCTTATTCAGCACAGGTACTGTGTTGGCACCCACATTAGATGTGTCCTCAGTCACATCCAGTGGCACTGCTATCAACAGCAATATCACAATCACAACAGATGCCGAGCATGGACTCAATGCTGGCGCGACCATTGCGCTAAGTGGTATTACCACGTCAGGCTATGATGACACTGGATATGTGGTCACAAGTATCACCAGCGATACTGCATTTGTGGTACAGGCGCAAAATGTACTAGGCAGTGCTACTCCTGTATTAGGGCAACAACCTCGTATCAACGTCACTGGCTGGAGCGGGTCATGTATTCGTGCAGGCCTGTTCGACGATCAAAATGGCTTGTTCTGGGAAAACAATGGAGTTAGTGTAAATGCAGTACAACGTACCAGCACATTCCAAACAGCAGGCTTGGTCAACGTCAGCGTTGGCTCCAACCTGGTCACTGGCGACGGCAACTGCCGCTTCCAAGACCAATTGAATGTGGGTGACGTTGTGGTGATCCGAGGTATGACACACAGTGTGGCGTCAATCACCAACAACAACAGAATGACCGTGGTGCCCACATTCCGTGGTGTCTCAAATCAAACTCGGGTCAAAATGGCCTTGCGCAATGAAATTCGTGTGCGCCAAGCAGACTTCAACATTGATCCGCTTGACGGCACAGGCGCATCAGGCTTTAATCTTGACGCCAGCAAAATGCAGATGTATGCGTTGGAATATTCCTGGTATGGTGCTGGTACAGTTATCTGGATGTTGCGTGGACAAGATGGCAAGTTCAATTGGGCACACAGACGTCCCAACAACAACTTGAACAATGAAGCATACATGCGTTCAGGTAACTTGCCTGCACGTTATGAAGCCATTAACGAAACTCCCGTGAACTCATTGAACGGTGCTATCACAGACAGTCAAACCACAATCACCCTGAGAGATGCCACAGACTATCCTCCGGCCAGTGTGACATATCCTTCGTATGTGATGATTGACAGTGAGGTCATCAAGTATTCAGGCAAGAATGGTAACGACTTAACTGGTTGCACACGTGGTGCAACATTTACACAGTGGGCTGAAGGTCAAAGTCGTAGTTATACCAGTAGTGCAGCCACCAGTCACTTGGACAATTCAGGTGTTATTTTGATCAGCAACACTTGTGTGCCCTTGGTAAGTCACTGGGGTTCAGCAGTTATCATGGACGGTAACTTCAACGGTGACGAAGGCTTCTCATTCACATACAATCGCAGCAACTACGGCTTGCCGGCCACAACAGGTGCCAGCCAGACTGCGTTCTTGATGCGCTTGGCACCCAGTGTTTCAAACAGTGTTATTGGTGACTTGGGTGTGCGTGATCTTATCAATCGTGCGCAGTTGACCCTGCAAACGCTGACAGTGAATGTGAGTGCGGGACGATACATTGTGACAGGTATTTTGAATCCCAACAACATTGACTCGGCCAACACTGTGTGGGCTGGCCTGAACAATGCTGGCGGTGGTTTCCAGCCCAGTTTTACACAGTTTGCTGTGGCTCCTCGATACAACAACGAAACCACAGGTGGTGTGCAGGCTGCACCACTCAATACCACAGGTGGTTTCTCGCGATCAGGCACCATGGTCAGTTCAAGCAGTGTTAAAACATTCTCTGGGCTGAGTCTGACCAATGTATCCAGTTCAGGTTCAACAGCCAACGTCACAGTGACATTGCAGGCATTGAAAACTGCATATAGTGATACCACAACTGCACTCTCCATTCAAAATCCTGGCACAGGATATGCTGTGGGCGATACTGTGAAGATTCTTGGTAGTGCATTGGGCGGAACAAGTCCTGCCAACGACTTGTTCTTGACCGTGGCTGCGGTATCAGCAGACGTCACAGGCGGTGAACGACTGTTTGCCATACCAATTCAGGCCACAGGTGTCAACAATTTGGATCTAACACAGATCAAGCAAATTGGACAAAGTTCAATTCCAGGTACAGGTACCTATCCCAACGGACCAGAAGTGCTGGCTGTGGTGATCACAGCACTGAGCACACAGTCCAGCCCGGTTGGTGAGATTCAGTTGAGTTTCCAAGAAAGCCAGGCCTAAGAACCAGCAGCAAGATAACGCTCTACAGTGTCTATCTTGCTCTGCACTGCTTCTATGTTCACTGTTGACCACAGGCCAGGATGCATGGGTCTAGGCCATTGACCTCGATCAATCCAGGCATAGCCCATGTGTTCTTCATTGAGCACAGGCACAAACTCATCTGTGACAACACATACCCAGGTGTTGTATTCAAACTGACCATCTGCTGATGTGAATTTTTCCAGTGGAACCAAACGTTGATATTCAGGCATTGCACCCAGTTCTTCAATGCATTCACGTTCCATGGCACCCAACAATGTTTCGCCTGACTCTACTTTGCCGCCAGGCAGTCCCCATGAGCCAGGATGACGTGTGTCATTGCGCAACAGATACAAATACCGTCCAGTGGCGCTGCTACGGAACCAAACTCCCACTGCCTTCAAAGCACAATTCTCCAGGTGCCTCCTGGATATGCACCTTGGTAACTTTTGACCCAAGCATCACCCATCCAGCGATATTGAATGCCTGTGGTAAGGTTTGTGACATACTGTGTAGTATTGGTTTCTGTGGCGGCACGGAATACCACACGCCAGTAGTTGTTTGAGTATTGAATGATGTCATTGGCCTGCGCCACTAGCCCACGTCCATTAGCACCAACCCATGCACTGGCAGGATTGGGATTGTCCAATGACCCTGTGTCTTCTGTGAGCAAATAGCGTTGGCCATCAATGGCACTGTCTAGCCCATCTTGTGGACCAGAAGTCAATGGATTGATCACAGCATCAATAGGATCCAGTGTATTTTGTGGTGTGGTGTCAATGTCCACATCAAACAATAAAAATCTATCGTCGTTGGGGTCTAATGCAATGGTACCCACAACTTCTGTCTCGTCAGGTTGTATCAATCGTATTTGACTGATGCCAGGACGCAATGATCCATACAAGTCAATCACTGCTGGCCACAACAAATTTGAATCAGGCACAATTTCAGTTGGAGCCAATGAATCATTACTGGGTTCTTCGGCAAGATACTTTTGTTGCAAACACTGTAGTTTGTTGCCAATTAGCACAGCGGCATAGTTGAACGGAGTAATAACTTGTCTGGTGCCCATCAGCAGGTCTTCGTTGTCAATGGCGTTGTTCAAGTCACCTTGTGCATCGTACATTGACGCAATCACACGCTCAATCACACCCAGTTTCAACACTTTGGCAGGAGGTGATATCCAGATAGGCATGCTGAATTGCAGTGTGGCAATGTCAATGGGATTTTCTGTGCTAATGGGCACCGTGCGACTGCTCCAAGTGGTGCGATCCAGGTACATCACACTCAAACTGGTCCAGTCAATGTAGTTGTCAGTGCTTTGAATTTCCAAACTGGGATTGAACAGCGTTAGTATTTGTTCTAAAATTTGCAATTTTTGATTGGTATTTGATGTCCATATGTCCAAATTGATAGTGAGCTTGAATGGCACAGGCATCAATCGTTCAATAGTAAACGCATTGCCTTGTGTGGTTTCATAAGTTTCAGTGGCAGGGTCGTAAGTTTGTTGACGCACGTTGATTCTGCTGACAAAGTAAGGGTCTTGCATGCGACTTTGTTCATAGTCCAGGCCAGTGATATAAAAAGTCATCAATGGAGTAGAGGGCAAACTGTTACGACTGTTTTCTTGTATGATAGTTTGAGCATTACGTGTAGCATCGCCATATCGCACAGGCACACGAATCAAGGCGGCAGCATTTACTCCGTCGTTTTCGTTGGCATACTCTACTTGAAATCCTGAAAAGATTCTGGTGAATTGCAGTAAGAATCTGCGTATTTGTTCATCGTAAAAAAATTGCTGAATTTTAATTCTCCTGGTTAGGTGCCAGGCGGTAAGAAGCCACCTTGATCACCATTGTCTGCTCGGGGGCGAAGAATTTCGCTCAAACTCTGACGACTTGGAATGTTACCCAGGTCTTTGGTGCTGACAGTAGCAGTGTTATTTACGAAGCCACTACGCAGTGTTTTATTTGTTGGACCATTGTTGAGATTGGTGCGAACTTTGTCATCGACTTTGACCCAACGTGCGCCATCATAACGGAATAACCGATTGGGTTTGTAATCTAGGCGTAGCACATAAGCACCTGCCACAGGATTGGGTGGGAAGTTCACCGCAGGAGTAACTGGCAAACCATTGGGTGCCGCACCGCCACCAGTGAGGTAACCGGCAGCATATCCTTCTCCTGTGGGAGTAACACTGCCACCACCTTGTGTACCGTCTACTGTGGTAGTTTCATCAGCGGTCAAACTGGTAGGATTGGCTGGTGTACCTGTCAACGTAGTAGGCTCAATGTAGAATGTGGTATTGTCGTAACCTGACAGCGGCACTTCTGCGTCTGCTTGTGCCAAGATGGCGTCATTGATTTCGGTGTCTTTGTTGCGTGTGCCTTGAACATCGCTGATGGTACTTGGTGTGTACTCTTGCCAAAACGTAGTATTTGTAATATCGGTATCAGCAGGCACATTGCTTTGTGCTTGGTAATAAGTGTTACCATAGTTTACAATGGTACCAGTGGGATAAAAATTGCCCGGATCCCATATATTTTCTGCCACAAAAGGCTTGTTGGTAATTTGGTTGAACTCTTGTTGATCCTTCATGGGTGTGCATTTCACACGCCACAAGTGCGGCAACCAAGTTACTGAAAAGCCTTCTGAAGCATAGTCAGCATCTTGAATCACGTAGTATCTGGGCAAGGCTCGTGGTATGTTTTGATTCAGTGGATGATAGTCTTTGAGATTGGGAATCTCTATCACATCACCGTTCATGAGTTTGCGACCAAATGTGTCAATCATGTCGTTGTAGTGAAACGTCATGAATATGGTGTCATTGTTTAAAAACAAACCAAATTGAGTCAAATCAAAGTCCACGTCCTGGGTGTTGTACACACCGCGCATGACATACACATCAGGGTCATACACTCGGTCGCGGTTTTCCAGCAACAGCAGGTCTTGAATGTTTAGCACATCCACAGTTTCATATGTGGGCTGTGTGGCGTCAAAGTTGCCACTCAATGCTGAATCATTGCCTCCGGCCTGCGGTCCTTTGTACTTGTGAACATAAATGTCCAAGCCGCCCACAGTGTACATTTCACTGATGGTGCGGTCCAGGAATTGATAATCTCTGGTGCGATTTGGGCGGTATAGGGATAAGCGTGGCATGGTATATTTATAGTACTTTGGGTTTACCTTTTCAGTGCTTGACCAATAATGCCGTTTCTGCTATAATTACGTATAAATTCACTAAGGAGCCCTGATGAACGCAACACGAGCCGCTGTCAAGCCAATGAATCCTCGCAGTCCTGATACCAAATACACAGGACTGGAACCCACATGGCGTGTGCAACCCACAGACGATCGCACCAGCCAACTCAGTGCTGCCTTTTCGTGGTATAACTATTTTTATGGCAAGAAAGATGCTCGCGAAATGCTGGTGGCATACCTGGAACATCACGGACGCAAAGCAGATGTCCGCGCCCTCAAAGGCGTGCCAGACTCAGCAGTTCGACTGACCACTGCATGGTTGTGCCGCATGAGCATGGTGGGACTGGAACTCACTGATTCAGAGCAAGTTAGATTAGAAGGCTATATTCAAGAAATTCTAAAAGCCCGTGAGCCTGAAGTAGTAGTGGAGGCCGCACCCGTAGTAGCCAAGCCCAACATTCAAGATCGCCTGCGTGAAAAGGTATCAGAGTGTGCAGGTGAACTGGATGGCATGTTTGATGAGTTTGTGATCAACGGTGCCAAGATGAGTGCGGACTACAAACCCATCACAGTGATCCGTGGCATGAACGTGGCACCACAAATGATTTCAGACATTGCCAACTTGTGGAAGCAAAAACTCGCAGAGTTTGAAACTGCTATTGAGGGCAAGGATCCACAAGTTGTAGAGGGCTACAGCAATTTCTCTAAAATTCAAATGCGCAACATTGTGAAGTTCTGCGAAGCAGTGATCAATGACTGTGGCGCCTATGTACAGATCAAGAAGGTCGAACGCAAACCGCGCAAGGTCAAGTCAGTGCCACCTGAGAAACGGGCTGCCAAGTTTAAAGTGCTCATGGATTTTCCCGAGCTCAAGCTCAAAGGTTTTCCAGCCGCAAGTTTGGTGGACAAAGCCGAAGCATGGTTGTATGACACCAAAAAGCGCAAGTTGATCCATCTTGTGGCTGACAGCCATACACAGGCGTTTACTGTAAAAAGCAACAGCATCATTGGTTTCAGCACTGTGGAGACCATGCAAAAAACTGTGCGCAAGCCAGCAGATGTTGTTAAGGCTGTGCAAGCCGCAGGCAAACCGGCAGCACGTAAAATCTACAAAGATCTCTCTACAACAGAAACTCCGTTCAACGGACGTGGTACGGAGAACTTGATGATCCTAAAAGCCTGGTAAATACAGGGACTTGGAGTCCCACATGCCAGAACAGCAACAACAATCACTGTCCACACTGAAGCAAAACTTAATTGAATATGTCAAACTTCAGTTGGGCGGTGATATCATTGACCTAGAACTAGATCCTTCACACTACGAAGCGGCTTATCAAAAAACCATTGGCACTTATCGCCAACGAGCCAACAACGCCTATGAAGAGAGTTATAGTTTCATGCAGTTGGTTTCGGACGTTAACATTTACGAACTGCCCCAAGAAGTTGTAAGTGTGCGTCAAATATTCCGCAGAACATTTGGCGATAGTTCAGGACCGTTTGCATCAAACTTTGATCCGTTTGCACAGGCTTCAATCAATGTGTACTTGATGAACTTCAACGTGGCGGGTGGTTTGGCCACTTACGATTTCTATACTCAATACATTGAACTGGCTGGGCGCATGTTTGGTGCGTACATGAACTATACTTGGAATCCAGTTACCAAAAAACTGCAACTGATCCGTGATCCCAAAGGTTCAGGAGAAACTGTGTTGTTGTGGACCTACAACTTGAAGCCTGAATTTAATTTGCTCAGCGACTACCAAATCTCGCAATGGATCCGTGACTACATGGTGGCCAACTGCAAAATGATCATTGGCGAAGCACGTGAGAAATTTGGCACTATTGCCGGACCGCAAGGTGGCGGTAGTTTAAATGGTGCAGCCATGAAGTCAGAAGCCAAAGTAGAAATGGACTTGTTGATCAATCAATTGGTAATGTATGTGGATGGAAGTCAGCCTCTTACATTTGTTATTGGCTAAACTGCATACACTTTTTTCTAAAATCCTGCTATAATGTGGCATGGACTTAATGATCGACATCGAAGGTTTGGCAACAGGCCCTGAGACCACAATATTGACCATTGCGGCACAGGCATTTGACCCTCTTGGCAAGGGCTACTACGAGCACAAGTATTATGCCCGAGTTGATCTCGAAAGCCAAGAAAATCGCACCATTGAACAAGGCACCATAGACTGGTGGGCCACACAACCCGCTGCCGCACGTGACGAAGCCTTCAATGAGGTGGGACGTATTCCCTTGGACCAAGCCCTGGATGAGCTTCATAAACTTTGCTGGAAATGCAATCGTATCTGGATGAATGGTCCCACATACGATGCCAACATCCTGGAGCATGCCTACAAGAGTTATGGTAAACCACTACCTTGGCAATATTATAAGATCTGTGATGCAAGGACGGTATATAAGCTGTATCCAGGGTTGCCCAAGCCGCCTACCAGTCATCATGCGCTGGAAGACTGCCGCAGACAAATTGACTTGTTACAAGCAACCTTGGCACATTTAAACATCAAAGAACTGGCATGATCATTGGAATTTGTGGATTTATTGGCTCGGGCAAAGATACCATTGCAGACTATCTTGTGAATCTACATCACTTCCGACGTGAAAGTTTTGCCAACACACTCAAAGATGCTGTAGCACAGGTGTTTGGCTGGGACAGAACCATGCTGGAAGGCCGCACAAAACAGGCCCGTGAGTGGCGAGAACAAGTGGATCCTTGGTGGGCCCAACGCCTGGGCATACCACACCTAACTCCCCGTTATATTCTACAACAGTGGGGCACAGAAGTGTGCCGTAAGAACTTTCACGATGATATCTGGATTGCCAGCTTGGAAAACAAACTGCGCAATTCCAAAGACGATGTTGTCATAAGTGATTGCAGATTTCCCAACGAAATCCGTGCTATCAAACAATCAGGTGGCATAGTGGTGCGTGTTGTTCGTGGTCCTGAGCCTAAGTGGTATGATGCGGCTGTAAGTGTAAACCGTGGTCCCAACGGCAACAGTACCTGGGCCTTGAGTGGACGAAAATTAGAACAACTAGGTGTGCATGCTAGTGAAACATCATGGGTAGGCACTAATTTTGATGTAGTACTAGACAACAACGGCACACTAGATGACTTGTATCAGCAGGTCAAGCGTCTGGTTCAAGATCACCCGCCCGCCATGTGACTTCTACTCGGGCTATTTCTTCCACACAGTTACGACAAACTGTGCGTAAGTTTCTTACAGTGGCATTATTGAGATCTCCATCAATGTGATACACCAATAACTGACTAGCAAACCTGGCTTTAAACCCGCATCTATCACATGCGGGTTTTTTCTTGTACCCTGCGGACTTCCAACGTGGTTCCCTAGGCTTGATTCCTTTGCCCTTGCGCTGACAAGTCTCACATCTACTGCGATAGTGCGTGACATCTTCTCGAATGTAGTTCACAGCACAAGGACGTTGATTGCAGGCTCGACAAATGGGTCTCATGGAGTATTTAGTACCTGGACCTTTGCCAAAGGGTGCTGTAAACTGGGTTTTTTTGGGTATGCCAATAAATATCAATAACTTGAAAAGGAACCAACCATGGCACTAGTATCACCAGGCGTAGAAGTAACAGTAATTGACGAGAGTCAGTATATCCCTTCTGCTGTCAACACAGTACCCTATTTTTTAATCGCCACAGCACAGAACAAAGCTGATGCAGCTGGCGTTGGTGTAGCAGCAGGCACAACCGCTGCCAACGCAAATAAAACTTATCTCATTACCAGTCAGCGAGATTTGGCAGCCACATTTGGTGTGCCATTCTTTTACAATACCACAACTGGTACCCCCATCAATGGTTACGAACTCAATGAGTACGGTTTGCTGGCAGCATACTCGGCACTGGGTGTTACAAATCGTGCTTATGTACAGCGTGTAGACATTGACCTAACCGAACTCACAGCCAGTTTGACTCGTCCCACTGGTAATGCCAACAACGGTACATACTGGTTAGACACCAGCACCAGTCTCTGGGGCATTTTTGAGTGGGATCAAACAGCCGCGACATTCACCAATCAAGTGCCTATTGTGATCACAGACACAGCAGATGTGGTAGACTATGCTGGCGGAGACTACACACCACTCAGTACCATTGGCAGCATTGGCGACTATGCTGTGAGCGCAGTGAGTTTAAACAATGAAAACTGGTACAAAAATACCAGCAATGATTGGGTATTATTGGGCTCTGATGCATGGAAAAATTCTTGGGCCACAGTACAGGGCACAAATTCAGTGACTGGTAGTGGATTGACCATTGGTTCTAACATGTACATCAATGGTACATTGGCCACAGTTGGTGCTACCAACACTGTGGCAGGTTTTGCCGCAGTTATCAATGCATTGAACATTACAGGTGTTACTGCTGCTTCTGTCAGCAACAAACTCACTTTGTATGCAGACAGCGCCGCAACCAATGACGGATCCACAGACAATGGTGGTGTGATCAGTATTCAAACAGGTACCATTGGCGGTGCTGCATTGTTGACTACTTTGGGTATTGCTGCCATTGAATATCGTGCTCCAAGTTATTTCCCAGGCTATAGTTATCAAGCTCCTCGTTGGAGAATCACAGATGTAGCACCTGCACCCACAGGATCTGTATGGCAAAATGTCAGCACAGCCAGCACTGGTATGAATTTAAAAATGAAAAAATACAGTGCTGCATTGGACACCTGGGTAGCACAAAGCACTCCTGCATACGTATATGATGGGGCAGCAAATTATGGACTTGACCCCACAGGTGGTGGTAAAAATATTCCTGTCGGTAGCACTTATGTGCAATACAACAACGAAGCGTATAACACTACCCCTAACCCCAATGCTACTTTTATGATTCTTGAAAGAATAGCACTGGGCGCCACTGTTGTCACTGGTGATACAACTCCAGGTAGCAATGGAGACAGTTTGTTCACAAGTGGCAATCAATTTAATATCTTTGCAACCTCAGCAGGAACAGATGTCACTGCTGGACCTTACAGCGTGACTTTGAGTGGCACAAGTGTTGCATCATTTATCACCGATGTAAGTGCTGCCAATGTTCCTTATGTGAGTGCCAGTGTTAACAGTGCTGGGAACATTGTGTTTACACACAGCCAAGGTGGTGCAATTTACCTAGACAACATAACCGGTTCACCAGTTACCACTGCTGGATTTACCACAGCCACACCAAAAGTTCGTCAAGATCAATCTGCTGGAATTTTGGTATTGAGCAATTGGGTCACAACTGATTTGTTCAACTATACTGCAAGTGATGTTGCACCAGATCAAAATCCAGCTGATGGTCGTTTGTGGTATTACAGCAGTATCAGTGATGTAGACATCATGATTCAGGACAATGGAACATGGCAAGGTTATCAAAATGTCACAAACGACACTCGTGGTTTTGACTTGACACTGACCAATGCATCTGGTCCTATTATTGCTGCCACAGAACCAATGACACAAAACGATGCAGCTGAAAGCCCACTGCAATATGGTGATTTGTGGATTGACTCAAGTGATCTTGAAAACTATCCCAAGTTGTATCGTTGGGAACAGGTCAGTGGAACAGATCAATGGGTCTCAGTTGACACCACAGATCAAATCACATCAAACGGTATTTTATTTGCAGACGCACGTTGGGCACCAAACGGCACAACTGATCCAGTGGCAGATCCATTCCCCACAATTGAAAGTTTGTTGATCAGCGATTATTTGGATCTGGATGCACCCGATCCCGCATTGTATCCCCAAGGTATGTTGTTGTTCAACACACGCCGTTCAGGCTACAATGTCAAGAGTTTCCAAAGCAATTACTTTAATTCAACCACGTTCCCTGACGACACACTGCCTGCGGTGACCAATACCTGGCTCACTGCATCAGGCAACAAAGATGACGGGGCTATGTACGCTGGACGGCTGGCACAACGCAAGTTGATTGTGGCTGCCATGAAGTCAGGCATAGACACAAGTTTGGCTGCACGTGAAGAACAAAATCAATTCAACTTGATTGCTGCACCTGCTTATCCTGAACTGTTGACCAATTTGGTTGCACTCAGCAACGAACGTGCTAACACACTGTTTGTTGTGGGCGATACTCCAATGCGTTTGTCAAACAGTGGTACTGATCTAGTAACACATGCTACCAACAACAATGGACTTGGCGTACCAACAGAAGATGGATTGACTATTGGTTCAGCCTATGCTGCTGTGTTCTATCCTTCATGTCAGACCACTGACTTGTCAGGCAACACAGTTGTTGCACCACCCACACACATGATGGTACGCACAATCCTGCGCAGTGATGCGGTGAGTTATCCATGGTTGGCACCTGCTGGCACACGTCGTGGTGTAGTAGATAATGCTAATGCAATTGGTTACATCAATGCACAAACTGGCGAATTCGTGCAGTTGGCTGTGGGTCAAGGTGTACGTGATATATTGTATGAAAACAACATCAACCCAATTACCTTTATTCCAGGTATTGGTATCACAAACTTTGGTAACAAAACACGTCAAGGTGCTACCACAGCCCTGGATCGTATCAACGTTGCACGACTGATCTGCTTCTTGCGTGGTCGCTTAGAAGAAATTGGTAAACTGTATTTGTTTGAACCCAATGATCAAATTACACGCAATGAGATCACCAACACTGTGAACAGTTTGATGATTGACCTTGTGGCCAAACGTGCTATCTATGACTATTTGGTTGTGTGCGACTTGAGTAACAACACTCCTGCACGTATTGACCGTAATGAGTTGTGGGTCGACGTTGCTATTGAACCAGTCAAAGCAGTTGAATTTATCTATATTCCATTGCGTATCAAGAACACTGGAGAAATTTCAGGACTCAATGCTTGATCAAAAATGACCGGTTTTGACCGGTCATTGAATTAGGTAAATAAAAACAACAGGAGATATAACAAATGGCAGTTTCATCATTACAGAGAATGACAGTACCCTTGGCAAGTGACCAAAGCTCACCAACCCAAGGTCTGTTGATGCCCAAGCTCAAATATCGCTTTAGAGTGATGTTTGAAAATTTTGGTGTGAGCACACCAAGAACAGAAATGACCAAGCAAGTAGTAAGTTTTGCTCGTCCCAATTTGACATTTGACAACATAGAAATTCCAATCTACAATTCAAAATTGAACTTGGCTGGCAAACACACATGGGCACCTACTTCATGTGAAATTCGTGACGATGCATCAGGTGCAGTGAGCAAGTTGGTTGGTGAACAACTACAAAAGCAAATGGACTTTTTGGAAATGAGTAGTGCATCATCGGGCATTGACTACAAGTTTACAACCAAGGTTGAAATACTTGACGGCGGCAATGGTGCTAACACTCCTGTGGTGCTTGAAACTTGGGAATTGTACGGCTGTTACCTTGCTGGCGCTGACTATGGTGCGTTGAACTACAGTGAAAATGCTCCAGTGACAATTACCATGAGCATTGTATACGACAACGCCAACCAGACACCAACAGGTACTGGGGTTGGTACTGAAATTGGTAGAACCTTAGGCGATGTGATAACCGGCGCAGGTGTCTAAACATGTCGTTTTTTGGGCAGGACTTTCTCAAAGGTATAGACCCAAACTTTGGTGCTAATTTAAAAAATGGTTTCTTAGGCAACAATGTCTTGCGTGACTACCAACACGCAAGTCGCACTTTTACCACCAACGCTTACGAACTCAAGCCTCGATACAAGTTTCTCTTCCATGTTAGTTTTACACTTAATCTAGCAGAAGTTCCTTACTTGCGGGGCGCATTTGACAATGATGACATAACCAATCTCAGCCTAGCAGTTAAAACCATTGACTTGCCAAAATACAACATTGAAACTGAAACTTTAAATCAGTACAATCGCAAAAGAATCATACAGAAAAAACTCAACTATGATCCAATAAGTGTGACTTTTCATGACACCAGTGGTGATTTGATTCGCAAGATGTGGTATTACTACATGAACTATTACTACAAAGATTCTTCACAGCGATATCTTGATCCCAACAATACCAATGGAGCCAACGGGTTTGATGCACAACGTCAAGCAGGATTCGGTTACAATGCCAGAGACATCTATGCCAAGGAACGTGTGGGCAATGTCAACGACTGGGGATACATTGGCGAAGCATTCAATGACGGAAGCACTGCTGGCGCTGCTGGCGGTAAGCCTGCATTCTTTAGAGACATAAGAGTCTACGGTATGGACCAACGCAAATTTGCCGAGTATGTGTTGATTAATCCCTTGATTACCAATTGGAGTCACGATCAGTACAATTATGCTGAAGGTGGTGGTACCATGCAAAATTCAATGACCATTGCCTACGAAACTGTGAAATACTATTCAGGTGCTGTGGGCAAGGCACAATCGGGTGGTGATCCCAATGTACAAGGTTTTGCCACAGATGCACACTATGACAAAACACTGAGCCCTATTGCCAGACCAGGCTCAAACGCCACAGTGTTTGGTCAAGGCGGCTTGTTGGAAACAGGCGCAGGCATCATTGGCGACTTGCAAAGTGGCAGTGTGTTGGGACTCATTGGTGCTGCACAAAAAGCCGGGCGACTCAACCAAACATTCAAAGGTAAAAATCTTGCTGCCATTGCCAAGAGCGAGGCTGTGGCGCTGGGCACTCAGACTCTGCAACAAGGTTTGCCTGCCGCCACAAGAGCAGTGGCTAACAAGGCTGATGGTTGGATATTCCCCACACAAACGTTTAATAGAAACAACACAGGTACCAATCAAACACAGGCAGAGACCAATAGATTATTAAATACAAGACGATGAGCACTGTAAATTATAATAATCCCAATGTAGATTTGACTGTTAAAGTTTTTGATCGATTCTATGCTTATGAAGCCAATGTGCCTGCGGCAGAGTATGATATTGTGTACAGTTATTTTTTGAGTGTGATGAGCACTCGTCAGGCTGCCGGCAACTTCACTGTGAGTTTGTTTAGAGTGGCAGAAAATACCGGCATATCACCTCTGACATTGTTGGATGAATTCAAAGGCACAAATGGCATAAATCTCAGCGCCAGTTTGGCTTATTATCTCAATGCTGTGCGCAGTGCTGCCACACTGTTGGGTGTGGGTGTTGCAGTGGTACCTAACTTTTATCAGGCTAGAAACGTACTGCTATGAGTCGTTGGGCGCAAGGCAACTATGTCATAATAAATCGTGAAAAGTACGCAGGCAACGGCACACCGCGTTACAGATCAGGTTGGGAACTGAGTTTTATGAAATTTTGCGACACCAATGATCATGTGTTGCAATGGGCAAGCGAAAGTATTGCTATTCCATATCGTCATCCCATTACAGGCAAGGTCACACAGTATATTCCAGATTTTTTGATCACTTATCGCAACAGGGACAACACTGTGCGAGCAGAGTTGATTGAGATCAAACCCAAAAGTCAAAGTGTAATTGAGTCAAAGATGAACAGCAGAGATCGTGCTGTGGTAGCCATCAATTATGCCAAGTGGGACGCCGCTACCAAATGGGCTAGAAAAAACGGCCTGACTTTTAGAGTGATCACAGAAACCGATATGTTTCACAACGGTCGTGCTTGACCACTAAATAGGGCATGACCCGTAAACTCGAAGAACTTTTTGAATTACCCCCATCTGAACATGCACCAACAGTAGATGCCGGATCCCCACCCCCAGAAGATCTGCGTAGCCAATTGCAGACACTGGACGAAAACATAGACAAAATTGATCAGGCCTTGCCAGGTGTACGTGGGCTAGAAGCCAACGACGAAGAAATGGACGGCCTAGCCGACTTGGCCAAAAGCAGTTACAATGATCTCATGGACCTGGGCATGCAAGTAGATTCAAGATTTGCCAGTGAAATCTTTTCAGTGGCATCAAACATGCTAGGTCACGCCATCACAGCAAAAACTGCCAAAATGGACAAAAAACTCAAAATGATTGATCTACAGTTGAAGAAGATGCGACTGGACCAACAACAAGCGGCAATGGATGCCAAAGCAGCAGAAGCAGGCGGCGGCGAAGCCATGCAAACTGCACAAGGCATGGTGTTGAGCCGCAATGATCTTTTGGAACGTTTGTTGGCCAGCAAAGATCAAAAAGATAAAAAAGAATAAATATGTTACAGGAACCTGATATGAAAAATTTTGCCCATTACCTCGCCGAAAGCGAACGTACATACAACTATCGTATCAAAATACTGGGCAAACCGTCCGGTGATTTGGTATCGCAGTTGAAGAAAAAGTTGGATCAATTTGATCCTGTTAAAATGAGTGATCCTCGTACCACTCCTATACAGATCATTCCCACTGACTTTCCCAACAACAAAAATGACTCAGTAACAATGTTTGACGTGAGTTTCAAGTATCCAGCCATTGAACCACAGATCAAACAACTAGCACAGTTGCTGGGACTTGACCCCAATCACATCATCATGCAGACCACACCACACGTGGATGGCCTGGTAGATGAGTATGAAAAAATTGATGCTGAAAACAAAGACTTGTTGGGTGACACAGACTATCCTGCTCCTGACGCAGAACAAAAGGCATTGAAGAAAGACTACTCAACTGGTCCTTATGATCATGCTGTGTTGAAAAATGCGTACCGTTCAGATTTCACCGTGGCTGGCGGCAAAACACCCGCAGCCAAAACCACAAATGATATTCCAACGGGCAATAAAAGCCCAATGAGCAAGATCACTCGTCCACCCAAGCCAGCCACTGGCGCTAACCCAAGAGGATAATACAAATGAGTTTCTTTTACGATTTAAACAAAAAACTAGACGCCATCCGCCAAACACCAAGCAAGACACATGGTCAATTGAATGAGCGTGATATGGGCAAACACAACAATGCCACCACAGGGTTCAAAGCATTGGCTGACAAAGCCGGCAAAGAATACGGCAGCAAGGCTGCTGGTGAGCGTGTGGCTGGTGCTGTCAAAGCCAAGATGGCCAAGGCCGGCAAACTAGAAGAAGAAGAAGGCATGAGCCGTGCTGCCAAAGGTTATGAAAAGTACGGCAAAAAAGGTATGGAAGCGTTGGCCAAAGCCGGACGTGAAGGCAAAGCACTAGACCCTGTTAGAAAAAAATACGACAAGTATGACAATAAAGAAGTGTCTGAAGACTTTGGTCCAGGTACTGCAGGTCGTAACAGAAATCAAGCAGGCCCAGAGTATTCCTTCAGCCCAGATACTAAAAACTATAAGACTCCAAATCTTGATAGAAATACTGAAATAGACCGAAAAGGATATGTGACAGATTGGAACAAAGAGATTGTCAACACAACAATGGGTCCGGATACTCGCGGTAACCAAGCACACATTGGTGCATATACGTCTGATGGTCAAGGTCAAACCAAATATGTAGACAGAACAACACCTGGTGTTATCAACAAAATCAAAGACAAACTGGGTTGGGACATGCCTGATCCAGCATATGGTCCAAGACCAGACGAAACACAACGTTTAGCCAAACGTTATCCCAAGCCAACACAAGAAAGTGGTGGGCCTGCTCCTGCAAAATCAATGGTTGACAAGCAAGCATCCACAGCAGGACGTACTCCGCCATATGTGCCTCCCAAGGCCAGCAAGCCAGCCCCCAAGGACAACGGCATGGGTCGTATTGTGCAAGGTACATGGCAAGCAGACCCCAAAGGAACAGTTAAAGCACCTAGTGGTGATCCTGAAGGCGTACCAGAATCTAGTGCTCCAATGACACCCAAACAAAAGTCATTTGCCAAGCTGGCACCACCTGCAGACAAAATCACTTTTGCTGACAAGATTGCTGGCGCCAAAAAAGAAGTTGACGAAATGCTGGGCGATGTGGCTGCTGAGGCAATGAGAGCCGCGCTGGGCAAAGGCAAGCAAACTGTTCAAGGCATGGCCGAAGATCAACCCACACATTTTGAAGTGCATTACAAAGACAATCAAAAAGGCCGTACAGCAAAAACCAAAGTCAAAGGGTCTGATGCCAAACAAGCAAAAGCAGCTTGGAATGACTGGAACAGCAGCAACACACCAGGCCGTTTTACTTTTGTGGCAGTAAAACCTGTGGCCGCTGAGATGGACGAAGGCAATGCATTTGACTACAAGTCACCAAGAGATGCTGCACCCAAGGTTGGTAGTGTTGAACGTGGCCACAAGCACGACATTGAGCACACAGCCACAGGTCGTAAAGTCACACGCCGTGTGGATGACCAAGGTCATTCAGTTGGTGCCGACGACGAAACAGATACACAACAAGGACCACGTGGACGTGGACGTCCAAAAGGCACTAAAGGTGCTATTGGTGCCAAAGGCCCGTCAGGTCGTTCTAAGTTGATGACCAAAGAAGGCGATCAAGACATCACTGACCAAGGTGAATACGATCAAGAAGGCGACATGGCCAAAGACGACATCAAGACCATTGTGCGTCATGCACAGGCCTTGAGCCGAGTATTAGGCGACAACGACAACTTGCCAGAATGGGTACAATCAAAACTGGCCAAGATTGAAGGCATGATGATCAGCATTGACGAGTACATGCAGAATCAAGCCAGCGATGATAGTGAAGAAGAACCCATTGCTGAAAAAGCAGTGAGCAAGAAACAACAACGTTTCATGGGCATGGTTCACGCAGCACAAAAAGGTGAAAAGCCTGCCAGCAAAGAAGTTGGCAAAGTGGCCAAAACCATGAAGAAAAAAGATGCTGAAGATTTTGCCAGCACCAAGCACAAAGGCTTGCCTGAAAAAGTCAAGAGCAAAAAGAAAGAAGAAGTTGATGAAAACTCTGAAGAAGGCAGATTGATTACTAAACAAACTGGTCCAGGACAGACTTCAACTAGTTCAACCACTGGCCGAGTCAGTGCCACAATGGACAAAGGCCAAGTCACTGTTAAACCAGCCAAGTCTGGCGGCGTCAGTTACGGCAAAGGCATTTACGACTCAATGAATCGTGAATTAGAACTGATGATTGCTGAATCAATGAGCGTGAACATGAGCGACTCAACAGAAGGCAACAAGAGTCTGACTGTTACAGCCACAGATGACGATGCAATGAAACTGGCTATGATACTTAAATCAGCAGGCCTTGGTGGCGGCGACGCACACTCACACGGCGAAGAAGCATGTGATACCTGCGGCATGACAGATTGTGGTTGCGGTGATGTACAAGAAGCGGTGGATGAAAATGCTCCTGATTGGCCCACCAACACTGAACAGGCTGACAGCAACTTTGGTTATGCTGGTGGATTGAACAAGCCCAAAGCAGACATTGCTGGCGATGGACAATCAACTGTGCCTGTTGTGGCTACCCGTCCACACAATGATGATCTACGCAGAATCAGAGAAATGGCTGGGATCAAAAATGAAGAACACATTGATCTAGGACCAACATCTCCTGAAGTTGCTGCCATGTCAAAAGACGAAGTTGATGCTGCATTGAGATTAGGAATGAGCCCAGATATTTCTGGCATGGATCCCGACGAAGTAAATGCACAATTTGGCGATAGCAACGATACCCAGTACGAAGACAGCATTCAACGCATGCGTGAAATGGCCGGTATCAAAGAATGGGAAGTTAAACTAGACTCACCACCAAGAACTGGTGCTTATCCACACGAACTGTATGGCAAAGATAGAGAGAGATATGATGCTGTACAAACAGGATCTGGCCCAGAAAGTCAGAAAGTGCAACAATACTATCAGAATAAAAACGCAGGCAGTTATGATTCTGGACAAAAATACACCGACGAACGTGATGCAGATTACGCAGATAGATTAAATGCTGCACGTGCAGGAAGAATAGCCAACAATGAATTAACACCTGGTGAATGGATACAAAAAGGAACAAATGCTGTAAGAAAAGCATTTGGCGGACAAGATAAACCACTACAGCCGGCTAAGACAGTGGTAGACCTTGATGGCCCATCAAACTATCCAAGCGCGAGATATGTTGGCAGTGATGACGCAAATATAAAACGTTACTTAGATCCAAAGGCTGATGCAGCGTATAAAGCAAGACAAAAGGCATTGTTCCCAGACGATTTTAAAGAAGGAAAGGGCGACGGCAACTTAGCCAACAACGCTAAACCATATGACAAAGTCACACAGGGTGATGTTATTGCTGGACGTCTTGGCAAAGACGAAAAAGGCGGCAAAGAAAAACAAGTTGAAGAAAGCATTTTTGCTCTCACCAACCAATGGAAAGCATACAAGGGGTAAACAATGAGTTCAAACAACATGATGAGACCCTACAGTGAAGTAGCAGCAGAAATTGCACAGCGCAACGCCAACAATTATGTGCCACCCGCTGTACCAAGCGTGAAACAAACACCTGTGGAAATTCCAGGTGTGATGTATCAAGCACGAGAACTATTTCAACCCATAGTTTCCAAACCTGAAGGTGACAAATAATGGCAACCACAGTACAAGTTGTAAACGCAATTGGCAACACTCTTTGGACCACAGACAAAGTGGAATTTGCTACGTCACTGAGTAATGTGACGTTTCAAGTCAGTGCAGTGCAGTTGACTTATGCACAGGCCAACGGCACGCCTGCCAACGCTACAATGACCACTCCTGTGGGCAACTTGTATGCCAATGCTATCAGTGTTCCAGGCAACACAGTGTCACAGTACTATGTGGGTGCTGGCAATTATTTGAACATTCTCACAGGTACTGGTGGCTTCACCGCCACAGCACTGGGCACTGCAACCAGTGCCACAGCAGCCAGCAATGGCATAGCAACTCCAGCATCATAATATGAGAGCACAAGAGTTCGTCACTGAAGACAAAGTTGGTAAAATCAGCAGACGACTTGACACGGCCACAGTGGGCCTGCACAAGTTTCGTGACATGCAATTTGCTGACCGCGTGTATGAACTCAATCGTATCATGATGGCCGTGGCTTCAACTGACGGCACTTTTGTGCCCGACCTAGATGGCGAATCCTGGGCCGGGCGCAACAACATTGCCGCACCGTACACTCCTGAAGAACAAGACATGCTGAAAATGGCCTACAAGGCCATTGGCAGCCACCATGAAGATTTGAATCACGGTGACTTGCGCAGTCAAGAACATCCTGCGGTGAACACCACTAGTCCTGTGTCAGCGTTCAAAGGCTACCCACGATGAGCATGCATTCTGCAGCCGAAGTTGATGCTCATATCAAATCTTGGATAGAGCATGTCAGCCAGCCACAGGAAAAATTAGACAACTTGCCCGTGTGTCCTTTTGCTAAAAAAGTAGAATATAAACTAATTGACACAAACTTAGATCAATTGGGTATGCCAAACCATGATTTGAAATTGATAATTTATATTTTACCTGATGAAGTTTCTGAACAGCAAATGGCCGATCGTTGTTTAGCATTGAACAAGCAATACCCAGATTATGTGTTTTTACCAGACCACAAAAACAAGCGCACTTATATCAATAATATATTGACCAACAACTGCAAATATAATTTGGTCATGTGCCAACCTAAAGAAGAAATTGAAAAAAGCAGAGAAAGTCTGTTAAAAACAAATTATTACACATTTTTCAATAACAAATATTGGAATCAAGAGTGTGTATATGAATCCATTGTGCCTAACAACCACTGGAGCAAAACAGTGGAGCCAGCCACATGAGAGCACGAGAGTTTATCACAGAACAAGCAACGCTGCCTCCTGAGCAAGCAGATCCCATGAATCATGTGTTTGTGTTGCCTGGAGTAAAATCCAGTGATCCATATCAAATCTATCGACTGGGTGTGGCCATGGCCCGTGCCAGAAGTGATGCTGGCTCAGATGGCATTGCCGACAACTTTCCAGCCTGGTCTCCTCAAGCTGCATTTGGAGAAGAAGCAGTAGTTGGTGGGTTTAACGCCACTATTGAACCCATAATTGATCAGGCATTGAAAATGGCCGGCTTGCCTGACAAAAAAATACAAATCAGCACACCCAACAGCCTGGAACCTGCGTCTGTTCAGAAACAAAGCCCTGTGCGGCCATTCGCTGGCTACCCCCGTTAACTAATTCACCTTTTAACAATAGCTCTTATTTCACTAAATAAAGCAACTTAGGAATTCTAATGGCCAACCCGCCTCCACCATACGACAACATCACAGGCATTAGCCGTGCTGTGATGAAAGACACCGCACAGATTACTGTGCAAAATTATAATGGCGTTGCTCGTCCTGGCGAACTTGTAGTTGATCAAATTACTGACAATCTTTATGTGGGCAACATCAATGGTAACTTGACCCTGGTGGGATTTGGGTCAGGATTATCAACTCCCACTGCATTTAATCCACAGTTTACAGACGCATCAGGTACCACTGCTGGTACCACAGTGACTGGTGCCTACACCTTGATTGGCCCGCTGTGTTATTTTAGAGTTTACGCAGACTTCAGCACCACCACCAACTTTGGCACCCTAGGTTATCAAATCACATTGCCATTTGCCAGTGTGCAAACCATGCGCATTGCTGGAGGCACCTTGCATCAGGTGTCTGGAGCAGGTTCACCGGCCCTGTTTCACATTGCTGGTATCACAGACAACGCAGTCAGCACCACAGTTCACAAGTTGTATTATTCAGGCAGCACCACAGATCTGCCCTGGAAGTACAATACTCCAACATCCTGGGCACAACCTGACAGCCACTTTGACATCTCAGGCATTTACCAAATAGCCTAACATAAATATTAATATGAAAAAACTTTTATTTGTGCTGTTGCTCACAGCCGTTAATCTAGCACAGGCCTGGGACCAAACAGCCCCACTTGACCCTGCTCGCTGTCAAACACACAATCCTTATGGTTGGGCACAAACCTCAAAACCGGTCACAGCCATTTGCCGCAGAGCATACTTTGTGGCCTATGATGCGGCTGCAAAGATTCCCAACTATGTCACATACACATTGACCCCACCCAATGCACTAGGATGCTGGCCAAGAACCAATGCGTTTGTGGCAGATGCAAGTGTGCCCAACGGACCAAGACCAGATGACTACGCTGGCACCGGCTACGACAAAGGCCATGCCGCTCCTGATGGCGACTTATCTTGGGACCAACAAGTGGAATATGAGTCATTCCTAATGACCAACATGTACCCACAACTGGGTGGATTGAATCGTGGCATTTGGAAACTGTTGGAAACGTCAGTGCGTGGCTGGACTGTGCAACAAAATCAGGTGTATACAATCTATGTGGGTGCTGTGTATGACACTGCCACTGACAAAAAGATTGGCAACGGTGTTGTGGTGCCCACAGGTTTCTACAAGATTGTGATCAATCAAGCCACAGGTGCCATGGCTGGCTGGTATTTCCGACACGAAGGAGGACAAGGCAATGACTTGACCAAGGCTCGTGCTGCCGTCTCTGCTATTGAAAACAAAGCAGGTGTGAAGTTTGCTTATCCTGCCAATGCACGCGAACTGCCCATTGGACAAGAATGGCCTGTGGACTTTGGTGCGTTGACCAATGCCAAACGCCAAAAATGCAAGAGCGCCGACTGACACCGTAAATACGGTATGAGCAACTTCTATTGTGCAGCCCCCTGGCGTGGTTTGCACATCAATCCCCGCGGTGATGTTAAAACTTGTTGTGCTGGCAACCCCAACATGTTGGGCAATCTCAATGGTCAAACAATAGAGCAAATACTCAACTCAGACTTGATGGCTGGTATACGCACCAGTTTGGCACAAGGACAAGCACACGACTATTGTTCAAACTGTGTACGTGCAGAACGTTTTGGTGCAGACTCAGAACGTGCCTGGCACAACAATGTAAACCCTGATTTTGATTATAGCACAGCAGGCAAAGAATATCACTATCCTGTGATAGTGGATGTGCGTTGGAACACCACTTGCAATTTCAGTTGTAACTATTGTGATCCCAGTGCCAGTAGCAAATGGGCACAACTAAAACAAGTACCATTCAAGTCAGGTACAAGACCATACTATGAACAAGTGTGTAACTTCTTGGAACAGTATCATGATCACATACATGAAGTTGCCTTGGTAGGTGGCGAACCATTATTGCTGCCTGAGAACGAACGTCTGTTAGATGTCATTCCAGAGTCTGCTATTGTTACACTGATCACAAACTTGAATGTGGACTTGCAGAATAATCGAATATTCCGCAAACTGTCTGAACGCAACAGAGTAGGTTGGAGCATGAGCTTTGATAACATTGGTGAACGATTTGAATACGTGCGCTATGGCGGATCTTGGACCATGTTGCAAGAAAATTTAAAAGTCATAAAAAGTCTACACCGTGATCGAGGACACTGGGGCGGTGTGCATGCAGTGTACAACATCTACAATGCCACACGATTGTGTGAATTCAGACAATTTGTTGAGGACACCAATAACACAGTGCTGTGGCAAAACTTGTTTCAACCGGAATACCTTGATCCATTTTTGCATGGAGTGGATGTGGCTCAAGCAGCGGCTGCAGAGATACGTGAGTTATACGGCATGAACATTGCCACACCTGCAGAACGTGTTTTCTTTGATCAAGCACTCAGCAAGTATGATTCTATAACTACTGTACAGCCCAAGATTACCGCACAGTTTAAAAGACACATACAAGCAATTGAAACACAATACCATCCCAGCACAGCAGGCGAGTTTGCAAGACTATGGCCGGAGATTGCACAATGCTTGTGACACCGGTAGACAACGAAAACAATTTATTCCGTGTAGAGCATGCTGTGAGTGCAGAACTGGCTGCCAAAGTTGTAGCCACGGACTGGTTGTCGTTGCCTTGGCAACGCCAGGAAGGCCAAGAAAACTGGGCACGTAGACGTATAACAGACAGTGCTATACCTTGGATTGATCAGTGGCATCAAGAAATCAGCAGTCAATGGTCAACAATAGAACAATCAGTGGGTAGACAGTTGCATCCTTACTTTGGCACAGCCTGGTGGCTGGATGAACCTGGATTTACATGCAGTATGCACACTGATGGTGAGTTACCGGGCAGTATGCACCTAATTTGGCGTGGTACAGGAACTGCATTTTATTGGCATAAAGATCCTGCGACCCTGCGCTATCAAACACCCGAACAGCCCAATGCTGGTTATGTCATGATCAATCAAGCAGACAGCATAGGATATAGACGACTGTTGTGGCATGCCATGCTCACACCGTCAGACTCTTATAGAGTAACTTCATACACATGGATACACCCACAATGATTTCTTCAAGCCCTACATTTTGCCCTGCGCCCTGGACCAGTCTTAACATTGATCAAGCTGGTAGAGTAAGTCCTTGTTTTCACTGTGTTGAAGTGATGGGCAACGTCAAAATAAACACCATACAAGAAGTTATCACAGGCCCAGAATTTGTCAAGATGAAACAATCAATGGCAAGTGGAGAATGGTTTTCTGGCTGCTCATGGTGCAAACGACTAGAAGAAACCACAGGAGTCAGCGGCAGAACTACACGACGTGCAAGCAAAGAAACCATAGATCAAATAGACTCTGACCCTGAATTTTTCAAATTAGAACATCTTGTGGTCAACTGGAGCAACTTGTGCAACCTTGCTTGTGTGTATTGCAATCCTGAAACCAGCACAGCATGGCAAAGCATAAAAAAAATTCCCATCAATCATGTCAAAAACGAACACGCAGATTTAATTGAACTGGCCCGCACACAAGGGCACAACATTCAAGGGCTGAGCTTGGGTGGTGGCGAGCCGTTGTTGCAAAAAGGACTAGAACAGTTTTTAAACTACATTGATGCCAGCAAAGTCAGTGTCATGGTCACTACCAATTTGAGCATGGACCTTGAACACAATGCCATTTATCAACGATTAAAAACTTGGCCCAATGTAAGTTGGATGATCAGTTTTGACAATGCTGACAAAGACAAATTTGAATATGTGCGGCACGGTGCAAGCTGGGCACAATTTGTTGACAACATACAAGTCATGAAACGCGATCGACAAAAAATTCAAGCACACCCGGCATATTCAATCTATTGTGCGTTAGATTTGATGGAATATTATGATTTTTGTGTCGAACAACAGTTAGATATTTTTTGGTGCGAGTTAAATCATCCTATGGAACTGGATATGCGTCGCCAATCTAATAGACTGCGACAACTTGCAGTGGAAGAAATTGATCGCGTTGTAACCAAATACAAAGATTGTCAGCAATTGGCCACGGATGTATTGCAACGATATCGCATGACTCTCATTGACAACAGTTATTTAAACAACAAAAATTTTATACCAAACATTTTAAAATGGCATAAAACTACTGAAGCAACTTTGAACAAAAGTACAAAATTCGTCGACTTATGGCCTTTGTTGGCTCAACAATTATAGGAATGATATGAAAAAGAATAAAACACTATGGCATTTTGGTACAAAATCAGCCGGACAAACATTTCGATGGATGCCCACAGACACTGAAGAAAGTTTTCAAAGACTGATACAAAACGAAGAATACCTTGAGTATTTTCGTAACAAAGGCTGGTTGGATCCCGATGCTATAACATATCGTATAAACAGTGCTGGATTCAGGTCTGAAGAGTTTGATCCGCAAGCAGCCAGCATGGTTTCACTGGGGTGCAGTTATACCATTGGTATCGGTCTGCCTGAGCAAGCCACATGGAGTTATCTAGTATCGCAGGCCTTGGGGTTGAAAAACTATAATTTAGCATGGGGTGGCACCAGTGCAGACACTTGTTTTATGATAGCCGATCATTGGTTACCAATATTAAAACCAAAGTTGGTGGTAATGACCGCACCTCCCAAACACCGATTTGATTTGATAACAGAAAAAAATCATCACAGTCATGACACCTATCTGCCTAGCAGTGAAATTGGTGGAGCAGATCAAGATGGTTTTGTCAAAACTTGGTTTTTGAATGATCGCAATGCTGACTTAAATAATGCACGTAATCGATTTGCAGTAGAAGGTCTGTGTGCTAGATTGGGCATACGGTGTTTGACCTATAACGCTCATGATTGGTTTGCCAAAAGTCGAGATGAAGTAGAATATGCCAGGGATCGCATGCATGCTGGACCTCGAGGACATCAGACATTTGCAGAAAGAATATTACATGATTGCACCACCAAGTAAAAATTTAGAAACAGTGCTGGTCAAGGCACCGCACCGCAAAGAAGTATACACAGAAGATGAACTTGTAGAGTTTGCAAAGTGCGCTGATCCTGTTACTGGCCCGTTGTATTTCATGGATAACTTTTTCTTTATTCAGCATCCCACACGCGGCAAGATGTTGTATCATCCATTTGAGTATCAAAAGCGACTGATTGCTACATATCACAACTACCGATATTCAATATCCTTGATGCCTCGACAAACAGGCAAGTCAACGTCGGCCGCTGGTTACTTGTTGTGGTACGCAATGTTTGTGCCAGATTCAACCATCCTTGTGGCTGCACACAAATACACAGGCGCACAAGAGATCATGCAACGTATTAGATACGCATATGAACTGTGCCCTAATCATATCCGAGCAGGTGCTACCAGTTACAACAAGAATTCATTGGAATTTGAAAACGGATCACGTATTGTAGCGCAGACCACAACAGAAACAACAGGACGGGGTATGAGTATTTCACTCTTGTACGCTGATGAGTTTGCATTTGTGCGACCCACTATTGCTAGAGAGTTTTGGACTTCTATTTCACCTACCTTGGCCACAGGTGGTAAGGCTATTATTACAAGTACTCCCAACTCGGACGAAGATCAATTCGCATACCTGTGGAAAGGTGCCAACAAGACCATGGACGAACATGGCAACACCACTGAACTGGGCATCAATGGGTTCCGTGCATTTAGAAGCAACTGGCGTGAGCACCCTGACAGAGATGAGCAGTGGGGACTAGAGCAACTAGCACAGTTGGGTGAAGATCGATTTCGTAGAGAAATGGAATGTGAATTTGTTATCAACGACGAAACACTAATTGCTCCTACCAAACTCTTGGACCTGGAAGGCATAGAGCCTCAGCGCAGAACTGGCCAAGTGCGTTGGTACAAAACTCCAGTCAAAGACAAAATATACATCGTGGCGTTGGATCCTAGTTTAGGCACTGGTGGTGATCCTGCTGCCATACAGGTATTTGAAGCAGATACCACAGAACAAGTGGCTGAATGGCGGCACAATCGCACAGACATTCCCACACAAGTAAAACTGCTGGCAGACATTGTAAAAGAGTTATACGATATCACAAAAGACGACAAAAAGATCTATTACAGTGTGGAAAACAATACCATTGGCGAAGCTGCCTTGATAAGCATAAACGAGTATGGGGAAGAAAACATACGAGGATATTTTTTGAGCGATAACAGTGTAACAGGCACAACTGGGCGTAGATTCCGCAAAGGATTCAACACCACAAACAAAGCCAAGCTCACTGCCTGCAACAAGTTCAAAATTTTAGTGGAATCAGGACGCATGAAACTGTATAGCAGACCCTTGATTTCGGAACTCAAAACTTTTGTTGCCCATGCCGGTAGTTATGCTGCTAAACCTGGGGAAACGGACGATCTTGTAATGGGTTCACTGTTGGCAGTGCGCATGCTGATGATGTTGCAAACATATCATGCAGAATTGGATTCGCACATGAAAGATCATGGCGACAATATCATAGAACCTATGCCTTTTATAGTTAGTATGGCACGCTAAATACACAACTATGACAATGGAAGCATTACCTCAAGATCTAGCAGATTTCTTGGTCACACGCAATTTTGACCCAGAATATTTCAACAAAAAAGGCGATCCCTCAGAAGCCAGCGAAGCCACTACCATGAAATTTGACTATGTTGCTGGTTCGGGCAAAAACTATGGCACAGCAGTATGTGTGATTGCTGATGATGAGCTCAGTTTGTTCTACGGAGACAATCTGGGCCGTGGCATGGAACCCGAAGACAAACAAGAGTGGTTTGACTTCTTAGAACAACTCAGCAACACTGCTGCCAGCCATGGTGCAACATGGAGTCCTACAGAAATCAACAAACTCAAACACACCTTGGCTGGTATTGCTGCTATCAAAGAAGGGTTGTTTGAAGGCTACTACGGCAATCGCAAGGTCAGTTACATGGGCGAACAAACTCAAGCTCGCTTGGTAATCAACCACAATCGTGTGCTGGGCGAAAACGACAAGCGTTATCGCTATGTGGAAAGCCTGTATATTGAAACAGCAGATCAAGAACGTTTTCGACTGCCATTCAAAAGTCTAGCAGCCGGCAGAGCCATGCTGGAACATGTACGTCAAGGCGGACGTCCTTACGACATTCGTGGCAATCACATCACAGAGATAGTGAGCGAAATGGCTGTGCTCAGTCGTTTCAACCGTGCGCAACACCATCGTGTGTACGAAGGTGTCACACAAGAACTTGTGGAAAGCGCACAGCAATACTATCATAACCTACAAGAAACCATGAAGCATCTTGGCAGCCCACGCGGCTATCGAGCATACTTTGAAAGCTGGGCTCCTGACCAAGTTGGTGAAGCCGAAGCCCTAGTAGAAAATCTACGCGACCTGTTTGTAGAACAAACATTGGATGCTAGAATTGAAGCTGCCTTGCCCACACTGGCCAAGATACAAAAACAAGGAAACAACATGAAAGAAGCGCAAATATTTGAAAACTGGGTCAACCAGTTGAGCGAAGGAACTTGGGCATTGCCAGAAACTCCTGAGCAAATGGAAAAACTCAACCAACTCATGAGTGGCGAACTTATTGTTGGTCCAGATGCCACCAATGCCACAGAGCAGTTGTATGACATTGTGGGCGATGATGAACTGTTTGATATTTTGAACGACTTGGCTGACCGTAGTGAAGGTCGCGCCAATGTTTGGGACGACTCAGATGTACAACGCAGACTGGCTGAACTGGGCATTCAAACCCCTCAGAGCACACAAGCAGAACCTGCTGACGTTGAACAAGACACAGCACCCCCAATGATGGAAACTCGCGAAATCCGTAACAAAAAAGGCAGATTACTAGGAACATGGGATGGTCGCGTGTTCACCATGGATCCTGAAACAGAACAAATATGGGCTGAAGAAAATGGTCCAGAATGGGTTGAAGATTTTAAAGCCAAAAAAACAGCAGAACTACAACAGCAATCAGCGCCATCTGAAGACATGATCAAATACTATGCCAACGAATTGGAAAAATATGATGTCCAGGCTGGCCAACCAAGACAGTCTAGACAACAGTATTATGATCTAGCGGCACAGATGGTATCAGGTGCCCTGGCGGAAGGCGAAGAAGCAGACAACCCCAAGTACAGCATGTCTAACCCAGGAAAACTCAGCAATGACGAATACAAAGATAGTTTGAATCGTCGATACGGTCAACCTGATTTGGATACTTCAAAGTTCAACAAGTCACATCAAGATTACTATGATCGGAACCCCAGTTTCAAACAAAGCGGAAAAGAAATTGTCAGTCCTGGTGACGGACGTCTTGCTTCAAAAGTTGTGCCAGCAGTGACTGATACAAACGTAGGTCGTATCCCAATGAACACACCCGGTGGTAGTGCCATGCGCGGAGGTGGAGGTATGGGCGGAGGCACAGGACTCGGTGGTAGAAAACCAGGAGATGACTGGAGACTCAATATGCTGAAATTAGAGAACGCCGACTTGGCCCGCATGTTACAACATGCTGGCGTACCACTGCAAGAAGGTGTGCTGACTGATTCAACAGGCAGCACACTGGAACACATCAAAGACACATACAAGCGTGACGTCAAAGACTTCATGCAAACTGGCGAAATGAGTCGTCATTTGGAGCAAGTATTGTATGATTATTACTATGACGATATGCCATATGGCGCGAAAACTGGTGAAGACATAGATACATCTGAATGGATCAGTGATCGTTTTGCCGAAGATCTTGGCATGAATGAAAACCTAATCACCCCAATGATCATGCCAGTAAGCGAAGGATCATGCAACATGACCATGGAAGGTTCTTACTGCCCAGAACACGGCCTGGCTGAATGTGGTGGCATGTATGAAGATGAGTACATACCACGTGTTGAAATCCGTGGTTTTGGTCCTGATTTTGAAGACCTTCCAGCAGGAAAAAAACTAATCAATCCAATGCAGCCACGTGTCCATAATGCGCTGTCTCCACTCACACCTGGAGACAGTAGTCCAATGCCTCCAGTGGCCAATGTTGACTTGACAGTGGATGAAGGCAACGATGATCCAATCAATTCAAACTCCGCCATTACTGGAAGTTATTATGAGGGCAAGGAATACCAATCTCAAGAAGGCGATGCACTTTTGGCAAGAATAAAATCACTGGCTTTGCTCAAATGATATAAATACACTTGACACGTAGACAAGAAGCGCATATACTACTACAGTGTTTGCGCTTTTTTGTTTGTGTCACAGGCAACTAAGATCTAAACATTTAGATAGGCAACATAACATAGGCAACTTATCAAGGAGAAAAAACTATGGCATCATTAGCAGAAATCAGAGCAAGACTACAGGCAGCAGAGGGTAACAAAGGTGGGCAATCCACCGGTGGAGACAATTCAATTTATCCACATTGGAACATGGAAGAAGGGCAAAGTGCAACACTGCGATTCCTTCCCGATGCAAATATAAAAAACACATTTTTCTGGCAAGAACGAGCAATGATTCGTTTACCATTCGCTGGCATCAAAGGCGAAGGTGATTCTAAACAAGTGTACGTGCAAGTACCTTGTGTGGAAATGTGGGGCGAAGCATGTCCTATCTTGGCAGAAGTACGCACCTGGTTCAAGGACAAGAGCCTTGAAGAAATGGGTCGCAAATACTGGAAGAAACGTTCATACATTTTCCAAGGATTTGTGCGTGAGAACCCACTGGCCGACGACAAGACACCAGAGAATCCAATCCGACGTTTCATCATCGGACCACAAATCTTTGCCACCATCAAAGGTGCGCTGATGGATCCTGAATTGGAAGAAATGCCCACAGACACACTGCGTGGTTTGGACTTCCGTATCACTAAAACCAGCAAGGGTGGCTATGCTGATTACAGTACAAGCAAGTGGGCACGTAAAGAATCAGCATTAACTGAAGCCGAACAAGCCGCAGTTGCCGCACATGGTGCGTTTGACTTGAGCACATTCCTGCCTAAGAAGCCAGGCGATGTCGAACTCAAAGTCATCAAAGAGATGTTCGAAGCAAGTGTGGATGGACAGCCTTACGACACAGAGCGTTGGGGTCAATACTTCCGTCCTGCTGGTGTTCAAGCACCCGGCGGTGCCGGAGCCGCACATGCTGACGAGGATACTCCTGCGCCAGCAGCCAAGCCTGTTGCCAAAGCAGCGCCTGCTCCAGCAGACAATGGGTTTGATGACGACGACACTCCCACAGCAGCCGCACCAGTGGCCAAGCCTGCAGCCAGTGGACAAAATGCCCAGGACATCCTGGCCATGATTCGTAGCCGTCAAGCCAAGTAATGCGAACGGCTCTGGACACAGAGCTGTTTCCAAAACTGTGTGAAGTGGTAGAAATGCCACTTCACAATCAATGGGTTTATCTGATTCAGAAGAATGGAAACAGTAGTTTGCGGATTCAGCAGTCAAGAGACAATCTTGCTGTGTTCACCAATGACGAAATAAGTGCTCTTGATTATGTAGATGTGTATATCCGTAATCCCAGAGCCAGGTATGTCAGTGGCATCAACACTTACTTGCAACATCTTCAACGCGACCACCCTGAGTTAGATTACAACACCGCATTTTGGTTTGCCCGACGTTATAAATTTTTAAACACACACTACTTGCCGCAATTTCATTGGTTGGCAAATCTCAGCCAGTATTTGCGCACAGATACAAAAATACGTTTTAGAGATTTTAAAAATTTCAGTCTGATTGTCAATATAAATCATGACGCATACATAACAAAACCAACACAGGTTTTTGTTGAAAAATTATTTCAAGATGACAAGTCAATCGAACTTTGGTTGTTCTTGGATCAAATTTTGTTGGATCTAGCAGGCCAAGAAATGACCTGGACACAATTGTTAGATCATTACCAACGTTACCACCCTGATATTATAAAATATGTATTGCCCTAGACTAGATCATTTTGTTCGTTTTAATTTTGATGGATCAGTTGGTCGTTGTGGTCATATGACCGCAGCACCGCAGTTTGAAACACTGCAACAAATGGATTCCAGCGATTGGCTTGCAAAGATTCGTACTTCAATGAGCCAAGATGTTTGGCCGGAAGAATGTGTTCGTTGCAAAGAAGTTGAAATCATTGGTAATAAAAGTGTTAGACAACAATCATTGGATAGACATGCACCGCTGTTGGATGTTAGATCCGATTATCTTGTGCTGGGCGGCGTACTAGACAATGTGTGCAACAGTGCATGCCAAACTTGCAATGAAACACTCAGCACCAAGATAGGTAGTTTGCATTCAAAAGAATACACCAAAATCAACAACACCGCGTTGATTGACACATTGCCAGTGGAACGCATTGTGCAAATGGACATCAACGGTGGTGAGCCTAGTACCAGTCCTAACTATTTAAAACTGTTGGAAAATTTACCGCCCAACGTCAAACATGTACGAGTCAATACCAATGGCAGCAGATTAATCACAGTGCTGCCTAAATTAATTGAACGTGGCATCAAAGTCACTGTGACCGTGAGCCTGGATGGCATTGATCGTAGACACGATTATGTAAGGTGGCCCATCAAATGGCAGGATGTTGAACAAAACATTCAAGCATATCAAACCATGGGCTTGCATGAATTAAATACCTGGACCACAGTGAGCGCATTAAACATTGGTGATTTGAAGAACATTTTTTCTTATGTACAACAGAACAATTTAAAAAATTCTTGGGCATTGTTAGAAAATCCTTCTGTGCTGAGTGTAAAGTACAGCAATCATTTAACAAGGCAAGCAGATGTGCCAGACGAACTAAAATCCGTTGTAGCACAAGGACCAGACAACACTGTGGAATTACAGTTGTGGACCACAGCACAAGATCAGTTGCGTGGCATCAAACTCTGGGATTATTTTCAATGAAAATAGCCATCACAGGTCATACCGCAGGTATAGGTCAGGCATTTGCAAAAATTCTTTCAGGCCGTGGACATGAAATCATAGGCCTAAGCAAACGACATGGCGACAACATTAGAAACACTGTTAAAATTTTAGAAAAAATAACACCCTGTGACATGTTCATAAACAATGCACAGGCCGGATATGCTCAGACTGAATTGTTGTATGCTGTGTGGCAAGCCTGGCAAGATCAACCAGGCAAATACATATGGTGCATTGGCACAATGATGACACAGTCACCAGTGGATCAGGCCGTACCAGGATACAGCGACCTAGTAATGAGTCAATATCGAAATCAAAAAATTGCATTGGATGATGCAATAACCCAACTGCGCAACAAAAAACACATGCCAGTTATTACCATGATCAGACCAGGTGCAATAGCCACACAACCTGACCAACTGTCTGAATGGCCTTATTGTGATGTTGATACATGGGCCGATACAGTGGTGTCAACCATGGTGCTGGCCAACAAACAAGGCATGCGATACAATGAACTGGCATTGTGTGCTGCCAAGAACTCAATGCCTTTGTAATGGATGCCAAACAAATATTAACCAACCGTGCATTTTGTCCTGTGCCGTGGACTGGCATCATGTACAACTTTGACGGCACAGTTAAAAACTGTATTCGCAGTGCTGAACCCATTGGCAACATCAACAACAATACCATTGAAGAAATTCTAAGAGATGATTATCTAATCAAATCAGACATGCATGCTGGGATAAAATTTGGTCGCTGTGATCCTTGCTACAATTTAGAACAAGATAAAAACAATTTCAATATCATAAGTGACAGAGTGTTTTATCTCAAAGAATTGCGCGATGTAGACAATACTTTGTATGATACCGCCAACCATGCTTTGCACACTGTGGACATACGCTGGAGCAATCTATGTAATTTTGCCTGTGTGTACTGCAATCCAGAATTCAGTAGCAAATGGGCCAGCGAGCGCAACATAGTCATACACACTCCAGAGGACCAAAAACGTGAAGCATTCAAACAATACATTTTTGATCGTGCTGGGCAACTCAAACATGTGTATCTAGCCGGTGGTGAACCGCTGTTGATGAAAGAGAATTTGGAATTTTTAGAACTGTTAAAAAAGGTCAATCCAAAGATCAATCTCAGAGTCAACACCAATCTCAGCAAAGTAGACACACGCATATTTGATTTGATCTGCGAATTTAAAAATGTGCATTGGATTGTGAGCATAGAGGCTTTGGAAGCAGAATACGAATACATACGGCATGGCGGGGCATGGCAAGATTTTGTGGATAACTTGCAAGTTATCAAACACCTGAATCACAAAATATCATTCAACATGTTACACTTTTTGTTAAACCATTTCAGTATTTTTGATTGTGTGGATTACCTATCTGGACAAGGATTTCACAACAACAGTTTTATAATTGGGCCAGTGACCGGACCGGCATACCTAAATATTAGACATCTGCCGGACAATGTGTTAAACTCAGTGAAGAAGATGCTGTCAGATCGTGTTGCTCAACAACCAGGTTATTTGTTGGAAAACGGTTACAAAAACATGTTGACACATCTAGATCAGCCGTTTGAAAAAGATCTAGCAGGGTCCTTTGAAAAAATAGCCGACATGGATCAACGGCGTAAATTAGACAGCAGAGCAATTTTTAAAGATTTATACAAGGAAGAAAATCATGGGAAAACCATTTGACGTAAGCAAGTTCCGTAAGGAAATTACCAAAAGCATTGACGGACTGTCAATTGGCTTTAACGATCCCACAGACTGGATCTCAACAGGCAATTATGCACTAAACTATTTGATCTCAGGCGATTTCAATCGCGGCATTCCCCTAGGCAAGGTCACGGTGTTTGCTGGCGATTCTGGCGCAGGCAAATCATACATTTGTTCAGGCAATATCATCAAGAATGCACAAGAGCAAGGTATTTTTGTTGTGCTGATTGATAGTGAGAACGCCTTGGACGAAGATTGGCTCAAAGCTTTGGGTGTGGACACAAGCGAAAGCAAACTGTTGAAACTTTCAATGGCCATGATTGATGACGTGGCCAAGACCATATCAACATTCATGAGCGACTACAAAGCATTACCCGAAGGCGAACGTCCCAAGGTCATGTTTGTGATTGACAGCTTGGGCATGTTGTTGACTCCCACAGACGTAAACCAGTTTGATGCAGGCGAAATGAAGGGTGACCTTGGTCGTAAACCCAAAGCTCTCACTGCCTTGGTGCGTAACTGTGTGAACATGTTTGGTTCATACAATGTAGGTTTGGTTTGTACCAATCACACATACGCAAGTCAGGACATGTTTGACCCCGATGATAAAATCAGTGGTGGACAAGGCTTTATCTACGCCAGTTCAATTGTTGTGGCCATGAAGAAGATGAAGCTCAAAGAGGACGAAGACGGCAACAAAGTGTCAGATGTCAACGGTATTCGTGCAGGCTGTAAGGTTATGAAAACACGCTATGCCAAGCCTTTTGAAGGTGTGCAGGTCAAGATTCCTTACACCACAGGTATGAGTCCTTACTCAGGCTTGGTGGACTTGATTGAAAAGAAAGAATTGCTCAAGCGTGAAGGCAACAGCCTGGTGTTTACCACGTCAGATGGCGAGATCATCAAGAAGTTCCGCAAAGCCTGGGAAAAGAACGATGATGGTTGCTTGGACAAAGTCATGGCAGACTTCAAGAACATCAAGTCAGAGGTAAGTACGTCTGACGCTGTTGAAGAATAAACACAAAATGAATAAAACCGTACAAGTAACTGATGCCAATCCTGTGGTTGAAATACGTTCAAAATATCCCAAACTTTATGTCATGTGGGTAATTGGTATACGGTGTAATTTTGCTTGTAGTTATTGCCCCGATGTTTGGCATGATAAACACAGCCCACATAAAACGTTGGATGAATTAAAAGATGCTTGGCGCAAACTTGTACAACAGGCACAAAATAATTCTAAGAGATTGTCTGTGAGTATTCTTGGTGGTGAACCCACACTGAATCCAAATTTGTTATCTTTTTTGCAATGGGTAAAAGTATACTATCGTCAACATAATGTTGAAGTAGCAGTTTATTCCAATGGCACTGCTTCACTTGATGATTACAAAAAATTAAGCAAATATTGTAATTTTAATTTTTCCACTCATAGTGAATTTATGAACGAATCTAAGTTTTTTTCCACTGTAACAAGTTTGTCTCAATATGTTAAAGAACAGAATATAAATTGTCATGTAAATGTGTTGGTCATGGATGAAGAGTGGAACAAAGACCGAACAGTAGAATACATTGCATATCTCAAAGAAAATAATATAAATTATCAAGTATCTCCAGTTGAGCCAGTGTGGCAACCGGGAACAAATTGGCCCGAACAAAATATAAAGTCCAGTGCCGGGACAAAAAAAACAAACAAGGTAAATTTTTATGACCGTATTTCTAACTGAATCACCAAACAGTGATTGTACAGCGATTCTAGCAGATGGCACTGAAATTGATATCGAATCTTGGGACTTATGGCGCAATAATATTGCTTATTTTCAAGGTTGGAATTGTGCAGCCGGCATGGATAGTATAGTAGTTGAAAGTGATTTTCAAGTTTGGTCAGGAGTTTGTAGAAATAATAATCTAGGAAATTTAATGGATGAAAATTTTTCATTACTAAAGGAACCAACTGTATGTGTAAAAAATCAGTGTACTACTTGTATTGCTGATTTAATCAACGATAAAAAAATGTCAAAGGAATAAAATGTCAACAGAAGTAGCAAGCGAAATTTGGGGCGAATTAAAACGATACGTTAATGTAGTAGATCGTATAGATGCTGCTGAGAGCATAGTGTCTATCTTGATTGATCATGACTACGACGTAGAAGAAATTCGTGATGCCTTTAAAGGAGATTCAGACATTAAAAAAGCCTTGACTGCGTACTTAGACCATGACAAAGATTACGCAGAAGAAGAGGAAGAAGAGTTTGATGATGAAGACAACTACAATCAAGAAGATGATTACTGATGTCTGCAGACAGAGATTACTATTGCTCTTATAAATTTAAATATTTAAAGATTGATTTGGTATCCAATGCCACATATAACTGTCATGCGGCAAAGCAGCATAACATTGACTTCCAATGGTTATCTAAGAACAAAGGAAATTTATTCAATACTGATATTAATGTTTCAGAAAGAAACATGATGTTGGTTAATCAACGAAATCGTAGTTGTGAAGAAATTTGTTGGCCACTAGAAGATCAAGGAGCCATAAGTCCTCGATTGTGGCAAAATGGACAGATCAAAACACATACCAAAGTCCACACACAACCCGAAATATTAGAAATAAAACTAAATGACAATTGCAACTTGTCTTGCTCTTATTGTTGTAAAGAATACAGCAGTGCTTGGCGAAGAGACTTGTTTAACAATGGTCAATACAATGTTGACGTCAATGAAAGATACAAACTCACGGACCGTGACAAATTGATGTTTAAAATAAGTCAGAATGAAGTTAAAAACACTGATCGTTTTCAACAGTTGTTGTATGAAATAAAAAACTTCAGCAAAAAACTTGAAGAAATAGTTATAACAGGTGGTGAGCCATTGCTTGACAATCAACTGTTTGACATAATAGAAGCAGTGTCAGACGGTTCAGCAAAAATTAACATATACACCGGCATGGGAGTGGATTATAAAAGATTTACAAGAATGTTAGATCGAATTAAACAAGTACCCAATGCCATGATATCGGTCAGTGCAGAATGTACAGATAAATTTTATGAGTTCAATAGGTTTGGTAGTCAGTGGCATGATTTTTTAGAAAAAATAAAAGTATTGATTGATTCGCAGATTGAATTTAGATTCAGCACATGCATTACCAATTTAACAGTGATTGATTTGGCATCTTTTATAAGACAATTTGCCAATTGCCGTATAGGTTTGGTTTTTGCACATCAGCCCGGCATGATGGCTCCATATGTATTGGACCCAAGTACCAAACAACAGATCATACAAGACATTCAATCGTTGCCTGATCATTATCGGACTCAGATTACACAGTCCATACAGGCCGATCCCAGTGAAACACAACGGCAACAAATGTCAGAATTTTTAAAAGAATATGCTGCTCGTAGACATCTTGACCTGAGCATTTACCCATCAAGTTTTTTAGAATGGTTGGATATCCATGTGGTACAGTAAAGTAGTAGCAGATCTTGGCAACATACCTGACTTCATTGCACACTTTGAGTCAGAGTTAACGGATGCCAAGCGTGACTGCAAGATTGGTGGCCTGGTAGAGAAGAACATCACTGCACTACCGGGCATTACCGAGCACAGGTTCAATCAATTACAAGAGATCGAAGCGGTGTTGAACTTTCTCAACATTCAACTGCGCAAAATACGCACCAAACATTTCAAAAAGTACTTGGAAGGTTATGCTCGTGCGCTGACAGCACGTGATGCTGAAAAGTACGTGGACGGTGAAGAAGAAGTTGTGGACTTTGAAACCATCATCAACGAAGTAGCACTGTTACGTAATCGTTGGCTGGGTATCATGAAGGGTTTGGATACCAAGCAATGGCAAATGGGTCACGTGGTGCGACTGCGCACAGCAGGTATGGAAGATATTACAGTCTAACATGACCAATCAAGAACGCTGGCAAAGAGATTTGGAAGAAATAGAATTCTTTTTGCTAATATTCTTCATTGAAGCCTGGACAGCTTTTTGGTGGTGCATGAGTCATGTCAGTTAAATATTCACATGAAAATTGTAATAGTCACAGGTGGATTTGATCCACTACATTCTGGGCACATTGCTTATTTTGAAGCAGCCCGAGCCCTGGGCGATAGACTAGTGGTTGGTATCAACTCCGATGCGTGGCTCACACGCAAAAAAGGTCGCCCATTCATGCCCATGGCAGAACGGCGTGCCATCATTGAAAATCTACGCATGGTAGACAAAGTAATTGAGTTTGATGACGCTGATAACACAGCCATAGATGCTATACGTGTTGCTCGTACATATTATACCATGCCCAGATCCCAATTTATATTTGCCAATGGCGGTGATCGCACAGCAGACAACATACCAGAAATGGTGTTTGATGATGTAGACTTCCAATTTGGTGTAGGTGGCGAAAACAAAATGAATTCAAGTTCATGGATACTTATAGAATGGAAGACACCGCGAACTGATCGAGCCTGGGGATATTATCGTGTGCTACACGAAGTAGGCGCCAATACCAAACTCAAAGAACTCACTGTGATGCCCAAACAATGTTTGAGCATGCAACGCCATGACAGTCGTGCAGAATTTTGGTTTGTGGCTGAGGGAGAAGCCACTGTGTATACTTTGGATCAAGCCAGCACCGACCAGGAAGTCAAATGCAGTCTTGTCATGCACGAACACACTTTTATCAACATCAATGAATGGCATCAACTGTGTAATGAAACTGATCAACCACTAAAGTTGATTGAAATACAATACGGCGACCGTTGTGTTGAGGAAGATATCGAACGCAGATGAAACCTATTCCTGTATTTGTAGGATATGATCCTAGAGAAGCCATAGCATATCACACATGCGTGAACAGCATTATTAGGCATGCCAGCCAACCTGTTGCTATCATACCTGTGGCATTGAACCTGTTTCAAGACTACGATGAAACACACACTGATGGTTCAAATCAATTTATCTACAGCCGCTTTCTTGTACCACACTTGATGGATTATCATGGATGGGCAATATTCATTGACGGTGATATGATCTTGCGTGGGGATATTGTGGAGTTATGGGAGTGTAAAAATCTTGCCAAGGATGTCATGGTGGTCAAACATGACTACAAAACACGCATGACTGAAAAGTATCTTGGCAGTAAGAACGAAGATTATCCACGCAAGAACTGGTCAAGTGTGATCTTGTGGAACTGCAACAGTTTCCCAAATCGCAAGCTCACACCTGAGTTTATACAAAATTCAACAGGCGCAGAACTGCATAGATTTACCTGGATTGATGATGAACGCATTGGAGAACTACCTCCAGAATGGAACTGGCTGGATGTTGAATACGACTGGAACCCCAATGCCAAACTAGTACACTATACCTTGGGCACACCTTGCTTTCATGAATTTGCTGCTCGTGGAAGTTTTTGCAACGAATGGCACGGTGAACGAATGTTAACTACCTACTGTGAACAAAGAAAATAATATGGATGATGAAGAACTAGTACAACCAGAACAACACGAATTTGACCTACTGCTACCTGAAATAAAAGAAATATTTTATAATATAATAAGATACAGAGCAGATCCGGCTGGCGAATACTATGGTATAACCCTTGATACTATTGTGTCAAAGATTCGTGCTTTGGATACCAATGCCATACATGCTATTGACAGTGAATACAGATATGAAAGAAAAGGATATATGTACGATCCTATATTAGAAAGTTTTGTGCGTGGCTGCGGAGGCCAAATAACCACATGGAGTAAAACTGAAACAACTCCTACTCCTGTGGTACTACGTGGCATTACCAAACGCAAACAAATGGATGCTTGTCGTGCCACAGGCAAAGACTTTTATTACATTGACACTGGCTATTTTGGCAATGGCAAGAAAAAATTATATCATAGAATCACAAAAAACAATGTGCAAAATTTTGGTCCTATTGTAGAACGTCCCAGTGACAGACTCGATTGCACCGGAGTCAAAATAAAAAAGGTACGTGCCGACGGCAGTCGAATACTCTTGGCACCACCCAGTCAAAAACTGTTGAATCTTTACAATATAGATCTTGAAACATGGTTAGAACAAACTCTAAGCGAAATTGGTGCCCACACCGACAGAGAAGTGGTTATACGCCGCAAGCAAGGACGCAGTACCAGAGTCAACGATGACACCATAGAAATGGCCCTGGACCAAGACATATATTGTTTGATAACTTATTCCAGTATTGCAGCCGGCGAAGCCATACTGCACGGCAAACCTGCTATTACCCTTGGACCCAATGCTGCTTCGGCAATTTGTAGCACTGCTATTTCGGAAATAGAAAATGTCAAAACACCAAGTCTTGACGAAATCTCAGCATGGGCTAGACACATAGCATATTGTCAATTCACCGAAGCAGAAATGCGTGATGGCACAGCATGGAGAATATTACAGGGTGGTTGACGTAGTAGTTTACATCAGCAGTGTGGCCAATCCACAAAAACATTCTAGAAAAATCCAATGCTTGGAGAGTTTTGCTGAAGGTGTGCGAGCAACTGGGCACACAGTCACGGTGGAATGGGAACACAGATATACACCCAGTCGATTGGCTGTGATTTTAGGTTGGGCTACCACCAACACAGGCGGTCGTAATATCACATTACGAAAACAAATCATACCAGAACAGCGTAGACTGGGATTCCACACCATGTGCATAGATGCCAGTTGTTGGAAATATCTTGACGATGCCAGCGGCTATCTGCGATACAGCCTCGGTGGACCATTTTACGATCGTGCTGAGTATGCAAACAAAAACAGTGATGCTACCAAATGGATGGAGATAAGTCGTAGGTTAGGAGTGCAATTAAAACCGCCCAAGGATAATTCTTCAGGACACATCTTGATCTGCATGCAACGAGATGGCGGCTTTGCAATGAAAACCTTGGATCCCATGTCATGGTTGCAACAAAAGGTACAACAGATTAGATCTGTCAGTTCTAGGCAAATTTATGTGCGGCCGCACCCAGGACAATACAACATGACAGACTTTGCTGCATATACCAATAAAATGGGCAAGAGACAGAATATAGTCATACTTGAGCCTACTCACAGCAGATTAATTGACAACTTACAAGGCGCACATTCAGCGGTATTTTTCAACAGTTCGGCTAGTGTGGCAGCGGCATGCGAAGGCATACCTGTGTTTGCAGACGACGCCAGCTGTGTGGCCTGGGCAGTGGCCAACAAGGATGTCAGTAAAATTGAAACGCCTGATGTATTTGCCAGGGAACAGTGGATGTATGATCTAGCAGCCGCACATTGGAGTGACGATGATGCTAGAGCTGGCCGTATCTATCAAAAGTTTTTGCCGTATCTTACTTAATAGTAATTATCTATGATTTACTTCCACAAATTCATACTTACCAGTAAATGATTCCGGAATGTCTTGCCAAGTGCCAGACAATTGGTCACTTATCCACTGCTCGTAGTAAGGACGGTCTTTGAACCACCAGAACAAATCACTGCCGGACCAGTCTGAGTAAAAACTACGAAAGAACGCTCTATCTCGAGGCACACAAAAATATGCAGGATCGTATATGGTCTTTTTGCCTTTGGCCACACGTTGAAAGTTTAGCCCAATAAAACAAAACTTTTCAGCATGCCCTTGCAAAGTTTCACGCACCCAGGTCATGTCATCGTCGGGTATGCTGTTTAGCACCTGTGTGCATATCACCCCGTCAAATTTTGCATCTGGCGGTGGTGGTGTTTCAAATTCTGGCACACAAGGATCATAACAATAGACACTGACACCTAGATATTGATCAAACGTCTGCCATTGATCGGGAGCCAGTTCCATTCCTTGATTGCCTCCATATGGCAATCGTTCTTTGTATTGCAGTCCTTTGCCGCATCCGTAGTCTAAAATATTTTTTGCTCCATAACGATCTACCAGATCCTTGATACACTTTTGGTATTTTACAACATCATAACCAGCCCAACTTTTGTTGCTGGCTTGAAACTCACGACCCAGTCGCACTGATTCTTCATAATATTGGCTAGGGCTTGTAATTTTATTTCTCCAAATTTATTGTGGTAGATAATTTTTTGATATTATCATCTTTCGTATACAGCGGATGCAATCTTGCAATAGTAGGACGGCAATGGCTCACGGACATAATATTTGTGCCTAGCAACCAGTCAGTTGGAAGAAAACCATTGGCTTTGACCCAATCAATCAATCTTGCCGCGGCATGTGGTTTGATGATGTAAGCGTAGGCCCCAAACGTGTTCCAGCCAGCGGCAGTTTCATGATTGCCACCACCGTGTTCACCATTTTGAATGGTCCAGATTGATGATGCATCAGTTGAGTGTGTGTCCAACCAGTGTTCATACGAATCGCTGTAAGGATTTCCAGAATCTAATTTAATGACATCATCAAACAAGTCTAAAATGTTGTCTGGCAGTGGCTTGATAAAATATCCATCATGTTCTAGCACAAGATATGGGATATTGTGTTTGACACAATCCAGCCACAAGTAATAATGACTTAAAAAACAACCAATTATTCCCACTCGCCCTTTTTTGAATTTTCCCAAGGGTCGTAGACCCAACAAATCCAAATGACCGTCTGCATCAAACCCGTTTATAGCATCAAATACTTCAACAGATATCCCAAACTTTGCGGCCTGTTCTATGCAATCCTGTGCTACTGTTTGAGACAGCTGATGATTTTGTAACACTATTATTTTTGTTCGCATGTGTATATCCAATCAGATTCGTTCAGTGTATCAACATGTGTGTAACCCAAGGATGCCAGTAAGTCTTTGGTTTTTTGATTGATGTTGTCTCCAAATCTATTCAGATATTTACTTGGAGGTGGATCCCACATTTCAATGGCTATAACTGGTTTGAATTTTTTGATAGTAGACACAGCGCCGCTGAGAGCAAAATATTCATAGCCTTCTATATCCAAGTGTATCAAATCACATGCTGTCAATCCCAAATTATCTATCAAATAGATTGGATAAATCCCATCACCGTTGATAAAACTTTTTCCTCTACTTTTGGATTTGATATGAAGATCGACCAATCCAGGATCACTACCAAGACATCCTTGAGATTTAACTATATTTCCTTCAGGGCAATTCATTGCTAAACAATAGAAATTTAGCCAGTCTGGTTCAAAAGTATAAACAGCATTAAAAATTTTTGAATATTGTTTTGGATACATACCGCAGTTGCCGCCAGCTTGCACCACAACTTTTTTGTCATCAACGTAACTGGATATTCGGCCAGGCAAATCAAAATTTTCTAATAAAAATTTCCAAGTATTGGTATCATCTTTTGGCCAATACCATCCTTCTTTAATTTCTACTAGATCAAGTGCAGTTATGGCCACCCCATGATCCAGTCGTCACGTATTTGCTCCAGTTTGATCATGCCCCAGGCTTGCAATAATTCTACTGCTGCAAACTGACCGTATTGCTTGCTGTAAGCATCATGTGGTTTTTGTTCTATCACTATCACAGGTCTACAACGGCGAATGGTTTGTTCAGCGCCTTGCAAGATACGATACTCGTATCCCTCGCAGTCAATTTTGATATAACTGACATCATGAAAATTCAATGTATCCAGTCGAACAACTTGCACATCGCCAGTGCCCATGGTAGCAGGATCTAGATGGCTGTGCCCAGAATTTTTCTCCGTGATGATCATGGTTCCTTGTGTGTCTTGATCACCTAAGGCAATTGGCTGAACTTCAAAGTTCGTGCCTCGCACATTTTGTTCCAGGCATTCTCTAAACAAGGCCACTGGTTCAAATGCTATCACACGAGCAAAACTGCCAACAAAGTCACGACTCCACAAGCCCACATTGGCACCAATGTCTAGGGCCAGGTCTCGTTTTTTGCACAGTTCAATGCTTCGACGTCGCACAGCAACTTGATATTCAGCCGGGAGACCTTTGTCTACACTTTTCCTTAACATCTTTGGAAGATGTGTTTCAAAGTCCGGGAATTTCCATCCATAATGCTCAACCATTTAATATCTCCTCAGTTTGTTTAATTATACGTTCTGCTGAACCGTTCTTGAATTCGTCTATGTGAAACTGCGCATAGGCCAAATGATACGCCCAGGCCAACACTTGATCTCGATCTGGAAACCATGGATTGTCTATGTGAGTCAAGTCTGTGTTGCTGACAGGTTTGGCAGCATTTGACGGTGCTAATGCAAACACAGGCACACCTGCTAAGATGGCTTCTGTGCCTGCTATTGAGTTGAATGTTACTACAGCATGTACATCATCCAAGGCTTTTTCCACACGATTGGTTTTTCTGTCTGTTCGACTTCGATTGCGTTCACGGATCACAATGGGCCTATCAGTGTGTTGTTTGATAGTGGCAACGGTTTCTGCCAACCAAGTATCCAGCTCTATGTCGTAAAACTTACAAGGCTTTTCATCTGGAGCAACAATCAGTATTGTGCTGCCGCGTCGACGATTGGCTGCTTCTAATCCCAGTTGGTTCCAACGATCACTGGGCCGCGGTATGACTTGATCATGTTGCAAATTGTTGGGCACTATTCTATGCCAGTGTTTCCATCCATGCGGATTTTTGAAACTGGGACGATTGCCCAAGTAACCTGAGTCCATGTATCTAAATGGTCTGTTATCTGCCCAGCACTGTTTGATGATTTTGTGCTTCATTATGCCACGTAGCATGAGTGGCTCTGTGCTGTCCTCGTAACGCCATGACTCCAATGGAGTAGACTCAACACCAAGTCCATGTGCATACATGTCGATGTATTCGTCATCACCATTCTTGCTCAAAAATATCATCGCCAGTATGTTTCTTTTCTTGGTGCCACTAGATCTGACAAGTTGCTGCGGCCACTGCCTTTGCGTTTGCCTTTAAGATGATCAATATATCCTCCCCAATCACAGTTGATCAAGGGGTGACCCTCGCCCATTTGCAAGTGTGCTGTCCAATTGAGTTCTGCCAGTCCACTGCGAGCTTTTACCGCATCAAACACAAAACTGTCGTGCCATTCTTTCAGAGTAAAGATGCCATTCTCAGCGTCATCATACATGCGTTGAAACTCTGCCAAGAACTTTTGCACAGGTTCTCTGGTTAGATTCATACCGTATAGGCCACATTCACTGAATTTGTTACTGCGACCTGCATAACACAGTTCACGATCTGCAGGAAAGAACTGATCCAATCGTTGCACAGTGATTGGTGAGTGGCATACCATGTCAGCGTCCATCCAAATCAACCAGTCTGTTTGGGCATGTTTGGCAGCATGAAATATAGCATACACTTTGTGACTGAATCTCACTGCTTGCCATTTGAATGATTTACGTTCGCTACCAGGGCCATTATCGCCATTGGCCTTGGGCACGTTGCGCCATTTGTTTTTGAATGCCACAAGATCAGCACTTGCCCCTTCCAAGTCCAACACTTGTAAATTGGGCGCTGATGTTTTAACACGACACCCTTCGGCGTATACTCGGAGCATGACATCCCGGGGCCATGTTTGTAAAAAAGTGTCAATCATGCGCCGACCGTAGGTATTGTAACCGTCGGCATTAAAAGTGGTAACTACAGTGTATTTCATAAGCGTATTTACAGTGATCAAATCCATAGCCTATTTTCCTGCCCAGTGTGCGCTAAATTCCAAACCTGTAATGGCAGCGTTTTTGGATTGTTGTCAAGCCGCAGGTATACAAACACAAGAGAATTCCCGGACTGCTGATGCCGCAGTGATTTGGTCAGTGTTGTGGCACGGTAGGATGCGGCCTAATCAACAGGTGTACGAACACTATCGCAGCCAAAACAAGCCTGTGATTGTGATAGATGTTGGTGCGCTGTATCGTGGGCAGACTTGGAAATTGGCAGTTAATCATATCACTCGGGATGGGTATTATGGACATTATGACAATTTGGATTGGGGTCGACCCAGACAATTGCAAATCAGTTTGGCCACACAAGTCAATCCAGGACCAGAAATCATCATTGCCGCACAACATCAAAAAAGTCTACAGGTTGCTGGAATTGGTAACATGGAATCATGGGTGTTGATGCAAATTCAACAACTACGTAACTCTACTGATCGTCCCATACGCATACGTGCGCACCCACGTAGTCCACTACGCATGCCATACATACCCGACAACGTCACAATAGAAGTTGCACAGCCTGTGGCCAACACTTACGACAACTTTGACATGCACTTCAACTGTCATGCTGTGGTAAATCACAACTCAGGTCCAGGCATACAAGCAGGCATTGCAGGATGCAGGCCCATTGTGAGCCATAGCAGTCTAGCATATCCTGTGGCAGTGGGTATGCCTGATATTGAACAACCCTATGACATAGACAGGGAAACATGGTTGGTACAAATATGCCACACTGAATACACTGTACAAGAACTACGAGAAGGACTATGGCTAAAAAGAATCGAGCCCGCACTGACGCAATAACCAACTGCGCCTGTGTAATACATGGCACTGGTTATGAATGGGTGTACGTGGAAAAACTATACAACATGTTGTCACGTCATTTACCTGGTGGTATATGTTTTCATGTTTATACTGAAGCAGATAGGCCAGTGCCACCACACATGATCAAACACTCACTGAAAGAATGGCCCGGTATTGGTGGGCCAAAACGTGAATGGTGGTACAAGATGCAGTTGTTTAATCCTGAACATCATCAAGGCAACTTGCTGTATTTTGATCTTGATTGTGTGATCATAAATGATCTAAGTTGGATACCGGCACTGAGCACAGAATGTTTTTGGACCATACGAGATTTTAGATACCTACAACGCAAAACATATTCAGGTATGAACAGCAGTGTGATGTGGTGGAATGTTGCCCGACATGCACATGTGTGGCACGAGTTTGATCAATTGGATATCAACAGAACCGTGATAAAATATCCCGGAGATCAAGATTATTTGGGAGTGGTAATTGATCCCAATCAACGCAGATATTTTGATCAGCACCATTTACAAAGTTGGCGCTGGCAAGTGAGTGATGGCGGATATAATTTTGCCACAAGAAAACCCAATGCACCAGGTGCTGGGGCAAATGCCTACATTGGTGGCGAAACAAGTATATTGGTATTTCATGGCCGTCCTAAGCCGCATGAATGTACTAGCGATCCTGTGATTGCAAACAACTGGTGCTAGGTAATACTTAGGTAGTACTTGACCAATAATTCCCAATTTGCTATAATACAGGCATACCAAGCAAAAAGGAGCCAGCAATGGGATATCGTATAGTTGACACCGTGGACATGATGCGTGACAAATATGGTCCTCGCAAGGGACTGGAAGGCCCGTTCAACTTCTCAGGCCGTGTGTTGTATTATGACAACAAACAGGGTCAATACTACGATCCCGCTACTGACTTCTACGTGGAGCAGGCAGAAATGGACGAGATCAACACCCGCTTTTTTGAACAGTTCAAAAAGTAATACTTTTGTAGTACTTGACCATTAATTCAACTTTTGCTATAATAGAGACATAAACAGTAAACAACAACGCATTTCAAAGGAGCCAACAATGAGTGCAATTCGTGTTATCAAAGGTGAGTATCGCAACAAACCCGTGCGCAACATCGCTTTCAATCTTGTGTCAGGTTTTCAATCTGGTGCCAAAGGTAATTTTGTGACAGTAGAAAACAACGGTGCATTTCCCAACTGCCCCGACACCATCCGTATCAAAGTCAACAACATTAGCGACATCGAGTATGTCAATGGAGATGCAGTGAGCAAAGAAAATACAGTGGCGTTTGCCAAGCCCCCAGTAGAGGCAGAGACAGAAGAACAAATCATGACACGTATTCGTGAGCGTTTTGACATCTTGCATGAGATGACAAAGGCCTGTGTCAATGGTGACATTCGTGCTATGATTGTCAGCGGCCCTCCTGGCGTTGGTAAATCTTTTGGTGTTGAACAAGAGATTGAAAAAGCCACACTGTTTGACAAATTGGCAGGCAAGCGTCTCCGTGCCGAAGTTGTAAAAGGTTCAGCAACACCCATTGGCTTGTATCAAGCCCTGTACAAATATTCCGATGACAATTGTGTGTTGGTGTTTGATGACTGTGACAGCATTCTGCTTGATGATGTGGCATTGAACTTGCTCAAGGGTGCTCTCGACTCAGGCAAGAAGCGCACCATTTCATGGTTGTCAGAGTCTAGCACTCTGCGTCGTGAAGGCATCCCAGATCGTTTCGAGTTCAAAGGCTCAGTGATCTTTATCACTAACTTGAAGTTTGATCAAATGAAATCGCAAAAGTTGCGTGATCACTTGGATGCACTGCAATCACGCTGTCACTATCTTGACTTGACACTGGACACCATGCGTGACAAAGTGTTGCGTATCAAGCAGATTGCCAAAGACGGTGTATTGTTTGCAGACTATGATTTTGAACCCTGTGTGCAGGACGAGATCATTGAGTTCATGGAAGCAAATCAAAATCGTTTGCGTGAGATGAGTTTGCGTATGGCATTGAAAATTGCAGACTTGCGCAAGAGTTTCTCAGGCAACTGGAAGCGTCTTGCAGAGACTACATGTATGAAGGCAGCCTAACATGATAATTGTAAATTTGCTTTTTGTGTTTGTTAGTGGATACTTTGCCGTGCAGTGTTTCCAAAAGGGCAATAAATTTTGGGGTTGGTTCAACGTGTTTGCTAGTGCCATGAATGCGGCATCCGTTTTGTTGTATATCTAACATGGCTTGGCTTGCTGTCCTACTGTTGATATTTGCAGGCCATCCTTTGTTAGCATTGATATTGGCATTTTGTATTCTAATAGTTGAATAGGTTTACCCCGGGGATTGGTTGGCTCCGCCCCGGGTTTTTACACAGGGACTTCGGTCCCTGTTTTTTTGACTTTTGTTTGTGAGTGTGCTACTATATACAACATGCACTTCGCACCTCCGCAAAAACAAATTGTAGTCCAACCCTCTCAAGCACTGTACAAATGGTCCAGCATCTTTAACCGATTGCAAAGAAACTTTTTTACAGAGCCAGTTGAACTTCGGCGTGAGCGACAAATACGAGATTTTATAACACTCAATGGCTACCAACAGGTACGGTTCAAAACAGACACTGACGTGTTCGGAGATTTGCCCAGAGTAGAGCACAGTGCTATGGCTGACCTTGTGGTGATAACAGATCAAAAGTTCAGCAGATACCCTTGCCCTGTTATCATTGAAAAGATACAATGGCATTTAGAGCAGTGTCCCGCATTGTACTTGTGTTTGAACAGACACTACATCAACATAGACAACAGTTATTATGACACCACGTTGAGCAGTGAGTTTACTGTGGCTATAACACAATGGTTGAAAAAGAGTTTGCCCGGGGCGGATGTGGTTGACTTGAGTTTGAACTACTTGGACACTGGTCAGCAGTTCACTTGGGCAGTGCCAGATCGACACTATTTTATCAGGAAACTCAATGACCAAATTGATTGAGTTCTTTGATCAACAGCCTGTTAAAACAGATTGGAAAACGCAGTACATCAGATACAGACTGGGCAGACTCAAGCATCAATATTGGCTATGGAATAGAAAAAATCCTGATCAGGCATTTGTTGATCAGTATGATTATGCTATACTACAGAACTGTCAGCCCGGGCGTACTGTATTTTACGCCAGTGCCGGATACTATTTGAAAGACATATGGCCCGAAATACAATCCGTGGAAATGCATCCTGTGGTCCGAACATTTTACCCTGGGGTACATGTATGCACACGTGAGCAGTTAAAAGACTTGCCTTGGCGTGCAGACAACTTTGCGGTGGTAAACAATCGTGCAGACCATTGGGTCACAGTAGACGGGTTGACTGCACATCTTGAACATTATTGCAACGCTATGAATCCAGGATGCAGGGTGTTTTACAGTTTTAGAGACACACAGATACACATCAATAGACTGACCACAGACATGGAATCATTGTTCTTGACATGGGCACAAGGATTAGAGTCCATTGGCTTGCAGTTGGTATGGCACAGTATTGACTTTGATTGCAAGGTGCCAGATCAAAATGGCTACTATGATCAACTTGAAAACCCTGACACCACAAACGGCAACTTGAAGTTTTGGTTTGTGTATCAAGGCTTGCCTTGGGAGGTGCAGTTATGAACATAATCTGTTACACCGGCGGTACATGTGGCGATGTGATCACAGCATTGTTTGACAGCACAGGAACATCTTATCGAGGCAATACTGTGATGATTGCTGACGATAGGTCACGGCTCAAAAAGCCACATGAATTTGTCAATGACAAAGACAAGGATCAGTACCTTGTTGAGATAGCCCATAAATATCAATCCATACCCAGCCATGATTTAGATTACCATGTGCGCAGGCAGCATGAGTTTATAGGAATCACTGTGCAAGACTGGACTGTGGCATTGTGGGCCGCTCAAAGATTTAAAGATTTACATCGTCCGCATGTGTGGACAGAAATGACTGCTGCCTGTGGTGCCGACTCTGTGGAAGACTATGCACAAATGATGTTGGATTTTTCCAATCTTGTTGCAACACATACCAGCAAGATCATTACACTAGAATCCATATGTGCAGGCACGGCACTGCTGAATCCTGTGTTGGAAAATGCCAACAAAGATTTTTACAACACCTGGTTAGAACTACAACTATGACATTTTGTCACGCACCTTGGACCAATTTGGAAATACTCCCCAGTGGAGAAATACTACCTTGTTGTAAATTTGAAAGCCGCAGTTATCCTCAGACCTTTAACATACAGCACCATACCATAGATGACTACAGACAAAGTGCAATGTTGTCCACAGTCAAACAACAATTTCAGTCAGGTCAGTGGCCCACAGGCTGTGAACGTTGCCAAATAGAAGAACAAAGTGGAATTGAAAGCAAGCGACAATTGGATTACACGAGATGGCAACACCATTATGACAATTACAATCTCAACAGCAATGATTTGCTAACTGTGAGTTTGGCATTGGGCAATACCTGTAACTTAAAATGCATCATCTGCGGCCCGGCTGCATCTAGTAAATGGATCAAAGAGTACAAAGATGTTTATAGCATACAGATTCAAAACATTGAAAGTGTTCGAAAAGATTTAATCAACAATATCACTAGCATTGCTCCCGATCTGGTGCACATAGACATGCATGGCGGCGAGCCCATGTTGTCCAATATAGAACAACATCAAGCATTGTTGGATCATTACATACACACCGGGCAGGCAAAGAATATTTCTATTCACTACACAACCAATGCCACAATTTTTCCTGATCAAACTTGGCTGGACAGATGGATGCACTTTGCTGAAATTGATTTGCAGTTGAGCATCGATGGCATAGGTCACCGATATGAATATCTAAGATATCCAGCAGACTGGAGTACATTAGAGAATCATGCTGAACAATATCTACGATTGCAACAGCAACAATCAAATATCAAACTCAGTGTGGCACATGCTGTGAGTGCATTCAACATATTTTATATAGAAGAATTTGTAACATGGTGCCAGCAAAAAGGCCTGCCTAGACCTTGGATGGGCAAGGTGCATACCGCCGCTTGGCTAAGACCTTCAGTTTGGCCCGAACCGGCCAAGTCAGCCATTGTAAATAAATTACAATCAAGTACAATAGAAGATGTGCAAACCTGGGCAAATCTAATGCAGAACACAGATGACAGCAATTTGTTTGATCAATTCAAACAGTTTGTACAACGGCACGATCAATATAGAAATTTAGATTTTAAAAACACATTCCCAGACTTGGCCCAATACATATGAAACGATGCACCATACAAATACGTGATGAAGTAAACATCAAGATTGAAGGTCTAGACTTGGATGCTCGCAAGGCTCTAGTCAATGCTTTCAAATATGAAAACCCTGCCGCACGTTATTTGCCAGCAGTGCGTTTAGGACGTTGGGATGGCAAGGTAGCATATTTCCAACTAGGCGGCTCAACTTATGTGAACTTGCTGCCGGAGATCATGCCTATACTAGAGAAGTTTGACTATGATGTTGAACTGGATGACCAACGAGACTATTCAAACACATTCAATTTTGAGCAGGTGACTGAAACAAGTTTTGAACATGTGAAGTGGCCCAAGACACATCCGGCCGCAGGCGAGCCCATTATGTTGCGTGACTATCAAGTGGAGATTGTGAACAACTTCTTGGCCAATCCACAATGCATACAGGAAGTGGCCACAGGTGCAGGTAAGACCATAATGACAGCGGCACTAAGCAATGCTGTGGCACCATATGGCCGTAGCATTGTTATTGTACCCAACAAAAGCCTTGTGACGCAGACCGAAGCTGACTATATCAACATGCAACAAGATGTTGGTGTGTACTTTGGTGACAGAAAAGAATACGGCCGTCAACATACCATATGCACATGGCAGAGCCTAAACAACTTGTTGAAGAACACCAAAGCCGGAGTAGGCGACTGCACCATTGGTGAGTTCCTAGAAGATGTGGTGTGCGTGATTGTAGACGAAGTACACATGGCCAAGGCAGATGCACTGAAAACCTTGTTGACAGGTGTCATGGCTAGAGTGCCAATTCGCTGGGGATTAACTGGAACTGTGCCCAAAGAAAAGTTTGAAAGTCAAGCATTACTTGTGAGTCTTGGTCCTGTAATTGGTAAACTCAGTGCTAGTGAACTACAACAACAAGGTGTGTTAGCCAACTGTCATGTGAACATTGTGCAGTTGATTGATCATGTGGAATACAAAGACTATCAAAGTGAGCTCAAATATTTGCTAGAAGAGTCTGGCCGACTGGACACCATGGCGGACCTTGTGCGGCAAGTGAATGAAACAGGCAACACCTTGGTGCTGGTGGACCGTACCGAGTGCGGTAGGCAACTGGTTGCAAGGCTAGGGGACAAAGCAGTATTTGTTTCAGGTGCCACAAAAGGAACAAAGAGACAAGCAGAATATGATGAAGTGGCAGATGCAGTTGATAAAATCATTGTAGCAACTTATGGCGTTGCTGCCGTGGGTATTAATATTCCTAGGATTTTTAATCTGGTGCTTGTGGAGCCTGGTAAGAGTTTTGTGCGGGTGATTCAGTCGATTGGTCGTGGCATACGCAAAGCAGAAGACAAAGACCATGTTCAAATCTGGGACGTGACAAGCACTTGTAAGTTTGCCAAGCGTCACTTGACCAAGCGCAAACAGTTCTACCGAGAAGCCAACTATCCTTTCACACAAGAGAAACTGGATTGGATGAAGTTAGGTTGACTTTTGTCACAAAACAGCGTATTATAACAACATGCGAATTTTAACCTTAGACAACATCCATTACGACCTTGACCATTTACCCGAAGAGGTAGATGACATGAGGTTTGCTATACTAGACAATTCAAATCCACAAGAGCCTGATTATCATTTCATTCCACTAATCTTTTTAGAAAGTTTCAATGCGCCTGCACTTGTGCTACGCATTGGAGAGAACACCATCAAGATGCCCATGGATTGGCAGATCCTTATTGGTGAACCTGAAATAGGCGACTTAGAAGTATTGCCCTTGACATCAATCAATGACCGTGGCTTTAGAGTATTCCAGTTCAATCCACTCACCAGTTTCCGTCCGTCATTCCCGGATATTGAAATCTTGGATGTGTATCACGAAGTGAGTTGGTATGCACCTAAACTAAAGAATGGACAGTTACTTGCTGTGCCCTTGAATGATGAACCAGATCCTGACTGTGTGTACTTTGTCAAAGATGTCAGTCGCAACTGTGAGATTGTAGACTACAACAAGAGTTGGTAACATGCCTTATACTGAACCACAACTGTTTGAAACACTAAATCGTCTAGCGAAGATTTACTTGGAAAGTTACCCAGAAGATCAGGAAGGCTTGGAACGATTCCTACGCTGGGCACACACTCAATATGGCTACCGGTATGGGAACCCTTAAACCTGGTGCCACTCTCATTTACGAACGTGTGGGCAACGAAGTGTATGCTTATGAGTCTGGTGCTGACCCTAGGACCAGACAGCTTGTGGGCTACAGTTATGATCCTGTAACTGGACACCACGTTGACTATGACAAGCGAACTGGTGATGGCCGCCCATTGATAGATCATATCCGGGAAGATAAAATGTGGAACGACATCCGGCGCCTATCTAAAACCAATCCTGCTTTACAAGATGCCTTGGAACGTGCTATAGTAATATACAAACTAATCAAAGTAGATGAGTGATAAACTAAACATTGCCAACGAGATGCGACAACTGGATCGCAAGAACAGAAACTTCTATCGTGATCTCACAGACGAGGAACGCAAGAAGTTCTCTAACTATCTTATGATTCGTTGGGCATCATGTGTGGAAGGCTCAAGAGAGATGCAAGAGTTTTATTTGATTTCTACTAACGAGCGATTGAACAAACATTTCTTCAACATCAGTCGGCATCCTGAACTGCAATGGCTTTGTGCCACTGCCATAAGTCCAGACATGGGCACACCCAGACACAACTGGATCTCGCCCAAGAAGAAAGAAACAGGTGCAGGCGCTAGTGCTGTCAAAAAACAGTTGGCAGAGTTGTTTCCCACCTACAAAGAAGATGAAATAGCCTTGTTGGCCTCAATGACCACAAAAAAAGAACTTGATCAATACATCCGAGACCATGGCAGAGACACTAAGTGAACTCACTTGCGGCTACTGCAAGAAAACATTCAGACGTGCAGAAAGTCTTGTGGTGCACATGTGCGAGCCCAAGCGCCGCAGATCAGAACGAGCAGAGCGTGGTGTAGAACTGGGCTTTCAATCCTACTTGAGATTCTATGAGATTGCACAAGGATCGGCCCGACTCAAAACATTTGATGACTTTGCAGACTCACCTTACTATCGGGCCTTTGTAAAATTTGGTAGGTATTGCTACAACACTCGAGCAATTAATCCTGCACAGTTCACAGCCTGGTTGCTGAAACACAACAAGAAAATTGATAACTGGGCTAGTGATAAAATCTATACTGAATATTTGTTGGACTACCTAAAGGTAGAAGCAGTGGCAGATGCACTTGCCCGAGCAGTGGAGTTTGGCATAGACTGGAGTGAGAAACATTCAGCACCGGCTCATGATTGTTTGCGCTACGGCAGTACACATGCTATGTGCCATGCTATCACAACAGGACGCATCAGTCCTTGGGTGATATACAACTCGGAATCAGGACAGAAGTTCCTGGGTGAACTCTCAGCCGACCAAGTGGCCATGATATGGCCTTACATAGATTCAGATGTGTGGCAGAAAAAGTTTTCAGACTATGCCGCAGACGCTGAATACGCAAAACTAATATTGAAACAAGCAGGATGGTAACATGATAGGAAACATTGGTCAAACTGGAAAATATATTGCAGTCACCGGCGGTGCCGGTAGTAACTATGTGAACAACAGTAATTACATGAGTGTTGGACAATTACAATACAACACCAACAATCAACGACTGGAAATGTACAACGGTACCAGTTGGCAACCGTTAAATCTGGGTCAGTACTATGTTGGATTAAATCCACACGCCGAACTGATACTAGACTGGGCAGATAAAAAAATGCATGAGGAACGAGAAGCACGTGCCATGGCCGAACAGTATCCTGCTGTGGCCGATGCCATGGGTGCTGTTCGTGAAGCTGAAGAACAATTAAAAACTGTTGTGGCGTTGTGTAGAACATGAGTGCAGACATTGACATTGACGTTCCGGATCGTGCAAAGATATTAGAACTGATCCAGCACACACCTGCCAGGCAAGTGGTGGATGGCCGGCCACGCAAGCACAACTCAGGTATCTACATCACAGACATTCCCCAAGATCCAGAACACGGTTGTGCAGCCATAGACTACGAAACTGCAGAACAGCGTGGTTATTTCAAAATTGACTTGTTAAACATGAGTGTGTATCAGTTGATCCAAGATCCTGCACACTACGAAGCCATGTTGTCAGCAACACCTCCATGGTCACGACTGTGGACAGACAGACCCTGGGCCTCTCAGTTGGTTCACGTGGGCAACTACGTGGATTTGATGGTAGCGATGCAACCTGACTCGATACCTAGGATGGCTGCTTTTATATCAATTATTAGACCGGGCAAGGCACACTTGCAAAGAAAATCGTGGTCGGAAGTGTTTGCTGAAGTATGGGATGGGGATGAATCGCGTGGGTATACATTTAAAAAGTCACACGCTGTGAGTTATGCGGCCCTGGTGGCCCTGCACATGAACCTGCTCAATCAAGTCGACGTACCAGTGTAATTGATTTACGTTTGATTTTTTTGCGGGCAATATCTATTAGGCTGCACACAGGTCCATGTAAGATTTCAAGATCTTTGTTTGAGAATGTGCGCAGGGTAAAACGAAATTTTTCCCATTCCCCACGCAAGAATATGTTAATGGGTATGCTACGATTGCTTTCCCACCACCAAGTGTTGGCCAACTCTAGAAATTCCAGCTTGTCTTCCTGCGTCAGCACAGCGCCAAAATCGTAGATGGTCGTAACAGCATCGTCCCTGTTTTGAACTACTCCAATATACTCGTTGCTGGCATACACGCACAGCGTTATAAAGGGGTATTTTTCCGCCAGTTTTTCAAAGATGTTATTACCCATAAATACGTATTGAGGATCCTATGTATTCAACCACTGCTTACTTATATCAACAAATCATTCGGGTACTTTTGATTGACACCAGTGGTGGATACTTTACTGCGAGGTACGACCCAGTGTACGCAAAAACTTTAACTGTCAACAAAGGTGTAGACAACGTTTTGTTGTTTGAATTCATCAACCAAGACCAAAAACCTGTGAACGTCACAGGTAGTACATTCAAATTTAGATTGCTGAACCAAACAGGCGATGAATTATTGCTTGAAAAAGACATGACTGTACTTAGTGCCAGTTTGGGCCGTGTCAAAGTTGTGTTGGATACTGCTGATACTATTAATATTCTTGCGCAACCCGGTAGTTACAGCATTGAACGCACTCAAGGCAACTACGTACAGGCAGCATTCACAGACGACAACGCAGGTGCCCGAGCTGACTGCGACATTGTGGATTCAATATTGCCACAATTTATGGCCAGCCAACCAGTAACTATTCCCACTATAAACGGCAAAAATTCATGGCCACAACCTGGACCGCAATCATGGCCAGATTGGGCGTTGACCCCACAACCACAATCACGCAACTACTTAACTGAATATTACTCAAGTCACATCAATACCACAGGCGCCAGTTTGACCACAATCAAATATGATCTTGTGCATTACACGGGCACACTCAAAGTGCAGGCTGCACAAGACTACGAAGCCATTTGGGTAGATGTCACAGAAAGTCGCGAGTACTTTGATGAGTCTGGAACTTTTTACATCAATGTTGTGGGCTTCCATCCCTTGTTGCGTTTGGCTATCAACAACAGCCAAGGTTATGGTGCCACAGGCAACGCTACAGTGGTCGATGGTGTTGTCACAGGTATTGCAGTGACCAATGCAGGATCAGGTTACATGGCAGCACCTTGTGTTCAGATTTTGGGCAATGGTGCAGGTGCAACAGCCATTGCTGAACCATTCTCAGGGCCCAGCGGTATTGGCCAAATCACTGTGACAAACGGTGGCTCGGGCTACCTGCCATTGAACTTTGGCGGTACTGAAGCACAGGCTGTTACTGTGCTGATTACAACTGGTTACGTTACCAATATCTTTTATCGTTAACTGTTGCTTTGTAACAAGAATCCTGCTATACTGTATAGATGCTTGACATCCTTGCTTATCTACCTGCGAAAAAGAAAACGACACCCAGTGGTTGGTTGAGCTTCAATGCGGTATGCTGTCAGCACAATGGCAGTACTAAGGACATTAGAGGACGTGGCGGACTCAAAGTCACAGATCAAAGTTGGAGTTACCACTGTTTTAATTGTGGTTACACAGCAAGTTTTATTTTGGGACGCAGTGTAATGTTCAAAGCACGACGACTGTTGACTTGGATGGGTGTGCCAGACAACGAAATAGAGATGCTGAATCTTGAAAGCCTGCGTCACCGGAACATACATGGCATACTCAGTGAACGACAACAGATTTGGAATGCCATTAGCGATATACGATTTGAAGAGTTTGATGACTTGCCACCATTTGCAGAATTGGTCACACCGGAACTACAATTTCAATGGGACTACCTGCGTTCGAGAAAGGTACCCGAAGACTTTCCTGTGCTCACAGCCGCACAAAACGATGGTGTTAACTGGGTCAGGCCACAGGTCATTATACCATTTACCTACAACAATGTCATGGTGGGGTGGACTGCTAGGATGTTGGATAAGAAACAACCCAAGTTTATCAGTCACAGCCAACCGGGCTATGTGTTTGGCACAGACTTACAACATGCGGATTGGCAGCACGTGATCGTGACAGAAGGCATATTTGATGCACTCAGCATAGGCGGCCTGGCGGTGATGCACAATACCATAAGTGATCAACAAGCAAGACTGATACGCAGCCTAGGTCGAGACATAATTGTGGTACCAGATCAAGATCAGGCCGGGGTTGCCTTAATTGACCGTGCAGTAGAACTAGGCTGGGCTGTGAGCATACCTAACTGGCCCGAGGGCTGCAAAGACGTCAATGATGCAGTAATACAATTAGGCCAGCTTGGAGCCTTGCTAACTATAATGCAATCAAGAGAGACCAGTAGAATCAAAATTGAGTTAAGGAAAAAAGCACTTGTTAAAAGATTACAGCGTTGACGTTCAGCGATTATTTTTAGAAATGATGTTGGAAGATGCACAGAGTTATGTGCGTGTTCAGAACATCTACAACCCACAGAACTTTGACAAAAGTCTACGTCCTGCGGCTGAGTTTATCAAAGAGCACAGTGACAAACACAAAACACTTCCCGATCGTACACAGATAGCTGCCACCACAGGTATCAAATTACAACCAGTGCCGGACTTGAACGAAGGACACTTTGACTGGTTCATGGGCGAGTTTGAAAGTTTTACCAAGCGCCAAGAACTAGAACGTGCGATCCTTAAGGCAGCAGACATGCTGGAAAAAGGCGACTTTGAGCCTGTGGAGAAACTGATCAAGGATGCTGTGCAGATCAGTTTGACCAAGGACATGGGCACTGACTACTTTGCTGATCCTAAGACACGTATTGAAAAGTATTTCAACTCTGGTGGACAAGTATCAACAGGGTGGCCACAACTGGATAGGTTGCTGTATGGCGGCTTCAGTAGAGGTGAGTTAAATATTTTTGCAGGTGGATCTGGTTCAGGCAAGAGCTTGGTTATGATGAATATTGCACTGAACTGGTTGCAACAAGGCTTGAGTGGCGTGTATATCACGCTAGAACTTTCAGAAGAACTCACAAGTTTGCGAACAGATGCCATGTTAACAAACATGAGCACCAAGGACATTCGCAAAGACATTGACACCACTGAACTCAAAGTCAAGTTAGTAGCCAAGAAGTCGGGCAACTATCAAGTCAAAGGCTTGCCGGCACAAAGCAACATCAACGACATACGTGCATATCTAAAAGAGTATCAAATACAAACAGGCAAAAAAGTAGACTTTGTGATGATTGATTACTTGGACTTGTTGATGCCTGTGAGTGCAAAAGTTTCACCCAATGACTTGTTTGTCAAAGACAAGTATGTTTCAGAAGAACTGCGCAACTTGGCCAAAGAACTGGGATTCTTAATGGTCACAGCAAGTCAGTTGAATCGAAGTGCTGTAGAAGAAATTGAATTTGACCACAGTCATATTTCAGGTGGTATTTCAAAGATCAACACAGCAGACAATGTGTTTGGTATCTTTACTAGTCGTGCCATGAAAGAACGCGGCAAGTATCAGATACAGTGCATGAAGTCTCGAAGCTCGACCGGCGTTGGTCAAAAAATTGATTTGGAGTACAACATTGAAACAATGCGCATTACTGACGAAGGCGGAGAAGATGGAGACACTTATTCAAAGAAACCATCCGCATCCATCATGGACTCAATCAAAGCCCGCAGTCAAGTTAGCCCGGCTAGTAATGACTCAGACAGCCCTCCATGGGACAGTGGTAGTGACGCACCAAAGATCACAGCAGACGTTCAAAGTGCAAAACTAAAACAATTACTAGGAAAGATTAAAACAGGATAATGGATAACAATTTATACTGCTCATTAATCCACAAAGGACTTAATTTAGATCTAAGATATTCACCTCCGTTGGCACAACATTGTTGTTTAAGAAACGCACCGTTTCCAGTTGACGTAACTCAAAATTTTTGGACAAATAAAAATTTTATTGATCTTCGAGAAATCAATCAAAAAAATATTTGGGCGTCAGGTTGTGAAAACTGCAAATATTTAGAATTATCTGGAGCAGAAAGTTTTCGCACAGGCATGAATTCTGGACTCGGTACAGGAGAATACAATACTTCTGGACCAGAAAGAATTGATCTCATGTTTGATATCAGTTGTAATTTGGCCTGTGCTATATGTGGACCACAAGTTAGTAGTACCTGGCAGAAACATCTTAAAGACAATAATTTATGGTATCAAGCAATATCTTTGCCCCGTAGTCATCATGATGCAGTTACAGCATTAAAACAATTAGATTTATCTAATTTAAAAATGTTGGTATTTGCCGGTGGAGAAACTTTGTTAGGGCAAGCACATTGGAAAGTATGTGAGTGGTTGGCAGATAACGTACCCAACGCCAAACAGCAACTTACTGTGTGTTTTCAAACCAATGGCACACAGCCCATTGACAATAGAAATTATGAATTAATAAACAAATTTCACTTGGTTAAATTACACATAAGTCTTGATGCAGTCGGAGACAGATTTAATTACCTGCGCTGGCCCGGAGACTGGAGTCAGGTTACTGATAATATCATGCGCATCCGCGAAACTGCTCCTAGTAACACTGTGTTTTTAATTGAAGAAACTTTTAGTATTTTTAATCTGTATTATCAAAATGAACTAACAAGTTGGGTAAAAAACAATTTTGCAACCAATAGAGAAGGAGATGTAGTTAATCATACTCAACATTTGGTTGGCCATGAGTATCTTGACGTAAACAATATTACTCAAGAATATTTTGATGCATTGCAAGGAACTAGTATGATTCATGTTATTTCTCCAGACTGGAAAGAAAATCCTGATCTTATTAAAACAGCCGTTGAGCAGACTGACAAATTTGATCAAATGAGAAAATTAAATTGGAAAAAAACTTTTCCAGAAGTCGCTGAGTTTTATTCTCGATATATTTGACTGTGATAAAATGAATAGAATTGTTTCAACTTGGCGGGTTAATACAAAAACTACCAAACTTGAACACATTAATAAATTTTTACCCGATGATGTGTTTGTTGTACCTGGTATGGTGTCTGAAAAAATCATGCATGACTGGATAAAAAAATATGGAACACCAGCATATATTGTAATGGATCAGGCTGGGCATATAAAAATAAATGGATTAGAAATTTATTCTGTACCTTTAAGAGGATTAGCGTTTTCATTTGAAAAATTTGAAAAATTAAATCTACCTAGAGAAGTAGATACTAATTTTTGCTTTAATTTTTTTATTCACGAAAATTTAAATTCAAACAAATACGCATTGATCAAATTGGTTGAATATTTTGAATTTGATTGTTTTACCTATATTTTAAACACAGACAAAAAATTTTGCCGGGCACAGACTTTGGTCAGAGATTTGTCAACAATAACTGATGTAGATTTGTTACAAGATTTTCGTAATAAAATATTAAAACCAATAACTTTGCCACACAAACACAACAAAAACTATGATCAAGGTGCAGATGCTTACATCATACATCAATGGCAAAATAATCTTGATTTAAATTTTGTTCAAAGTGCGGTTTCTTTGATAAGTGAACCGCATGGTGATTTAACAGCATCTGTTTTTACGGAAAAAACTATTTTTGCAATAATGGGATTGACTTTTCCAATCTTTGTTGGGGGTGTTGGCAATGCTGACTACCTTAAAAAAGTTGGACTTGATGTGTTTGATGATATCATAGATCACAGTTATCAATTTTTGCCAACTCTAGCAGAACGATGTTATTATGCGCTCAAAAATAACATAAAAATTCTAACAGATTTAAATTTGGCAAAACAACTTCGAACAAAAAATCTAGATCGATTGCTGAAAAATCGTGATTTATTGTACACTGGAATTTTAATTGATCATGTGTACCAAGTTGTAGACTCTTGGCCTGACACATTAAAGTCAGTCATAAAGCCTTACTTTGAATTCATACAAAAAGTACAAATTGGAAAAAGCATGCGACTTTATGACTATGTTGATTAAGCGGCAACAGCCTTGATCACAGCAAAGTTAAACACTGGCTGTTCAGTTGTGGTACCAGATACATCATTAAATGTTATGCTAAAGGTACCGTTGGTCACAGCAGTGACAAATGCATTGTATTTGTCTGTGCCTGATTTTTGACTTAAAAGAACCACATCACCGGACTGCACAGTGCTGTTGGTCACTATGAATGTTGTATAAGCACTGGTACCGGCTGCTGAAACCAGGGTGATTTGCCCTGTGACACGATCAATCTGCACCCCTTGTGTTCGACTAACAGTTTGTGCAACCACAGTACCAGCACCTGTGGCATAACCAATGCCAGCAGTGGAACTAGAAGATTTAATCATGCCAGGAGACAATAAATTACCACCAGCAATGTTACTAGTAACATTGAGTGCTGAAACTACATTGCCGCTTAGGCTTAATCCCACTGAGTTTACGTTACCACCTGTGATGTTGCCTACAGCACTGATTGTAGTTCCTGCTACGATAGTTGAACTGGCGTTGAGAGCAGAAATAATGTTACCGCTCAAACTTATTGCTGTAGTGTTTACATTACCACCTGTGATGTTGCCAGTGGCACTGATCAGCCCGGCTGTTCTGATATTACCACCAGTAACGTTGCCTGTTGCTGTGACTAATCCTGCGGTGTTGATGTTGCCACCAACCACATTTCCTGTGGCTGTCACAGTGCCCACAGAAATATCAGTTAGTGTAACGTTGCCAAAAATATCTCCAGTGACATACAAGTTGCCGCCAACGCCCAGGCCACCTGCCACAGTCAGCGCACCAGTAACAGCACTGGTAGAAGCAGCAGTATTGGCAATGGTCACTGAGTTGGTGTAGTAACTTAGTGGGCGATTCAAATCAAACAGGGTAATTGTAGTGCCGGCATCTGTGGTAACAAACCCAAATTCAAATGTGCCAGCGGCTGCAAATGTGATCACATTGGCTGAATATCCTTGTACACCTGTTGTGCCCACACTCACTGCTGAAGGCAAGGTCATTGTGCGATTAGCAATGTCAACTATGATTTGCAAACGCAACATGCCCACAGATCCTGCGGCCGGGAAGTTGGTAAAACTCAGGCTGATGTTGCCAGCCATGGCAATGGTTTGATAATGCCCGGCTGAATAGTCAATGGCAATAGATCCTGATGTTGCTGCCAGCAGTACTTGTGTGGCAGAAAAATCTTGTATTTTGGCAGCATAGATAAGATTATCTGCCATGTTGTTGTCTAGCGTGGTACCAGTCAGTGCGGCTTTGAGCACAACTTTTGATTGCAGATCATCTATTTCATCCTCTGCGTATTGAAAATTTGTCTTAATATTAGTAAAATTGTCACGCATGCCTTGCGTGTTATTACTGACACCTGCAATGGGATAATTGCCGTCTATGTTATTGGGATTGATCTGACTGGTCATACTGGTTCCTTGTATTAGATATTTATTGCAACAGCGATTCCGCTAAATAATCCAAAGGCCCTTGAGCAAATGCAAAAGAAAACTAAAAGCATATTAGAAGAACTGGACAGTTTGTACATAGAACGTGATCGCAGAGCCATCATAGAAACTCGCGCCAGCAACCTAATTGAAACAGCCATTCGTTTGCTGGAACAAATTGACGCTGAATTTTCCGCTGAACAAGCAGAGAATCTTCAGCGCAAACTGCTGAATGCAATCCGTCACAGAGACACCAGCAAGTTCTCACGGTCCGTCAGGAGAACCAATGCAGATCTTTGAAATCACTGCTAGAAAATCAGTACAAGAAGCCATCAATCCTGGCGCTGTGGTAGGTGCTCTGGGTTCTAGATTGGCAGCTTACAATGCTCAAGCAGCCGGACTGAGTGTGCCACATGATTCTGCCAGTGCATATGGTGACATGCGAGCCCAGGCAGCCGCTGCTGCTGATCCACTAATCAATCAAATGGCTGCAGATGAGTTGGCTCGTTGGAACCAATCACTGGCAAATGCAATGAAATCTGCTGGCGTAAACAGCCCTGGGTCATTGCCACCGGCTACTAGACGAGCACTAACAAACAGTTTTTTCAACAGAGTTTTTCAATATTTTCTTGAAGGCAAATTAGGCGATGATTTGACTGTGTTCCCTCAACTGGTTGATCGACGATCCAAAGCCGAAGCCAGAACTTTGTTGACTAAATTAAATTCTGCCATAAACTCCATAACCAATTATTATAGTCCTGCATCCACTGCTGCAGGGCAGTTTCAACAATGGCGGGATCTCAGCAAAGCAACATATGACATGAGATCTCTCATGCAATTCAATCCTGCAGCCGGTTCACAAACACAAGCCATTACAAAAATGCCTGATATTGTTGTGGGCCCTGGCACATCAAGCAGTGTAAAAATTGGCAGAACCACATTGAATAGCACACCTTTGCACACTGCTGTGGCTGCATTGATTCGAAAGATACAAGGGTCACCAACAGCACCTGACCCGGTAGTTAGTGTAGATCGCAGAGGAGACGTCGCAATCAACGGCATGCTTTTATCTCCTGGAGATGCCACTCAAGCCGAATTAATTAGAATTATTAAATCAGAAATTCGGGGGCTAAATCCATGAAAAGCCTACGTACACTATTGGAAGGCGGCAATGTATTCAAAGACGCCGAAGGTCAGCCACTTACTGGACGCATCAATCAAAGTGATGTGCCTGCCACAGTGGCCTGGCTTGAACAACTCACAGGCATTGAATTTCCACGCGAACGCTGGTTGGGCAGCACAGGCAAAGCCCCCACTTCCGGAGACATGGATCTTGCAGTAGATGCCAACCAAGTATCAAAAGAACAACTGGCACAGCGACTAACACAGTGGATTGTGAGCCACAAACTGCCACCCGCAGAATGGATCAAAAAGGGCGGCGAAATACACCTGCGTACTCCCATTCAAGGACGACCTGACCTGGGCTATGTACAAACAGACTTCATGTTCTTTCCCAACTTGGACTGGGGCACGTTCTACTACAATCAAGGTGCAGGATCAGCATACAAAGGCATGAACCGTGCTGTGTTGATGTCAAGCCTGGCCAAGCACTACGGACTCAAACTGGGCGCCAATGGTGTGTTCAGTAGAACCAGCAATCAATTATTGACCATGGATCCTGATGAGGCGGCCAAGATGATTCTTGGCCCACGTGCCACAAGAGACAATCTCAGCACAGTGGAAACCATATTTGCCGCCTTGGCTAAAGACAAAGATCGAGAAGCCAAAATCAAAGACTTCCGTGAGTATCTAACTCGTGAAGGCCTGCAACAACCCGACGCTGTGAAAGAAGATGCAGACACATACTTCCTGGCCCGCTTGCGTGATAGAATTGTGAACCAAGGCATGCAGCCATTGGTAGAAGCAGAACCTGCAAATCCTTATAGAATTTACGAAGCAGACGAAGGCAACGTAGGTGGCAGAGCCAAAGGCATTGAACACCTGGAAGACTTGGTGTTTCGCAAAGGTAGCCGTGGTGCTGCTGAAGCACTGGAAATTCTTGATCATGCTGCCGCCAGTCCCGGTACCACAACTAGCGTGAAATGGGATGGCATGCCTGCTGTGTACTTTGGACGCAAGCCTGACACAGGTGAGTTTGTGCTCACTGACGGTTCGGGATTTGAAGCCAAGGGCTATGATGGCTTGGCCACAAGTCCTAGGATGATGGCACAGATTCAAAGCACACGCAAAGGCGACAGATCAGGACTTATTCAAACCTATGCTGCATTGTGGCCCATGTTGGAAGCAGCCCTGCCCACCAACTTCCGTGGCTATGTGCAAGGTGACTTGTTGTACATGAACACCCCGCCCTTGGAAGCAGGCAACTATGTGTTCAAGCCCAACACTGTGCAATATCGTATTCCTGCCAAGACCTCATTGGGACAACGCATAGGCAACAGCGAAGTTGGCATTGCCATGCACACTATGTACTCAGATGCAGGAGAACCCAAGCAGCCACTGAAACGTGTGCAGTTCAATGACGTCCCGGGTTTGTTGTTGATTGAACCCATATTTGCCAAAGAAATGGCTCCCAACACTGATCTGGTCAAGCAAATCAAATCCGTGATACGCAACCAAGGAGCCGCAATTGATATCTTGTTCAATCCTGCTGAACTAAAAAGACAACAACTAACAGACTTGGCAAAACTGTGTGTAGACTACATTAATTTTAGAATCAAACAGCCTGGAGGTAGTTTTGACAACTTGTTGTCAGGTTTTGGCGACTGGCTGCAAACCAAGGTCACTCCACGTAAATTTGCCAACATTGTAGAATACTTGCAGAGCCCTACTTCAAACACACAAGGCATGGCAGCAGCATTTACATTGTTTTTGTTGTTGCACGATTTGAAGTTAGATGTACTGCGCCAATTGGATTTAAAAGACCCCGGGCACGAAGGCTGGGTCATGGCCACCCCTGCAGGCTACAGCAAAGCGGTAAATAGATTTGACTTTACAGCAAGAAATGCGGCTAGAAATAATCCTGAACAGGGCTGATTTTTACCGTTTGTATAAATAAAAGCAGGTCCACCGAGACCACTTAACCCTAAAGGAAATTTATCATGGCACAATTTACAAAAGTAAATGGAACTACACAACCAGTATTTGCACTGGACGTTGCTAACGGCAGTATCTCTGGCACAGCCAACGTTGCGGCTCAAGGCCCAGTTCAAATTCAAGGTCCAAAACTGGACTTCTTCACACTCACAGCCAACGCTGCCCTTACCAATGCTGGTAACGTCAACGGTTACTTGAACAATGTGTTGCAAGCAATCCAACAAACTGGTACTATCGCTATCTATCAAGCCGGCGCAACTGCTGGTACAATTAGTTTGGCTATCTACCCAACTGGTGCTTACACTACTGCTACTTTGGTTACTGCTGCTCAAACAGCCAACGCCACAGGCGGTGTAAACATTGGTATCCCAACTGCCAACGTTAGCGCAACTGCAAGTTTCACTAACCTGTAATCAGTTTAGTTCTAACCCAACCCTGGACGTAAAAAATCCAGGGTTTCTTTTTGGCGTTAAATATGCACATAATGAAAGTCTTGTGCCGCACCCTTTTTGATTGTACCTATACTGGTGTCACAGGACATTTCCGTGCCCAACAACTGCCTTATACCACCAAAGGTGGACTACATCTAGAAACTGTAGAAGACTGGAATCGAGCCAGAAACCAACAGCGCAACTGGGAAAGTCTAGTACAAATTATCAGTCTACGAACTCAACCTATGAATGTAGTGCTGCCAAAGAAACAAAAAGACGGTTGGCATTTTGAGTTTGAAGTAGAAGCCGAAGGGGTACTCAGCAGCGATGCTGGCAGCGATGATCTAGCAGGACTCATAAGCGATTGTGAGGGCGTACCCATGGTCACCGGCCTGGATGAAGCAGAAGTTATAACTGCTACACTGCATGCTCAAGGCACCAATCAAAACATTTGGTTTACTGCCATAAATACGTCATTGGAGCCTGACCATGGTTGACACCACTGACATTGAAAAGAAAAGTCTCGAAGCCCACGTTGAGTTATGTGCTGAACGTTACCGCATGCTGGAACTCAAGGTGGAGACTGTGGAAAAAGAAATATCTGAAGTCAAATACATGGTGACCGAAGTGCATGGCATTGTGCGAAAAATGGGCGAAAAACGCAACGACCAACTGATCGCCTGGGGCATAGGTATTATTGGTGCGCTGTTGGGTGTTGTGGGTTGGCTGGCCACTCACTATGTAAAAACACTATGACCCGTGATCAAAAACTAGAACGCTTTGCCGAGCGTGAGCTCAAACGTGTGTACACTGAACTCATCATAGATGATGAACATGGTGGATATGTGGCATTTGGCCGCTATCATTTGCGCCCCGAACACTCAGGCTTTGCTGTGTATCACAGCGATGATCTTGTGAGCACGTTTAGTAGTAAAAAAACAGCCATGTCATGGTGTGTTGCTGATCATTTGCAACAGTATCGACTGGCGCAAAATATTCGAATATTAGACAACAAAAAACAGTCACTCACTGCTGACATCCATTGCCGTCGTGGGCAAGCAGATCGTAGCAACAGACCCGAATTTCGTGAAATGGTGCGCACCAAACTCGCACCCAAAATTGAAAACCTTATCCTGCTGAATCAAGAACTTGAAAAATGTTTAAATTCGGCTAAATATCTACAACTAAGAGGATTTGCCAAATGAAATTAAACGAACTGGCCACACCAAAAAAGAGCCGCCAAGTATCCAAAGTATTCGAAAGTTATTTTGGTACAAAAATGCCTGTGAACCGACTCACAGTGCGTGAAGCACAGGCCATGCTGAAACGTGTGCGTGGTGTTATTGCCGAACATCAGCGTAGTACAACTCGTCACACCAGTGAGCGTAACCCTGCTTACTTGAAATTGGTAATGATGGAACAAGCACTGGCACATCGTATAAGTGAAGAACAGGTTCCAATTCCGCCTACTTCATCTAGTACTAATACCAATCCCAGCACCAGTACTGCTACCACACCTCCTCCAACAGGCAGCCAAGGCACTGTAGACATTAAAGATCCTAAGATGGCTCAGGCATTAAAGAAAAGCGCATCCGGACAAACTCTTACACCAGACGAACAAAAAATGGTAGCCGGTCAAGCAATGATGGCCGCTGAAAGCCGTTTGCGTAGAGCGTATCAATTCTTGAAAGAATCAGAAGTGCAACAGGCTCAAGTTGTGTTGGCTGCACAAGACATGGTAGACAAAATGCAAAGCATGTTGGAAGACACAACAGAAATGCAATTCAAAGAACTGCCTGCACTAGTTGATTCAATCCGCAATCAAATTGGCATGGAACAAGCCACACAGTTTAACACTGATGTCACTGGTGCATTGCAAGGCCTTGTACAAAACCTTCAAGGCGCCAAGCAACAGTTAGAAACAGCATTGGGCGTGGTAACTGGTCAACCAGCTGCATTGGACACCAGTATGGCAGCCAGTGGCATGCCAGGCGCAGTTCCTCCCCCAGGTCCTGAATTAGGTGCCGACGAAATGGCTGGCATGGCCGCAGGTGAAGTTGACGGTGGAGTGCCTCCTGTGGGTGCTGACCTTGAAACCGGCGCACCTGCACCCAAAGCAGCATTGGGCCGAGCACGTAGATAATGAGAATCGACGAAGTCGAATCAGAAAAACCACTGGATCCAAATAAATTAATGGGTTTGGTGGATTTTCTTTCAGGCCGTGCTGACGATGAAAATGCACAAAAGCAAATCAGTACTGCCGCCTTTATATCCGCTGCTCGTAGTTTGGGATTTCCAGTCAGCGAAAAAAACATTGTTAGCATAGTGAGTCAGCCTCCGTTGGATGCAGTGTTAGAACCCATGGATCCACAAAATCCCAAAGTAATCAAATACAAAGGTGCAGCACCTGATTTACCAACCAAAATGCCTGTAAACAAAGCACAAGACATTGTGGCGTCGGCAGCCAAATCCGCTATGCAACGCGGAAAAAACAAATAACCATTTTTCATTGACACATATCAGTAAATACGCTATAATAAGCGGGAGAACATCACATGGCCTATTCAGAAAAAGTAATTGATCACTATGAAAATCCACGCAATGTGGGCAAGTTTGAAATTGACGACACAATTGGCACAGGCATGGTGGGCGCACCTGCCTGTGGCGACGTAATGAAATTGCAAATCAAAGTTGAAGATGGAATTATAACAGATGCCAGGTTCAAAACATACGGATGCGGAAGTGCGATTGCCTCATCCTCTCTTGTTACCGAGTGGGTTAAAGGACGAACGCTTGACCAAGCAGCAGCTCTTAAAAATTCAGAGATTGCTCAGGAACTCGCACTGCCACCAGTCAAGATTCATTGTTCTATTCTTGCTGAAGATGCTATACGAGCAGCCGTAGAAGACTACAGAAAAAAACATGCTGATACCCTTTCAGCAACATAAAAAATTAAAAATATTATTTTATCATGCTGGCGGTCACACAGCCTGGCTGTATCCGGCCGCACTTCAGTTAAAAACATACATTGATTTATTTTATTCTGATATCTCCAATCATTTGGATTGGTTGATACCGTTGCAACAAGAAGTCACGGACGAAGAGCTGATACAACATATCAATCAAACTGATGCAGACATATTATGTACCAGTCATTATCTTTGGAATCATGCATTTTTAACTCGGCAAATAGCCGCAGTCAAATCTCGATGTAAAAATACATTGAAAATAATTGCAGGTGGTCCAAGTATTGATGTAAACAACAATACAGAATTTTTTGATCAATATCCCAGTATTGATTATGCAGTGTACGGTGCAGGTGAACAAGCATTTGCAGACATTGTAAATCACTTGGTGTTTCAAACACCATTGATTGCGTTCAACACTTCTAACTGCGGTTGGAAAAATCACAACACTGGTAAAACCATTGTGGCTGACTACAAGTTTGTAAAAATGATAGAAACCAGTCCGTTTGTACATAATCGAGACTTGTTCACAGCCATGGTCGCTGATGCCAAGAAAAAACATGCACCGGTATGGCTTCCATATACTCTTACCAGGGGGTGTCCATATTCGTGTACATTTTGTGATTGGAACAGTGGACTTGGCAACAAAGTGTCAAGAAGAAAAAACACATATCAGCAAGAAATTGATTTGTTCCAACAACTGGGAGTCACAAACATATATTTGTCAGATGCCAATGTTGGACAGTACACAGAAGATGTTGAAATGATTGAATATTTTGCAGAAAAAAATATCAAAGAAAATGCAGGGTTTCATGTTGGTGGGAATTTTAGTAAACTCAAAAAAGAAAACAATCTAAAAATATTCAATGTCATGGCACAAGGTCGTTTGGTCAATAAAACTTTGAATTTTTCAGTGCAGGATATCAACAAGCAGGTATTAGACAACATTGATCGTCCTGATGTTGGGTGGGATGTGCATGTTGCCATGGCTGACGAATTACGCAATCGATATCCGCATTTGATTGTCAAAGCACAATTGATCTATGGATTGCCAGGACAGACACCTGCATCTTGGCGGCAAACTCTTGATCAAGTAACACAACAAAAGATTTTGCCTGTGATTTTTTTAAACGAGCCATTGCCTGCCAGTCCAGCCATATACGATCCAGAATATCAACGTAAATTCCAGTACGAGTATGTTTATAGCAACAGAATGCTTGGTACTGTTTATTCAAGTAAAATTCCAAAAAAAAGCAATTCCTTTAGTCAACAAGATCTTGTGCAGATGAATTTGTTGTCTGCAATGTATCTGGCACTTAGTGCTATTAATTTTGCTTTGCACGAAAATCATGCTGAGTTATTAAACATTTCTTGTATTGTTGATAAATTTTTAACCAGTGACCATTACCAAGGTCTTTACAATAATCTTTATCATAACTGGACTGTAGAAAATAATTTTTACTATACAATCGACTTTTCTGGCAAGCCTGCACAGATTCCTGACTTGACGTTGGGATTGCATTTGGCCAAGGACCCGCATTTTTTAAAATATGTGTCAACTTTTCTTTCTGAAAATGAACGCCGTAAATTTTTAAAAATAGCAATTAAATCTGAGTTTCAAAAAATGATAGATGAAATCCACTCAGATGTTGATTAAATATTTTCTATGATAACCATAACTGATCAGGCTCGAAACAAAATTCAAAAATTAGTAACACTCAAAGGTTACGCTGGCATACGACTGGGTGTGAAAACCACAGGTTGCTCTGGACTGGCTTATGTGTTAGAATACGTTAAAGAATACATACCTGATGAAAGCACAATAAACTATGCTCAAAATGAGTTTTGTGTGCTGGTAGATAAAAAACATGATGTGTACTTGCGAGGTACGCAAGTAGACTATGTACGGCAAGGCCTCAACGAAGGTTTTGAATTTTCAAACCCCAATGAACGTGACCGCTGCGGCTGCGGAGAAAGTTTTAGAGTTTAACGTGTTAAACCCCAGATTTGATTACCAACCTGTTCCCCGTGTCACAATTGAAGGCAAGAGATATTATGCCACTCCTGATGGCAATAAACTGCCGTCGGTCACAACCATACTTGACAAGACCAAAAGTGAGGAAAGTAAAAAAGCACTACAAAACTGGCGTGCTAGAGTTGGTGCAGAACAAGCACAGGCCATTACCACAGAAGCAGCCAATCGCGGCACAAGAATGCACACGTATCTTGAGCAGTATGTCAAGGAGGGTGCAATCAAGGATCGTGGTACAAATCCTTTTAGTTGGGCAAGCCATGCCATGGCTCAAAAAGTCGTAGAGCATGGGTTGAAGAATGTGAATGAATTCTGGGGTATTGAAGTTCCGTTGTATTTCCCCCGGGTATATGCAGGTACTACAGATGGCGCGGGCATACACTTGAACGAAGAAGCCATCCTGGATTACAAACAAACCAACAAGCCCAAAAAACGTGAGTGGATTGATGACTACTTTGTGCAGTTGTGCGCCTATGCTGAAGCACACAATGAACTGCACGGTACAAAGATCAAAAAAGGTGTAGTTTTGATGTGTGTTAAACCCACGCTAGACGAACAAATGAACATGATCACACAGCCCGAATACCAAGAATTTGTGCTAGAGGGCCGGGAGTTTGAGAAGTATCGCGACTTGTGGTGGAAAAAGGTCGAACAGTATTACTTGCTAAATATGTGATACCTCAAGGAATCACACTGTGGCAATCGTACAAATATCAAGAATTACCGCCCGCAAGGGTCTACAAGAAGACTTACCTCAGCCCTTGGCTGGTGCTGAACTGGGCTGGGCAGTAGATGATCGTAGACTGTTTATTGGCAATGGTGCACTGGAAGAAGGTGCACCTGTCGTTGGTAACACTGAGATTTTGACTGAATTTTCAGACATCCTAAGTTTCGCTGGTCAATACACTTACAAAGGTGAAGCAGCAGGATACACTGCACAAACAGGTGCCACCCCTGGCAGTCCAATTTCACAGAGTGTACAAAGTAGACTGGACAGTTACGCAGTGGTCACGGACTTTGGTGCCATGGGTGATGGAGTCACAGATGACACCGCAGCCATCAATCGCGCACTGTATCAGTTGTTTTGTGTACAAAACAACGTTGCAGTTCGACGCAGTTTGTTTTTCCCTGCTGGAAACTACATAGTCACAGACACAATAAAAATTCCTCCTTACGCTAGACTATATGGAGAAGGCGCCAATAGTTCAATCATTAACTTTTCAGTACAGAATTGGGCGGCCAACACTGCTTATGCTCAAAGCACACTGGTTTATTATGTGCCTACTACTACCTATTATCGAAGCATTGTCCCAGTGCCTGCTACAGGTATTACAATTTCAAATGCGTTGTATTGGGCAGCCGAATCACTGCCAAGTTATGTGGTACAAACTGCTGACAGTTTGCAACAAACTGGCGTGAACATTGCTACCAATGGTGCTACGCCGCCTAAAAATATTGAAGTATCCAGTATGGCCATTGTGACTGATCAACTAAACAATGCACTGTTGGTTGAAAATGCGCAAGAATGTTCTTTTAGCAACATGGACTTTACTGGACCGTTGACTGTTGCTGACCTTACTACTTCTGTGGATGGCACAGTGGCAATTGATTGGTCTAGTACTGTGAGTTTACCATGCAAACAGATAAATTTTGACAACTGTAAATTCTCAGGATTTACCTATAGCATGAGCACTGAACAACAAATTCAAGGATCGGTAATAAGCAACGGGTATTTTGATACATTGTATCAAGGGGCAATTTTAGGTGGTGCCAGTCCCAGCAACGGTGGACCCACTGGTGTAAAATTCTTAGGCAATGTGTTTGACAACATCTATGAAGAAGGTATCTATATCAATGGTGTGAGTTTGAATGCCACTGGCTACAATATATTTTATAATGTGGGCAATCACTTCAACGGAACCACCAGTCCTGCATCCGCAGTGATCACAATTGATGCCATTAACAATATCAGTGTTGGTGATATGTTTCAACGTACCACTGCGTACAGTGGCACTTATCCTAGAATCAAAATTTTCAATGCTGCCACACAAACTGTTCCTGCCAGCATTGGGGTCGACAGTGCGGCACAAATTCAAATGGGCAGTTTTGTAAGAGAAACTGGCACACAAGCAACACTGAGTGCCGGCGCCACAGCCAGTACATTGTTCACCGTAAGTTCAGCTCAGATCAAAGCGTTTAGTATGGATTACACCATTGTTGTAGAAACATCAGTGAGAACAGGTACATTAACGGTGGTCAATGACGCTGATGACTCAGCCGGCGACGGATTGAGTTACACCGATGACTATGTTCAAAACTCAGACACTGATATTACGTTGGCGGTCACTGATGTTGGCAGCACAATGACGGTGTTGTACACATCCAGTGCCACTAGAGCCGCTGGCAAAATTTATTACAGTTTAACACACCTGGGTCGTAGTTATTAAAACACATGTGGCCTAGAGACTTCAGTGAGCGGCTGGAGAGTTGGACCGAGTTAAGACAACAATGTTCTACACTGGATCCAGAGCCTGCTCTATTCAAAATCAATGCCTGGTGGTTCCAAACTCCTTGGACTGCTTACCATTTGCACTGGGATGATCAAAAGGATTGGCCTGATCCTTGGCAATTATTGAGTGACAACATCTACTGCCCGGTTGCTAGAGGGCTGGGAATCATGTATACTATTGCTATGCTAGACCGTGCGGATATGCAGGATGCCTGCATGATTGAGTATCAAAGCGACAATTTAGTCCTTGTGGCTCAAGAGAAATATATACTGAATTGGGATCCTGATCAAGTCGTAAATATCAGCCTGGGACGATCAAAACCCAGGCGGCATGTCAGTCAAGAACAAGTAAAACAAAAAATTCGTTAGGATAAAATGAAAAGCATCACAGTTGTAAAGCGTAGTGGGCATAGAGAACCGCTCGCCTTGGAAAAATGGCAGGCACAAATTGCCAAAGTATGTGCAGGCATAGCAGACGTTAGCCAGAGCATGGTAGAAATCAAAGCACAGTTGCATTTTTATGATGGCATCAGTACCAAAGAAATTGACGGCATTACCTTACGTGCTATTGTGGATTTAATTGACGTAGAATCAAACCCAGATGTGGGGCATACCAATTACCAATATGTAGCAGGCAAGCAACGACTCAGTATGTTACGCAAAGATGTATATGGCTCATACGATCCTCCGCACTTGTATGAGATCGTGAAAACCAACGTGGCCACTGGCCTGTACACACCTGAATTACTGGAGTGGTACAGTGAGGACGACTGGAATCGCATGAACGACATGATTGACCATGACAAAGATGAGTCATACAGTTATGCCGCCGTGGAACAACTGATTGAAAAATATCTAGTAAAAAATCGTAGCACAGGACAAATATATGAAACTCCGCAAGTTAGATACATGGTGGCCGCGGCTACAGTCTTTCACAAAGAAGAGCCTAACACGGCTAGAATGCGTTATATCAAAGAATATTACACTGCCGCAAGTGATGGGCTTTTCACTTTGGCAACTCCTGTGCTTGCTGGTCTTGGTACTCCTACTAAGCAATTTAGCAGTTGCGTTCTTATCCGATCCGATGATGACCTCGATAGTATATTTGCCAGCGGTGAGATGATGGCCAAGTATGCCAGCAAACGTGCTGGCATTGGACTAGAGATAGGACGTTTGCGTCCGCTAGGTTCACCCATTCGCGGTGGCGAAATCATGCACACAGGTATGATTCCATTCCTTAAGAAGTGGTTTGGTGACCTACGCAGTTGTTCACAAGGAGGTATTAGAAATGCTTCGGCTACGGTTTTTTATCCCATATGGCATCTACAATTTGATGACCTTATCGTTCTTAAAAACAACCAAGGTACAGAAGAGACCCGGGTACGACACATGGATTATGGTGTCGTGTTATCTGCATTCTTCTGGCGCCGTTTTAAGAACAAGGAAAACATCACGTTCTTCGACCCCAATCAGGTACCTGACCTTTATGAAGCCTTCTATAAAGACACTGCCCTTTTCGAAACACTATATGTAAAATACGAAAAAGACAGCAGCCTGCGCAAGAAAACCATGGCTGCAGAAGAAGTGTTCAAGTCAGGCATTCTTAAAGAGCGCACTGACACTGGACGCATTTACTTGGTATTCATTGACAATGTAATGAACCAAGGTCCATTCAATCCTGAATATCATACCATTTACCAGAGTAACCTTTGCTGTGAAATACTTCTTCCTACTAAACCCTTTAAACGTCTGGATGACCGTGATGGTCGTATCGCTCTTTGCACACTGGGCTCAATCAACTGGGGTGCGTTCCGTAATCCAGAAGACATGCGTCGGGCTTGTCGCATACTTCAGCGTAGCCTGTGTAACATTCTTGATTATCAAGACTTTCTCTCCATCCAGTCTCAACTATCCAACGACGAGATCCAGCCCTTGGGCATTGGAATCACCAACCTTGCCTATTGGCATGCCAAACGCAGCCTCCGTTACGGAGAACGAGACGCCTTGGCTGAAGTCAAGACGTGGATGGAACATCAAGCCTACTACCTGACCGAAGCCACAGTTGAACTGGCTAAAGAACGTGGGCGTTGCAAGGACTCAGACAAAACACGATACGGACAAGGTGTGTTTCCTTGGGAACTACGTGCTGAAGGTGTGAACGAACTCACAGACTTCACACCTGATCCAGGTCTGGATTGGAATACCTTGCGTGGCAACATGCAAGCCTATGGTGTACGCAATGCCACGCTGATGGCAGTGGCGCCTGTAGAATCCAGCAGTGTTGTTATCAATTCAACCAATGGCATCGAAATGCCCATGAGTTTGATCTCAGTAAAAGAAAGCAAAGCCGGCAGCCTTACGCAAGTTGTGCCTGAGTATCACAGACTCAAGAACAAATATCAACTGATGTGGGCACAACAAGATTGCATTGGTTATTTGAAAACAGCCGCTGTGTTGGCAGCATACATTGACCAATCCATCTCAACCAACACATTTTACAATCCTGCACACTTTGCAGATCGCAAAGTACCTACCACACTGATTGCTAAAAATTTAATGCAAGCACACCACTGGGGTATCAAAACATTCTATTACAGCCTAATCAACAAACAAGGTGCCAAGGCTGCTAAAGAAGAAACACCACTAGAAGTCATAGACTTTGATGATGTAGAAGACTGCGAATCTTGTAAACTATAATCATGAAATTTTTAGATCGTGTTGATTTTGAAAATCACGATGGGGTATATCTCTCCATGTTAAATGACGTTGCCCGAAATCATTTTTATGACCAAATACTCACTGAAGTTTGTGATCAGCACTGTGTAGAGATTGGATTTGGTACTGGATTGTTGAGTATGTTGGCATTAAAACATGGAGCCCGTAGTATTGTGGCTTATGAGTCGGACCCTGATCGATATCAAATGGGTTGCGAAATACTTAAAATGATGAGATTAAAAAACAACCAAATTTTGTTGCTTAATCAACGTTATGATCATACTTGTATGAATCATGCCGATGTTGTGTTTACTGAAACAGTAGACAACAACATCTGGGGAGAAGGACTTTACAATAGTCTCCCCAGAAGTGTAGACAAGAAATTTTTGCCTGGACAATATTTTTTAGAAATTCACACAGCACCAGTATCAATAGAAGTTGCTGTTAAATTAATGCAAGCTCATGAAAAAAATCAATTTGCACCAGGGGTAGATGTTAACCCGCAGTTTGTATCTTGTATTAATCTTTTGTTATCAAAAAAATATCAAAAATCAATCAAAACAAAAGTTGAATTGCCTCAAGGAATCATTGAATTGTCATCACAAATAATCTACAAAGACTGGATAACAAATAAAACCTTTGCAGGAAGATATGTTGTTGATGCTAATGCAACTTTTGTAGACAATCCTGTTCGAGAACTTCAAGTAGAAACATTTGATCAACCAATATTGATTGTGCCCAGAGCAGGCATGCAACATGGCAGTCATATCCTTTATCTAGATTCGGGTCACTGGGGACTGCCATCAAGCCCTGCTGTAATAAACTTGCCAAACAGTAAGGTAACAATTTTGCATGATCTGCACACAGGAAAAATTTCATATACAACAAAGGAAAAAACATGAGCCAAGCACAATATAACCTAGCCACCAAAACTGATTACCTACATCGCAAGATGTTTTTGGATCCTGCAGGACCTGTCACAATCCAACGCTTTGAAGAAGTCAAGTACAACAAACTTGTCAAGTTCGAACAAGAAGCACGTGGATTCTTTTGGATCCCTGAAGAAGTGTCGCTTACCAAAGATGCTAACGACTTCAAAGATGCGTCAGACACTGTGAAGCACATCTTTACATCAAACTTGTTGCGTCAAACAGCACTAGACAGTTTGCAAGGTCGTGGCCCAGCACAGGTGTTTACTCCTGTTGTGGGTATCCCCGAACTGGAAGCATTGATGTACAACTGGAGTTTCTTTGAAACCAACATCCACAGTCGTTCATACAGTCACATCATTCGCAACATCTACAATGTGCCCAAGGATGTGTTCAACACCATTCATGACACACAAGAGATTGTGGACATGGCATCAAGTGTGGGCCGGTACTACGACGAATTACACAGAATAAATTGCCATAAAGAACTTAGCAGTGAAATGACAGGCATGGTTCGTGAAGAAAAACATATCAAGGCAATTTGGTTGGCACTCAATGCCAGTTATGCACTAGAGGCATTCCGCTTCATGGTATCATTTGCCACAAGCCTGGCCATGGTAGAGAACCGTATCTTTATTGGCAACGGCAACATCATCAGCCTGATCTTGCAAGATGAAATCCTGCACAAGGACTGGACTGCTTGGATGATCAATCAAGTGGTCAAGGAAGATTCTCGATTTGCTGCTGCCAAGGCCGAATGCGAAGCCGAAGTGTACCAAATGTACTTGGATGTAATACGTGAAGAAAAAGCCTGGGCAGACTACCTGTTCAAGCTAGGTCCTGTAATTGGACTCAATGCACCGATTCTCAAAGACTTTGTGGACTACACAGCAGTGGGCGCACTCAAAGAAATTGGTATCAAGTACCTGGAGCCTGCACCGCGTAGCACACCAATTCCTTGGTTTATGAAGCACGTGGACACGTCAAAGAAACAAACTGCACTGCAAGAGAATGAATCAACTAACTATGTTATCGGCGTCATGAGTGATCAACTGGACTACGACGAATTACCCAATTTATAAAAGGAAAAATATGTACAAACCCAATACTGCAATAAGAGATTCTGAAGACTTTCAGAACATTCGCAACGTGATGCAAAAGTTTGAACGCATTGAAGAAAAGAATCGCTGTCTGCGAGTGCAATTTTTAGACTGGTTGTCAGTGAAAATGCACGCCTGGGCAGATGGTGTCAAAGCCATGTCAGATCGAATTGATTCACCATGTGTTATTAAAATAGAACCCAAAAGGAAAACCAAATGAAAGCCATAGTATGGTCCAAAGACCAATGCGCCTTCTGCGAACAAGCCAAGGGCTTGTTGGAAATGAAAGGCATCGAATATGAAGTACGCAATATCTCACAAGATTGGACACGTGAACAATTGTTGGAGTCAGTGCCCACTGCACGATCAGTACCACAGATATTCTTAGATGACGAGTATGTGGGCGGATTTCAGGAACTGCGCCAAAGGTTGATGTAATGCCACAATTCACATCTGATTGGTTCAGCAATGCACTGGTCAATTTTGATTACATCTCCAACTACTTACAAAAACAAAAAACAGTTGATAGCATACTAGAAATAGGCAGCCATGAAGGCCGCAGTACCTGCTGGATGTTGCAAAACATGTTGGCAGACACAGGCACAATTACCTGTATTGATCCATTTGCTGATCGTCCTGTGACAGCATTTGCACTGGATTCAATTCCCGAAGATCGCAGCATTGAACAAATTTTTCGTGCCAACACAGCAGAAGTTAAAAAGCCTGGACAAACTGTAGAAGTGCATGCCAACATGAGTTTTCCGGCACTGGCACAACTTATTGTGGATCAACGTCAATATGACTTTGTCTATGTGGACGGCAGCCACAACGCAGATGATGCCTTGGCAGATGCTGTGATGTGTTTTGGTTTGTTGCGCCCAGGCGGTGTGATGTTGTTTGACGACTACCTGTGGGAAGATGATCAGCACTATTTGGGTCGTTGCAAACAAAGTATTGATGCCTTTGTGAACATGTTTTATCACAGGCTCAAGTTAGGGTTGGTAAATTATCAGTTGGCAATAGTTAAAAAGGAACTAGAATGAAAGTCGAAGCAGGAAAAACATACACCATGCGCATGGGCTATGGTGAAGAGATTGTGGCAAAAATTGTTGAAGTCTGGGGCGAACAATATGTATTGAGCAAGCCTGTGGCAGTGGTGCCCGGACAGCAAGGCATACAGTTGATGAACTCGCTGTTTACCGCAGACCCTGAGGAAAACGTCACGGTAAATATATCTAGTATAGCAATGATTGCCCCTGTGCGTGAAGATGTTGGGGACAGTTATTTGGAAGCCACAACAGGCATCAAGCCTGTGCGCAGTAAAATCTTAATGGGATAACATGCCAGCAGTACAACGACAAGGTGATCCAAACGGTGCAGGTGGAGTCAACACTTCCGGTGTGGCTTCTGTGCGTGTGAATGGTCGTCCCATTGTCATACCCGGTATTTCAGTCACTCCACATCCCTGTTGTGGACAACCTGGCTGTGGTATACACTGTTCAGCAGTGACCGCAGGAGGGTCGGGCACAGTACGTGCTGGTGGAAACCCAGTCATACGTGATGGTGATAGTGATACTTGTGGACACAGTCGTGTGGCAGGTTCTAGCACAGTGAGAGCAGCATAATGGCAGAATCAACAGCAACACCTTTACAACTCACAGCAGGTGTGGGATTTTATTCAGGCAATGCCATCACTGCCAACACCCAGTTGGCCAACAGTATAGCCAGTTACAATGCTCTTGCACCTATAGCCAATTTAATCTACACCATTGGGCAAGCCACAAGCAATGTGGGACTCAGCATCAGTGCAGGTACAATTGCCAATCTCAAGAGTCTAGGCGCTAATGTTGCAGGCAACTATTGTCCTGCCCTAGGCGATTCAGTGCCTAGCAATGTATCGTGGACTGTGGGCAACGCAGGCTATGCCACTAGCATAACCACAGCAGCCAGTACCTATTTGGGGTCAGGAGATTTTGGTAAATTTGCACAGGCATTTGGTGCCGCACAAGGGTATATTAGCCTCACAAATAACGTCATCAATAGTGCAGTCAATGTCAACAGCACAGACTATCTTGGTCCCACATTCTCTAACATGAATAATTTGATCACAGGCGACATAGCACAGGTTAATTTAGCATTTCCTGCATTTGGTGCCGACTTGGCCAAAATTGGATGTGCAATCAAATTTTCTAGATCAGAACTGATTGGTACTCCTTCGGGATTGCTGCAGAATTTAGCCGAATGTGGTAATATATTAAATGGCTCAACACCTTGTGTGACTGTTGCATTAAAAGCAGAAGGATTGACAGATCAAAATATTTCAGATCTAGTAAACAACAATGTACAAAATTTGTTTAATCCTGATGGACTCAGTCAGAATCAATTTAACACACTGCAAAAACGTGCGTATCCTGCACTGGTCAATGTAACAGGAACGTGTTTGCAAGATGTGTTAAACATATTGGATTGTACATTGCCCAACATAGAAACCATGGCAGACTTGTTGAATCCTGCAAAACTATTTCCCACCAGTTTTAGCAGTTTGACACTGCCCACTCCTAACGGTCCTGTGTTGATATACGATACCAACGGTGCAGTGAATTCTGTTATAACACCTATATTGAATTCAGGATCTATAACTCCCACAGGTTGTGACGAATTGGCTAAGATTATTCCCCCAGCCAATGCTGCCGCAAGTCGTGCATTGCAAATTTCATTTCAGCAGATCAAAGGCATCTCAGGGGTAACCACACAACAACTGGCAGCAATACTACAATGACCACACTAGCACAAACAGCAGCCGAAACGGCAGCATATTCACAACGACTAGGCACACTCAAAGGACTGGATTTAGTAGCCAATACTACTACACCTGTACCTGCCGCAGTGGCAACATATTATGCCACCAACTTGGCCAAAGGGTCAGGTCCTAATGGCACTTATTTGACCACAGACTTTTTTGGTTCGGCAGCCGGCATTCCTTATAATACTGACTTGACTTCTGTGACTTCAATAATCACAGCACAACTGGCTGCTGGTACACTGACCGCACTCAACACAATATATTCACAAATGGTCAGTGTTGTAACCAGTGCCTACGGAACTCCGCCTGCAATTACAATTCCGTCAGGTCCTGCCGCCGGCTTGTATGCCACATATGATTCAGCATTGACAGCATTGATCACTGCCGCGGATGCTGCCATTGGCACGGCCATCACTGCCATGGGAACGGCCACCACTACCTTGAATACTGCCTGGACTGAAATGACCAAGCACAGTGCCAACGAAGCCACGTTCCAAACTCAAGCAAGTATCAACTACGCCACGCTGACCTCTGGTGCCCAACTTCCCATCACTGCTTTTATTCCTGCATTGGCCGGTTACGGACAAGAAACACAGGAAGGCATGGCAGCACAGTTTTTGGAAAGCATTGCCAACACTGCCAACCAGTACGGTCAGGCCATGGTGGGTGCGCTACGCGAAGGTCGCAACACTGCTGGTATCAATGCCATTGGTTTAAAAGCAGATAATGATGTGCCTCAGTTGCCCAATGCAGTGCCACCACAGGCCGCACTGAGCGGCAGTGAATACACACCCGCAGAAGCACGGGCACTGGTGTAAAAAGTAGTACTTTTGTAGTACTTGACCAAAAATTGCCCTTGTGCTATAATACAGCATGAACAGGGTAAATCAATTTAAACACAAAGTATTACTGGCATACTATCGTACTAAGTTTACGGTAGCAGAATTGCTGGTGATTGCAGTGTTCACAATTTGGTTGACCAAAAATTCCGTTTTGTATATAATAGAGTTATTGTAGTAAAAAGGAGTTCAAGATGTTTTACATTGTCGCAAGAGGAACTGGACTTATTGTAACAGATGGTCCCAACAGAACCCGTGCTTACAAAACTTTCGGTGCCGCCCGCGCCACACGAACACGCCTGTGCCGCAAAGCAGGTTGGTCAGCGGATGAACTCAGCATCGTGGACACCAAGCACTACAAACCCAAGATGGTCACACGTACCAATCTCATGACAGGGCAAGAGTATGAAGAGGATGTTAACACCCCCAACTTTTGCTCACCCGCCAGCGAATCTTTTTGGAGCATGTAATCATGGAACAACTCACTCAAATTCAACAAATCAATTCAGCAATCATGTTTGGTAGTTTTACTGACACTGAACTCAGTAGCATACTCAGTGCCGTGCAGTATGCCAAGGCTCAACTTCGCAAAGAAAAAATTCGTAGTTTCACCAAAGGTGACACAGTGAAGTTTCACAGCACCAAACGTGGCATCACTGTGACAGGTACTGTGACCAAGGTTGCCATCAAGTATGTCACAGTCAAAGACGGTGCCATGCTGTGGCGTGTGCCAGCCAACATGCTGGAGGCCGCATAATGAATGAATGGATATTGATCATTGCCTTTATCAGCCCTGGTGGCAATTTCATAGACAAGGTGCCCGTGACCATGCCCACTAAGACTGCTTGTGAACGTGCAATCAAAAACTTGCCTAAAAAAGGCGAGCACCCAATGGGGGTACAGTACCGAGGCCTGTGTGTTACACAAGCACATTGGAATGGTACTGAGCCAATGAAAAATGTTCCACTTGACTAAGGACTCAAAATGACATTCCGACGCTGGTGTCAAATCATGTGGCAAGAGCATTGTGATGAAATCATGACATGGACAGGCAACAACCCCCAGTACCTGTCAAAACAATATTTTGAAACATACAAATGGTGGCTCCGCAGAGAGTACCGAGCAAGAGGAGTAAAGCAATGAAACGTTTTAGAGATCCTAAATTTTTTGAAGCATTTTTGATATTTTTTATCATCCAACCTTTGCTGTTCTTTTACTGTATGTTTGTGTTTTTCTACGCAGTGTATCAAAGTATTTGGGGGTGATATGGGACTAGACATGTACGCATACGTGGCCGCCCGGGCAGGCCAGCAAGATGAATTTTACGAAGGTGCCGAGTATGATGCAGACTCAGGCGAATTTGTAAATCCTGCTGTCAACAAACCGCGTCAAATTTGTTATTGGCGCAAACATCCCAACTTGCATGGCTGGATGGAACGCCTGTGGAATCAACGCAATGGCGGTGATAATGATGCTAACAACTTCAACGGCATTGAACTAGAACTCACTGCTGAAGATTTAGACAACTTGGAATATGACGTGCAAAACGATCGACTGCCGGCAACGTCAGGATTCTTTTTTGGCGATGGTGCAGACGATTACTATAAACCCAGTGATCTAAAATTTATTCAAGAAGCGCGGGCAGAACTGTTCTTTGGGCTAAAGGTGTTTTACAACTCAAGCTGGTGAGTACCAATAAGTATCTAATGTTTGATAAAAAGATTTTATGTCTTGGAAACAATGATGAGGACACCGATACCAGGACATCACAACTGGCTGAACAAAACAACACAATTAATCACGGATTATTTGCCGACCCTCTTTTTGTTCCTACTAATTTTGGATTTTATCATACTTCGATCTTAGATCTTTCATTTGGTGAAATAATTGATGTTGCAAAATACTTTGATCAGATTATCTTTTTTGATCAACCAGTAGCACAATGGTCACACTGGAAACCCATGTTGTCTTCTTACAAGGTTATGTTGCAATTAGACAGCATGGGTTACAATACCTTGTACAAAGATAATGTTAACATTGAAAAATACACAATGTTTTATTCAATGTTAGAACAAAATAAAAGTTTTTGCATATACCCTTGGATAAACATAGTAGAAGAGAATGGAGATTTAAATCTTTGTGCTCGTAGTCGTAAAAAAGTTACAACGATTAAACAATTAAAAAACTGGCAGACTGATCCCGAATTTACTAGTATAAGACAAAAAATGTTGGCCGGAGAAACTTTGCCAGATCATTGTGCTTACTGCTACAATCTTGAACGACAAGGTGTAGAAAGTTACAGACAGTTTGAAACAAAAGAATGGATCAGCAAACTGGACATTACCAGTGTAGACGACTTAAATCACATTGACAAACCTTATTATTATGAAGTGCGACTCAGTAACAAATGTAACTTGCAATGTCGTGGATGCAATCCTGCTTACAGTCATTTGATAGGCGAAGAGTTTATAAAACACAATATTGTCCACCCAGCACCATGGAAATTTAATTCTTATCGATATTCTGATCTAGGAATGGTAGACATTGACAAACTAGACAGTCGTACTAGAGTTTACTTGACAGGGGGCGAACCGTCTATCATGGCCGAAGTATTGCAGTTTATGAAAACTTGTATCGATAATAATCGGGTGGATTTTGACTTTACTCTTGGTACCAATGCTTTCAAGTTTAGTGCCAAATTTTTTGAATTGTGCAGTCATTTTACTAATATGAATTTTTCAGTAAGCATAGATGGAGTTGGAAAAGTAAATGATTATTGGAGATGGGGCAGTGACTGGGAGACTATCATCAGCAACATTCGTAGACTACAAGATCAAGGACACACCGTTAGTATAAATTGTGTACCTGGTATCTACAATGTCGCTAATTTGCATCTATTGTATGAATTCTTAGACAGAGAGTTCCCGCAAGTTGGCATTTACTTGCAAATAAATCAAATTGCATTTATGTCGCCTTACAATCACCCCAACGTTGATTTAGTAATTGAATCAATGCGCAGATGTCAACAGACCAAAACTTATTACACAGATGGCAAAAGTAACCGAACCACAATTGATTCTTTATTAGCATATTATGTTAATAACCCGGTTGTAGATTTACAAAATCTCAAATTATTTTTTGAATACAACGATCAGTTAGACCGCGCCCGAAATGTTCATTTAGGGGACTATATACCCGAATTGGAAGCCTGTAGAAAACTCATTGACCAATAATTCCCAAAGTGTTATAATATAGATATGTTGCAACAATTCAAGGGCATGTAAATATATGAATGACATTGATTTCACACAAAAACAATTCAACGGTGTATCTGTGGCAGCCGATTGGATAAGAGATCTTGAAGCTTCAGATAGTCGTTTGCACAAAGAACGAGTGATTGAAAAAGCCTTGATGGCAGCCAAATTGGGCAGTGCCAATGCGCAGTGTTTCTTATTCAACTGCTATCAAGCCTACAATCCTTTCTATACATTTCATGTGAAACAAGTGCCTGAGAGTTCGGGCATCGAACATGCACCCAACCCTTGGCCTGTGTTTTGGGGCTTGCTGGAAGGACTGCGCACACGATCATTCTCTGGACATCGTGCCCGAGATGCTATTGTGGAATGCATGAAGCAGTTTGATAGTTTGGAATGGAACAATCTCTGCAGACGTGTGCTGATCAAAGACCTGCGCTGTGGTATCAGTGAGAAAACACTGAACAAGGTGCTGGGTAAAACAGAGTGGAAGATTCCTGTGTTTACTTGTCAGCTGGCGCAAGACTCAACAGACCAACCCAAAAAATTAAAAGGCATCAAACGCTTGGAATGCAAGTTGGATGGTGTGCGTGTGTTGGCAGTAGTGCAAGGCACCAGCGTTACACTGTACAGTCGCAATGGCAAAGAGTTTGAAAACTTTCCGCAGATTGCTCAAGCCATAGAAGACAATCGCAAGGCATTTTTTCAAATTCCACATGGCGGTCGTTTTGTATTGGACGGTGAAATTGTGGGAGAGAGTTTTCAGAAGTTGATGAAACAAGCACATCGCAAATCGGATGCTGTCACCGACGGTATGGTGTACCATGTGTTTGACATCATACCGTTTGACAGTTTTTTGGAAGGCCACTACAATGCACAACAATACAAACGCATTGAGATGTTGGAACGTTTGCGTCCCTTGTTGCCCGCAGACGGTCCCATCCAAATCATGAACGGCTTAGAAGTGGACCTGGACACAGCCGAAGGACATGACATCATGCAACGCTATGCTGAGGCCGCTGTGGAAGGTGGTTTTGAAGGCATCATGATCAAGAGCATGGATGCCCCATACTTGTGCAAACGTACCGATTACTGGATGAAATGGAAACCCACGATCACAGTTGATCTCAACATTGTGGGCTTTGAAGAAGGCACAGGTCGCAATGCCAACCGGCTGGGTGCTATAATCTGCGAAGGAGATGACAATGGAAGACATATCCGTGTTAATGTTGGTAGTGGCCTGTCTGATAGCGATAGGGATGAGTATTGGCACAGTCGGGATCTTCTTCTTGGGCACTTGGTTGAAGTGCAGGCTGACGCAGTTACTCAAAACCAAGACGGATCATACAGTTTGAGATTTCCAAGATTTTTGCGTTTCAGAGATTTTGAAGCCGGAGAAAAAGTTTGAAGTATTTTGCATATGGAATGAACACCAATTTGGATGAAATGGCTGCCCGATGTCCGGGCGCTGTTTGTCTGGGCCCAGCATGGATCAATGACTATGCCCTGGTGTTCCGCTATTTTGCAGACATTGAACCCTCGCCTGGCAACTGGTGTGATGGTGTGCTGTGGGAAATCACAGATGACAACTTGGCAGCACTAGATCGACTGGAAGGTTATCCTTGGCACTACACACGTTTCACGGTTGTTGTGCATACTGACCGCGGAGCAGACACTGCATTGGTGTATCAAATGACAGACCAGTCCTATGAACAGTCACCCAGCGGCCACTATTACAACATGGTAGCAGAAGGCTATGAGCAGAACAGTGTGCCCACAGATCAACTTGTTGCAACATTGGAACTACAATGATCAATTTAAAATTTGCAATTGAGTATCCTTTGACCAGGGTGTCATTCAACCACATTTTCAATCGTGTTTGGAGTACGCCATTCAAACACAAATATCTTGAATTGGAAGTATTTCAAGACTGTGAAAATCTATTGCATTTTAATTTTGATTGGAAAACTAGATGCGACCATGCAGGCGTTAGATTAGAATTGGGGGTATTTGGCTACGAGGTTGAATTACACTTCTACGATACCCGCCATTGGAACTACACCACTAACACTTGGGAGACACCGGATGGACACTGATATGAAATGGTATGCGATTGTGATGATTGTTATTATTGGTGCACCATTAGCAGGCATGGCTCTTAAAGAGTACCAAGACAGCCAATGCCGCATTGAAGCCATTCGTGCCAACATGGAAGCAGACAAAATCGCACAAGTATGTAAATAATGGAAATGCTGTGACTGAGCAATATAACACATCAGGGAGATTGTATACATTTGGGTGTAGCATGACCCAATATCGCTGGCCTACTTGGGCAGACATTATTGGAACATGTTGGAACGAATTTGAAAATTGGGGACGAACTGGCGCAGGCAATCAATATATTTTTAATTCTGTAATAGAATGTGATGCCAGAAATAATTTTAACAGCAACGATACAATATTAATAATGTGGAGCGGCATAGCACGAATTGATTATTATCAATTCAATGCATGGGGGCATATAGTTTCAAGATTTCCAGACAAAAACAATCCAGATTACCCAGTTTGTTGTCCCGACGGCTACGAAATTTTAAATTTTGCGTATATGCGGGCGATTGAAGAATTTCTAAAATCTAAAAAAGTTACGTTTAAGATGATGTCTTGGCACCCATACAAATCCTCATCCGACGCATACAATTTATATTCAAACACCATTAACAATATTGATGTAATATACTTTGATAAAAAACCAGTATTTGTTAAAAATGACCAAATGGTAGATGTATTGACAAAAGAATTGTATGATAGGTTGTATGGCCCTGATTGGCCATCGTTGCGCGACATACAAAATAATTCGTATAATACTACCCCAGAAATTCAAATTGAAATAAACGAATTTTTAGAATTATTAAAACAAGACAAAAGATTAAACATTCTCAACAATGAAGGCGATTCGCACCCAACACCATTGTCGCATCTCAAAGCCACTCAAAACACTTTTAAAAATTTAACTATTTCAGACAGCACTGTTGACTGGATAAAAAATATTAATCACGAATTACTGAATGGCAATACAATAAGTTTTAACAAACACATTCCAAAACATAGATTATGACCAAGAAAATCTTTTATGAAAAGGTTGGGAGAAAATATGTACCTGTGCATGAGTATGATGAGTACCTCATGGATGGCCTACCTTATGGCAATCATTTGATCATGTGCTACCCTGGCGGAAAGAGCACACGCTATAATATTGATCCTGCCCTGGCACCCATGATAGCGGCCGGACGTGTGGCTGAAGACAACATGAGTGAGGCTGTGCGTGATGCCAGTGCCATGCGTCCACGCCAGCATCCACTTACCCAAAAACAACAACAGGCTTGGCAACGGTTGAACAAGGCCCTGGGCGATGACGTCTACACCATTGAAATTGCCAGTGCCAGAGAAATTGTTGATGCTGGCATCAAGGCCATGCAAAAGGAAGCCCAGCAATTATTAACCAATCCTGCTGTGAAACTGGCCTACGAGCAGTTTCTCCTTGTGTGCGAATTAACTAAAAAACAAGTTGACAACGCCTAGCAGTCGCAGTATAATCACTGTGCATGACCAGGGAGGTGGGTTGTTTAATGGGCACTGTAGGAATAGATCTGTAACCGGTCCTGCCGTGCGCCGTGGCATCAGAAACGTAAATCCCGTAGGATGAGACACTGGCTAGATCTGGCAACAGATCAAAACACTGGCTGGTACCCAGTGGAGTATGCCTTGTAGATAAAAACAGTGAGAAGGATAGCAATGTCTGTTGAAATTGAAACCTCTGCGTCGAGCACGTTTGAATCCCTTGACTCTCTTAGATCAACGCCCTTGGTCATGCACCGTATTCAGGTTGAGTTGCGTGATATCAAAGTCTGGTATGCAGTAATACGTGAACTCAATCAGGCCTTTGGTGTCAACAACTGGAAGGGTCAAAATCATGTTCGACGTCGCCTGGAAGACCTGATCTGGAACGACAGCAAAACTCTCTGGGTTTGGTTTGATGTTCCAGATGAGAAGATTGCCACCTGGTTGGCCGTTAAACTAGCCGTCACAGTTCGTGTACCACCCAATAAATAAATCTATGTTCCTCAGTTATTTTACACTATTAACCGCTCTTTCATTGAGCGTGGTCGCGGCCTGGTACAGTATACTGGGCCTTACTGCTATTTTTGCATCAGCAGTGATTCCCATCATCATCATGGGATCAATTCTGGAAGTGGCCAAGGTCACTGTCACAGTATGGCTGCACGAATATTGGCCACGGTGCCGACTGCTGATGAAGATATATCTTGTGCCGGCTGTGGGCATGCTCATGGTGATCACCTCAATGGGCATCTTTGGTTTCCTATCAAAGGCACACAGTGATCAAAATTTAATCAGCGGCGATGTAATAAGCCGAATTGCAATATATGATGAAAAGATCAAGACCCAGAAGGACAATATTGAAGCGAACCGTCGGGCACTTAAACAGATGGATGAGGGAGTGGACTCGGTATTGGGTCGCTCAACAGATGAAAAAGGTGCCGACAAAGCTGTGGCTCTCAGAAAAGCCCAGCAGAAAGAGCGTGGTAGACTTCAAAGTGAAATACTACAGTCGCAGAAGTCCATTGCGGAACTTAACGATGCCCGTGCGCCTATTGCCGCCGAGGTACGTAAAGTCGAAGCAGAAGTTGGGCCAATTAAGTATATTGCGGCGTTCATCTACGGCGACAACCCGGACGCCAACTTACTAGAACGTGCTGTGCGTTGGGTGATCATCATACTTGTGGTGGTGTTTGATCCACTAGCCATCATGATGGTGTTGGCCGCCACAGAGAGTTTGAAATGGGAACGTGAACGCAGATTGCAACCTGCCTATGAACCCGACGATGGTCCACTGACTGAAGAGCAAATTGACCAACTGCGTGAGATGGCGGAATCAGAATTGCCCCAAGGCGAAACAGTGACCACCAGTCACCTATTTGATGAAGAATCAACGGATCCACACCCACCTGGTTGGATGTACGGTGATTTGAAATCGCATCCACTGAATGAACAAGAAGTTGAAGAGGTTGTAGAAGAGTTTGATCGTGCTAGACATGCATACTTAGATGGATTTGACCATTTCAAAGATCTCAAACCTGTTGTGGCGCCCAAAAATGACATTGAACCTGTGGTGTTTAATCCAGAATATTTAAATGCACTGGCACAAGAGTCTGAATCAGATGACCATGATGATCCCAGAATACGAGCTGCCATCAAACAATGGAAGAGTGAAAATCCAGATCGTACCATCAAAGAAGAACGTGCCAAACTTGCTCGTGGAAAAATTGATCAATTGCCTTGGATGAGTTTGATAGCAGACAATGATCTAGGCAGAGAACCCACATCAGGATTTGGTATTGTTTTCCCAGCCAATCCAGTCAAAGGCGACACATTCATGCGTGTTGATCGCATGCCCAATGTGCTGTACAAATTCAACGGGCATCACTGGATTATTACAGACAAAAATTTAACTGATAACTACACATATGATGATGCATATATTGAGCATTTGATTGCACAGCTCACAAGCGGTGAATATGATCCAGACATGCTGAGTGATGCTGAAGCAGATGCTATTGCTCGTCGCGTAAAACCAATTTAAACATGAAATCACCCGAAACCCTAGACAACTGTAGTTTTTGCGGCAAGCACAAAGATTCAGTGGCCAAACTTATTGTGGGCAGTGAAGTCTCAATCTGCAATGAGTGTGTGGACTTGTGCCAGACCTTGCTCAAAGAAGAGCTGCCGATCAAGACCAAAGACGCCACTGACGAAACTTTGGACCCACGTGCCATCAAAGACCATTTGGACCAATATGTGATCGGACAAGATCATGCCAAGATGGTGTTGAGTGTGGCCATTGCCAATCACTACAAACGCATCGCTAATGCGGATCCTGATACCGAAATTGAAAAAGCCAACATTCTTATGTTGGGCCCTACAGGTTCGGGCAAAACCTTGCTGGCTAGAACAGTGGCACGTTATTTGGATGTGCCGTTTGTGATTGCAGATGCCACCAGTTTGACCGAAGCAGGCTATGTGGGCGATGATGTAGAAAGTTTGATCACGCGGTTGTACACAGCCGCTGGTGGCGATGTAGAAAAAACACAACGTGGTATTGTGTTTATTGATGAAATTGACAAGATCAGTCGCCGTAGCGAGAGTGCCAGTATCACCCGAGATGTGTCAGGTGAAGGTGTACAACAGGCTCTGCTCAAATTGGTAGAAGGTACCAAGTGCAGAATTACCCCACAAGGTGGCCGCAAGCATCCGGCAGGAGATACTGTGGAAATTGACACAGCCAATATTTTGTTTATTGCAGGCGGTGCGTTTGTGGGACTGGACAATATTGTAAAAAGCCGTGTAAAAGGTACCAGCATTGGATTCTCAGCACAAGTAGTAGCAGACAACACCAATATCACCTTGGATAAAACCACACCCGAAGATTTGATCAAGTTTGGCATGATCCCAGAATTTGTAGGACGTTTCCCCAGCTGGGTAGCCTTGGCAGAACTCAGCAAAGCAGACTTGGTGCGTATACTGCAGGATGTCAAGCACAGTTATGTCAGTCAATATCAATGGATATTCAAACGTGATCAAGTTGAGTTGAAATTCAGCCTAGACAGCCTGGACTTGATTGCAGAGCGCACCATTGCCAATAAGACTGGTGCTAGAGGTTTGCACTCAGAACTAGAGCGTGTGCTATTACCACACATGTATAATTTAACACGTTATCGCAAGGGCGGAATTCAGGCCTTGAATATCAATACTGACCTGGTAAATAATCCTGAATCACTTCGGGAAATAAATGAGTAAACCACACGCTAGATCAGTATTAGTACAAGATAACAATGTTGAAAAAGCCCTGCGCAAGTTCAAGAAAAAAGTGCAGAATTCCGGCATACTAAATGATATTAGAGAGCGTGAATTCTACACCAAACCCACCACTGCTAGAAAGCTCAAACGCAGTGCCGCTCGAAATCGCTGGCGCAAATACATTGAAGGTCAACAACTCCCGCCCCGCACACACTAAATTTTCCAAATATTTTGACACAGAATGAAATTTGTGTTATAAATATACTTGTAGCGCCGATGGTCGGGCTACAATTCAAAAGTCATCTTGCTTAATAAAGGAGAAAACAAATGACAAAAACTCTAACCCTTCGCAGTTTCGATCTTCCCGCAATTCACAAATTTGGTATCGGTTTCGATAACCTGTTTGATGATCTCATGCGTGTCAACGCTCAACAAAGCAATACCAACTATCCGCCCTATGACATTGTGCAAGTCAATGATGACGAGTACATGATTTCATTGGCAGTGGCCGGTTTTGGGCCTGACAACTTGAGCGTGACCAAGGACAAAAAGACCCTGGTAGTGGAAGGCAAACACAGTCGCGAGACTGTGGACAACGAAGACGCCACAGCAAAATACTTGCACAAAGGCATCAGCGAGCGCAGTTTCCGCAGGGAATTTACCTTGGCTGATCACGTGGAAATCAGCAATGCACATCTTGAACTGGGCATACTCAGCATTCACTTGAAACGTGAAGTGCCTGAAGAGGCCAAGCCAAAGACCATTGCGATTACCTACAAAGAGTAATATAATGTAAATACAGTGGCAGCAATCCTGCTGCCACTAATTGTAAGCAAGGAATAGAAATGGCACAGAGCGATACACGCACACGAATCAAACCATCAGAGGCTGTTCAAGAGCCTCCCATGTTCAAAGTTATCTATTTGAATGATAACCAAACCACAATGGATTTTGTGGTGGACAGTTTGATTGAATACTTTGATTACACTCCCGAGACTGCTGAACAAATAACCATTGATATTCATCAAGCAGGTCAGGCCACAGTGGCAGTGTTGCCTTATGAAGTTGCTGAACAAAAAGGCATTGAAGTCACACTCAGCGCACGTTCACAAAGTTATCCACTGCAAATCAAACTAGAACCTGAAACGGTAAATTAATCGTCTATCACAATGCGTCGTGGATGATACACATACTGACGCCATTCAGTGTCTCCCCGACCCCTGCAGTTGTTGACAAAACGCACACCTTGACGTATTTGATCCACACTTCCATGATAGTGTCCAAAGCACCAGGTGTGCAATTTCTTTTCAGTGTCTGCACTCAGAGCTCGCATCATGAATCCATTGCCCATGGTATTGAAGCGTAGAGTATCAGCAAGTCCAATATCGTGTGCAATCAAACTTGAATTAGGAACAGTGTGTGTTACACAAACAATTTTCTTGACGTCATGATGAGTTTGCAGTCGTTTAATACTAGTAGTCATATAAGTGGCATCTGTGGTGGCCAGGCGGCCCACAGTTTTGGCAACTTGAGCTGTGACCTGACATTGATCTTGAAACCACAATGATGTTTGTTCTGCATCTATGCTGGAATCAAGATTGTAGGTCCACCAACCATTGGTACCTACCACAGCCACCCCATCAACTACAACCACATTATCTTGTAAAAATACTATGTTGGGTATTTTTCTTATTCTACGAGCAAGTTCAGCATAACTGGCATTTAGATCATCGTAATAATAACGATGCTCATCGTTGCCATCTACATAGAACACAGCCTGATAGCACTGGCCAAGATGACGCAATGTGTTCATTACAATTTCTCGATCTCGTGCAAGATCGCCAGCCACAATACAGTAAGGACTGGTGGCCAAGCCAGTCCAATCAAATTCTGGCCAAGTTTCTGCATGTAAATCAGAAATTAAATCAAATGCAACACTCATGATACATATTTAAAAGGATTACACATGAACATTATATTTGGAGACGCCTTAGACACACTGCCAGACAACTACACTGTGCTGGAGTTAGATACATTTGTATTTCCTCCCGAAGGTGAAAAACGCACCAGTTATTGTGTAGTTGAAAAAGTGCCGTTGGGAGATTTTCCATTGATGGAAGCCTATATCAAAGTACATGCTGACATGATGCAGGCCTATCGAGATCAAAACTGGGATTATTGTTTGCATGCCATCAAAGGGCTAACAGGGCGTTGGAATGGTGAACTAGATAGTTTTTACAGTAATTTGTTGCAACGTGTTGAAAACTATCAGGCCAACCCACCAGGTGCTGATTACACCGGCTTTATTGACAGACGTTGAAGTCCAGTTTTTAATTGATCAAAGTATTGATCGTCGGCAGTCAATGGTGCAAATACTTTGACACTGTTGAATCCGGGCAATGATGCTGCAAATCCCACATTGTTAAGATCACTCAAAGAAATCTCTCTATCAAAATCGTAGGTGCGGTAAGTATTGGCACCTCGAGAATTCAAATCCAGTTCATCAGCAATGGCCTGCAGTCTACTTTCAATTTCGGGCACATGCGGCAACAACAATCGAATCTGTTGGGTAGCACTCAAAGCAGCAGCCACACCGGCCATGTTGGGTTGCCAAGTATGCCCATGTGCCCAGGACTGTATGTTCAAAGTAGATCTAACTGCTTCAGTACACACTGCGGCACCCAAGGGACTATACCCACCTGTGAGTGATTTGCCAATGGCACAAATGTCAGGTTGAATACCATAAGGCTCATAGCCAAACAAGGTACCATTTGTGCCCCAACAAAAAGCCACGTCGTCCACAATCATCAACACATTGTTTTCTGTGCAAATGGCACGTAGATCTTGCCAGAACTTGGTGCTGTAAGGTGCCATGGTCACTGCCCAACTCACAGTTTCCAACAACACACATCCAATGTCAGTGTGTTGTTTTAACTGTGCTCGTATCTTGTTTAGAGTTAATTGTTCTTGTCCATGTTGTTGATATGTATATTGCCAATTGGGACTGTCTATCAACACAGCACGACCCAGTCCAGGATACTCACCACGCAGATGTTTGGCCAGCATGGTAGTACCATGATAACTCATTGAGAAACTCAATATCTTGTCACGTGATTCACCACGTGCGGCCCAGTAACTGTCGTTCATAGCAATAGCCGCTTCTACAGCATCTGACCCACTCACAGCCCAGGTCACCGCAGCCCAGTTGCCAGATTTGCAAATTTCATGAACCAATGTGTTATTCGGTTCAGCAGTCTCGCCTGTGTTGCCACGAATGAAATTTATGGAGTTGCTAGACACTGCATCAGCAATGGCGTGATTGCCATAGCCCAAGATGTAGGCCATGTTGCCACATTGTATATCTACATGTGTTTCACCATTGGAATATTCCACCCAGTATCCGTGTGTACGAGTTACTGTTTTTTCCTGCTCGCCAGGACTCCAATACTTTATTTCCATGCTGATATATAGCAGGGAAAACTGGGCAGTTTAAATTTCAGGCTTGCTACTGGTCTCGCCTGCACCCAATACACAAGCCATGCTGGCATCATATTCAATCATGGTCCATGAGCGAGTTTCTTTGTTGACCAACAAGGTAACGTGTGTTCCTGTTGTAGTTTTGCCCACCCACAACGGGCTTTCCTGAAAGTTGATCAAAAAGTAATTCATCACGCTTTGTGCGTCAGAGCATTTTAACTGCTTTTGCATGTCGACAATTTGCTGGGCGTGGGCTATAAGGCTGGTTAGGCAGAATAACAACGCCACCGAGGTCTTTTTCATAGTGGCTTCTCCTGTTGCATATTTATTACACAACAGGTACCAAATTGTCCCTAAAAATTTCCCAAGCACGATCCCAGTTCCATCGTTTACTACCATCCCAGACACGATGTCTTGGCAAGAACAAACAATCTGTTACCGCTTGTTTTAAGTAAGGATTCATGCAGCCTGTGATGCCTTCATCAATGACATCAAGTGGTCCTGTAGCAGGATATGCAGCCACTGGTGTGCCACAGGCCATGGCTTCAATCATGACAATACCAAATGTTTCCCACTGACTGGGGAACACAAACACATCTGCTAGATTGTAATAGTATGCTAGATCTGCACCTGTTTTGAAGCCCACAAACTCTACATCAGGATAACGTGCCTCAAGTTCTGCTCGATATGGCCCGTCGCCCACCATGATCTTGCGTGAATTGGGATAACTCATGGCACAGAAGTCATCTAAGTTTTTTTCCTTGCTGACTCGCGACACACAAACCAGCGTGGTCTTGTCATTGGGTAGTCGTTCTCTGGGATAAAATATTTCACGATCTACACCACGTGTCCATGATACAATTTCCCCATCAAACCCATGTTCTTTCAACTCCTTGACCATGGTATCTGTGGTGGTCAACACCTTACCTGAGTGCTTGTGAAACCAACGCACTAGAGGCCAAGTAAGGGCTTCAGGAATGCCAAATAGTTTTCTAAGTCCTTCTGGAAACTTAGTATGATAAGCAGTATTGTACCTATAATGGTGTTTGTCAAGATATTGTCTAACACGCAGACCAATAGGACCCTCCGTGGCGATATGGATATGATCCGGACGGATCTCCTCAAATATCTTGCCCAGGTTCCGGGGAAAGGCAATCTTGACTTCGTTGTAGCCAGGGCAATCAACATAGCGGAACCTCCCGGGATCAAGATATACAATACGATAGTTGTCCCGAACCGCACACGCCTCAATATTTTTGTAAGTGGTAACCACGCCATTGATTTGATCCGGTAAATTGTCTGTGACTATTAGGATTGTTTTTGACATTGGCCTGTTACCTTGAACGTTTTGAATTTTAAATCATATCGCATGGTCGCTAACACTTGTTCGCAACTGGCTTGATTTGGGAAAACTAATTCTATTCTTCCGGGTTGATCTTGCGGATTCGTTGTGTGTACTGCTATCAATATCATCAACCACATTGTCGTTCTCCCGAGTCCAGGTCACAATTTCCCAACGGCCATCATGATGCTCTACCAAGGCAGTGCATGATTCTACCCAGTCGCCGTCATTCATATACACTATGCCATCAATCTCTTTTATTTCAGCATGATGTATGTGACCGCATATGACACCGTCAAACCCACGCTTACGACAGTAATCAGCAAGATTGTGTTCAAAGTGAAATATAAAATCTACTGCTTTTTTGACCCGGTGTTTAAGGAACAGGCTAAGGCTAAAGTAACCAAAACCCATACGATGCCGTATCCAATTAATACGAGTATTGAGTCCAAGAATGAAATCATATGCTTTGTCTCCTAACATTGCCAACCACGGTGCCAGTCTAGTGATGCCGTCAAACAAGTCGCCATGCACCACCAAGTAGTGTTTGTTATCGACCCCAATATGTTCGACTTGATTTACAACTTCAATCAAGCCCAGGCCAATGCCATATTGCATGAACGGTCTTAAAAACTCGTCGTGATTACCAGCCACATATACAACACGAGTACCACGTTTGCTATGACCCAGAACGCGGCGAATGACATTGGTATGACTTTGTTTCCACCGCCACTTGTTTTGTTTGATTTTCCAAGCATCAATTATGTCTCCTACAAGATATAGGGTTTCGCAGGTGTTGTGTTTGAGGAAGTTGTTGAGTTTGTCAGCCTGGCTGTCCTTGGTGCCAAGATGAACATCGCTGATAAAAATACTGCGATAAATTTTTTGCATGTATTATTTAAATCTATATGTGTTACAGTAACATTACAAATTGCCATCACATAAATGTGTAATATGTTAGCACATAAATACCCTGTGAAACCCACTATAGCCCTTTTCATCTATGATCCCAAATGCTCAGTCCAATGTGGAAATGGAATGATACAAGCATTGAGTCCTTACTACAACTTTAAACTGTTTTCAAAAAATCGTGTGGAGAATGTGTTTTTTGATGATGTAGACATGGTTGCTGTACCTGGTGGCATTGGTGACGCAGATACCTTCAAACAACTGTTCCGAAACAACGGTGACCGTGTGCGCAGATTCATTGCTGACGGTGGTAGATATCTGGGCATTTGCATGGGCGCATACTGGGCAGGAAGCCACTACCTCAATGTGTTAGACGGTGTAGATGCTGTACAATATTTAAAACGTCCAGGCACAGACACTCGCAGACCACATGCTAAAAATATGAGCGTGACCTGGCGCGGGCAACCAGAACACATGTTCTGGTATGACGGGTGTGCCTTGGTGGGCGATACCACAAAGTTTGAAACAGTAGCCACTTATGTCAATGGTGATGCCATGGCCATTTATCAAAATAGAATAGGGTTGATAGGCTGCCATCCCGAAGCAGTCAAGTTTTGGTATGATGGATATTCATGGATGCGCAGGCACTGGGCAGGTGGACATCATCATTTGTTACAGGAGTTTACTGACCAACTCATGCGGTCGTAAAAAAAGGCCCTTTCGGACCTTTAGTACTGGTTACGAGTTCCAGCGCCGCTCAATCGTTGCGGTCGGTTTATCTAATGATATTAGAAGCGGTATTGCACACCAACTGCCACAGCCTGTTGTTTGTACTTGCTGTCAGCATAGGTTGATCCATCACCATTGGGAACCCAACGATCATAGATTGTGAATGGGCTTACAGCACCACTTGCACGGTTAGCAACAACGTAGTCAACAAACACTTGTGTGCGCTTGCTGAAGTCATAAGTTGCACCAACGGCAGTCATTTTCACATCGTCTTTGCCAGCAGTGATTTTGTCTTGCACATTGTAGTAACCAGCATTTACGCCAACGTTGGCGTTGACTTTGTACTTGGCACCAACAAAGTATGTGTTGGCATCAGTCTTGCCATCTGCCTTGCTGGAACTTGAGTAGAAAGTGGTCTGTGCCGTGGGGTTTCGAGTTTGTGCATAGCCTGCGTTTACAGTCAGTGCAGGAGTTACAGCATACTTTGCGGCAACCAAGTCAATTTTCTCACTAATAACAGTGGTGCTCAAACGCAATTCTGAATGAGTGTATGCCAAAGCAAGATCGCCAGCAGTGTAAGTACCACCTAGGTTGTAGCTCTTTTTGTAGTCGTTGTTGTCTAACTGATTACCAAAGCTGTAGGCACCGTCTAACACCAGGCCACCAAAGCTGGGGGAAGTGTAACGAACCATGTTGTCAAAGCGGCTCACACCTGAACCACCGTAAAAACCAGCGTAACGTGCAATGGGTTTCAAGCCACCAAAGTTCCAGTTGCTACGTGAATCAAATTCATCAGCCACTGTGTACAAATGTGTTTTGCCACGGCCTAGCTTGACTTCACCAAAGCTGCCTGACAAGGCCACGTTGGCTTCACGGTCAAACAAGGTGCTTGAACCTGTGCCGCCTGTGCCCGAGTCTTTACCAGCGCCGCCAGTGCGCAGGCTCATGTTGCCTTCCAGGGTCAGTGTGGCTTTCAAGCCATCGCCTAGGTCTTCTGAACTCTTGATACCAAAACGGTTGCTGTTGTGCAACTGTTCGCCCAGACCTTGGAATGTGCTGTCGCTGCTGGAAAACCCAGAACCACTGACAATACCAGCACCAGCAACACCGTAAAGTTGTGTGCTTTGTGCCTGTGCCGTGCCAGCAGTGATGCCAGCGGCCAACAGCGTGGCTAAAACAATTTTCGTAAATTTCATAGAATCTCCTTTTTTCATTTACTTTCCTAGTATAACATATTATGTAGTTTTGTCAAGTCCACACAATTTATTTCTTGATTTGTGTCCAAACATCACTGCGGATGCGATCAGTCACTGCTTTTGGTAGCGGGACATAATCAAGGTCAGTGGCCAGTTTACCACCATTCGCAAATGCCCAATCAAAGAATTTTACAACTTCTTGACTGGTTTTGGAATTTTTAGGTTCACGGTACATCAAAATAAAAGTTGCACCTGTGATGGGCCAGGTTTGATCGCCCTTTTGATTCACAAGACTGATGCCCATGCCTGGTGTTGAAAACCAATCTGCTCCTGCGGCAGCAGCCGCAAATGTCAAATCATCTGGCTCTACGTATTTACCATTACGATTTTGCAGTCGAACATGAGTCATTTTGTTTTTCTTGGCGTATGCATATTCCACATAACCAATTGAATTTTTTACACGACTCACATTGGCAGCAACACCTTCATTGCCTTTGCCTCCCACTGATGTGGCAGCAGGCCATTTCACAGCGGCACCTTTGCCCACTTGTTCTTTCCAGATTGGACTAACTTCACTCAAGTAGTCAGTGAAGATAAATGTTGTACCCGAACCGTCTGCACGATGTACAATGGTAATAGGCTCGTCGGGCAATTTGGCCTTTGGATTCAATTCTTGAATGCGTTTGTCGTTCCATACCACAATGTGACCAACAAAGATCTTGGCCAGCACTTCACCGGTCAACTGTAACTCACCAGGCTTGACGCCTTCTACATTGATCACTGGCACAACGCCGCCTAACACTGTGGGAAACTGTACCAAGCCAGCGGCTGTTAATTCATCACCTTTTAGCGGTGCATCTGTGGCACCGAAATCCACTGTGGCCGCTTTGATCTGTTTAACTCCACCTGAACTACCAATACTTTGATAGTTTAATTCTACACCAGATTTGTCCTTATATACTTCACTCCACTTGCTATAAATGGGAAAGGGGAAGGTTGCACCTGCCCCTGTTATTGTTTCTGCGTTTGCTTGTGGGCTCATCAGATACAATGACGCCACTATCACTGCCAGTACTTTTTTCATGTGTTTTTCCTTTATGAACGTGCGATTGCACACAAATATTTAAACACAAAGATGTTACAGTATTGTTACAGTGGTTTGGTTTTTTTGTTCTTTTTGTCAGGGCCAGTTGCTTTGGCCTCTTCCATCATTTTTTCACTAGCAGGACTACTACGATGGGGGTGTGAATGATATTTTTGTACAGGAGGATGTTTTGGTGGACTACGTTTAAACCAACTCATGCGTGTTTCCTTTGCAGGTTAAGATACTTAGTGTGTGCGTTTGAAATATAAACTCCAGTTTAATTTTGTTGTAGCAATCGGCGAATTGCAACTCGATGATGACTTGTGCGGTGTTGATTCATAGTGATCATGGCTTGGTTTAGATTTGTTTTGTATTCATTTATAACTTGATCAGCCAATCCATTGAAAAAGTGTTGTTTGTTGCGCTGTGCAATCTCGTGCAGTTTTGCATACAGTACTTGTTTAGCCGCAGTGTCAAGAGCAGCAATTCTTTTCATCTCTGCCACAATAGCATCTAGCCTATGCTGGCTGTCAATTATAGTATCATAGGACTCATCAATCAATCCTGCAAATGTTTCAAATCCGTACCGTCGCAAATATTCCAAACTGCCAGGTGTGGCCGCCAGTATAAATGGTTTGCCACAGGCAATGGGTCGCAGAGTTTTTTCTGTGAGATGCCAGCGTGAATCATCAAACACAGTTTCTAGTACAACTTCTATTCCAGTTTGTGTGTAATCTTGGCTGACATAGTCTGCACTGGCATTAGCAGTAGCAGATGTTGGGGGCAAATGTTGGTCAAGAGCAAAATTGACAATTTGCAAATTTTTATTTTTGAAAACATGTTGGGTGTAATGTTGCCCATCAATGGGATTGAATTTAATCTGCACATGGTCCAACAACCTTTGATTTACCAATTGTTCAGTAAAATACAATCGATACTCTCTGGTGCCTGACCATGCTCGATTGTACACCAAAAAGTCTTGTTTGATGTTGTTCAAATCAAAATGCAGTGTTGGATCATGTTCGGCATATCTAAACCAATCCAGGGCAATCACTGCATGACTCCAGTAGTACACTGGCACAAAACCATGCTGAGAATACCTGTCCACTTGCACACTGTTAAGTTCAGAGTGCAATAACATAGTAAGATCAAATTGATTGGCAATTTGCATGGCACCTCTGAGATTTTGATTGGCCATGTAGTCCAATATTGAATCAGTTAGCCAATCATCAAACTGCCAAACGGTGCAGATCTTTGTTGCTCGTTGTTTTAGTTGTTGGTAAGAATAAAATGCAAAATCCAAGGGTTCTTGATCATGGCACAGTAATGGAGCATGATGCAAAAACTCATGATGTGAGTAATCTAACCATGGTATCAAATTATCTAAATTTCTTGAGCCATGTGGTGCCCAGCCATAAATTAGTAAATCATGGTTGACACAGTCATCCAAATAGTGATATAATCTGTCTAAAGGAACACTCATATGAAAAAAATTGGTTTTATTGGGATCGGCAAACTGGGTCTCGATTGTGCAGAAGTCATGGCTGAAAAGCATGAAGTGCGTGGTTACGATATTTACCCACGAACCAGCGACTCAGTAAAAGTCTGCGACATCAACGAGTTAGTGAATGAAAGCGAATGGATTTTTATCGCTGTGCCCACACCACATGCCGAAGGCTACGATGGATCGGTACCAAGTTCACACATGGAACCTAGAGACTTTGGACATGATGCTGTGATTGATGCCATCAAGAATGTAAACCGGTATGCAACCACACCCAAAAAGGTTGTACTAATCTCTACAGTGTTGCCTGGCACCACACGCAAACATTTTTATCCACTGCTGGATAGCAAGCATCAGTTTTTGTACAATCCTTACCTCATTGCCATGGGCAGTGTGAAGTGGGACATGGTCAATCCTGAAATGGTCATGATTGGCACAGAAGATGGCAACCCCAATGCTCTAGCAGGTGAACTGATCGACTTGTACAAGACCATCATGCAAAATGATCCACGCTATGAAATTGGCACCTGGGACGAATGCGAAGCCATCAAGATCTTCTACAACACATTTATTTCAGCCAAGGTTGGTCTTGTGAACATGATTCAAGACTTTGCCTTGCGTATTGGCAACATCAATGTGGACGTTGTGACAGATGCACTAGCACGTAGCACCATGCGTATCATGGGACCCAAATACATGACAGCAGGCATGGGCGATGCAGGTGCTTGCCATCCTCGAGACAACATTGCCTTGCGTTGGTTGGCCAAGGAATACAACATTGGCTACGACTTGTTTGACACTGTGATGCATGCTCGTGAGGTGCAGGCCAAGAACTTGGCCATGTACTTGTTGGACCTGTCAGTAATGCACGACAACTTGCCTATTGTGATTCACGGCAAAGCCTACAAGCCTGATGTAGAGTACTGCATTGGCTCATACTCAACACTTGTGGGACACTACATTGAACAAGAAGGTCGCAAGGTTGTTTATGTTGACCCGCTTGCTGATGATCCTACCAATGTGGTTGAAAACGTGGACACACCTGCAATCTTTTTGTGGGCACACAACCGCAAGATCACTTATGAATACACAGGTGATCAATTAGACACACAACCCTACTGCGACATCAAGCCTGGCAGCATCATTGTCGATCCATGGCGCAAACTCAAATCAACCCCTGAGGTAGAAGTTGTCCACTACGGTAACACCCGAGTTCATTAAATATCATATCCCAGTGTTTTGGGATGATGAATACAAACGGCTGGATTATGTCAATGAATCATTTAATGATCCAGCCAGTGTTGAACTGTGGACCAGTCAAGGCTATGCCAATCAGTTCACTGGTGACATGTGCGACATGCGCGGCCAACAACCGCGATGGAACCGAACATTCTTAGACATCTATCGTGAAATGGGCTGGCAAGACATAGGCACCAGTTATTACAGAATGAACACTGGTACAGTGTTGCCTATGCATCAAGACCTGTATGTGCGCTATGTCAAACTTTTTAATCTACAGGGCAAAGAACATCGCATACGCAGAGCCATTGTGTTTTTGGATGACTGGAAATCAGGACACTACTTTGAAGGTGCCCAAGCACCAGTCACACAATGGAAAGCCGGTGACGTGATTGAATGGATGTATGATGCACCGCACATGGCGGCCAACATTGGGCCCGAACCCCGATACACACTACAAATAACAGGATGGGTATGATTAGCACATACAACGAGTGGGATCCACTCAAACGGGCGGTGGTGGGTCGTGCTGACACTGCCAACTGGCCTGTAAACGATCCAGTGTTCAAGAACGAGGGAGAGAAAACCACTTGGAAAGAAACGCCAGTGCCCGCAGGGCCAGTGCCACAGTGGATCATTGATGAAGCCAATGAAGATCTTGACATATTGACTCGTACCTTAGAAGGCCTGGGTGTGCAGGTAGAACGCCCAGATCCTTGTTTGAACTTTCAAACACATGACGGGCTCAGCGCCTACTGCCCCAGAGATCGATTGCTAGTGTACGGATCAACCATTGTGAATCCTGTGATGATGTATCCGTGCAGGGACATGGAAGCACAATGCTACTATGACATCATTGACGAAGCCGAACACTACCTGCACATGCCCAGACATGAAGGCATGGTACTGGAGGCAGCCAATGTGTGCAGACTCAATGATGCTTGGTTGGTGCTGGAATCAGCAGGCGGCAATAGAGCAGCCTTGAATTGGTTGCGTGAACAGTTTCCCCAAGTCAAGATCGAAATGTGCAACTTCTATGCTGGTGTGCATATTGATTCAACCATTGTGCCCATACGCGAAGGCTTGGTGCTGTTGAATGGCACCAGGGTAAACGAATCCAATTGTCCCGAAGTGTTCCGTTCGTGGGACAAGATCTATGTGGATGATGTAGTAGCACAAGGATTCTATCAGTATCCGTATGCATCAAAATGGGTTGGTATGAACATGTTGGCTGTGGATCCAAATACAGTTATTATGGACCGAAACCAACCCAACCTAATCAAACAGTTAGAACAACGTGGGTTCACAGTGATTCCGTTGGAATTACGCCACAGTCGCACCTTGGGTGGTGGATTCCACTGTGTTACACTGGATTTGGTACGAGAATCCAGTTGACCAATAAAGGCTGTTCATGTATAATACACACATGACTACACCTAGAATTGGCTTTTGTTGCAAGTGGCTAAATGATCCCGCCGAATGTGGCGGCATGAAAGTCAATGCAGTGGACCGTGACTTAAACGGCAGATCAACTACTATGAGGTGGCTCCGCGAGCATGCGGGCGAAGCCGAACAACGTCAGTGGGACATCATGAACCACAATGCTCGTGCGGCTGTGCTCCTTATTGAGCGTGTGGCCACACTGCCCCCTGAACGCAGAATGGTACGACTGGGCAGTGAAATGCTACAAGGCTACACTGAACCATCGTGGATTGACTGGTGGCAACGCCAGGAGATACAAGACCACTGTGCAAAGATCTTTGCACCCATTGGCGAGACTGCCCGACGTCTTGGTGTACGCATATCGTTCCATCCCGGACAGTTTTGTGTGCTGGCATCAGAGTCAGATGAAATTGTAGAACGCAGTATATTAGAGTTTGAATATCATGCAGACATGGCACGGTGGATGGGCTATGGCACGTCGTGGCATGATCATGGTTTCAAGATCAATGTGCATTTGTCAGGCAAAGGCGGGCCTGAGAAATTCTTACGCACTCTGGGTAGACTCACACCCGAGGCGAGGAACTTAATCGCTATCGAGAATGATGAGATATCAAATGGCCTGGATACTGTTTTGCTTGTGGCTGAGCATGTTGCTCTTACGTTGGACGTCCATCACCACTGGATCAACTCCGGCGAATACATCACCCCTAGCGACCCTAGGGCACAGCGTGTCGTGGAGTCTTGGCGCGGTGTTCGTCCTGTACTTCACTACAGTGTTAGTCGTGAAGACGTTTTGGTTGGTCACGATGACAGAACTAGACCCGATTTGGCTGACCTTCTTGCTAGAGGCTTTAAAAAGCAAAAGCTCCGCGCTCACAGCGATTTCATGTGGAACCATGCTGTGAATGACTGGGCATTGACTTTCGCTGACCAGTGGGACATACAAGTAGAGGCCAAAGGAAAAAATCTTGCTTCAGAGCAGTTGTACCAACAATGGAGACAAAATGTATAACGTATACCAACACTGGGATCCACTCAAAGTTTGTGTAGTAGGAAAATCATATCCGCCTGAGTTTTATTCTTGGATTACCAAACCTGCTGTGCGAAGTTTGTTTGAAAAAATAGCCATCGAAACCGAAGAAGATTATCAAGTCATTATTAAAAAATTAAAAAGTTTTGGTGTAGAAGTATTGAGACCTAACTTGCCTGCGAATTCATTTGTCAATGGTCAATTTGTAATGCCTCCAATGACTCCACGCGATGATACTGTTATGATTGGTGAAACATTCTATTCTAAATTTAACTGGCACGAGGCTTCGTTTGAAGGTTTTTATAACAATGTCAAAGATACAAGCTGGCCAGAATGTGATTCTATTGAAAAGTTTTATCATTTACCAAAACACATCCGAGACGAGTGTATTCAAGTACACAACATGCACAAATTTTTAGCTCGACACAAAAATATCAACGGAAATAACAGCAATGTGTATCAAGATATTTTTGATCATGTTACATCTATTGGAAATCGTTTTGTAGAAGGTGCAGATTTAATTATCAACGGTGCCATGGTCACACGAATTGGTCGGGATTTGTATTTTGGAACAAAAAATTATGTAGAAGATCCATTTCGTATTATACAAGCAGTAGAAAAAGAATTTCCAGATAACAGAACTCATGTCGTTAATACTGGTGGTCATTCTGATGGAACTTATTGTCCTGTGTGCCCGGGTTTGATCATTAGTTTGTATGATGTGCCCACCTATGCTGACACCTTTCCGGACTGGGAAGTTGTGTATCTACCTGCTCAGGGATTTGATGCATTTGAAGACTTCATGGATCTCAAAGCCAAAAACAAAGGTAAATGGTGGATTCCAGGTTTTGAAAAAAACCAAGATGTCATTGACACTGTGGAAACTTGGCTAGGACATTGGACCGGCTATGTTGAAGAAACTGTATTTGATGTCAACATGTTGATCATTGATCCAAAAAACGTCATGGTGTTTAATTATAATAAACAAGTATTTGACGCACTAGAAAAGTACGGTATTACTCCGCACATTGTACCATTTAGACATAGGTATTTTTGGGATGGAGGTATCCACTGTGTCACAACAGATCTGCATAGGGAAGGTGGTATGCAAGATTATTTTCCACAGAGGGGATGATGCCCGATATTTTAACTGGAATTTTTGATTGGATAAGAGATGACTATCGAACTAATCGCATTAGGTTTGTTGTTGAGCTCTTGGCTTGGGCTGTTAGTATTGGCTGCTCAATTACCATGGCACTCACCGTACCAAATCCACCTCTTCTGTACATGTATCCTGTGTGGATCAGTGGTTGTGCCATGTATGCTTGGGCTGCCTGGACTCGAAAGAGTTTTGGCATGCTGGCCAACTACATCTTGTTGACCACAATAGATAGTGTTGGCCTAGCCCGGATGCTGTTAAACTGATTTCTTTTTGGCAGGTGCTTTTTTAGCGGCTGCCGGCTTTTTAGCAGGTGCTTTTTTGGCAGCAGGCTTTTTGGCAGGTTTGGCAACTGGTACATTGTCTGCAGGGTTGCTGTTGGTCACAACTGGTGCAGGTTCTTCTACTCGGTCATCTGCTGACTTTCCAGGTGCAACATCAGCAGACTTGACGTGAATCTTGCCTTCAGACAATGTTTCACCAAACGGCCAAAGTTTGTCTTTTTCGGTGTCTTTCTTCTTTTGGCTCATGTCATACATCCAATATGCTGCCAATCCCAACACCGCCAATATGATAATAATTTCCATGTGTAAATCTCCTATGAAATATTTAGTGACAGAATTAGTGAGTGTACACTAATTTGCCAGAAAACCTAGATTTATGTTGCATTGCAACATAAATAATGCTACAATAGAAACACAAGGCGCTGAATGGTTCGGGTCTTGTGCTCTAGAACTTGCTTAATTTAAGGAGAAAAACATGTTCAATTCTGTAATCGAAGCTGTACAAACAGCACAAAAAACTTTTGTCAACACCGTTGTCACCAACGAAGAAATTGCCAAGCCCATGATCAAAATGATCGACAGCCAGTGCGATGCTGCCAAATTGACTGCCAAGGCTGTGTTGGATATCACCACTTCGATGGCTGCCGTGACCACTGAGAAAGTGCAGGAAGCAATGAAGTTTGACTGGACCAAATTTGCTGACGCATTTACACCAGCCACTGCTAAAAAGTAATACTCAAGTAGTACTTTTAGAGACCCTGCCTTGTGCAGGGTTTTTCTTGACCAAAATTTCCCAAACTGCTATAATACGAACATGAAAACAAAAAAACACAAAAAGAAAACCCTGGGTGAACTGCTTCGCAAGCGGTTAGGAATCAAACCAACTCTGGGCCAACTGCTTCGCAAGCGGTTGTCCAGTTGACCAATAAAGATCAATCTGCTATAATTACAACATGAAAACACTCAGCTTCACTATACAACTGCCAAAGCAACGCCGACGTGCGGTGGAGTTGTACAGTCGCGACACTCCGTTCAAGCCAAAGATTGAACGTGTGAAGACAGTGTACAATCGCAAAGTCAAACATCGGAACCGTGATGAATAAACTGTTGATCGCACTATTGACCGTGACTGTGGTAGGCTGTGCAAGCCAGCCCTATCGTCCGCCCTTGGACGTCAGCACTATTCCCAACGATTGTGCCAATAAAAATTCTCTCATAACCTGGCTTGATCGCCAGGCCTCAATCCCCCAGCAAGCATTAGAATCAAAGGAAGACTATGTTAGAAGCCGTGGACAAATTCGCTCGCGTATTTGGAGCCTGCGTTATTACTGCCAGCCTGTGTAGTGGCTGTGCTACAGGCACACCAACCGCTCAACCTCAAGCACAAGATTTGAACCGCTTTCAACCCGACTGCAGAATTGTTGCACAACAACGTGCTATGTTGGAGAGCATGCGTCCCACAGCAGAAGAAATTGCTTGGAACAAATTGAATCCATTTGCTGAAAAATTTGGCGACATCAATACACAGATCAATTTCAATCTTCATCAACTGTCATATTGCGACAAACCATACTCATGAAAAGATTACTTGCTCTTGCCCTAATTCCGGCTACTGTACTGGCATCTGAATGTGTGTTACAAGATCGCACTGTAAGCCGTTCGGCTGTGACCATCTCAGAACGTAGTAAAATTACCCCAGAGGTTGTGCCCTCAATCAACAACGGCAAGCGGTGCCTGGTCACATTCCGTGTACGCATTGGCACAGACTGGCACAGTGCTCACGGCGAATATGAGTGGGCAGGCGATCGACCCAGGGAAGAAGCCTGTGCTGTGGCTGTAAGACGTGCCGAAGATGAAGTACGTGAGCGTGTAGGTCGACAACAAACTGTGAGTGAAAAAACAATGATATGTACGGATCGTCCAGACTTGGATGCACTACGTAGCACCAATCCAGGGACCATCGCAGAACTGCATCAGTTCAGACCGCATCCGGATTTTCCCCGAGAATTTTGGCATAATGGCGCACCTTGCAGATACTTTTTGGACAGTGCATACGTCCAATCGGATGTGCGCACCTTTCAAGGAGTGATCTGCAAAATCCATGACTCAAAATGGGTAGTGGTGGATAAATGGTAGTTGACCAATTATTCACATTGTGTTAAACTTGTGTTATTGTAAACTGTTCAAAGGAACATCATGAAGAAAGTATTAGCAATTGTGCCCTTGGTAGCCCTTGTGGCCTGTAGTTCAACCAAGACTGCAAACACAGGTCCTGTATTACCCACAGAGACCTACGACAATCGTGCGGCTGTAAGCCAGATTGATCGAGAAGCCCAGGTCAACAAGTCTATTGCCCAGGCTCCTGACTGGATGACCAAGGTGCCTTCTAGCAACAATGCAGTCTACGCCAATGGCTCAGCAGTGAGCACAGACATGAGCATGGCTGACTACAAGGCCAAACTGTTTGCATACGGCAAGATCTGTATGGCAGCTGGTGGTCGGGTCAATCAACAAGCCAAGGTGTTCATGCAAGACACTGCTGTGGCCAGTACTGAAATTTCAGAACTTGCCATCAAGTCAATGTGTCCTGGGGTAGACATCACCGGCACTGAGATCAAAGAAGTCAAACGCATCTCTGAAGGTGGACGTTTTCGCACTTATGTGCTGTTGGCCCTGCCCACAGGTGATGCCAATGCACTGCAAAAACGCAAAGACCAGTTGAAACTCAATGAACGTGCGGAACAACGCAGTAAAGAAGCGTTTCAAGAACTAGATTCTGGCGACAAACTGTAAAAACGGCGTATAAATAACAGCGACCTTCGGGTCGCTTTCTTCATTTATGAAAATGCCCACAGAAAACGAAACCATTGATTATGGCCAACAACTACATGAAAACGGCATGTATGTTTTCATGGGCGAGGTCAATGATGAAAACATCTTGCCAGTCATCGAGTGGATACTGCATGAAAACTATGTCAGCAAAAAGAAACGCAAAGAACTGTTGTTGATGATTTGCTCAGAAGGTGGTGACATGGGTGCCGCCTTTGCACTAATAGATGTCATGCAAAGCAGTACCATCCCAATCAAAACAGTGGGCCTGGGCATGATCGCCAGTGCTGGATTGTTGATTTTTATCTCAGGCAGCGCGGGTCGTAGAATACTCACTCCCAACACGTCTATATTGAGTCATCAGTTTTCCTGGATGAACGAAGGCAAAGCACACGAACTGTTTGCCACCATGCGAGAATTTGAACTCACACAACAACGCATGTTAAATCACTATAGATTGTGTACCGGACTCAGTGACGAAGAAATAAGACAACACCTGTTGCCACCCAATGATGTTTGGTTGAGTGCTACCGAAGCCATGAGCCTCAATGTGTGTGATCACATTTCGGCACTGTCACGCTGACATTATTTGCCGGTAAATTTCTTGATGTAGTTTTGTGTTTCCGCTGGCAATAAGTCTTTCCAGTGTCGTCCAGTTTCTTTTGCTTTCTGCAAAATCTTGTCAATACGTCCAGGGCCGGCATTGTAAGCAGCCGCGGCCAATTCTGAATTTCCATACTTGTTTTTCATTGCCGCAAAATAATCTTTACCCACGCGATTAGATTCTTCAGCACCAGTGTTGGCAGCAGGCTTGACTCCGTAACCAGGATTGGTGTTTGTGGCCGGCATGACCTGTGCTGCAAATTTTGCACCCTTGGGCGACGTAATGGGCCTACCATAATCATCATAATCTCTGTTGCCGCTTTCGATGCCACGTATGGTATCAAACTCACTGCTGGAGGTTTTTGTACCTGCTGGAAGTTTTGGTGCTTTGTTTGGTCTTGAACGCTCTGGTGATTTTTGTAATCGTTTTTGTCTTTCACGATCCTGCTTTTCCAGTTTGTCCAACAGTTCTTGGTCTTTGGCAAATTTTTTGGGATCCATTTTGTAACCAGGAATAGGTTGATCTGCACCAATGCGTTTTTTAATATCAGCGTCATCAACTGGTGTGTCAGGTGGTGCATCATACACAGGATCATGATAGTCGGGCTTTGTGGGTTTTGTTGCAGCCTTGGGTGCATCAGGCGGCGGAGTTGCGGATTTTAATCTAGGATCATCTTTCATTGTGGGATGACCACGTTTGACTTCTGGTGGACCAACTCTAGGAAGGTTTATCTCCGGTGGCTTGGTCACCGGAGATGTTACCACTGAAGTACTTCTTTTAGCAATGCCACCTGGATCTTTGCTGGGACTAGGTGTTGGGGGTTTTACCTGAGGAGATGGAATAGGCGCAGGTGGTTCCGCTGTGGTAGATGAACCAGAATTTGGGATTTGCCCCTTTCTGATGTTTTGCGCAATACCACTCAATGTGTCGCCAGGCTTTACTGTATAAGTCGTGCCTTTGGGCAATACTATGCCATCACCTATGTCGAGCACCTGGCCGGGAAGTATCAAATCAGGATTTGCTAGGTTATTGCGAGCCGCAATGGTCCGCCAGTTGGCCACTGTGTCGTTGGTGAATTCTTTCAATCTCATTATCGTTTCCTTTTTTCTCTACCTAATGTGCCCACATCAGTTTTAGGTTCATTTTTCTTTCTGGCGGCCTTGGCTCCAGGACCTGTGAGCCGCTTATCTGCTACTGCATCCAGATCATCTGTGTCTAGTTCGGCATCAGGTTCAATCTCATCGGCTTTTTTACGTTCCACAACATTGCCATCTTTGTCCACCAGGATAACATCTTTGGTGCCTTTTTTGCCAATGCCACGTGTGAGTGTAACACCCATGATTCTAATGCCAGGTAGGCCCAAGGCTGTGCTGTTGCGATTGCTGTCGTTGCGCAACAACCAAACCATGAGATGACTTTCAGGAATGTCTGCCTTGTTGGTAATCACAGCGTGTGCTTCGATAGTAACATCCTGACCAGTTTGTACAAAATGCTCAGGCTTGAATGTTTGAATCACAATACCGCCCTTGGGGTTTAAATCACTGCCAAATATGGCATTCATGGCTTCTTCCTCAGTGGGCTCTACCACAATTTCTTTGCTGAGCGCATACACTGGCTGGCCATTGCGTGTTTTTTCTAATTTTTGTAATCGAACTTGCTTGTCCTTGACCAGGTCGTCAATGATGCCGCGAGCCTTTTTACCAAACAAGTTGTCGGCGCTTTCCCATGCTTCGGCATTGAGTTTCTTGATGCTTATGGGCAAACTGCGTTCAGGACTCTGCAACACTACATCAGCTTTTTTGCGCCCACCAGTATCACGTCCTGCTACATCCACTGAATTGCAATCGTTGATTGTGAGTGTTTTGCCACGTGGATCCACAAATGTCACATTCACACTGCCATAGCGATCAATCACACTCTGTAATAAACTGGCCATTTCGATTTCGTTGGCCACCCCTGCACTTTGATCGCCTTGAATACCAGAATCTTTGACTAAAATTTTAACCGGGGTATCAGCAAATTCAATGCCACCGATACTGCTGAGTCTGGGATCCATGCTCAATGTGGGACGACTCCGGGGAAAATTCTGTTTCATTAGCCCTAGAATTTCCCTTAAAATTGCTGATCTAAATTGATCTTTTTTCTCACCGTCGGGAATCTGTACCAACACACCAATTTTGTTGCCAGACACTTTGAGATCTGAATACCCAGATTTTTTTAGCACTGATTCGATGTCAGGTTTGCTCAAGTTTTCGATTAAATTGATCAAGTCGCGCATTGGTTTTCCGTGAGAAGTATGTTATACTTATGCAACCAACAAGGAGACCGTGTGCCAAATTTAGTACCCATAGTTTTAGAAAACACCGCCAAGGGCGAACGCAGTTATGACATTTACAGCCGCTTGCTCAAAGATCGTGTGATCATGCTGGACACAGAAGTTACAGAACATTCAGCCAGTTTAATCGTGGCGCAGTTGTTGTTTCTAGAAGCAGACAATCCTGACAAAGACATCAGTCTATATATTAACAGCCCTGGTGGCGTGGTCACAGCAGGCATGGCCATTTATGATACCATGCAGTTTATCAAACCCGACGTGCATACCATTGTGATGGGACAAGCCTGTAGTATGGGTTCATTGCTGGCACAAGCAGGTGCGCCGGGCAAGCGTTTTATGTTGCCCAATGCCAGACACATGATTCATCAACCGTCAGGTGGCGCACGTGGACAAGCCACAGACATGCTGATTCAAGTGGAAGAAATTCTTGCTATGAAACGGAACTTGACCGGCATCTATGTCAAGCACAACTCAGCAGATCGAACCTTTGAAGAACTCACAGCCGACATGGAACGTGACAACTTTATGTCAGCACAACAAGCAGTTGACTACGGCCTGGCTGACAAGATTGTGCAGAACCGTTAAGTGGGCCAGACCCAGCCCATGTTTTCAAGTTGATGTATCCATGAAAACACAGGTGCGTTGAACTGCAACTGCCATCGACCATTCCACCCCAGGTGTGTTTCCCCGGCTTGAACAGGATTCGGCTGGGGATTTTGCTGACTGTACCAGGGTTCAGGAAACACTGGCTCATAAGTGGCCAGCCAGTTGAAACGTGGCACATGTATGCTGTTGATTCTAATGGCACCAATGGTGATGTACTTGTCTAGCCCAAGGTGTGGTATGCAGTCTGAATCTTGTTTGTTCACAAAATCAACGATCACACTGTGTGGACCAGCAGTCAACAGTTGATCAAATCTCAAAGTAGTTGGCCGGCTTAGTTGCATGCGATCAACTGCATGATCAACGCCGTACATGATTTCAGGCACACTGCTGTGATATGTGGGCATGACATCTATTTCAATTTCAGTTTGATATTTTTTTGTATCCATATTGTTCCAAGAAGTCAGTCCATTCTGGATAGTAGTCTCTGGCATCTAACTCGCAGTGGTGATCCCATTTGTTGAGCCAGCCAACCAGTTCTGTTTTGAGTGCTTCGGCATTGGGCAGTTCGGGCACTTGAATCATCTTGTACACACTGTTGAGTTCGTTGTACAGGTTAAGGGCATTCTTGCCATACTCTCTGCTTTGTGGCATGTCTGGATGTTGGTCTTGTTTGATATATGTACTCAATTTGTCAAGCACACGCTCGTATTCGGCAAAATAACTTTGTCTAATGTCCAAGGGCAATGCGGCCGCCCGCAAATACGCAGGATTCCAGCAGGTGTTGTTTTCTGTGATGATGTTGCTGTCAAACATCCACTCCGTGAGTGCAGGAAATGTGGGCACAGTGAGTGCAGTGATGGTGGGCTTCAAACACACGCAGAATGTTTCACTTTGATGCGACAAGAATGAACGGATGTTGTTCCAGTACAGTTCTTTGTCCAGACCCTGGCGAATGTAAAAATTGTTATCTGACACAGACTCAATGCTGATGTCAATGTCTGCTCGGAAGAATCGAGCAAACTTTTCAGCAATCTCTCGACTGTATATGGTGCCGTTGGAGATCAAACTCACAGCAAAGTCAGTGCGATCATGCTCAATAAAGAAATCCAAGAACTGTTCCAGTCTGGGACTCATAAAAGGCTCGCCGCCCATGAAGTGAACACTGCGCAGGTTCTTCATGCCCAGCAGTTCGTTCAGGAACCGTTGCCAAACTTCTTCATCATCCATCCAGTTCATTCTGGTATGGTAGTCTTCTTTGCTGAGTATGCCCCAGATTTTGTATTTGGTTGCAATCTGTGTGCTGTAACTGGGGTTGCAATGTTTACAGTATAGGTTACATTCATTGCCCATGTCAATATGCAGGTCCACAGGCATGCCATCGTAGTGCTCGTCCACGGCTTGACCAGATTGTTCACTGGTGAAAATATCATGGTGTGGGCTTTGTTCAAAACTTTGTTGAAAGTTTTGTTGGGTAAAGATAACACTGCGCCAATTGTGAGTGTTGCGATAACTGTCATTGCCATACTGTTCGTCTTGATAGCAGCCGGCACATTCAGCCAAAGGTTGGTCGCCCAGCATGGCAGCACGATAACGTTTCATTTTTTCACTGCGATACCACTCACGGATTGACGTGGTTTTGATATTGGCTTTTACTTGTTCGGGTTGTTTGGCATAGCCATCGAACACAGGTGCTCGTTCACTGCAACACAGACCATAACTGCCGTCGTGGTAAAGTTGCATGTGGAACCAAGGCACATTACAGAATATTTTGGGATTTGGCATTGAAAATATTTAGTGTGCCCTGGATGAGTGTGTTATTTCACACAATGCTTTGGCGATGTTGATCGTAATGATACTGACGTTCCCAATGTTCCACATCAGCGGCGCTTTGTGGGTTGCGGTTGGCAATGTACTGTTCCAGTCTGCTTTGATAGTCAGACCCTGGGAACATTTCCGCCAAGCGCTCTATTAGCCCTAGCATAAAATCTGATAAAATCTTCATTGTGTATTTTCCTCTGTATTTGCACTGATATTTATCTCTCATGGTTTCTACTGAGTAATACTGAAGTGTTACACACTACCCACTTGACCGATAATTCACCAAATGTTATAATTGTGGCATACAAACAAACAAAGGAGTATTGTATGAAGAATCTAAAAGTCAAAGCACTGGCCTTGTTGGCTGGTTGGATGGCCGCAGTGTTTGCAGGCGTAGCAGTGGTTCAATTGCTGGCGCACCAGTTTGGCAGTGAAATTGTAATGAACATGATTACAGGTGGCATCATGGCATGGTTGTTGTACATGGTGTATACTTTAATTTTAGCCAAATTGGAATGGGACTCCAAGGTTGATGAACTCAACAAAAAGTAATACTTGAGTATTACTAATTTGGTGGTTGACCAATAATTGCCAAAATGCTATAATATGGACATATTGTAACAAAAGGAGTTCGAAATGCGTAAACAGCGACTGATCCAAGGCTTGAACAACAGCCAAAAAATTCGTTTCATTGTTGACGGTGTTGGCATGTACTGTCGCATTTCGGACGTGGAAAATTTTGCTACTTACTCTGCCCAGCAGGCGGTGATCACAGCCCTGCAAAATCTGCAGGCTCAACGTGAACTGGCGTTTACCATGTGCAAGTCACAACCCACTGGCTGGGGCACCAACAGCATTTTTGCCGGCCGGCAACACAATGTTCAAGTTGATTTGCTCAAGGGCTAATATGAATTACAAAATCAAACTCCAGCCACATCAAATTTGGCAACCTGAGAAACTGTACACTGTGCCCACTCTGGGCGTTCAGGTACAAGTTACCAACACCCCACAACTTGAACCCGAACTCATGGACCTCTCCGAGGCTCGTGCAGTGTTAAAAAGGATCATGGCGCTATGATGCAAGATTTTTACTTTGAAAAGACTCGTGACAGTGTAGATGATGACTGGCCTGAAAGTTTTTCTTCAGACGACCTTGCCAAAGCATTGAATGTGGACCGGGTAAGTTATAGGATCTACTATAGCAAGGACAATCTTACTTGCCGACTGTTTGTGTTTCGTGCTCACTGTACACCTGCTGAAATGGACACAATGTTAGATATGGGCTTTGTGTTTGCACAAGATAATGATACAGAAAATATCCCTGATAAACCTGTAGAGGAAATTGAAGAATGAAATGGTTTGCTGAAACTACAGAATGGGCTGGTGCCACAGCACCCAACCATGTGTACTTGTTAGACGACTCAAAGAGCAAGATGTTTGCCTATGTGAAGTTTGGCACGGGACTGCCTGAAAAATTCAGCAAACCCATTCGCATTGACATTCGTGGACGCAAGTTCAAATTGAACCCTGTGCAGTTCAAAGTTGACGTTGAGGCCGAAGTACCAGAAGGACGTGTGATTGAGGTGCAAGGCAGCAAAGGCGACATTTATCGAGTAACCGAACTTGGCGGCAACTACTCATGCACTTGCTCGGGATTCAAGTTCCGCGGTGACTGCAAACACATCAAAGGCGTGCAATGATTGATTGGCGAAACCGAGACCTGCGTGACATAGGCATGGAACTGAGCTTGGAAACGCAACAAAGCATTGAGAGTTATTTGCTACGTGGTTGGGCTCCGGGCGGCTATGTTGAGAGCATGTTGGCACACGACTACGAACGTGCGTTTGCCTGTGCTGATGTTGCCAACCGACAGACCATTTGGGTGCTATGGCGTTGGCTCAGAGACGATGCACCCCCACTGTGTCATGGCAGTTATCAGGATATTGACCTGTGGCGTGATGACGTTGGTGGCCGCAGAACCGATTATGCCCGAAAGGTAGAACAAGCGGCAATTTGGCAAAAGTTGAGCACTGTATAACAAGAAAGCCCCTTGCGGGGCTTTCATTTTTTACGCCTGGTCTACAAACTTTTTAAGTTCTTCGGCCTTGGCCACAATGTCCGTACTGGACGGAAAATCGGGCAAGGTTGGGAACGGATACAATTCGCGATTGGCTTCGGTCAACTTGGAATGGTATTCGTCTGTGAGTGCTTGGCGCTTTTGAAAGACGGGTGTAACAAGAATCTCGTTAGCCATCTTGAGTAGTTCGAGACGGATCTCGTAAGGTGTTTTGCTCATATTTTTCTCCTTTGTGTGTATGTGTGTTAAACACGAGCCGTGATTTGCATCACGCAAATATTTAGTTCGGCAAAACTGATCCCCAAAATATCTTGCATTGCTCTGCAACATCACTTATACTAGTGGAATGCTGTATGTGACAGCTATTTTTTAAAGGAACTTTTTATGACTATCAATCCAGGAACTAAAACCTACAAGTTGTTCTCCGCTCTCAGCAACGGCGAACGTGTCAGCGCCAGCCAGGCCGCCAAACGTTTTGGCATCAAGAACATCTCTGCTGAGGTGAGCCGTATTCGTCACAGCGGATTCGCAGTGTACGCAAACACACGCAAGGCCGGCAATGGCGTGCAAGTGACCGAGTACCGCATTGGTACACCAAGCCGCAAGTTGGTTGCCGCTGGTTACAAAGCCATGGCACTTGGTTTGGTCTAAACCAACTCGCTGTCCAATTCACAGTGGACACACATGAACAAAACCCTGCAACCGGCAGGGTTTTTTCTTGACCGTTTATTCAACATAGTGTATAATAACGCTATGATTAAAGAACTCTTTGAACGTTGGGGCAGGCACCGTGTTATCATGGACAGGGTAAATGGCGAACCTTATTTGGAACGCTACTACGTGTTCTTGAAAGACCGCAAACGTTTTCCCTTCAACATCTTTGTGCATAAATTTCTCAAGTCAGATCCCGACGATGTGCATGACCATCCCTGGCCCTATGCCACATTGATTCTCAAAGGTGGCTACTATGAATGGACACCACAGTTTGATGCACAAGGTAATAAAATTGGTGAGATAGCCAAATGGTGTAAACCAGGCAGTTTTAGATTTGCTGGTGCCCGAACATATCATAGAATTGAATTGGATCCTGAGGTGGAATGTTGGACCTTGTTCATGCCTGGTGTCAAACAACGTGACTGGGGTTTTCTTGTTAAAAATAAATGGGTGCAGTGGCAAGAATACTTGGCACAACGCAAGAGTCAACAAAACTGAAAGTAAATAAATGGAAGACTTAGGAACTTTTTTCATGGAATTTGTCAATTTTTTGATTTACTTTGGACTTGCATACTTTGTGATTAGTATAGCATTTGGCCTGCTGGAGGCATGGCTGATGCACAGGCTTTCTCAAGGGCTTGGCGAAGAGTTAAATTCAGTGGGCCAGGCTCTGGATGAAGAACGACTGATTGCACTCACCGTGGAAGTTGATAACGATCAGTATTTTTGTTACAACAGTATCACAAAAGATTTTGTGTGTCAAGGGCGGGACTTGAAAGAAATCCGAGAACGATTTCGTGCCAGATACCCCGACAAAGATGCAGCCATATATGATGGCGACAAATCGGCAGTGGCCATATTAAAATCACAGTTAAAAGATTTGAAAGCAAAAAATGAAAATAGCATTAGTGTCTGACGTACACTTGGAATTTGGCGATTTAGACTTTGACAACGACAGCGGTGCCGATGTTTTAATCCTGAGCGGCGACATCTGCATTGCCTCAGACATTGTTCAACGTGATCCTTACAACACCATGGGTGAGGAATACCGTAGCAACCGTTTTCATGCGTTCTTCCAACGATGCTGTGCTCGTTTCCCACATGTGATTTTCATTGTGGGCAATCACGAACACTATCATGGCGACTTTGCCAAAACCATTCCACACTTTCGAGATGTGTTGGGTTATTTGAAGAATTTGCACATTCTGGAAAAAGAAACCGTTGTGCTGGATGACATCACATTTATCGGTGGCACATTATGGACTGACATGAACCGGCGCGACACACGCACCTTGCATGAGATTTCACGAATGATGAACGATTTCCGGTGTGTCAGCAACAGTGCCAGATTGGATGATCATCGTGGATGGGCTGACCGTTTTACCACCACAGACGCCGCCGATGATCATGCGGCTATGGTGGCATTTATTGACCAAACCATTGCTGCCAATCCCTCTGGACGCTATGTTGTGGTGGGGCATCATGCACCCAGCAGGCTCAGCACTCATCCAAGATACCAACATCAACATATCATGAATGGTGGCTACAGTAGTGAGCTGGATGACTTTATTCAGGACCGTCCACAGATCAAACTTTGGACACACGGCCACACACATGAAGATTTTGACTATATGATTGCTGGTTGCCGAATCCTGTGCAACCCAAGAGGCTATGTTAACTATGAAGAAAGGGCAGATCAATGGCGACTGAAAACAGTAGAAGTATAAAAAACTGGTTGCGTTATTCGGGATTTAGTGTTATACTAGTAGGAAATCCTTGTCATTGGAGTCTACTGCCCTGGTGGCGACGAGAAGCCAATGACGGATGGCCCAGTCCCAACGAACGCACTTGGAGTGTGGGTTGGATTTTTTTAACTGTAAGAATATGGATCGATGATGGAAGCTGGTAAAACAAAAACTCGTTTTGACATGGAACAAGAAATCATGCAGGCCTGGCAAGTGCTGGATGATATCAAGATGTTGAGTGCTCGTGAGGGCACTGACAAGGAAGACTGGGACGCAGTGTATCGACTGTACCAAATTCGTTTTGAAACCTTGTTTGAAACATTTGAACAACTGATCAAAGCAGGCACCATACTGTGATGCGCAGAATGAACCTGACCCGCCATCAGTGGGAACAGGTAAGTGTGTGGTTGGCCTTGAATCAACAGGTAAACGAAGTGGAAATTGTGGAATCAAAGACCACAGGCATTGGACTGGATCACACTGCCAAGTTTTTTTACAAAGAACACATACTGTTGAGTGAGATGGACATAACTGATGTATCAAACTGGTAAATGTGATGTTTACGGAATCTATTGCAACTGATCGATTTGTTTTGAGAGTGCCAAGATCCACAGATGGTGTGGCAGTACATAATGCTGTGGTAGAAGTGATTGAGCAACTTCGTGCCTGGCCTGGATCATGGCCTTGGGCTGGACAAGAGCAAAGTGTAGCAGTTTCCACAGCACATTGTGAACAAGCACGTGATCGTTTTGAGCGTCAACAAAAATGGAACTTGTTTGTACATGATCGAGACACCGAGTCGGTGGTTGGCAATGTAGAGTTTCATACCATACATGCACAGTCGAACATGTGGGAACTGGGGGTGTGGACAAGGCCTTCTTGGCAACACCGTGGAGTGATGGGCGAGGCGTTGACGGCTGTGTTGTCATGGATGAGATCAAACAATCCTGACATTGAAATAGTTATAAAAATTGATGCCGCCAATACTGTGAGTTGGAAGTTGGCAGAAAAAGTAGGATTTAAATCAGTTGGCGTTTATCAAATTGACGGATTTACAATTAAAATGTATTCCAGCAACCCACAGGGAGTTGATCATGTGGGCCCGTGAACAAAGTGTGCGTTATCTCCGGCAGTATATCCATGCTAGAAATGAAACACCTTGGGTGACAAGGATGTGCCCTGATATTGAAGATCGTGCTAGATGTGCATTGCAATATCTAGGCGGCATGGCAGGAGATTGGTACGGCCAACGGAGCGACTGCACCTACTACTATCCACAAAGGAATGCTAATGAACGAAAAGTTTAAACTGTTGGCTCTAGAGGCCAAGATGGGCACTGCTGACTTTGATGCAGGGTCGTACTATGTGGCCACACCAGACCGCATGCAACTGTTTGCCGAGTTGATTGTGCGGAAATGTATGGATGTTTTGGATCCAGGCGAACATCAATTGATAGCACGTTTTCAAGCAAGACAATGGCTGGCAGAACATTTCGGAGTTGAAGAATGAAAATTTACATCAGCGGATATCGAGATCATTGGATCTCACCTTACACCATGTTGGACTATGTGTTCTTCTGGACTGACTGGTCCAAGTGTGCTCGTTGGACTGTGGAACAATCACTTGAAGATCATCGCAGAGAAAAATCTCAGTTTGTGGAACGTCCAGACTGGTGTGAAAAGTGGAGTGACCGACTCACACCCATCAGCCGGGCCATCATGTGGGTGCTGGATCGTGTGCATCCAGAGATCAGGTATATCAAGATTGACCGCTATGATACCTGGAGCATGGATCAGACCCTCAGTCCCATCATCCTGCCCATGCTGAAACAACTGAAAGAAACCAAACACGGTAGTCCATTTGTGGACGATGAGGATGTGCCCGAAGAACTCAAGTCAACCTCTGCACCAGCCAAAGAAAACGAGTGGGACACAGATGCCAACCACTTTGCACGTTGGGACTGGGTCATGGATGAAATGATCTTTGCATTTGAGTGCAAGGTAGATGACTCCTGGCAAGATGCTTTCCGCGAAGGTGAACATGATATCTTGTGGGTGCCAGTGGACCGGGAAGGCAACGAAGTCGCCAAAGGTGAGCACAAGTACTACCAAATGAAGGATGGACCAAACAACACATACAAGTGCGATTACGAAGGCATGAAGGTGGTAGAAACACGCATCCAAAACGGCTTCCGCTTGTTTGGCAAATACTATCAAGGTCTCTGGGACTGATGTTTGGTAGCAACTACAACGATCACAGGGCCAGCCTGGGATACTCAGTTAGAAGTATGGAAGAAGCGGACCGCGCATTTTATAGCCGTGCTCGGTGGTCAATGAAATTTGCTATATTGCCGCACAGGTGTGACGTAACTAAAAAAATCATTTGGTTAGAATATGCTTATTGTGGTGTTGCTATATGGACCGGACCCGGGGACGATGCGGTAGAAGTTCGTTGGCATGATCGCCATGAACATTTGATTTACACACTAAAAGGTCCTTATGGGTGATTCAGTATTTGAAAACATGACAGCGGGCTTGATGGCCATTGACAACAAAGTCAACCGTGCATACAGCATTACTGAAGCAGAATATAGTGAGTGGAAGCGAGCATTTACATTTGAAGGTATCAAAGGATTAAGATACGGACAGAGTTTTTGCAATCATTTTGGATTGACAGACTATGTGCTGTTTTACAAAGTGGATTGGGCCAGTGCTGACCAACACATTAGGGCGGTGTATCTTGCGAAACCCTGAATATTCACATGGCATGACCTTGGACTGGAACGATTCCTACAATGAAATGTTGCGATGGAATGAAATGATGGCCAATGTAGTACAAGTGTTTGGCCTGCCCGGCGACAGATACATCACAGACGTCAATGTCAACGACATGACCTTTTGGTTCCGCGATCTGCACGATGCACTGCTGTTTAAACTAAGCCATGGACACAGTAGACTACATCCGGCTTAATTGCGATGCGCAACGGGCCTTGGCATACAAGCATCAGTTGGATCTGGACGGACTCATTGTGAACCAAGACTATGAGTGGCGCTATCAAAAACCCGTGTACGATGAATTTGCTTGGACCGACTCAGAAGTCAGCAATGTGACTTTTACGTTTCGTAATCCTGCTCTGGCCACATTTTATCAACTCAAATGGGCTCGGTAAATATCCTATGAGGTATTTAATATTGACCCTTTTGTTTGTTTTCAGCACTGCTCATGCACGTGAGCCCAGTGTCTACGTTTACAATGAAACCACAGACCGTGTGGAATACCAACGCAACTCAACAGAGTATCGTCCCATTGCCAGCATCACCAAGCTGATGACTGCCATGGTGGCCTTAGATCACAGCAAAGACCTGTTTCGTCAGCTGCCACTCAATACCACGGTAAAAAGCAACTTGCTACGTGGCAACTACACTAGGCAAGAACTGTTCACGGCCATGCTGGTGCGAAGTGACAATGCAGCCGCAGAAACACTGGCTGCAGACTATCCTGGTGGTCGTAAAGAGTTTGTATGGCGCATGAATCAACAGGCCCGGGAATGGGGTATCAATGCTGTATTCCGTGACCCCACTGGCTTGGACGCACACAACATGGCCACTGCTGGTGATGTTGGCACCATGGCTGGATATGCCGCGGGCTATTGGGTCATACGTGAAGCCAGTGTGAAAAAGACCGTGGCGTTTGAACGCAAGTTCAAAAAGAAATTACGCAAGATTCAACTCAACAATACCAACCGCCCATTGTTGATGGAGTTTGACGAAATCATTGCTTCAAAAACTGGATTTACCAATCCTGCAGGATATTGTGTTGCACTTGTGGTAGAACACAAAAAACAACGGCGAGTGATTGTGGTCTTGGGCGAACGAAACAAAAGCCGTAGAATAGACACTGTACAGGATATCATGTACAATCATGTGCTGGACCAAAATTTACAGGATCCCAAGTACATCAATAACTAAAGTTGATGCAACTGCAACACCCCATAGGCACCATACGGCTCGGCGAAAGTTTTAACCATGCTCGAGAAATTGCCCGACCTTTTGGGCAAATAGATCGAATCATAGAGTGGTGCAAAACTGAACTCACAGGCGACTGGCGCTGGCAGGTTGTGACAACCAGTAGTGACCGTGCTCCGGGACGCTACATTTTCTACTTTGACTCAGACCGAGACGCCGCTGCCTTATTGCTGTTTTGGGCCTAATGCTTTTTACTGACTTGACTAGATATTTCTGATCTGTTATACTAGACGCATTGTATTGCATAGTATAGGACATGATATGAATTCGTGGGATCGTGAAAATCTACATTTTATTCTAGATTCAGACGAGGAGACCTTGGCTGATTTTTATTCCTGGGCCACTGAAGATGACTTGACCTATGCGCTGGAACTGGTGCGCACTGCTATGTCTGAACTCATAGTGCAGGAAGCAGAACTCATGGATGAAGTTGAGGACTTGAGTGCGGCCCGTGGTGTATTAAAACAATTTCAACTATGAGCCATCAGTTTCTCATAGTGTGGGACAATCTGGGTCTTGAGTGTTGCATAGACATCACTGAGGACCAACAACGCCGCATGTGGCAAACACTGCAAGGTGAGCCAGTGAGTGGAAGCACAATTCCCAACATCAATCACCTCATGCTACGTGCTAGATTCAACACTCACAGGCACTATGAGATCTACACTTGCGAAGCAGTGGATGGTATCACTGCTGAGGATATTCGAGAAATGTTTGAAGCCAATCCGCAGAACGCGGCTGACACAATTCGACGCTTGGGACACTGTATTCACAGTGATCGAGCAGAAAAACACAGGGTGTTGATCACCTAACTGAACGTTCTGCCTAATCAGCAGATAGTATGACCCGTACGATGAGAAGTGGTGTGATAGCCAAGGGTGGTAGTCTTCTTACCGAAAGGCCGCTGGCAATGCGAGAACGGACCCTGTCGGGAAGCGGGTGGAAGGTGTGTGAGATTTGCGGGGCAACCCAAGAGATGATACACTAAATTACCGCCGGGGGTCGCAGAGCATTAAGTATCACATGAACTCACAAATAATCAACGACTTTAAACAGTTTTCTTGGCAAAAAATCATAGACTACAGCAACAGCCTTGAAGACTTAAATGATGCCCAGTTAAGATTTGCCAAAGGATTGGCAATTGAAGCCGCGGTAGAAAAACTCAGCAACAGTGATCTTACCTATGTAGGAGAACCACACAGAGATTATCACTGGCCCAAACACAACGTTGATGTAGAACTTAAAAGCATTGTCAGTCAAAAAATGTATGATCGCAATGGTCAACTCAAAGCACCTCCCAGTGTTCGTCTCAATAACAGTATGGGCAGTAACAGCAATCAACTAGATCCTGATACTATTGCAGACATCATTGTCATAGTGTGTGCAGACGGAGCATTTGCAGCCAGCAGACAAGATGTTTTGGACACTGCATCACATCGTGGTGATGGATGGTATCTCCGGCTCAAACAAAATCAAATTGTAGAACTGTCCGGTCACATTGTACAACAAAACAAGTACGATCTTAATCTTGCTACCAAAGTTCGGGACGCAATCAAGGAAAGTATATTGATTTAACTGGTTGACCAATAAAGATCAAAGTGCTATAATTTTAACATCTATTAACCACAAAGGACTGTGATGATTCCTGCCTACGAAAAAGTTCAACGTCGACCCAACGTGATGAGAAATCGCAATCCGCTGAAATCCACCACCAGCAAAGTTATCAAACTTGCCCAACGGGTAAAAGAACTACAAAACTACAAAGCATGGCAACGATTAATGGCCGAATACAGAGCACAAGGCATTGTGTTGAGTCCAAAACTTCGTCCTTTAATTAAAATGGTCAAACTTGGTGCTATCTGCATCGATGAAGATATTCAACGAGCACTTGATGCCAGTCATTGTACAAAGATTTGTAAAATTGGCAATTTTAATCCCATGTATCTTCAGGTTATCTACTGTGTGAAGATTCCCGGAAAAGATGAATATCATGCTGTAGATGCACAACACACGGCCACTTTTTTGGCTGCCATGATTGACGCTGGCGTGTTTGATGGCGAAGCAGACTGGCAAGAAGTTGAAATGCCTGTGTTGTACATCGAAACAACCAGTAAGGCATTTGCTCGTAAAGCATTTGCATTGATCAATGGCAAAGGCAAAAAGAAAATCAGTCCTTGGTACGAACACCGTACCAAGGTGATGAGTGCTAGAATCGATGGCAGTCAAGATGATGACGATCAAGAAGCACTGCGAAAACAGAAAATTTGCGAAAAATACGATTGTTACCCAGTGGACAAAGAAAGTGATTTTGTAGGCTTACCAGGTACATTCACTCACATGGAAGCCCTGCGTCTCAACGAAAATGTTCTTGAACTGGCCTGCAAGTTTCACAATGATTATTTCCACTATGACGAGATCAACGGTGCGCTGTGGTTTATGATTGAAGATTTGCACAAATCATTTGATGCCGCACACATTAAAATCACTGACAAGTTTTTAAGAGAACTTGCTGGCATCATACAAGGATACTTTGCAGGCATTGCACAGTTTCATGATGCAGTACACAATGCCCATGTCAAATGGGGAGAGTACACTTATGGGTATAGAGTGAGTTGGCAGGATGATGCTATTGCTTCAGTGTTGGTGTTGCTGTATCAGAAACTTGGTGGTACCCAACAAATTCCCAAACCTTTGTTGGATCGATTTGAAAAGATTTTGGATTTTTTTGATGATGACATCAAAGCGTTGTTTGAAGAACAAGAAGAACTGGCAGTGGCCTAATGAAATTTTACATATTGCCAGGACCCTTTAGAGTAGGATTTGGTATCACCGGAGATCATGACCGCAGAGAAAAAGATTACACTGGTGCCTGGGGAGGTATTGCTCAATTCAAATATTTGTTTGAAGGGCCAGGCCCACATGTCAAACGCCTTGAAAATATTATCAAAAAACAAAACAGAGACATGTTGTGGAAAGTAGACGAGTGGGAAACTGAATGGCTGGACAATGGCTGGACTGCCGAACAGTTGTTGGAATTTGTACAAGCCACTATTGCAGAACGTCATTTAAAAATTCAACAGATACGATAATATGAGCTCACTACATCTCAATGCTAGACCTTGGGTAGTATTTGATCCTGCCAATGACGACCATCGTCGTTATTACTATGATTTTGTATCCACTGGTACATGGGGTCGATGTCCGGTGCGTTTTGTAGTGCCTGATGCACACGGTGACTTGATCTCAATGATTCAACGCAGCCTGATCAAGTGGTACGTGATCAACGAGTTCAAACCCAAACCCAAGCGCCGACGCACTGCATGACAGATCTAACTCAAGCCACAGCCACAGAATTATTCCAACTATACCAATCTGGTGCTGTGAGTCCTGTTGCTGTGGCCGAGCAAGTGTTGTCCAAAATCGAACGTGTAAATCCTGTGATCAATGCGTTTTGTTTTGTAGATCCTGAGACTACAATGATTCAAGCACAGGATAGCGAACAACGCTGGCAACAAAATTGTCCACTGGGACCACTGGACGGAATACCTATAGCAGTCAAAGATTCAATACTTACACACGGCTGGCCCACTCTTCATGCAAGTCAAGCCATTGATCCTGATCAGTCTTGGGCAGAAGATGCACCAGCAGTGGCAAGATTACGTGAAGCAGGTGCAGTATTTGTGGGCAAAACTACAATGAGTGAATTTGGATTCAATGCACATGATTCAAATTCGTTACTGTATGGCAAGGTACACAATCCATGGAACCTTGCAAATTCTCCAGGTGGCAGCTCGGGAGGATCCGCAGTGGCAGTGGCCGCTGGTCTGGTTCCTATTGCACTGGCTTCGGATCTTGGAGGTAGCATTGCAGTGCCAAGTGCTTGGTGTGGCGTGGTTGGCATCAAACCAAGCACCGGACTGGTGTCACAGTTTCCTACGGATGTTCTTGAACTTACCACTGTGGGACTTATGGCAAGATCGTGTCAGGATCTTTCAACAGGCATGAACATAATCTCAAGATCCGATTGGCGTGACAGCACTGCATTTGCTGGCGGAAGTTTGGTGTTTGATTTAAATTCTCCATACACTTTAAAAAACAAAAAAATAGCATGCCTTGCACCCATTGACCAGTCAAACAATGTTGTTCAATATCTAATTGATCAATCAGCCATGATCGATTTTGTTCAAATTGATGCCGGTGTCGCAACAGAAGTGTTTGCCAAATTACTAGATCCAAAATTATTACAACAGTGGTCAGATATCCCTGAATCTTTGCGGCAAAAAACTGGTCGTAAAATACAACAACTGGCGGTGATTGCACACAAAAAAGAAAAAACGTATTCTCATCTCTTAGAGCGCCACAAGTTAATTGCACACATGCGCAGATTTATGGAATCTTATGATTTGATTATTTGTCCTGCAACTGTAGACAGTGCAGACAACGCTAATAACATTGTGTCAGATGTTTCGCCTATGTCGGTATTTTTTTGTATGACCAAACAACCCACAGTGACTATGCCCATTGGTGTAGATTCAGATGGTGCCCCAATGGCTATAATGATAGCCGGTGCAGTATACAAAGATCACGATCTCATGTGTGCGGCGCACATGATTCAATCTGCTTTTCCCATTCCTGCTTGTCCGGTAATACTGTAGTATTACTTTTGTAGTGGTTGACCAATAATTGCCAAAATGCTATAATATGGACATATTGTAACAACAAGGAGCCCAAATGAAAGCACTCAACGCATTGATCAAACAAGAGAACGACTGGTCCAGCATTTTTAATAGCAAGTTTGTGGCTTACGAAGTTGCCACTGCTCAAGGACGCGAACGTGTGGCAAAAATGATTGACTGCAAGCTCAGCCCAGAAAATCTTTCCTGTGACGGCGAACTGCCCCGTGCAGAAGTCAACCGTCGTTATCGTGCGCTGACCAGTGCCGCACAAGATCTGCTGAAACTGGACCCCAGCATGGCTCAGTTCATGTACGAGTTTGGTGAGTAACAAAAAGTAGTACTTTTGCAGTACTACTTTTGTGGTTGACCAAAAATAGCCGAAATGCTATAATATAGACATATTGTAACAAAAGGAGTTGATGATGGGAACACGCAGTCGAATTGGTGTCATGCACGGTGACAAAGTCAAAAGCATTTACTGTCATTGGGACGGTTATCTGGGCTACAATGGTCAGGTCCTGCAAGAGCACTATGACAGTGCCAAGGCCAACAATCTTGTGGCCTTGGGCGACATGTCAAGCCTGCGAGCCGACATTGGTGAGAAGCATGCGTTCAGCAAGTTTGAACTTCCTGCAGAAGAAGTTGAAGCATTTGAAACACTGACCGAAAACTGGTGTACATTTTACGGCCGTGATCGTGGCGAGAAGGACACTGAGTGGCAAGTGGCCACCACGTTTGATCAGTTCCTGGAACAATGCGACAACTGTGGTGCTGAATACTACTACATCATGAAAGATGGCGTTTGGTATTGCGGTGACACTTACGAGTCTAGCCCGTTAAGCAAAAAGTTAACAGTTTTGGCTGAAGCTTTGGAACAGTTTGCAGACGCTGAAGAGGTTGACCAATAATTGCCAAAATGCTATAATATGAACATATTGTAACAAAAGGAGCCCACAATGCAAGACACAAAAGAAATCTATTACGGCATGTTTTCAGATGCAGGCAACCAGGCTGTGCATGCTATCGTTGAACAGGCTCGTGAGAGCAAAATGGCTTGGCTCGAAGTGTACCAAGAACTGTGTCGTCTTGCTGATGTCAAGGCATTTGGTGAAGCCACTGACACCATGGTGCGTGAGATTGTTTATGACGCCCTGGGTTTCAATTCTGATTTTTACGTTTAAGGAGATCACAATGCGTGAAGAATATTTTTGGCTTGCACTGTTGATAGTTGTTGTTGTTGCAGGTCCGCTGTTGAGTATTTGGGCCTTGAACACCTTGTTCCCAGTGTTGGCTATTCCCTACACCATGGAAACTTGGGCCGCAATGGCCTTGGTTGGTGGCGTGTTTCAAGGTTTGAGAATTGGTAAGAAAGACTAATATGTTTGTAGATGTTTCTAACATGACAGCCCGCGAAATACAACGCCTGGGCCACGAGGACGATGAAGGTCCTGTGCAACGCCGGTGGACTTCACGTACCACTGCCGGTAGTGGGCATCGCGGCTACAGTATCAGCGATGTGTGGGGTGCGGCATGCCATGCGCAACGCATCAACGGTGCCTACATCAAACAAGATGAATGGGAACTGCCTTCAGAGTCGGCCACTGCTGTGCAACTCAAACGCAAGAGCAATCGCAACATCATGATGGAAGCACTGGAAAATCCTTTCATGATCACAGATGAAGATCGAGTGGCAGGTGCGGAGTGCCTAAAGTTCTTGCAAAATGACTTAACTTTCCGCGCACTGCAAAACCGGCTCACAGACTTTGACCGCGGTGTGATCAAGATCACTGCTTGGTCAGACCAATTCTTTCCGCAGGCACACAAACTGGAATTGGCCACAGTGGCTTGTTTGCCCAACAGTCACCAACGTGCCCTGAAACGCATTGAAGAACAGGACAGACTCAATCAAACTGCTGGCTATATTGGCGCCATTAGTGACAAAGTCACAGTCACAGTGGACATTGTTCGTTGTGTTTTCAGTCAAAAGTGGAACACCTACTACGCCACTGGTATCACCAGCAACAACGAAACAGTGTTCTTTTCCATCCGTGAACCACTAAACACCGGCACACTGCTGACCGTCCGTGGTACTGTGAAAGCACACAGGGACGGACAGACTCAACTCAACCGTGTAGCAGTGGTATGAGGGCTGTGCTGATTGCGTTTGTGTTAACCGGATGCAGTGTGTTTCACGATGCCCGTGATGAGCTCCGAAAAGACATCATAGGCGTTCAGGCAGAATTTGCTAGACTTTACAACAAGGAGAACTCGCAATGAGAGGATACTTAATTGGTTTTGTATTGGGCTTGGTTGTGGCGTCAGTGGGTTTTTCGGGCATTGCTCGAATTGCCGACCGCGGTGTCCAAACCATCCAAACACAGAGCCGAGAATTGGCCCAGTAAAACGGGCAACCAGAACCAAAATTATGCAAAAAGTAGTTGACCAATATATCATCTTTTGCTATAATAATGGTATGTTGTGCAGTAGTGCAACATTTTTTAAACGTGATAGGCAACTTTTTTGAAAGGCAACACCATGTCAAATGACAAAACTTTTACCGTAGCAGGTACTGCAACTAACAAAGATGGCACCGTCAAGGTCCGCTTTGCAAACGACCTTGTGGCTCGTATCAAGATCCTGAACAAGGCAGGTTGTAGCAACATCAACTTGATCGAATTGCCCCGTGCAATGACCAAGTTGGAAGCTCTGCAACACCTGCAGGCACAAGGCATCACCGGTGGTGATGAAGGCTATGCTGTGGCCAATAAATTGGCTGAAAAGAGCAAGGTCGCTAAGAAAGGCGAAGTCAAGGTCTCTGCAAAGAGTGCCAAGGCCAAGAGTGCTCCTGCAACTGTTAAGTCAGATGCAGTTGAAAGCACCAACGCCTAATCTACTAGGCTCCCACAGCGCCGTTTAATACGGCGCTTTTTATTGGCCGCACAAAAGAGATAATTACTGTATGCACGATTTTGAAGATGACCCCATTTACGAATATGCAAAAACTGTGATGTTTCAAATCATGACAGTGCTGTACATGAACGGTCGCCGGGAAGCACATGTGGGTGCCATAATGCGCCTGTTGGGCGTGGATGAAGACCACGCCCGCCTGCACGATGATGAGCGCATAGAGTTGGATGAAAATTTTGCCAGGATGGCGGCAGAATTAAATATGCATGAGCTTGTGTCTGCTCAAATCCCCCTAGGAACCACAATCCATTAATGTCCATACCCACGTACCGTGCAGTTGAACCGCTGTACATTGTAATGTTACGCAACACCCAAGCAGAACCCATGTTCAAGACTTGGATACGTAAAAATCAAATCGAGCATGCCACGGTCGCCGGCAACAAGATGATGCTTCACCACCAGCAGGCATTTGATCGATTTCTTGTGACTTGGACCCATGAGTGGAATATGATCACTGTATGGGATACGTGGAACCGCAGACACATCTACGTTGACTAGGCTGGAGTGCCAAAATCAATGATTTTTCTTGACATGCTCACACAAGGCATGTATAATTACTATTCACAACAAAGGAGTCTCGATGACTAATCATGAACAAATCGTAGCCGCTTACGAAACATACATTGCGGAAAATGAAAAATTCACAGCCAAGGGTGTCAAAGCCGCGGCTGCCCGTGCCAGAAAAGCCTTGCAAGAAATGAGCAAAGGCATCAAAGAACGTCGCAAGGAAATCACAGCGGAGAAGGAAGCTCTTGCGGCAGCACCCAAGTAACGCCCAGCCTGAGATGCATGAACTACATTCATGGCCAGTGCATCTCACTGCCGACCTCAGGCAGAAACTGTTGGATGACAAACTGCGTCGAGCCCAGCATTACTGGCAGGCGCAACAAAAATCCGCAGTGCCAAAAATCGCAAATTCCCATGTCAATATCAGCAACACCAATTCCCACGCTAACATTAGATGAAGTTAATGAGTTGACCACTAGTATAACCAGTGGTATAGGAACCGACACTATCACCTACAGTCCAATCTGGAGCACAACAGGCACAGTGGTACCAGGTTATGGTGCTGCCATTGGTAATGGTGGAACTGGATACACCTACACAACCAATACAACCGGTCCTTGGATTGCCACTGGTAGTAGCCCTGGTACTTTAAGTGTCGAACAAAGCGGTACCATTGATCTGCGAGGCGAAAACCCTGACATCAAGATCAACGGCAAAAGCATGGTGGCCTGGATGGAAAAGGTAGAGGAACGACTAAACATCCTCACACCTAATCCTGAGCTGGAAAAAGAATGGGACGATTTGCGCAGACTGGGTGAACGCTATAGAGCATTGGAAAAGAAGTGTAAGGAAAAAGCCCAGATGTGGGAAGCCTTGAAAAAAGTACAACCTAAACAACCATGATACCCAAGCAAATGACACCCAAACAACGCATCAAACACATCTCCAAATGGATCCGAGACTATGCCCGCAAGGCCAAGGTAGATACTTTGGTAGTAGGCATTTCGGGCGGTATTGATTCATCAGTTGTCAGTGCCTTGTGTGCAGAAACTGGCCTAAAAACTGTTGTGGTACAAATGCCTATTCGGCAGAATCGCAAATTGGACAATCTAAGTTCAGCACAAGCAGGCTGGCTGTTGGAGCACTATCCCAACAACGTCACGCACATGAGCATGGATCTAACTCCAGTGTTCACTGCATTTGAGAAAAAAGTTTCTCCTTTTGGAGACAGTGAATTAGCGTTTGCTAATAGCAGAGCCAGATTGCGCATGATGACCCTGTATCAAATTGCACAAAGTCATGGTGGTATTGTGGTGGGCACAGGCAACCGAGTGGAAGACTTTGGCGTGGGATTCTTTACCAAGTATGGTGATGGCGGTGTGGATATTTCCCCCATTGGCGACTGCATGAAAACTGAAGTGTGGGACCTGGGCCGCGAACTGGGCCTGCTGAAAGAAATCATTGATGCACCACCCACAGACGGCTTGTGGGCTGATGGTCGCAACGACGAAGATCAGTTAGGCATGACTTATCCTGAACTGGAAAAGGCCATGTTGCAAGACACTTACTCAGGCATTCGCGAGTATGCCACTGCGCCAGAAAAGAAGTTACTCAAACGTTATCGTGAGATACGTGCAAGAAATCTGCACAAGATGACACCTATTCCTGTTTGCACAATACCTCATTAACTACAATGTTAATGACAAAAACACACCATTTTGACAGTTTTTTGACCGGCCTAGTGCCAAATAAAATAAGTAAAAGTGGTGGTAGAACAACACATTGCAATCAAATAGGATCTTCTACTGCTGATTGGTATCTTGTCCAATTGAAAAAAACAAGTACCCGTAGCACTGGCAGAGGTTTGTCCAAGCCAACATCAGTGTTCGAAAGAGACTCTCGGAAAGTCTCTTCGTTGACAACTAGAATTGGACAGGGTCATTTCTCAGGACGCGACCTTGTCCCAAACGAGTATGCCAAGGAGGCCCGAGGTCTATCTATGCTCATCTCAATCCCTAATCTGTCAACGTGATTTACTCGGGTAACCGCGTACGGCCACGTATTGGCTTCTAAAGGAAATCTAATGAAATTGAATGTTAATCGACCCAATGCTCTAGCAACTTGGGCAGGTAGAATTATCAAAACTGTGGCTCTGTTTGCAGTGGCATTTACAGTATGGTCAGTGTGTCAATCACGCATGGAAGACCTAAGACAGAATCAAAACAATTGGGACCAGTCACATGTGAGTGCCGCAGAACGACTGCGCCAGTTGAACTGCTTGACCCAAAACATCTACTGGGAGGCAGCCTCAGAACCATTTGAGGGCAAAGTAGCAGTGGCGCAGGTCACGTTAAATAGAGTGGAATCAGGTAGATTTGCACCCACAGTATGCGGTGTGGTTTACCAGAAGAATGTGTTTTACGAAAAGGTAGTTTGCCAATTCAGCTGGTTGTGTGAGAGCACACACAAAACACGCCCAGTTTATCAGCCCATGTGGCAAGAGAGCGAACTAGTGGCCAAGAAAGTGTTGTTGGAAAACTTCCGATTGCCCAGCATGAAAAATGCGTTATACTATCACGCTGACTACGTAAACCCCAACTGGCGCAAGCCAAAAATTGACCAAATTGGTCGTCACATCTTTTATGGAGAACGTTCATGAACAACTGGCCCTTTAATCTGCAAACTATCCGTGATTTTTTGAACAACCATTTGCACAAAATTTCGGCAGACACCCTGGGCTGGTTGGCAGCCATTGTGTTGCATTGTGCCACTGTGCCTACATTGCTGGCACTAATGACTGGACTTTCAGATCGAGTGCCCAGTTTGGATGTGGTGGCATTTCTTTGGGCAGGACTGGTCATGCTGTTCCTGCGAGCCATTGTGTTAAAAGACACCCTAAACATCATCACAATTGGGGTGGGTTTTATAGTGCAAGCCGGGCTCATGGCCTTGATCCTGTTTAGGTAATACTTCAGTAGTATTGACCGGAAATTGCGATCATGCTATAATACAGCATGATTAGCAACTCTGGAGTACTGCAATGACTATGCATCTTGAAGGTCCGTGGCTCAGCATGAGCGGTAAAAAGCGCGGCAAGGTCAAGTTCCGCAATGCCGAAGAGGCCCGGCGTGCCCGCGAACTAGAACAGTCGTGGCGAGAACTGCTGAAACGCCAAGGCGTTGAAGCAGAAGAAAAGAAACGTGCTAGAGCCATGAAGGCACCTGCACTGGATTACAAACTGAGTGCCCCTCCTGGGCGTACAACCAGCACACACATTCCCAGCCGCGACACAGGTGGCAACGCTACACTGGCCGCACCCAAGGTTTACACAGGCACCAAGGTCAAGGGCATTGCCACCATGCACAAGTCAAATGCTGTGCCAGTGTTCTCGGACGAGGAGGCAGTGGAGATTTCCAGGATGCGCCGTGGCTAATACTTACTACGGGGTCGCTGGTGCTGTTGTATGGAAACTACAATGGCAACACGTATCGGGTTCCTTGGAACGAAACTGGTATCATCAACCCCGACTCATACGTGAAAGTGAACAGGTGTGGTGTCAAGGCCCACGTGGTGGCGTCAAGTTGGTCAAAGACAGCAGTGAATCACTTCCCTGGAATGTATGGGCACCGTATCTGCGGCAGGATTCAGAAAAAATGAAACAGTTTGCCTGGATCAAACTACGAGCACGGGCGTTGAAGCAATCATGATGCTACTGGGACATGGCACAGTGTATGGCGCACAGTATTATACTGTGGCTCCGCCCATGGCAGGTGTGTCATGGAGTGATATGGAAGAATGGTGTACGGAAACTTTTGGGTCCAGCACTGGCAGTATTTGGTTCAAGGCCAATATACAGGCACCTAATGAACGTTGGTATCAAAACAACAGCAAGTTTTGGTTCCGTGATGAAGCAGATAGAACTTGGTTCTTGTTGAGGTGGTCATGAAACGATATCACAGTGAAGGTGGCACACAAAATCCTGACTTCCTGTATCAGGTTCGAGTGCGCGATTTCACCACAGAAATGTATGACTGGTGTGAGGCCTATGATGATCAAGGCGAAACATTTTGTAGATTTCATGTGAAATGGAATCTGTATGACGATCACAATGAATATGATCGTGTGACATTTGAGCAGGAAGCACCGGCCATAATGTTTGCACTGAGATTTGGCAAGGCATGAAAAAGAAACGTTTATTAACCTATAGAGGAGAACCTATGTTTGAAGAACCATTGAGCTGGGAACAGCAAGAAGTGTTTAGGTTGTTGAAAGCACAACCGGGCACCACTTACCAAGAAGCCGATGAAACAGGCCGGCACGTTTTTAGAGACTGGATGCGCGGCCTGCTGAATGTGGCAGAAATCACAGTGACGTTTGTCAAAGCAGATGGCACACTGCGTGACATGCGATGCACCCTGGACCAGGATCGTATTCCGCCCCAGCCACCACGTGCAGCCAAGCCTGCTAAGGAAGCACCAGTAGATGGTATTGTGCGTGAGAGCAAAGAAGTCACCAAGCCCGAAGAAAACCACACCCAAAAAGTGTTTGATTTAGACGCAGGTGCTTGGCGCAGTTTTCGTTATGATCGGCTCAAAAAGGTCAGTGCCAGCATGAGTTTTGAATAAGTAATAGTATCACTTTAAGGAAACGCATGGCCGCAGAATTAACTATCAAATATGTTGTAGACTCTATTGAAGGCAATTCATTGAGTACCACTGTCACTGGACCGGAACATGGTTGGGTAGAATATTGCAATCAACGAGGACAACTTGTTTATGCTGATGCGGTCAGTGAAGAGTTTTATAAAAAATGCCACCAACAAGTCATTGAACTCATTACCAAACATGCCATAGAAGATAACAAAAAAAATCTTGGATTTATAAATCACATAAGCAACATACTAGTCAATGATGATTTTGTATTTCCCATGTTCGGATCAGTGCCCAACGGCGGCAGTGAACTTGAAATTACCACGGGGGTTACAAGATTAATTGCCAGCATAATGAATGGTCGTACCGCTCGAGAATTAAAGACTGTGGCATTTACACCTAAAGGACAATCAGCAACGCAATTAGAAAATTTAAAACCTTTGACCAGTACTGCTAATTTTGAAAAAATATACAATCTTGCAGATATTGATTACGAAATCAGCATGTCGGACTCCCCAGCTGGCGATATGAGTGAGTTTCGATTTGATCGAAGTGTGCTGAAATATTCAATCTATGACAAAAAAGATCAGGCACTGCCACATACTCAAATAGGAGCAAACGTTTCAAATTTTTGGAGTAGACATATTAAAAAAGATAAAATTCAATTGAACATAAGATGTACTCCTGAAGTAGAAAAATTAATTCAACCCAGTAAAATTTTTAACTGGAATGTAGTGCATGAAAAACACGAAGAATGGCAATGGAGTTATGGAAGAATTTTGGGTGCATATCGAAAAACAGAAGTACCTTTGTCCTTTGATGAGTCTCAAATTCATCTCTGGTTGTACGATGTGTCTGAACCTGTGTACTTGGAATTGTTATTGCCTTGGGTCACTGGACAATATACTTGTTGCCATACCAAAAATAAAAAAGCATTGTTTTTTGACACTTCCAGTGATGTGACCAGTATGCAAATTGTTGGAGACTGGGTCAAATAATGGCCAAGGAAGAAACAATTAATATGGAAGGCAAGGTGCAAGAAATTCTACCCAATGCCATGTTTAGAGTATTGCTGGATGATGTCAACACAGAAGTTATAGGATACTTGTCGGGAAAAATGCGCACTCATAATATCAAGGTGTTGCTGGGTGATAGGGTTGCCATGGAATTTAGTCCTTACGATTTGACACGTGGGCGTATTACAAGAAGAAGATGATAACAGAGTACAGTGCAAAGAAACCCAATATACGAGGATTGATTTTATTAGATTGTTGGGAACCGGAAGTTCGCGATCATTTTTATAAAGACAAGTATTATGTAAATCTCATTGAAAAACTCAAAGATAAAAATTTTGAGTACATAGTTCACAGCGCCCATGGATTACAAATAGATTTAAATGATACTGTCATGTCCAACACCTTCAAAGTTTGCGACTACTCTGACAATCATTCAATCATGCGTAGTTTGTTGGAACACGCAGGGGATCTTAGAACATCAAATTTGTTGGAAAAATATCTTCTCAAGCAAAATGGAGCTTCAATTAACATCATAAACATCCACGACTTTGTTTGGTTCTCTAAGGATTATTTGTTAAACCGGATAAAAAACTGGTTGATTGTAGGACATACCTGGCAGATGTGTACGCATGACCATGCACTTGGGTTGCCTCGACTGGCCAACTTATCAAAAACATATAATTTAAATTTTTATGCTACTGATTACAGTTTTTGCACTATGACCGAGCAAACAGCAGGATTAAAAGAGTTTGAACAAGACAGTCTGAATTGGTGTTTGATTGAAGATTTTGGATATCAATTACTGCCGCAGGACTAACTAGATAAATATCTACATGGAACTGAGAGATCACATTAACCTAGTAGAGGCCAGTACTAGACCGGCCAAGTTGGAAACCACTCCCTTGCCTTATGGTCCCAAAGACTTGGCACCGGTGATGAGTGCTGACACAATTAATTATCATTTTGAACACTTGGCCAAGGGCTATGCAAAACGTTATAATGCTGGAGAAGGCAATGCAGATTTCAATCGTGCTGGCAGTTTTTTACACAATAAGTTTTTCCCTCAGCTTCGCGCTCCCAAAGGTGCCAACAGACCCCGTGGTGCTGTACTTGCCTTGATTGAAGAGCATTTCAAAACCTACGAAGACTTCAAAGAGGCTGTTAAAGAAAAGGCCATGAAGATACAGGGTTCAGGTTGGGTGTATTTGAGCACTGGTGGTGAAATCAAAACCATTGCCAACCATGCTGTGCGCACAGATATCTGTGTGCTCATTGACTGGTGGGAACACGCCTGGGCATTGGATTATCAAAGCGACAAAGAACGCTATCTAGATAACATCTGGAAAATAATAGATTGGGACGTCTGTAACGAACGTCTGTAAGGAGTCGGCATGTGGCAACTACTGTGGGTACTACTGCCCGTTGTGGCACATGCGGACATGAATGATTGTGTGAGAGAACCCAACCAGGATAAAAAGAATTATTGTATGGCTACTTACAGCGGGAGTGCCGCTTTTTGCGATCGAATACGAGGCTACGAATATCGAACACAATGCATGCGAATGGTCATTGCCAAGCAACGAGAAGTCGCATATCAAACACCCAAACCACCCACAAAGGAAAAAAAGAATGAACCTGCAACCAGCGGCCATTAGCAAACTAAAAGAACTTGTTGCTGAAGAAGGCAACCCTGAACTAAAACTACGAGTATTTGTACAAGGTGGAGGATGTTCAGGATTCAGTTATGGTTTTACATTTGATGAAGCTCGAAACGAAGATGATTTTGATTTCTCTTACGACACTGTGCAAGTTGTTGTAGATGCCATGAGCATGCAGTATCTACAAGGATCAGAGATTGATTACAAAGAAGATATGATGGGCGCCAGCTTTGTGATCAACAATCCGCAAGCAGTCAGCACTTGCGGATGTGGATCAAGTTTTAGCATTTAAACTGTTTCACCATTTTCGCGGATGAACTCAGTGTCTCCGCCTACAATATCAAACACACGCATCCAGAAGCGTTCCACTGGTCGGAATATCCAACCCCAGCGGTTTTCGCCGTAATAGTATTTGCCATAGCATACCAAGGGATCTGCAAAAGTCTTTGTGACCAAGAACTTGAACACACGTGACTCACGCATGAGTGGCACCAGTACTTCTGCCAGTCGGTAGTAGCCTCTGCGGTTTCGACCAGTCATCTTCTCATCACGGTATCTGCGTACCACTGAATCCATGGTGCCATCACCGTAGCGAGCTTCAAGCATGATGAAGCAGCAACCACCACCACCACCGCCGCCGCCACCTGCACTGCAACCACTGCCGGCTGAACTGCTGCAACTGCCTGCACTGCCGTCGCCACCAAATCCTGTTTGTCCCTTGTTATGAACCACAAGGTTGTTGGCTATGTAAGTGTTGTTGCCATCTAGTTTGAAATTATAGATTACTTGTTGTTGATCTTGATCGCTGTATTCTTCAATTGAGTCGATTACAACCCCCACGCCGTCTTCAGTTTCGACTACATCGCCCACGGCATATTTGCCCACGGTCATTTTATACTTGGCGTAGGTCATTACAGGGTCAAAAGATCGCCAACCATGGCCACGTATCCATACTGGGTGATCGCTGGTCATAAATGGTGTGCTGCCGTTGAATGCCATCATGGTGGCACCGGTTTCGCCCAAAGTGGGTCGCAAAAACTCCAGCACGGTGTTGTGTGCGCCATCCATACCCAGCACAACTTCCCCTAGCGCAACATCTTCGATATTTTTGCGTGAACCGTCGGCCATGGTAATTTGTGTACCAGCCACAAAGCAACAACAAATACGAACAGTGTCATACACTTTTGGTGGGGGAGGAGGCAACGCTCTCAAATCCGGGGGTCTAGATACTCTGGCCCAATCATCTGATTGAGATATAAAATAGGGCACAAAAGTTCCAACCACCGGTTCCCATACCCCAGCTTCGTTTACATACATGCCGTCAATTTGTTTCCACTCGCCATCTACATTAACAAAAATAGTTTTAACTTCTTGCCAACCGCCGGCAGTTCTCACTCTAGGACCAAAACTGTTGAATATGAACACAGCGCCACCGTTGCCACCTTGCACCGAACCTGGCAGTCCACCTTGTCCTACTCCGGGCAACAGGTTATGATATGGACCAGTAAAAGCCACACCCGCACCATTGGGACTTAATGCTGTGCCAGTGGCAATTGGATTTAGATAACTTACTCCTACACCACCGGCTTGTCCGTAAGCATCACCTTCGCTACTGTAACCATTTTTTCCAGCGCCGCCAGGACCGCCAGGACCGCCTGCCCCTCCACCGCCACCATCTTTGTAGAAATCGCCTTGATTTTGGCCAACTTGTCCATTGGAAATTCCAGCGGCAGTCTGTCCACGTGGTCCTGGTGCATTGGATTCAGAAATACCAGTATCACTGTTGCCAGCACCACCGCCACCAGCGCCACCTACTGCAACTGCTATCAATGTTTCATTTGGTGTTTGTGGATTTAGTACCAATGTGGTACAACCGCCAGACCCACCACCACCACCTGAACTGCCCACAGGACCTGCCAGTCCACCAGTGGCGCCTGACCAACTTTTACTAATGACAATGGCCACACCTGCACTTGGCAAAGCTGTTTGACTAAATGAAGCAAAGAATGAAATTGTGTGATAGCCTTGACTTACTGTAACATTTGTAGTGTATGCTGTGCTGTATGAATCAGAACCCGGTGTGGTATACACCACAACACCATCAATGCTGAGTGTGGCTGTGTTGGCAGCAGCCATCTCAACTTGATAAGACCCAGTGTAAGGAAAATACACATTGGCATAGGTTCTAGCGCATGAACTGGCTTTGAAATTTTGTTCCCACATACCAAAGTCCAACATCAAATTGCTGTAAATATTGTCAGGCTCTGTGTCAGGATTTGGCACGTATAAAGGCGGACTGGCTACAGCACTTCTAGTATCAAATACATTTCTCACCAAACCATATCCACCCAACCCTGCATTGCCAGTTGTGGCTATGGTAAGTCCTACTCCAAATACGCCGTATGTGGCTCCAACATTGGCATTGGCAAGAATACGTATGGTATGATTACCCGGAGTTATAGTGCGTACAAATTGCACACCGCCTGACTCTTGTGTCTTCCAACTGTCAACACCGGATTCCAACAATACTTCGCCGTCAAGAAAAACTGTGGCTTGGTAATACGCTGCTAATCTAAAAACATAAGTGATAGAAAAAGGAAAAAATACAGTAAATGATTGATCAAAGTTTAAAGTATTGGCTAAACTGGTGGTACTGCCATCCAATGCTGTGCCAGTGTTCCACACACCAGTGTCATTCAAAAATTTTGACCAGCGAGCAACCGTGGTAGCACTGGCACGAGGCAGTGCTGTGGTTCTTCCAATAGGAACAGCGGTGCGTGTGTTAAAAATACTGTCTTCGTAAGAATTGGCTATGCTACTGTTTCGGCCACTGCCACCAGCAGCGCCCACTGCAATCTCAATCACATCACCAGGATTAACAGTAAACGACGCTGATACATATCCACCACCAGAGCCTGAGCCACCTTGACGACTCCCGTCGCTGCCGCCGGAACCTCCGCCTGCACCCCAGAGATAAGCCTGTACAGTTTGTGAATATCCGGCAGCAGGCAAAGTCAGGGTTTGCCGAGCGTTGATCATGCTCAAAGGTCTAATTAGTGTGGTCATTGTTTACGCTACAATTTGATACCAAATATCTCCAGTGACACCAGCAATGTTGGGTCCTGTGGTTCCAATGTAACGTGTGCCGTATCCGTTACTGGTGGTGGCGATAGTAATAGTTCGATCGGCACTGAGATCGCCACCACCAGTCAAACCACCTGTGCCTGTAATTGTTCTAGTGTTGGGTGGCACGCCAAGATTGGTTCTTGCCACTGCGGCAGTTGCACCACCGGTACCACCATCTGCCACAGCCAGTGGAGTGATACCACTTACAGCACCGCCAGTTATGACAACAGCATTGGCATTTTGCACTGCCATGGTGCCCACTGTTGTGATAGCACCTGTGGCTAGTCCAAGATTGGTTCTTGCATCAGCAGCATTGCTGGCGCCAGTGCCGCCATCTGCTACAGCCAGGTCTGTAATGCCTGAAATACTTCCGCCCAAAATAGACACAGCAGTTCTATCTTGTGTGGACATCGTGCCCAGGCCGAGGTTGGTTCTTGCGCCGGCTGCGGTACTAGCACCTGTACCGCCATCTGCTACAGCCAGATCTGCAATACCTACAATGAACCCACCAGTGATAGCAACCACAGTGGAGTCTTGGAATGCCATGGTGCCTAGAGTGTTTATGTTGTTGATTACAAACTCAGTACTGGCAATTTGTGTGGTGCTGGTTCCATTGGCAGCAGTGGGCGCTCTAGGTATTCCAGTAAAAACAGGACTGACTTTTTCATTTTGCACAAAACTAGTTGTGGCAATTTGTGTGGTGTTAGTGCCATATGCCGCAGTGGGTGCAGTGGGTACACCGTTGAATGCTGGACTGTTGGACACAAACGCTGTGGTAGCAATTTGTGTGGTGTTGGTTCCTGCCACAGCAGTGGGTGCTGTGGGTGTGCCAGTAAATGCAGGTGAAACTTTTTCTCCTTGTACAAATGCTGTGGTAGCAATTTGTGTTGTTCCGGTTCCTGCTGTGGCTGTGGGTGCAGTAGGTGTGCCCGAAAATGCAGGAGATACTTTGTTGTTTTGTACAAATGCTGTAGTAGCAAGTTGTGTAGTACTGGTGCTGGTGCTGGCTGTGGGTGCAGTGGGTGTGCCTGAGAATGCAGGACTAATTTTTTGTAATTGCACATAATCTTGACTGGCCAGCGCAACCCAAACATTTGCTGTGCTGTAAGCACTGATGATATCATTGCCGGAATCATACCAAAGTTGACCCAAAATAGGCTGGGTAGGTGCAGTACCGTTGGCAAAATTTTCCAACAAATATACATAGTTTTCGTTTTGATAATCCCCGTAGTTGGTAACAGCACGACCCACTAGGGCAAGATCTGTGGCAGTGGTGTTAACTGTGCCGTCTCCTACAACTGCTACAATTTGTCCACGAGTGTTATTGATGATATATGACATTGACCGCTCCGATTGTCAGTATTTAGCGGCACGCAAAGTTTTGGTAAATACTCAACTGGAACACAAACATGGCACAAGAAATTATCAACATCGGAGCAGTGGCCAACGACGGCGCTGGAGATCCTTTACGCACTGCGTTTACCAAAACCAACAACAACTTCAGTCAGTTGTTTGCAGCAGGTGGCGTGTCAGGTATTTCAAACGGCACTAGTAATATCAACATATTAAACAGTGGTGCTATATTGATGAGCCCACAAGGCGTGGCCAATGTGATCACTGTCACTGCAACTGGCGCTACTGTTACAGGAACACTGATTGGAAACACCACAATCAGTGCCGTGGGCAACGTTTTAGCAGGTCAGTTTTTCATTGGCAATGGATCACAACTTACTGGTGTTGTGTCTGTGGCTGCTGCGGCTCTGATTACCGGAAACACATTGAGTTCTAACGTTGTAACCAGCAGTTTGACCACAGTGGGCACATTGGGTACGCTCAGTGTCACTGGTAATATTCGCGGTGGCAATATCAATACTCCTGGTGCAGTAGTTGCATCAGGTGATGTTTCTGGCACAAATGTCAATGCAGGCAGCAATGTTAACGCTTCAGGCAATGTCACTGGTGGAAATGTAATAGTTGTAGCAGATGTATCAGCAGGTGGTGTTGTCAGTGCTGTGGGCAATGTCAGTGGCGCATATTTCATTGGCAATGGATCACAACTATCAGGTATTTCTGTAAGCTCTAATGCAGCATTATTGACTTATACCACATTGAGTAGTAATGTTACAGACAGTAGTCTGCGACAACTTGGTACATTGAATTATTTAAATGTTGGAAATGCATTAGGTGGCAATGGTGCCATCAACTCCAACAGTATTTCTGCTGGAACAACCATTGTGGCCACCGGCAACATCACTGGTGGTAACATCAACACTGGAGGCATAGTCACCGCCACAGGGAATATTAATTCAGGTGCAATTATTTCTGCATTTGGCAACATTGCCACAGCAGCCAATATCTCAGGAGGCAATTTAAATATTGCTACTCAAATTTTCAGTGCTGGAGACATCAACGCTGTTGGTAATATTACAGGCGGTAATGTCAACACCGGTGGCGAATTGTTTGCTGCTGGCAATGTTTATGGCGCCAATATTCAAGGTGGTGCCAATGTATTTGCTACATTGCACACAGGAACCACAGTGTCAATGACTGGTAATATACGTGGTGGTAACCTGATCACAGCCGGTTTGGCCAATGTAGCAGGACGAGTAGAAGCTGGCAACATTTTAACTTATGGTACAGTTACTGCTATTGGCAACGTCACAGCACCAAACTTCATAGGCAATGTTGTTGGTAATATCACTGGTACATTGTCTGCACCAGGATCCAATACACAAGTGGTGTTTAACGATTCTGGTACAGCCAATGCCAATGCAAGTTTAACATTCAACAAGACCACTGGAGCACTCACAGCCAATGGTACTATAACAGGCGGCAATATTAACACAGCAGGCACACTCAGTGTTGGTGGTAGCACCATTATTGCTGGCAACTTGACAGTGAGTGGCACAACTGAATATACCAACGTTTCCACTTTGGCCATACAAGATCCTATCATCAGCATAGGTCGTGGTGCCAACAATGCTGCGCTGTTGAGCAGTGACGGCAAAGATCGCGGCGAACAATTGTATTATTTTAGTTCTGCTGAGCGATCGGCGTTTATTGGTTATCAAGCCAGCTCAGGCAAATTGATAGCAGCAGTACAAACTACCATTACCAACGAAGTTGTAACAGTCAACAGTTATGGAACCATTGTGGTTGGCACAGTAGAAGGCACAGCACTCAATGTCACCGGCAATGTACAAGGTGGCAATGTGATATCCAATGCTCTGGTGCAAGGTGCAAGCCTCAGCGTTACTGGTAACACCGCCACAGTCACAAGTGCCAATTATCAAATTGGCTACAGAGACTTGCCGCAGATTACCACATTCAGCACTTTGGTTGCAGATGCCGGTGGCAAACATTACTACGGTTCGGGCACTATTACTATCCCTGCCAGTGGTACACTGAATTTTGCTGTGGGCACTGCTATCTTGATTATTGCTAGTAACAGCACTACCATTGCTAATGCCGCTGGTGTCACACTGATTCAAGCCGGCACTGGATCCACAGGATCAAGAACTTTGGCACAATACGGTGAGGCCAGCTTGGTCAAAGTGGCCACAGATACCTGGTACATATCAGGCGTAGGAATAAGTTAATGACTGGCATAATGACCGCTATCTCAGGATCAGTTGCTGGGAGAGTTTACGCCAGTGGCCTGTATCGAAGAACATATTCTGGATATTTCGCGGACAATGTAAACTATTTTGATGGTGCCTCACCCACTGCCTCGGCAGTGGACACATCACCTGTTGCTGTGCCAGGAACAATCCCCGCCGCAACCAGTTATCAATGGCTGGGCTACTGGTTGTCCACAGCAGACACACTGGTTGGTGGCACTAATACATTTTTTGGAATCACCTCAGATGATGCCAGTTACATGTGGGTTGGCAATACTGCAATCACAGGATATACCACAGGCAATGCCTTGATCAACAACGGTGGCCTTCATTCACCGGCTAGCATTTATGCTGCATACCCAATGACTGCAGGAGTGTATTATCCCATTAGAATACAATATGGCAATAGTGGCAGCGGTGGCGCATTTGAATTTGTTGTGTACAGCAATTCTCTAGGGCTCTATACCACCACAATGACCAGTAATATCTTTTATAATTTGGTGCTAAATGGCTTCTAACGTCACAATAAATATGTCAAAGGCTTAATAACAACATGGCACAACCTGTTTGGATCACCCCCGCTGGAAGCCTAGGCATCATACCTGAAGGCATATTTTATCAAAACAGCATGCGGGCCTACGATCCTGATCCTGCACCAGGCACAGATCTGTATTATCGAGTCATATCAGGTACCTTGCCAGCCGGAATTCAATGCAGTGTCACTGGTTTAATTGCCGGCGTACCTCAGGCTGTGGCCAGTTTGCAAGGTGTACCACAACCAGTTAATCGCAACGAAACCAGCAAATTTACTCTGCGTGCCTACACTGAAAATGAAGCCACTGGGCAAATTTTGCGCATTGCGGATCGTACATTTACTCTCACAGTCAGTGGCAATGACATACCTGAATTTACCACGCCTATTGGATCATTCACCGCTAGTAATACTGCACAGTTTGTGGGTGCAATTTCCGGCACAGAACTCACTGTAAGTTCTATTACATCAGGCACATTGAGCAATGGCATGGTTTTGCGCGGAACCAATATTGTTCCTGGAACAACCATTGTTGACACAGGAACAGCCAATGGCGGCACAGGCAAATACACTGTAAATATCAGTCAAACCAATTTAGGTACAACAATCACCGGCTGGATAGGCACCTATTACGACGGAGACCTTGTTGATCTAACATTTGGGTATACCAGTTTGGATCCCGACGAAACTATCACAGTCAGGCTGGTGTCAGGTGAATTACCATTGGGGCTGACACTCAGTACTTCAGGGCGTTTGTATGGATACATAGAACCTGCTGCCAATGTAAACAAAACTCCAGGTTACGACGAAACACAAATTGACACAGTGCCTTATGACTTTGTAGTGTCTGCTATCAACAAAAATTATCAATTCACACTAGAAGTCACTGATGGGAAAAGCAGTAGTCTAAGAACATTTACAATTTATGTTTACAACAAAAGTGATCTCACAGCAGACAATTCAATAGTAACAGGGGACAACACATTTGTCACAACTGATCAAATTGTGGATCGAAATCCATTCTTGGTCAATGCTGAGCCCAGTTATCTTGGTCGTGTGCGTTCTGACAACTATTTTGCCTATCAATTCAGGGCCAATGACTACGACACTGTGGATCTCACATATTCAATTGAAGTCAATCAAGGTGAGGGTCTTCCACCAGGATTAACACTGGATCCCACAACTGGTTGGTACTACGGATACATTCCAGATCAGGGACTGTTGGAAGTTACCTACAGTTTCAACATCACGGTAAGTCAAACTGACAATCCCACAATTACCAGTCAGCCATATCCTTTTACCTTGACCATTGTGGGCATTACCGACAGTGAATGTACTTGGATAACAGATTCAGATCTTGGTGTACTGGAAAATGGTGCCACAAGTTTGCTCAAAGTTGAAGCCATCAATCGTGGCAACAAACCACTGAGTTACAGATTAAAGAGTGGTGCATTCAATGAGTTACCACAGGGACTGACATTGTTGCCATCGGGAGAAATTGCCGGACGAGCAACATTCAACACGTTTTCAGTGGACTTGGGATTTACCACATTTGATAAATCACAAAGCAACATCACCGGTATTAGTGAAACCACGTTTGACAGCTCATACACGTTTACTGTAAACGCTTATGCTGAGGATCCCAGCCAAGATGTTTACAATGTGGCCAGTGTCACTGTGACCAATGGTGGTTCAGGCTACAGCGGCATCAATTTACCTACATTGGAATTTTCAGCACCAATTGGTGCTGATGCAGAGCGAGCACAAGGAACGGCAGTGGTTTCAGGAGGTCAAATAGTTGCGGTTAATGTGACCAATCAAGGTGCTGGTTACTACAGTCAACCCACACTGACAGTGACTCAAGGATTTGGTGGATCAGGTGCTGTGCTTACGCCGGTGATACAACCCTATGGCGCCAGAGATGCTATCTCAGTGTTCAAAACTTTCACTATCAGAGTATTCAGAGCTTACAACTATCCATATCAAAACTTGTATGTGGTGGCCATGCCGCCTGTAAATGACCGTGTACTGTTGGATCAACTGCTGACTAATCAAGAAATTTTTGTACCTGAATACATTTATCGCCCAGACGATGCCAACTTTGGTGTCAGTACCGCGGTAAAATACGAGCATGCATATGGATTAGCACCTGAAACAATCGACACTTACGTGGCTAGTTTGTATCTGAATCATTATTGGAAGAATTTGATCTTAGGATCAATTGAAACAGCCCAGGCATTGGATGCCAATGGCAACGTGGTGTATGAAGTTGTTTACAGTAAAATTGTTGATGACCTTGTAAATTCAGCCGGAGAAAGTGTGAGCAAAATTGTAAATTTGCCATATTCCATAACTGATCCTGCAGATGGCAGCACAGAAATCACACAGGTGTATCCCAACAGTCTTGTGAACATGCGAGATCAAGTTATTGACGTTGTGGGACAAATCAGCACAAAACTACCACTGTGGATGACTTCAAAACAAACCAATGGTCGTGTGTTGGGCTTTACCCCTGCTTGGGTGATATGTTATGCCAATCCTGGGCGATCAAAACAGATTGCTTATTATATTTCTGAATATTTTGCTCAACAATTAAACAGTGTAGATTTCAAAGTTGATAGGTATGTGCTAGACCGTACATTGAGCAAAAATTGGAATACCGAAACACAACAATGGACTCCCACAGGAAGTCTTACCACATTTGACTACTATAATACCACTGGATATGTTGACATTGGTCTAGTGGAATGTGCTACCAATCTAGCCTATGACGACATCAATTACAGAACCCTGGACGAAATAAATGCCTTGGGCGGCATAGATGGACTGACCTGGATCGATGATGGTGGTGTAGCACCATTTGGCACCAAGGTAGTAATCAGAGATGGTACACGAATTATTTTTGTCAAACAAGAAGGATATTTCAATTATAGCACACCAGACGATGCTTGGCAACAATACACTTCTTTGTATGATGAAACTTCATTTGACCCTGTGTTGATAAATGATGCTGTGGGCAGTTTTGATAGTGCTTACACCATTCCCGGCGGATATCAAGTGCAATGTTCTGCCACTGTTGCTGCCACAGATCGAATCACTTGTTCAGATACCACAGACATGACTGTGGGGGACATTATTTGGTTCACTGGTTCAACATTTGGTGGAGTCGTAGGATTTGGCACCAACAATCAAATTTATTGTGTGTATGACAAACCCAATGCCACTCAATTCCGTATTGCAGAAATTGATGGCACTTTTCGAGCATCAATTTCAGGAACCACACTTGTTGTGAGCACTGTGCTCACTGGTGTTTTACAAGTTGGTGACGTTTTATTAGGAAGCGGAATTGCGGCTGGCACCCAGATCACTGCTTTTGCTAATGGCAGTGGGGGGACAGGAACATACACTGTTAGCATAAGTCAAACTGTGGCTCTTTCTACTGTGACTGCTACTGCCAGTCCGCCTTTGCAACTGACCACTGCCACAGGAGATATGACCGCTAGTTGGGGCAATTACCGCATGGACATTTATAAGATTTCTATACAACCTGCCACAGCAACTGATCCAGCAATTGTTACGTTGAATCCATTACAACAAGTTGCACCCAATGACTTTGTCACAGTCACGCAAGGTACAACGTACGGTACAGCACAGTTGTACAGACCCACTGCACCAGGATCTGGGCTGAACTTAATAAATTGGCAGTCACTGATCACTGTGATCACTGTGATTGGCAATGAAACCACATTTGATGAAGCCAGTATGCAGTTCATTGAGCCTGTGGATATGTACGATACTAGCGATGCACTAGATAAATATCTGGTATTTCCCAAACAGAATATTTTGGTATAACAAGGATAACCAATGTCAAGTAATATTAACCCAAACAACATTGACGGCACATACCCCATTGCTGGTCAAGACAATAACTCACAAGGTTTTCGTGACAATTTCACGCAGACCAAAGTTAACTTTCAGTATGCAGCCGATGAAATCAATGACTTGCAGGCCAAGGGTATTTTCAAAGCAGCACTTACTGGTACCACACTTGACAACAACATGAATGATGCGCTGTTGTATGCTGCCTTGATTCAAGATTTTGCCGCGGTAAAAATTGCACCCAGTCCGATTTCAGGCACATTAACATTGAATTATGCATCAGCACACTATCAAAGTTATACCACTGCCTCAGCAGGCAGTGTAACTCTGGCATTTTCTAACTTTCCACCGTCGGGTACATATGGTTACATGAAATTGCAATTTACTGTGACCAATGTGAGTTACACATTGACCTTGCCTGCCGCAGTGAGTTTGGGTATCACAGGTGTGCAAGGTATTAGTCCTGGCACAGCAGGTATTCCCAATACCATTACATTTGGAACTACTGGTGTATATGAATTTGGTTTTGGCAGTTATGATGGTGGTAGCACCATAACCGTGTTTGACTTGAATCGTCCGTTGACATCCTTAGGAGGTGGTGCAGTCACTGTAGGTAGCCTAACTGCCAGTAGTTTTGTCAGCGCAACAGGCAATGTGATTGGTGGCAACATCAACTCAGCAGGTCTAGCATCAATCACTGGCAATGTGATTGGTGGCAACATCAACTCAGCAGGTCTAGCATCAATCACTGGCAACATTCAAGGTGGCAATCTTCGCACAGTTGGCTTGGTCAGTGCCACAGGCAATGTCACAGGTGGCAACATTAATGGATTTGTCAGACCCTCCGTAGGCACTGCAACAGTTCCTGCATTGTCATTTACCACAGGCCTCAATATGACCACTCCTACAGCAGGTGCTGTAGAGTATGACGGTGTTACATTCTATGGTACTCCCAATGCCAGCAATCGCGGTGTTTTAAACACATCGCACTTCATGGTCCTGGCCAGCGATTACATTGGCAGCGATACAAGTTCTGCACAAAAAGTTTTTAACCTAGGCACAGGATCAGCAGGTGCAATCACACTGCCTGCCAGCACCGCTTATTTCATGGAAGCAGTGTACTACATCACACGAGGAGTGGGATCAAATTCACACACATTGAGCACACTGTTTGCACTGAGTTCAGCATTGACCGGTATTACATACACTGCCGATACTACTAGTACCACTGGTAATACCCTGGGTGCTGTGAGTAGAATATATGGTACAGCGGCCACAGCAGTGGCAGTCACTGGTGCCAGTACCAGTACAACTGAAAACATCACTGTGGTAATTCGTGGCATTGTTCGTACCAATGCATCTACAACCTTTACACCACAAGTGCAATACAGTTCGGCACCAGGTGGCGCTCCCACATTCTTGACCAACAGTTATATTCGATTGACACCAATCGGTAGCGGTGCTGTGACTTATGTGGGCAACTGGTAATCCAAACGCCTTGACTTTCATCAGCGGTCTGCTGTATAATATACTATGGAACATCCGCTGATAGGCCCACTTGATGAATTAACGCTGGAAGAACTCGGCGCCAAAGTCAACGAACTGGGTAAAAAATTGGGCATTGCTGCCCGCACTGGAAATGGCCATTTGTGTAATCAAATACGCATGGCCATGGAAAACTATCAAAACATGTATCAAACCCGGTTGCAAGAGAGTTATAAAAAAGCTCAAGGTGACTCAAACTTCGACGACAAAATAAACATCCAATGAACGTTAGACTACAATACGACCTAGATTTCCTGGCAGGAATCTACTACGACGACCGATTGCAATTAAACAGTTACTCAGTGAGCATGAGTTTGTTGACCAAAACCATGGATGCTGCCAACACTAACATTGCCATGGATCGACTGAAAATGTTCATGCACGGTGAATTGGCCAATACTGTGTTCGTTAACCAAGCACACAGAGAACGTGCTGAAATGTTGCAGATCATGGGTGTGAATGTGACCACATTGCCCGAAGAACCAGTAGACCAGATTGTGGGCATGATGCTATACTACAAGCTCAATGCCATCATGGAAGGACGCATGAGTGTGACCAGATTGGATCTCATGAGTGCATTAGGCGATTCAGTTTGGTATCAACATGACGCTGATGAAGACTCACCAGGTCCATTCAGAGCCGAAGGCTGGTGGCATGAACCCACTGTGCAACATGACACTGTGGCTCAGGGAGATGCTGGAGACAACGTGGTCAAAGTCATACCCAATGCCTGGATTGAATACGGCTTGACCTGGCCCGAAAACACACCTGAACCCACTGCCAACACTGTGGTATTTGCCAATTTCTCAAAAAATGAAGACTAATCAATACGGCGAAATTATATATAACGAAAGTGATCTTGTGAACATGATCATGAGTGGCGCTACTATAGATGGCTTGAAAGGCATGCTGGTTGAGTCAGGCGTGAATTTAGAAACAGCGTCAGCATATTTAGAGCAGGTGCCGGAACTAATTGAATACTCATTTACAGACATGACTGTGGAAGAGTTTGATGTAATGAAACAGAACTCCTGGCACATGCCTGAAGAGTACAAACAGTTGGACATTGCCGAATATGTGTTGAGCCTGTGCGACTCAGATGCTCGACTGCAACGCTGTGGTCAAGAACTGTTGTTGTTTCAAGAACGCAACTTGTTTGATTTGTTGCGTTATCTCAAATATCTTGTGGATACGTTGACAGCCAACCACATGATTTGGGGAGTAGGACGTGGGTCCAGTGTGGCCAGTTACGTGTTGTACTTGTTGGGTGTGCATAGAATTGACAGTATGTTCTATGATTTAGATCCCACAGAGTTCTTGCGTTAAATAGAGTTTTAGGAGAAAGACATGACCAAAGAAGTATACAAAAGTGCTCGTGGCAAACCTGTGGACATGGGAGCATTGCGTTTAAAAAATGAAAAAGAACGTGCAGTAGGCAATATGAAAGTGAATGCTCGTGGTGACGCTGTGGATGAAGGCAATCACCCAGTTCAAAGCCGACCACAACAGGTGCATAAACAATATCAACAACAGATTCAAGCAAAAACTTCTTCACACAAATGGGATTTAGATTAATGAAAGCAGCATACAGCGCACATAGAGTTAGCAAGTTACAAGCATTAAATGATTCAGTGTTAGTAGAAGATATGGTATTTGATGAACGCCTTTCAAATGGCGGTATTGTGCTGTTAAACGACAATGGCAAGAGTTCAGGTATTCGTCCACGCTGGGGGCGAGTGTATGCCATTGGTCCTGAGCAGCAAGATGTGCGGGTAGGTGAGTGGATTTGTGTGGCACACGGACGTTGGACACGTGGCCTGGACATTGAAGATGACAAAGGCAAACGTACCATTCGCAAAATTGACCCCAAAGATATCTTGATGTCAGCAGATGAAAAACCATCAGATGTCACATTCTCTGATGCTATTCACGTTGAACGCAAAGAACGATGAAAATTGACTGGAACGTTGACCAAGTGATTGGTGAATGTCAAAAAATGTATTACGGGGCAACGGATCCATATGTCACAGGTTGGAACAATTGGCCTTGCAAACAAGACTTGTATCGTGTAAAATTTGCTGTGGACGAAATGTTAAAAAACACCAGTACGTTCACTGGTGAAGAAAAGTGGTTGTTGGAACAAGAACAACAACAGATGTGGAAAATACTAAAATCAAGGTAAAACATGAAACAGTTATGGACAGAAAAATATCGGCCCAACACTTTGGCGGATTATGTTTTTCGTGACCAAGCACAGCGAGAGCAGGTAGAGGGTTGGGTCAAATCTGGCGCTATCCCACACTTGCTGTTCTCTGGATCACCAGGTGTGGGCAAGACCACCTTGGCCAAGATCCTGATACATGAACTAGGCATTGATCCGTTTGATGTCATGGAAATCAATGCGTCAAGAGAAAACAACATTGATACTATTCGTGCCAAGATCACAGGCTTTGTGCAGACCATGCCGTTTGGTGATTTTAAAATTGTGTTGTTGGACGAAGCAGATTACATCACTCCCAACGGCCAAGCAGCCTTGCGTGGTGTAATGGAAACCTACTCCAGCACTGCCAGATTCATACTCACTTGCAATTATCCCAATCGTGTTATCCCGGCCTTGCACAGCAGATGTCAAGGATTCCACATTGAGAAAGTGGATGTCACAGAATTCACTGCTAGAATGGCCACCATCTTGGTAACAGAGAGTGTGGAGTTTGACCTGGATACCTTGGACAGTTATGTCAAGGCCACATATCCAGACCTGCGCAAGTGTATCAACTTGTGCCAAATGAACACAGTGGATGGCAGGTTGTCAGCCCCTCATGGGGACGAAGGTGGCGCAACATCTGACTATTTGTTGGCGGCTGTGGACATGTTCAAACGTGGCAAAATACGTGAAGCCAGAACATTGTTGTGCCAAAATGTGCGCAGTGAGGACATGGAAGCCCTGTTCCGCTGGATGTACGACAACTTGGACTTGTGGGGCACAACACCCGAACGCCAGGACCAAGCCATTATAATCATACGCAACAGTGCGGCCAATAACAGCCTTGTGGCGGATCACGAAATCAACTTGAGCGCAACCATTGTAGAACTGTGCAACATTCAATGAGATACTTACTTTTAACCTATTACAAAAAACCCGACGGCAAGATTGACGAAGTCATGGCCGTGGCCAAAAACTTGAAAAAACGCGACATTGCAACTTGCAACGTCATACTTGACTTTAAAAAATTAGAAGTGATCAAAGCCAGTATGTCGGGCACAGATGTACCAAAAGATTTTGACCGCATTGCAGGGTATTACCATCAACACTATGCTGCCACCATAGAGCGATTGTTCAACGAGAATGGCTACGAAGTTGAAGTCAACAAACCCCAACAAGATGCGGCTGGATGATTTAGATGGTTTACACATTGAACTGACCAATCTGTGTACGTTGAAATGTCCAGGTTGCCTGAGAACACAGTTGATTAAAAAATGGCCTCGCCATTGGAAAAATTACAGTTTAGATTTGGATGTTGTTGCAAAATTCTTAGACGTTGATTTGCAGGGCAAAACCATTACCTTGTGTGGCAACACAGGCGATTCTATATATCATCCCAAGTTTCATGACTTTGTGGCATATTTTAAAAATCGCGGTGCCCAGCTTCGAGTGTTTACCAATGGTAGTTATCGCAATCAGTCTTGGTGGGACACCACTGTTTCTTATTTGGACAGCGCAGATACAGTGATTTTTAGCGTGGATGGTCTGCCAGAAAATTTTACACAATATCGAATCAATGCAGATTGGCAATCAATTTTGATTGGCATGCAGGCTTGTATACAAGCATCTTGCAAAACTGTGTGGAAATACATTCCGTTCAATTTCAATGAAAATGACATTGCTGCCGCAGAACAACTCAGTCAAAACATGGGCTTTGATGTTTTTAAAATTGAACAAAGCAGCAGATTTGACGAACGCAATGGAGTAGATTATCAGTTGATGTCTTTCATGCCCAGCGGCAATCAACACATAGATGCAAGATATCAACATCAAGCAGAATGGAAAAACTCAAGGCTCACAATCCAGATTGATCCTGTTTGCAATGATCAAAGAAGTCATTACATTTCGGCCAACGGGTTTTACAGTCCCTGTTGTTTTGTATCTGACTATGCATTTTATTACAAGACAGAATTTGGTAAAAACAAAAAAATGTACAACATTGCAGACCGTACACTCACCGGGTTGTTTCAACAAACAGAATTCAATGAGTTTTACAATAATTTACACGATCACGCAGTTTGTCAATTTAGTTGTCCCGCTACACAGGAAAGAAAATGAAAAAGAAATTAATATTAGTTGATGCAGATGGTGTATTGTTAGACTGGGAGTTTGCGTTCTCAGTGTGGATGGAAGAACACGGGTTTGCCAAACAGGAAGGACATCAGTTTGAATACGATATTGGTGTTCGCTACGGCATTGATCGAGAGCAGAGTTTCAAACTGATCAAAATGTTCAACGAGTCGGCTGCAATTGGATTTTTGCCACCGCTGCGTGATGCCATGTACTATGTGAAACGCCTGCACGAAGAGCATGGCTATGTGTTTCACTGCATCACCAGTTTGAGTACAGACGTCAATGCTGGTAGATTGAGAGAAATGAACCTGCGTAAGTTGTTTGGCAAGACTGCATTTACAGGTGTCACATGTTTGGCCACTGGTGCAGATAAACACTCGGCACTGGAGCCTTATACCAATTCGGGTCTGTGGTGGATTGAAGACAAGCCCGAAAATGCTGACCTAGGCTATGATCTGGGTTTGCAGAGCATATTAATGGAACACGGGCACAACATGAATCATGAGTGCCCGTATCCTGTGGTTAAAAATTGGCGGGAAATCTACGCAATAATCACCTCCTAAGCGGCGTAGAGTTTCAACACTGACCCAATGATGCTGTGGCGTTGCACGTCACGAGTTTGCATTTCGCACACAGCAATTCCCGCCACTGGTGTTTGACCCAGTTTAGCGCATAGATCGTACAAGCCATTGTCCCCTCTAGCACGATCGGCTTGTTCCACATCTCCTGTAATCACTATCTTAGAGTTCTGTCCAATGCGTGTCATCAGCATTTTTACTTGTGCTGGTGTGGCATTTTGCATTTCGTCTGCGATGATCCACGAATTTTTGAAGGTTCGGCCTCTCATGTATGCCAGAGGAGATATTTCCAGAACTTGATCTTCAATCATGGCCACGATGTCTTGTGGCCTATAGTATTCACGCATGACATCCAATAAGGGACGAGTCCAAGGTTCCATTTTGGCAACTAAATTGCCGGGCAAAAAGCCATGGCTTTCGCCCTCTACACCCACTGCGGGTCTTGTCAGCACTATTCGATCGCATACTCCTTCTCTTAGATTTTTAACAGCAGCCAGCATCGCCAGGTACGTTTTACCTGTTCCAGCGGGACCTGCTGTGACGACAATGTGTTGATCAGGGTCCTGTAGTGCCATGACCAGGCGCTCTTGATTTCGTGTTCGAGGGATCAAGTCTATGCGGCGAGGTTGTGCCCGCGGCGCTTGGTTAAAGTTAATGGTGTTTTCTACTGCCTGATTCATACGTTTTTGTGCTTTTGTTGCTCGTTGTCTACTCAAGTGTGATTCTCCTAAGCCCTGTAGGGCCAGGTATTTACGGTCAGCATTTTGATGATAACGGAGTGGTATTCTTTAATTCTTGGTCACTAAATACTGACCAGGCCGCAAAAAGCACACAGGCCTAAGTCTATTGTGCGCTCACAACAACTTTGGTAAATAATGCATTATGCAAACAAAGAACATACACGGCACCAACGACAAAGAACTGTTCAAGAATCACGAAGATTATTGGCAGGTCGCTGACAACATTCGTGACATTTACATGAGCGATGGCAGTCTGACCACGCTGTTGGACTTTGAACGTGTGTTGGACGAGATGGATATTTACGCATTTCGTAACTGGGAAATTGGCGAATTAGTTGCTGGCCCAGACATTGGCAAATACACAGTGGGTGTGACATTTATGTGGCCAGAAAAAATGATGCCTGACCCACGCGGCGGCAAAAGGCTGCTGCCATTTGATTGCAAAGTCACATACAAAAAACAAAAGATCAAAATCCCCATCAAAATTGATGATCCATCGGATTACATTCCTGGCACCAAGAAAGCCAAGATTGTTGAGAAGCCTGTGTGGCTGGTGGAGATTGTCATGCCCAAGCGCCTCATGAGCGAGATCCGTACAGGCTCAATTGAGATGGAAGATCAAGAAATTGACTTGGATGAACTAGACGCAGCCTACGAGCAGGATCTAGACAAAGAAGACACACAAAGTGATGCAAAGGCACAAAATGCACAACAAAACTTACAACAAGACCTCCAACCCGTCCCGGCTGCTTGAAGGGTTGCAATATCGTGACCTAGAAGGCATGATGAAGCCTACCATTCATGTGGATGAATTTAGTGGCAAAATGGGCGATGATGAGGATATCATTGTGTTGAGTTTCTTTGTGCGTGACAAACAAGCAGCCAAAGACCTAGTGGCCTGGTTTGAAAAAGGCTATGATTTTGTACTGGATGCTGACCGCAGCCCAGGTGAAATCAAACCCAGCCGCTATTTGGTGTATGTGGAAATGCGTCGCCGCAGTGCTGCACCACAGTATGTGGCCGAATTGATTAATGATTTAACTACACTCACAGAACATGAACCTGAAGATTGGATAATGCGATATAATAATCAAACACAGCCTTGGAGTGAAGAAGCATTTGCAAGCACTGTGCCGCTGACTCCAGATGAGTATCGTAGAACACACGAATCAGATTTGAATGAGTGGCGCACTGCCGCTGGGTTGCCTGTAAAACAGATTCACGAAACCCGGCCTGACATGCGGGCACTACAGGCTGCTGCTGGACTTATCTAATCCATTCACAGTAGATTCTATTGTTGCTGTCCTGCTGTAAATCAGCAACACGGAATCCAAACTGGTCAGCATATTGATGCAACCGTTCAGGAGTCCAGTCAAAAAAATCAATAGACTTGCATTGTTCATTGCCGTGGTCTTGACGTCCAGGATTGCAACGCCAGTATATTCTAGCATGCGGAGTCAGCAATTGAACCACATGATCAATTTGCTTTAATATTGTTTCCTCACTACCAAAATTGATACTGCCCAGGCAAAATGCCACATTAAATTGTATATTGCTTTCAAACTCTTCAATGGTGCATTTGTAGTCAGCCTGATCAAACGCAGGATCTATGCCGGTTAGATTGGCAATGCGTCCTCGAAACGGATTGGTGCCGCAGCCTACATCCAGCACTGATTCGCCTAGTTTTATTTTTTGGAGAAGTGCCCATCCAGAATATTCATATTGATCAATGTTTGAGTGCCAATGAGTGCTGAAATATTTGTCTAAGGTGTGTTGGTCCATATAATTAATTATACACATGCTTCCCAACAGAATATTTCTAACAGGCGTGCCCGGCTCACGCTGGTCAGGTATTGCACAAACACTAGAAACCATTCCAGGTTTTAATACCACAGACCGCACACCAGCACGTACATACAGTCATCATAGTTACACAGGACACCAAGGTGCTTACTTTGGTCCAGGTATGGAACTGGAATGTAGATTAAATGACCAGTATATTGATGCGGCCTGGACTGAGCCTGGTGGCACACGATTGATTAAAAGTCATGACTGGGCATATGTGTTGCCTCAAGTACAACATTATTTTCCCAAAGACTGGATCATGTTGGTGTATCGTCCAGACATGGCGTCATATGCATGGTGGCACGAAGCAGGCGGGTTTCAAATCAAATACCCTTGCTATAATGCTTACCAGGACAGTACAGGCATGTTGGCAGCCATAACAAGACAGAATCAGTGCATACTTGAATATGCACACAGTCGTAATGCCACTTGGCATCACTTTACACCTGAATGGGTTGAAAGTACATTTGGACATAAGGTTGAAATTAAGAAGACTTTTCCAGATATTTTAGTAACGGTGCTCAAATGAGAGATCATGTTTGGTATATCAAATACGCCAGTGCCATAACCATATTATGTGCAATGGTGTTACACGTTTTGGGCATCACGCCCTGGAACAGTTTTGTGCAAATGATCGGAGCCGCTGGCTGGATCTATGTGGGCTATCGCTGGAATGAGCGAGCTCTGATGTTGAATTTCTTGCCCCAGTTCTTCATTATTATCCCGGGGCTGGTGTACATGTATTTTTTGCGATGAAACGCATACTGATCATGGGTTTGAGTGGTACAGGCAAGACCACACTGGCTAAGTCACTGCAAACCAAATTGAACTCTGTACATTTTAATGCAGATCAAGTTAGAGGTATGTTCAATGACTGGGACTTCAGTGCAGAAGGACGCATACGTCAAAGTCAACGCATGCGAGATCTTGCTGATGCAGCCCAGGCTGACTATGTGATTGCTGATTTTATTGCACCATTGAATCGCATGCGAGTAATATTTGACGCTGATTTTACCATATGGATGGACACTGTACAGCGCAGTCGGTTTGCAGACACTGACCAAATGTTTGTACCTCCTACTAGTTGGGAATATGACATGAGGATCACCTCATTTGACTACAATATAGATAATATCTTAAAGGAACTACCATGAAACGATTACTCTTACTGTTATTAATGATTCCCATGATGGCCCTGGCCTGGGAACCCAGCCGCCCAGTTACTGTGGTGATAGGCAATGCACCTGGTGCAGGCAATGAACTAGCATTTAGAAAACTGTCACAGATCATCAATCGCACCAACAAAAAAATTACGTTTGTTGTTGAAAACCGTGCAGGCGCAGACAGCGTGATTGCAATGAATCACATGATGCAAGTATTGCCAGATGGGCATACCATTGCTGCTTTTAATCACATGAGCCAATATGTTACCCAGGACATTTGGCAGCGCGACATCAAAAAGTATGACTACAACACATTTGAGGATGTGCTTACCATAGGCAAAAGTCCCTTAGTGCTTGTTGCTATTTCCACCAGCGCAGTCAACACTCCAGATGAATTTGCTACACTGTTGCGTACCACACAACAACCCGTGTTTGTGGCTGTGGGGTCAGGCGCACATAGAATCACATTTGAGTATTTGATGCTGAAGACCGGGGGCAATAAAAACTTGGTTCGGCACATTGCTTTTAATGGGCCGGCACAGGCATTGCAAAGTGTTGCTAGTAGTGCAGGTGGCACAGAGTTTGGTATCATGCCCTTGACTGTGGCCCGTCCCTTGATCGAAGCAGGCCGGGTCAAAGCCATTGGCATCACTGGTGATCGAAAAATAGCGCAAATGCCAAATATCCCACTATTACGAAAGATCGCCCCGGGCATCAACATATTTGCTGCCTGGAACATTGTGTTGCCGCCACGCACTGATCGTGTGATTGTGGACTATTATGCGGATTTATTTGCTCGGGCTATAAATACTACAGAATACCAAGAATGGATGGATCAAAACTTGGTATTTGTGGAAAGCCGAGAGTTAGATCCAGATGGTTTACGGCAACATGCCCAAGAACTACGCCGAACATTCCTACCCCTAGCAAACCAAATCAACCCCACCGAATAACATAAATATTCGTGTATCGATACACTTAAGGAGAATTCCATGGATGCAAAACAATTTGTTAAAAAACTAGTTGAGGACAATCAAGCATTGTTCAAGGCCAGCCAGTATAACGTTAAAGAATACTTCGACAGCAAACCTGCTCAAGAAGAATTAGTCGAGCACTTTGTTGGCCGCATGGTCAACGAGCGCATGAACATGGTGGAAATTGCCAATGCAGTTGCTGCCATGCCTGCTGACACCCCAACAGAAGAACTAGAACTGTTGACACGTCAGGCACAAGACGAAGCCCGTCACTTCCGCATGGTCAAAGAAGTCATTGAGCACATGACTGGTCAGCCGCTAGACGTAGCCGCTGCCATCGCTGCTGAGGCTGCCAAACCCACTGCCAAAGGTGCTGGCTTGTTGGCCAAGTACGAAGCAGAAACTGATCCTGTTGCCCTGGCAGCATATCAGTTGGTTGCTGAAGGCCGCGCTGAGGCTGTATGGAACCAAATGGCTGACTGCATTGAAGACGAGTTCATCTCTACTAGTTACGCCAAGATTGCCAAAGACGAAGGTTTCCACGCCAACATTGGTGGTTGGAAACTGGAAAAATTGGTTCAAGACGAAGCCACACAACAACGTGTTGAAGTGTTGGTCGCTAAAATGCGCCGGGACTTGTATGACATTTCATGCCGGAACACCACTGCTGCTGCGGCAGGCAAGCAACTAGTGGCCGAAGCCTACGGTTGGTAATGAAGATAGGACTCACACAACGAGTCCTGTTTCACCAAGATCGGGCGTATGATTCCTTGGAGCACTCGTGGTACGAGTTTTTGCAAGGACATACGCTCATTCCAATTGCAAACAGACTTCCTGTAAACATCACAGATCTAGACGCACTAATCATCACAGGTGGCGATGATCATGTCATACGCAACCAAGTAGAACATGAACTAGCAGATTGGATGTTTTTGCTCAATCTTCCTGTGTTAGGTATTTGTCATGGATGCCAATTCCTAACACAGAAACTGGGTGGCACAGTTGTGCCCGTTGACGATCACATGGACAGTTATCATGAAGTTGATTATCACGGTGAATCGCACCTGGTCAACAGTTATCATTCTCTGCGTATAGAACACCCACCCCCAGGCGCCACAGTGCTGGCACGTGACCCCGATGGCTATGTAGAATCCTGGATCCAGGGACGCACCGCTGGCATCATGTGGCATCCTGAGCGCATGTCACAACCTTGGATACCCCAAGAAATACAAAACTTACTAAATTGAATCGACTGGTTTATTATCCCACAGGCAGTTACGGTACATTTATGCAGTGGCTGTGCAATACTCCCAATATTTCTTCAGCAGAAGATTTACCATTCCATGTTGATGGCAACAGTCATCAATATGTGCTGAGTGATCAATTCAAATTATTAGTGTCAGATCAAGACACTGAAGAATTTGTTTTGACTAAAAATTCTACTGTGGTATCCTGTATTCCTCCAGTAGACCACAACAGCAAACTTTACAACAAACATGAACAACAAGATTTTTATTACCAGACCACTTTACAACACATAGAATATTTTGATAAACGATTGGTAAAAATATTGGTACTTTATCCAACTGAAACTAGTAAAATATGGTGGTGGCATAACAACTGCAAAAAAGTATTTTACACCGAAGAAATGTTTGATAGAAAAATCAAACATGCTCATCCTGATATCCCTTGGTTGACCACAATAGATCCTGTACAACGTGCTAGGGTGCAAATGAATTATTATCAAAGTCGTGCATGGTATCAAACATTGTTAGAAAATTTTAACTGCGTAAATGCACATCAACTCAGGCCTGGGCAACTGCGCACAGTGATGGCGCAAGCAATACATTACGAAACATTTGACAGTTTGAGTCATTGGGCGCAATTGCCCCCACAATTGCCCAATGTTAAATTTGTGTCTTTAGATCAACTACGAGATTGCACAAAGCAAACAGTACAAAACATATTTGAATATTTCAAAGTGCAATCTAATTTGCCATTGGATTTTGTTTTGGATCAGTGGACTATGCGACAAACAACTCGCAATAGAGACGTCGAACACAGTAAAATTATAAACTGCATAGTTAACAATCAAACCTGTGATTGGAGCAATTTGAATTTTGATTTGTTTGACGAAGTGTACCTTTATTATGCATTAAAATATCAACACAATATCTTATTAGACACAGACAGCATAGATTGTTTGCCAACCAACTCACAGGATCTACTGCGCCTGGCCCGCTAAATAATCACATGTGGATTTTACACTTCTTACCGGACACACTCATACTTTGGATCTGCAACACGGTGTTGTTGGCAGGCATCTTGCTGACTGTGACAGCATTTTTTATCAAACGCATACCTGTCATAAACCAATACCGGATACCCGCACAAGTTCTGGGCATCGCACTGCTGGTGATAGGCGTATACTGGCGCGGTGGCTATGCTATCGAAATGGAATGGCGAGAACGTGTGGCCGAAGTAGAAGCCAAGGTAGCGGCTGCTGAAGCACAGAGCCGAGAAGCCAACACAAAAATTGTAACCAAAGTTGTTACAAAAACACAGGTTATACGAACTCGTGGCGAAACTATCACCAAATACATTGACCGGGAAATTGTACAGTATGATACAAAGTTTGCCCCAGGTGGCCAGTGTGAAATACCACAAGAATTTATCAAAGCACACAACAGTGCAGCAGAGGCACCCAAATGAAAATTAACGACATTATTACAGAAGCCAAATCGGCACATCCACGACAGGCTGCAAAAGCCATAGCCATGAGAAATGCGGGCATAAAACCCAAGCACATGGGCGAGAGTGCAGAGTTGGCTGAAGAGTTTGATCTCATTGAATCAATCATTGAACGCCTGGCCGAACACAACGGTGTGGATTCTGAAGTGATCTGGGAAGATTTAGAAACACTGTCAGAAGATGAACTGTATGTGTTTGCTGTGACATCAGAGCCCATCATGGAAAGTGAAGCCTGGCAAAAAGCCAACAACCGTGACAAAACAGATGGCATGAGTCGCAAAGCAGTGAAAACTTATCGCAGAGAACATCCAGGCAGTAAACTACAAACAGCAGTTACTACCAAGCCTAGTAAACTCAAGCGTGGTAGCAAGGCCAGCAAGCGTAGATCAAGTTATTGCAGTCGCAGTCGTGGACAGATGAAGATGCACAGCATTTCGTGTTCCAAGACTCCAGACAAAGCAATATGCAAAGCACGTCGTCGTTGGAACTGCTGATGCGAGTACTACTGTTATCATTGCTACTCACCGGTTGCAGTACTGTGGTACCTGTCACTGCCAAGTTTCCTGAAGCACCGGGTAACATAGCAATGACCCCTTGTCCACAACTGCAAAAATTAGCAGAAGATGCCAAGTTAAGTGACATCACAAAAACTGTCACAGTAAACTATGGCACGTATTATGAATGTGCTGTGAAAACAGATGCCTGGATTGAGTGGTATCAAAAACAACAACAAATATTCAACAACATAAAATAAGGAGCCACAAATGGAACTAACAATCGGTCAACTAAAACAAATGGTGCCCGGCATACCCTATGCTGAACACTGGTATGAAGCATTAGACCAATTATTACCCGACTATGAGATCAACACACCCGAACGCATTGCTGCCTTTATAGCACAGTGCGCACATGAGTCAGGCGGATTCCGGTTCATCAAAGAAAACTTGAACTACAAAGCAGAAAGTCTGCGTAAAATTTTTAGCAAGTATTTTCCCACAGATGAACTAGCACAGGCCTATGCTAAAAAGCCTGAAATGATTGCCAACAGAGTTTACGCTAATCGCATGGGCAACGGTGACGAGCACTCCGGTGACGGGTATCGCTACTGCGGACGTGGGCTGATCCAACTTACTGGCAAAAGCAATTACGAAAACTTTGCTGCCAGTTTGGAAATTTCCCCAGAAGAAGCCGCAGAGTACCTGGGCACATTTGAAGGTGCCGCACAAAGTGCCTGCTGGTTCTGGGAAAGCAACAACTTGAATGTGGAAGCCGACGCCGGCGACATCAAGAAAATGACCAAGAAGATCAATGGTGGTTACATTGGTTTGGAAGATCGTATCAAGCACTACGAACACGCATTACACATCATGGGAGCATAACATGCCAATACAAATTGGCGGCGGCATTAGTATAGGTGGTGGGATTACTATAGATCAGGGATTTGCACCAAGTGTGACCTTGTCGTATGATTTAGATGCTGCCAACTATTCAGCAGTGCCCACAAACGGTTCATTGGATGCCACAGGTACCTATGCTATCACTGTGGCCAATGCTGGTGCTAGTATTTCTTGGCAGGCTGACAATGGTGGATTATTTAGAAAAAGCAACGCTACAGGCACAGATGTAATCTACGGTGGACCCAACTGGGTTACTGGGCAAAGTTATTCAGTATTCATGGCCTACAGACGCATAGCCACATCCAGTGGACGACTGCTGAACACACAAAGCGAAGCATCAAAAGACTGGCTCATGGGATTGTACAACGGCAACCCCAACACATTCTATCCCAACTTCTCAGTGAACTTGCCTGCCACTGGTGCTGACCTTGTGTGGCGCTTTGGCTGGGCCACATGGAATACCTCTACCAGCACAGGACAGATATGGGGCGCCACTAATACTTTGCCCACAAATTACTTGTTCACAGGTACCAATGGTGCTGGCGGCGGCTTCAATCAACTGCGAATGTTCAGCAGATCCGCAGGCAGCGAAGTGCAAACCGCTGACATAGGCTTTGTCAAAGCCTACAGTGGTATACTGACATTGGCAGACATACAAGGTCTATACAATCAATACCGAACAAGATTTGGATACTAAAGGAGAATACCATGGCTGAAGAGCAAACACAACCCAAACCACTGTCACGTAGCGAACGTGAAGCAGCAATCAAAGACAAAGCAGGCCTAGTGATTGTGATCATGGCCCTGTTCATGGCTGTGACCACTTACTTTAGCAACAGTTACTCAGGTGCTGTGTTAAAGAACATGCTCAAGGCCACAGACACCTATGCTTTCTATCAGAGCAAAAGTATCAAGCAAAGCATTGCCGAAGGACAGTTAGAACAAACTCAAAATCCTCAGCGTCGAGCAGAACTCGAAGCCAAAATTGCACGTTACGAAAGTGACCCTGCCAAGGGCGAAGGCAAACGTGAACTGTTGCAAAAGGCACAGGCCTATGAAGCAGCACGTGATGAAGCCACCCGACACTCGCCATGGTTGACATTTGCGTCCCTGGCATTTCAACTGGCCATTGTGCTGTTGAGTGCCAGCATTTTGAGTGTGAACAACACCATGTACAGAATAAGTGAAGTTGTGGCTGTGATTGGCACAGTGCTGTTGAGCCAGGGTATCTGGCTGTGGATTCCGTTCATCTAACACGCACTTAATCTAGCACAAGATCCGTTAAATACTCATAGCCACCATCGAAGTGGCATGAGTTATAATAAGATGGATCCACTAACACTATTTGCATTAGCCAACGGTGCAGTTCAGGCTGTGAAAAAAGGATGTCAACTGTACAAGGACATCAAATCCGCTGCGGGCGATGTAAAAGGCGTACTTAAAGATCTTGACAATCAGTTTCACAAAAAGTACGATGGCAAGCCTGTGCCTGACGCTGCTGTCAAACAACTCAACGAAGAAAAAGCCCGGGTCAAAGACCTAAACAAACGCAGTGAAGAAAGCACCAATATCTACACAGAGATTGGAGATGCCTTGGGACAGTACTACGACAACTATTTCAAATGTTTAGCAGTGCTGGAAGATGAAGAAAAACGTAGCAAAACTGAAGTATACAGTGGTGGTGACAGTCTGGCCAAACGTGCGTTGAAACGTGTGTTGATGAAAAAGCAACTGGAACAAATGGGCACTGAACTGCGTGAACTCATGATTTATCAAAGCCCACCTGAACTGGGTGCGCTGTTCACTGAAGTAGAGGCCATGACCAAAGAACTAGGCAAAGAACAACGAGTTCTCATGGCACGTGAACTAGAAAAAGCACATCGTCGCCGGCAACGCATGGCCAAGTATCAATTTGAATTTGCATTAGGCATTGCTATTCTTGTGTTGATTCTCATCATGGGCGGATTTTTCATGTGGGTAGCCTATGATGCGCAACGTCGTTGGGGTAACCCCACTCAATACCGAGACACCTTGGCTGCGGTACAAAAACAAGAATGGTTTGAGCAACAGAAAAAACTCAAAGACTACGAACAATTTTTAGAACAACGTCGGCGTGAGGCGGAACAAAATGAATCCAGTCGCTAAAACTCTGTTGTTGGTCATGGGCACAATACTTGCTGTGTTTGCAATACCTGCTGTATTAATCATATTTCATGAGTACTTGAATGCGTTTTTTGCCATTGTGCTGGTGCTGGCCTGTTTTGTGTTGTTTGCCTATTACACCTATCAAGAGTTCTTGCCAGAGTTTCAGCGAGCACAATTAGAAGAAGAGCAAATTGTAGCCGGCTTTGACGGTGACCCTGAAAAAATACGTTTTTACCGGGGATTCAAAAAACACTTTGATGGTGATTTAAACTTAGATGAGTTAAAGCAGTGGTTAATTGATCATCCAAGAAAATATTAATGTCGGGTGTATACCCATACAAAGGTCAAAGTCACTGCGCCGGCCACAATAAAAATCAAACCCACGGTCAGCATGAATGACCATACAGCAACATTTTCTAAGTATTTTATAAGACGATCAACAAAGGATTTACGCATTTTATTATTTAAATACAAGTTGTTTAAAGAATACACAGCAGTTATCTGTATGCAAAAACCATAAATATTCTAAAAGGAGCCTGACATGGCAGAAGAACAAAAACCAGAAAAGAAAGACGAAGACTGGATGCAGAAAAAATGGCGTCCAGCCATGGGATGGATGTACATGTTGGTATGTACCCTGGACATGGCAGTATTCCCTGTGCTGTGGTCAGTGTTGCAGATGTTTCAACACACTACCATCACTCAATGGCAACCACTGACCTTGCAAGGCGCAGGACTATTCCACTTGGCCATGGGTGCTGTGCTAGGTATTGCTGCCTTTGGTCGCACACAAGAAAAGATTGCAGGCGCTGCAGTCAATCCTGCCCCCACAGCATCTGGTGTACCACTACCAGCACCTGCTCCGGTGGTAGCATCAGCACCTCCACCTGCTCCACCAGTGGACACACCCCCAGCAGTTACCACAGGCTTTGGCGGAAAGAAAGCGCCACCTGAACCTGCTTTCCCAGAAATCTAAAAGGAAAACATCATGCAAAATCGTTTATATTCAATATTACCCATCCTAGTTGGCATTGGCCTGTTGTTCCTGGCTAACCTTGCTCACGCCGAAGCACAAATCAAAGAAGTATGTAAAGATAAATTAGACAAAACTGGCAAGGTCGTAATGGATAAATCAGGCAAACCCAAACAAGACTGTAAAAAAATCAAAGTACACAAGAAACTTGAAGGCACCAAAGTACCTGAAAAGAAATAATTGACCTCCACACCAGGGTCCTGTATAATTAAACATACAGGACCTTTCTTATGACCGACTACTACGCCACACTGGGCGTCTCTCGAACTGCCACTGCTGACGAAATTAAACGAGCCTTTCGTCGGCTGGCCAGTCAACATCATCCCGATAAAGGTGGCGACACACAGAAGTTTCAGGCCATACAAGCAGCCTACGCTGTGTTAGGCGAAGAGCAGAAACGTGCTGAGTATGACAATCCCAGACCACAGTTTTCGGGATTCAACGGCGGTGTAAACATCAATGATATTTTTAACATGTTTGGACAAGGTGGCTTTCCAAGTGGGGGATTTGCACAACAACATCCCAGACGCAGTCATGTAAGAATGACACTTTGGATTACTTTGTTGGATGTAGCCACTGGTGGTCGACGCACCGTGAGTCTAGGCACACAAGCCGGAGTCAGTGCAGTAGAAATTGACATACCCTTGGGCATTAACGACGGCGACAATGTGCAATATGAAGGAATTGGACCTGGTGGCTCAGATCTTGTGGTGCAATTCAAAATAAATCCTGATCGCAAATGGCAGAGAGATGGGTTGAACTTGATACAAGAAGTTCGAATTGATATCTGGAATCTAATTCTAGGCGGCGAACTTACCATTGACACTTTAACTGGAAAAACACTCAGCACTCGTGTGCCAGAACGCACACAGCCCGGTACTGTATTACGACTCAAAGCACAAGGCTTGCGGGATCGAGCAGGGCATATAGGAGACATTTTGATTCGAATACAGACTTTTTTGCCTGATCAAATTGCACCCGAAATCATTGATGCCATCCAAAAGCACCAAGAATAAATATTTTGGCACAGCCCAGGTTGCACCAAATATGAAAATAGCATATAATAACCCATAGGACAACTCAAGGACCCACATGCAAAATAATCCCGAAATTGAACATATTGTTGAACAAGCAGTGAAAATTGCGCGAGACAAACATCATGAATATGTGATCACCGAACACTTGTTGTTGAGCCTGATCAGGCATACACCTTTTCGTAAAACACTGGATCGTTTTGGTGTAGAAATTACACAAATGGATCAAGAAATTGAGGCCTATCTTGATGGATTGAAACACTTGGTCAAGACTGATGCAGATTTGCAACCACGCAAAACACAGACACTAGAACGACTGTTCAATCGTGCCAATGTGCAGGTTATGTTCACTGGTCGTAGAACACTAACAACTTTGGACCTGTACTTGAGCATCATGGCCGAAACCAACAGCCATGCACACTACTTCTTGCTGAAATATGGTGTGAAGAAAACTGAATTTGCTGATTTCTACAGCAAAAATTACACAGCCGCCGAAACAGCCCGGATGAATACCAATCAGGCCAACGACATTTTGAACGAGTACTGCACCAATTTAACAGCACAGGCACAAGCAGATCAGTTGGAACCACTTATTGGTCGCCAAACCGAACTGCACGAAATGATCACAGTAATGGCACGACGTTTCAAAGCCAACGTGCTCATGGTGGGTGATCCTGGTGTGGGCAAGACCTGCATTGTGGACGGCCTTGCACAGGAAATTGTTGCTGGCCGTGTGCCCAAATTCATTCAGGACCACGAAGTATGGGGTTTGGAAATTGGTAGTCTGTTGGCAGGATCAAAGTATCGTGGTGAATTTGAAGAAAAATTCAAGGCTGTGATTGCTGCCTTGGAAACCAAGAAAAAATGTATCCTGTTTATTGACGAAGCACACACTATGAAAGGTGCTGGTTCAGGTTCACAAAGCAGTCTAGACTTTGCCAACATGTTGAAACCTGCAATCACCAAAGGCCACTTGAAAGTAATTGCTAGTACAACCTGGGAAGAATACTACGAATCATTTGAAAAGGATCGCGCACTCATGCGTAGATTCTACAGACTCAGCATTGACGAACCCGATCAGGACACCACAGAAAAGATTTTGATTGGGTTAAGCCCCAGATTGGAAAAATTTCATGACGTCATGATTGACACAGATGCTATCATGGCCTCTGTTGAACTGGCCAATCGATACATTCATGATCGTAAGAATCCTGACAAAGCCATTGATTTGTTGGATGCGTCATGTGCTAGAGAGCGTGTAAAGGATGCGGGCACAGTCACAGTCACCAAAGAAATGATTCAAGCACAAGTAAGCCGTGTGGCAGGTGTACCTGTGGATCGCTTACAGAATGAACGCAGTGCAAAGATTGTGGATCTCGAAAGCAATATCAAGCAGAAGTTGTATGGACAAGACTCAGCAGTGGATTCAGTGCTGGAACGTGTGTACATCAACTTTGCTGGTATTGGCAATGCCCGGCGTCCTATTAGCAGTTTCCTGTTCCTAGGCCCCACAGGTACAGGCAAAACTGAGTTAGCCAAACTGCTCGGCGAACACTTGGAAATGAAACTGTTGCGTTATGACATGAGTGAGTATCAGGAAAAACACACAGTGTCAAGCCTGATTGGTGCGCCTCCTGGCTATGTGGGCTTTGAAGATGGCAACGTGGGCGGCGGCAAGTTAATTTCAGACATCAGCAAGAATCCCTATGCTATTATCTTGTTTGACGAGATTGAAAAAGCACACAGTGATGTCACCAACATCTTGTTGCAGATGCTGGACGAGGGGCACATTACTAGTGCAAATGGCAAAAGAGTTGATGTGAAAAACTGTATCATTATTATGACATCAAACTTGGGTGCTCAAGCCAATGACACCAACAACATTGGTTTTGGATCATTGGAGAAGTCAGGAGAAGAAGACCGTGCAATGAAAGACTTCTTCCGTCCTGAACTGCGCAATCGCATTGACAAGATTTGCAAGTTCAACAAACTGAACACCTTGGCCATCAAGAAGATTGTGGTCAAGTTCGTGGACGAACTCAAAGCCAGTATGACACACAAAAACATCAGACTGGTGCTGACTGAACCGGTGATTGACTACTTGGCTGACAAAGGCTACGACTCCAAGATGGGCGCACGTCCACTGAGTCGTAAGATTGATGAACTGATTCGTGTGCCACTGAGTAAGAAGATCCTGTTTGATCGACTGGAAAATTGCACCATCACTGCTGTGATGACTGAAGATACAGTAGAGTTCAACATTGAGCAAGATGCTGTGACCATTGTGAACTCTGAGGGGATTATTATTGTATAAAGTTGAAAAAGACGATCGTAGCAGTCTGTACTATAACCAGTACGAATATTGTGTGACCCTCAACATCTCAGATGCTAGTTGCTTACGCGATCTGCAGCCTGTGAGATTTGAGGCATCCATTCGCAATGCCAAGTACTGGGCCGAAATGGACCGTGGTGGCGCCTATCAAAATCGTGGCCGAGATGTTTGGGAAGGTACAGCCAAAGAACTTGCCTTGCGTGAAACTCGCGATATCTTGTTGGAACAAGCCGGCACATACAAAGCAGTGATCAGTTTCAATGTGTTGAGCCTGTACACCAACAATCGCCGGTTGGCTGATCAGTTTGTCGAACTGGACAATCCCGGTGTTCGACTACATCTAGTGCGTCAAGCCATGATCACCAAACCCTCAGGTGTCGTACAGTTGCAAGAATCCAAACACGGTTACAGAACTTATCTGCGAGAACGCAAATACAGTCTGGATCAACGAAACTTGTTGCTGGATTTTTTGCGAGCACGTGAGGGAACCCTGCGTCCCTGCGGTGCATTGATGGCGTGGTTAGAGGCTCGACCCAAGTACTATATGGCCAATCTCAACTACAGCCGAAGCCACTACTTTGTGGACCATGATCACCCCAACGAAGGCACCATGATCAGCCTGGTGATGCCGGGCATTGTAAGAAAGACTCTGCCCATTGAAACGACTAAATAATATACTATGGCTAAAATACACGAAGAAGTAGTTGTGATCAAACTCTCAAAATTGGTCAAAGATACCGATGCTGGCAGCGAAATTGCTACCACAGACATCGTTGCTGCCTTGCAATCAGTGGCTGAAGAGCTGGTAGGTGCAGGTGTTGTTGTAGAAGCGGACAAAGCCTAATGACCACAAAGACCATTCTTGCGACCACTGAGTATGGTGTGCCTTCGGGCAACTATGATGGGTCAAGTCAAGACTGGTCAAGTGATCCTGTCACTGCTGCCAACTACTATCGCGGACGCGGTGGCGTGCAGACTATTACGTTCTCAGTCACAGATTTTGAAGGCGACATGTACCTTGATGCTTGTTTGGACGAAAATCCTGCTGAAGCCAATTGGTTTAACACATACATTTATGGCGACGGAAGTACCATCCCACTCACTGACTATCATCCTGCTACCATCACTGGCAACTTTACATGGATGCGAGTGCGTGTTGAAGGGTTTTCAGGCGGCACTATCAACTCAGTTACTATCACTTACTAAACTCAATTTGAGGTAAAATTGGAAACTATAAACATATCATTTGATATAGATACATCAGACTCTGAATGTCCATTGGGTGTGGAAATTTTACTAGACAACATTGTGCTGTTAAAAATTGATCATGTTCAAGAAAAAATCAAATTTTCACACGCTATAAACGACGATGACGGTGAACATAAACTGAGTGTGATTATTTGTGGGAAAACGCACGAGCACACCAAAATTGACGAATTAGGTAACATTGTCAAAGACGCCACATTGCAGTTATCAAATGTTGTCATTGATGATATTGATGTAAATCAATTGTTTTTAGACAAGTGCGTGTATACACATGATTTCAATGGTACACAGTCTGAAATCGCAGACACATTTCATGGTGTTGCAGGCTGTAATGGTACAATCAGTTTTGAATTTTCCACTCCCATTTACCTATGGTTGCTGGAAAACATGTGACGCTAAATACAGTTTATGACAACTGTAGTAATCATGCCCGGTGGGTTTCACCCTTTTCATGCAGGACATTTGGCCCTGTATCAATCAGCGCAACGAGCCTTCCCTGGCGCCGACGTGTATGTTGCTGCCACTGATGATACCAGCACACGCCCGTTTCCCTTTCAAGTCAAAGAAAAACTAGCACAGTTGGCCGGGGTTGACCGTGGCAGATTCATGCGTGTCAAAAGCCCATTCCAGGCTGCAGAAATCACAGCACCATACAATCCCCAAAAAGATCAGTTGATATTTGTTCGCAGTGAAAAAGACGCAGACAAACCACCACGAGCCGGTGGAGTTAAAAAGAACAGCGAGCCATCATACTTGCAACCATTGCTGGGTGCAAAAAAACTAGAACCATTTGCAAAACATGCTTACATGGCCTACTTGCCCACAGTGGAGTTTGGTCCAGGTATGACTTCGGCCACAGAGATACGTGCTGCTTGGCCTAAATTGGATGAGCGTAGAAAAACTGCATTGGTAATGAGCTTGTATCCAAAAACACAGGCCAATCCTAAATTGGCCGCTAATGTGGTCAAAATGTTAGACAACGCTATTGGCACAGAAGTTGCTGAAAATCAAGGCTGGGCAGCCACTTACGAGTCGGACGGCATCACTGCTGGTACCGGCGTGACTGGTGGCATGCACGCCACATATCAAGATAGATACAACCAACCTGTGGACGAAGCCAAGTTGCATTTTACTGATCCCACAATCCGAGTCAACTTGTACTATGTTCCGCCAAAACTACAGCATCAAGGCAAAGTGCAGAATGTAGCTCACAATATTCCTTACTCAACTGTGCAACCATTGATTGATAGACTGATGCAAAAATATCCCAACATGCATCCTGAATATCTAGTTGTGGGACCAACAGACAAAAATCAGTATGGTCAACGACTAAAAGAACAAGAGCAGTTGTCTGGAACAATTAAAGCAATACCCAAAGACGACTCAGAATATGATTGGGACTATTACTACAAAGATCAACAGATTCAACCGGGCACAGACATACATTCAAAGATAAAAGATTTGCACATGAGTCAAAAATATCCTGAGTATAATGCTCTGAAATCAGCATTTGAAAAACCTTATACCTCAGGCAAAGTAATACCGCCTGAACAGTGGCCAGAAAATCAACCATCGCAGGATCGTGTTGTGCCAAACTTTTCGGATGTTGGAGGCCCTGATTATACCATTCCCAAGCAGTTTATTAAAGATCCAGAAGGTAAACCCATCAGGCTCAAAGACTTTTTACCGCATGATCCAGACATGAACGAAGACTACATTGAAGAATGTCGGTCGTAAAAAATAACACCCGCTGTTATAATCTTTAAATACTAACATAATTTTTAACGGAGAACCCATGTCAGACCAAGCACCGGTGACTACCACGCCACCAACCGATCCTGCCCAAACCAATCAGCAAAACATTCAAGTAAACATTGACTATTTGCGTACCACACGAGTGCATATTTGTATGCCTTGTTATGGTGGACAACTAACAGAACAAACTTTTATGAGTTTTGTGAAATGGGCCAACCTATGTCGTCAACTCAACATTGACTGGACAGTGGAAACCATGACCAATGAAAGTCTGATCAGCCGAGCACGTAATACACTTACCGCTAAATTTTTATACACCAAAGAGTCAACACATTTGATGTTTATTGACGCTGACATTGGTTGGGAACCTTGGCACCTGTTGGTCATGCTGGATGCACAAAAAGATGTAATCGGCGGATTGTACCCTATGAAGAGCTTGCCGGTCAAATGGTGTGTGAATGGCATTCCTGGACAAGTGGAAGAGCCTGGTGCTAACTTGATCGAAGTTACCAAAACCGGCACAGGTTTCTTGTTGATCAAGCGTGATGTGTTTGAAAAGTTAAATGCACACCCTGCCACCAAGCCGTTCAACAACGACATTGGCTTGCCTGTGGAACTCAACCCTTATATGAAAACCTACTTTGACACTGCTGTGCGTGAGAACCGCTACTACAGTGAAGATTGGACTTTCTGCGAAAACTGGCGCGACATTGGTGGACAAGTATGGGTGGACAAACGTATCCTGTTGCGTCACGTGGGCACTTACACATTTGACTATGCCACACACGAACAACTGTACAAGGACCTTAAACAGATGTTTGAACCCAGTGCAGTAACAGTTACACCTGTGTCACAGCCAGAACAAATCACTGGCAAACCTGCTGAAGGACACGATCTAGCCAAAGAACCGCCGCCTGTGCCTGAACCCACAGTGATGGCATCCAGCAAAAAGAGCAAGAAACCAGCAACTGTTGAGTAACGGTAAATATAGTTCGTATGAACATCAACGAACTAGACTCCTATAATCTTGCAGACGCAGTAAAATTTCACCGCCGTCTCAATCCCAGAATCTGGGGGCGAGACGAGCACTTGCTGCCTGAAGTGCGTGAAAAATTACTGGCCATTGCTGCGGATTTTCAAGAATTCCTGGGCGTGGATGATCTCAACGTTCAAGACATCACTATATCAGGCTCAAATGCAGCCTATTCATATACAAAAAATTCAGACATTGACCTGCATCTTGTGGTTGAGATGCCTGATGATCCTGTGTATCAGGAACTGTTCAACGCTAAAAAATATCAATACAACGACGAGCACAATATAAAGATTGGTGGTGCGGATGTAGAGTTATATGTACAGCCTAGTGATCAAGCACATCACAGCCAAGGCATTTATTCAATTCAAGACAACCAATGGTTGCAGGTACCTCAACGCAAACGTGCTCAAATAGATGATGCGTGTGTGCGTGACAAGGTTGCAGACCTGGATGCCAGAATTCACGCTGCCGTCAAAAGCAAAAATATCGACGCTGTGACCACATTGTGGAACAAGATCAAAACCATGCGTCAAGCGGGACTCGAACAACATGGTGAGTTTGGCTGTGAAAACATTGCTTTCAAAATGTTGCGCAACAGCGGCTGCATTGGTGCGTTGAAAGATGCTAAAACAGCACTGCAAGATCGTGAACTCAGTCTGCATGAAGAGCCACGAAAGAGATTTCGTTATGGGTATGGTTCGACAATGGTTGAAGCATCTACTCCTGATGGAGTCAGTCCTACCACTCAAATGTTTTTGAATGAAGATGACGAGATTGAAACCAAAGTACGTGACTTCATCCAACATGTGACCACAGAACTGGGTATTGACCCCATGCCAGAAATTCACTTGCACACTGATCCCGAATGGAGTGTACACAATCACAGTTTTGGTCGTTACGACCCTGACAGTCATACTTTGAATGTCAGCATGCCCAACCGCCACATCCTGGATGTGTTGCGTACAGTGGCACATGAACTGGTGCATTGCAGTCAAAACCAACAACATGGGCACTTGCCCGACGATGCAGGTGAAACTGGCAGTCGCTGGGAAAATGATGCCAATGCTCGTGCAGGTATCATCATGCGCGACTGGGCCAACGCACACCCAGAAGATTTTGAACAAGCACCCTTGGCAGAAAATGCTTCGGGCTATATTCCCAAGAACAAACGAGAAGCAGCCCGGCCACAGTATGCCATGGCACTGAGTGTGGATATCAAACCTGGGCAGGTGGGCAAAGAAGCCAACAAGTTGGCATTGAAAACTGGACGCAATGGTGAGCCAGGCTTGCTACAACCTGATGCACAAAACTTGTTGCGTGAGTTTGCAGAATTCGCAGAAGAACAAGAAAACTTGTTTGAAATAACCATGAGCCCCTCAAGTCTGCGCAAATTGAGTGCGCAAACTGGTGCCTTGGCCGGCATGGAATTTGAAATGTGTGTGCCCAACGTCGAAGGCAACGACGACGGTGATCAAGAACCTGACTATGACTATGATGAACGCTGCCGTAGCATTGAAGATGCTGTGCAATTTTTCTATGATGGTGATTGGAACGGTCGTAGAGACGTAGAACGCATGCGTGAAAGAATGCAGAGTGATTTCAGTGATTGGCTGATGGACAAGGTCTATCAAGACTGGGAACGCCATGGCGAGGAATATCTGGAAGAATGGGTGCCCAACAACGTGGACGAATCTGAGTGGAATCCTGAAGGCCTGGAAGGTGAGGCTCGTCAAGAAGCACTAGAAGAATACATCGCTGCTATGCATGCCGATGCCGGCAGCAGTGGTGATGCGTTTGATGAGTACAGAGAAGAAAATCAAGAGTCATATGACGAAAGTGACTGGTTGGATGACGAAGACCTAGACCGCATGAGTAGTATTGAAAATGCCTACTCAATGAACTGGCCGCACTGGACCAACCCCGGCCGTGGCGAAACCAGCATTGAAGATATTGCTGACAGTTTTAGAGACGCAGTGGGCCGCCCAATACTAGCCAGCACCAGTTATCACAGCAGCCGAGTTGAACGACCCAGCACCAAAAACTTGGAATACATTGTAGAACCTGACAGCAGTATTGATGTTGATGACAACGACGATCGAGGCCTGGAGTTTGTAAGCCCGCCCTTGCCTATAGAAGAACTGCTGAGTGATTTGAACAAGGTCAAAGCCTGGGCTGATCGTACTGGTTGTTATACCAACGATTCAACCGGCCTGCATATCAACGTGTCAGTACCTGGCTGGTCCGGCGACCTCAGTCAATTGGACTATGTAAAACTGGCCCTGTTGCTGGGCGATGAGCATGTGTTGGAATCTTTTGGACGTGCTGGCAATACCTATTGCAAGTCAGCCATGGGCAAGATACAAAAAGCAGTGAAACAAAATCCTGACAAGGCAGAAGAACTGTTGGAACGCATGCGACAGGGCATGGATCAACTGGCCAGCAAGGCCATACACTCAGGCGTCACAGACAAATACACATCAATCAACCCCAAAAATGGCTACATTGAATTCCGTTCACCCGGGGGCGATTGGTTGAATGATAACTTCAAAGAAATCGACAACACCCTGCGTAGATTCACAGTGGCCCTGAGTGCAGCCGTGGATCCTAAAGCGTATCGCCAAGAATATCTAAAGAAACTGTACAAATTGTTGGATGTTCACAGTGAAAAAGATCCCTTATCATACTTTGCAAAATTTGCCGCAGGCGAGTTGCCCAAGGCAGCACTGAAAAGTTTTGTGCGTCAAGCACAGTTAGAACGTGGTGTCAAGCGTGGCAAAGAAACAGGCCCAATGTGGTGGCGGGTGTACAAAGAAGGCAAAAATGCTGCCAACGGTGCCGTAATCGAAGTTGTGGCTTCTAGCCGAGAAGAAGCATTAGACAAAGCCGCCGAAGAATGGGGTGTGTTTAGCAACGAATACCGACGTGCCATGTATGCCGAACCTGTACGTCCTTATGACGGAGTTGATACCAGCAGAGAGTATGAATTTTACGACCGACGGTCTGGTGCAGTGGTAGCCACATTCCGTGCCAGTGATGATGATGCAGCCATAGCAAAACTGGATCAGTTCCGCGCAGCCCAAGTGCGAACACAGGGAATAACAGTGCCTCAAGCCAATGAGATATACGGTGTTCGTTCATCAGGAGTGGTCACTGCGCCGCCCAGAGATAGACCATCCACTGCTCCTATTCCAGGAAGCACCTTGGATCTACAACGTCAACGACTGGCACAGGCACAATCGGGCGGCAACTGGGGTATTCTAATCACATCAAATGGTCGATTTGTTCGCATGTCTGGCACAGGTGATCCAACTGATAGAGCCCTGCGCAGATTTCCAAGTCGTGAGGCTGCTGAAGAATTTCTAGCACAAACTCGTGCAGAAAATCCCAACATGAGAACTGACATTGAGATTCGTGAGATTCCTGCAGATTATCAATCACCCGGCCAACCTGCAGCAGCAATTCCCACCATTGACATTGATGTTGAACCTGCACCAGCACCACAGCCAGCGGGCATGGGACAATGGAACGGACAATGGCGGGTCTTGGTTGGCGGTCAAGAAGTATACCGTTTTGGTGGTGTGGGCAACAGTCAAGCAGACGCCAATAGAATAGCAGCCGCTTGGTTGCGTGACAACGGACAAGGTGTATCTGGCGAAGGCTTTGAAGTATATCCGGTGATGAACGAAAGTTTGACTGAATCCAATCAACTGCAATTAAAAGATTTTGTGGTTACAATAAGTCCACATGCCCTGAGCCAAGCATATAACAAGGGTGTGGATGTTGACATTGTAGATGACATTTTGCGCAACATCAGTACAGTCAAAGATCGTATCATGAGCCTAGAACCTGGCAGAGCCCTGATCCTTCACAACGGACAAGGTACTGGCTTAGGCGTTCGTCGACAACAAGGCAACCGATTGACCTTGGCCACAGTGTTTCCCACCAGTCCAGGATTTACTAAAGGCAAACATCCAACTTTTCGAGTTGAAGCAAACACTGTAGATGAAGGTGTAACGTCTGCCATGGATGCTGACCAAGTATTACACTATGTAAAAAAAACACATGGCGCCGACAAATTCAACATTGAATACAGCATAACTGATCATCCCCAGTGGGAATTAAAAAATATTCCGTTGTCACAGTTGCACTTGGATCCTGATGGTGAACAACAGGATCCTTACAATAGAACCAACTGGGTTGACTACGATGTTGTGCGTGATTTGATACCTAAGATCAAAAGCGTTCTGAAAAATACACCTATTGTGGTAGACGCCGACGGTTGGATCATTGACGGAAATCATCGTGCCATGGCAGCACTAGATGCAGGATTAACAAGTGTGCCTGCACTTGTACCTGTTATAGTTAAAGAAGATCTGACAGAAGCCAAAACAACCCGAGAAGATTTTGAGGGTATGACCATTGAGATGATTAAAAATGGTCATGTATTAGTGATCAATGCGATTGATGATTGGGGCAATAATATCCTGGGTTCTGTTGCTTTCAATATTGGTGATGACAATGATTTAGATCCACAAGACTTAAAGGTCGATGAAAGATATCAAGGTCAAGGTATTGCTCGAGTCATGTATGATTATGCAAAAAGCAAGGGCTACGAGATTCATCGTAGTTATGACCAAACTGATGCCGGTCGAGGCTTTTGGGACAAGCATCGCGGAGCGGATGTGCGTGTATGGGAAAACTTTGCGGATGGCAAGAATCCCGGACGCAAGGGTTTGAGCAAGCGTGTAGGAGTCAACACCAAAGCGTCAGTGAGTGATTTACGTAAGACTGCTAAAAATTCATCAGGTGAGAAACAACGCATGGCCCACTGGCTGGCCAACATGAAAGCCGGCAGAGCCAAGGCCAAGAAGAAATGAAGATGTTAAAAAAATTTCCGCAGTTGGCTACATCTGCTATGTTGTTTGCTCCCTCGTTGGATGAGCATTACAAAATATTTGCTACGTTTTTCAATGACAAAGATACAGTATTGGATGTAGGGTATGGTGATGGCAGTTTTGCTAGATACATAGGTGCAGTTGGAGTAGACGAAAATACTGATCTCAGCACAATCAATTTGCAACAATTCGATACATTATTATTTTCTGAATCAATAGGGTATTTGAGTTATTATGAATTTTTAACATACTTCAATCAAGTTCAACCTAAAAAAATAGTGATCAAAGATTTTTTGTGTACCCAACCCGTTGCTGTTCCATATTTTAATTACAACTTTGAATTTTTTCATTCAACAATTTTGCCTTTTTTATTGAAACAAGGATATCACGCAAATGTTTCGATGTTTGATCCACACGTTGGCCGTTGGATCTCGTTGTTAGAACAATGCGGACTAGAATTTGTACCTGCACTGGACATTAAAAATATAATTGCAGTGTTTGAAAGATCATTATGAGAAACTACATCAACCTAATCGAAGCAGTACAACGGGGTTGTCCCTTGGCCACACATGACATTGATGAGAACTTGAAGAATCGTCAAACAGCCATAGATGAATATCACTATGGTCCTGCCAATCCTGCCCGTGCTGAAGACTACTGGAAAAAGAGTGCCAAGATTTTTGGTGTCAGTGAGGCCACTGCAAAGACCATGCAATGTGGCAACTGTGCGGCATTTGATGTCAGTGACAGCATGAGAGAATGTATTGCTGCGGGCATACGTGGTGATGCCACCGGAGTTGATGCCAACGCCAGCATCAACTTGGCTGACCTGGGCTACTGTAACTTTTTACACTTCAAGTGTGCAGGCACACGTAGTTGCAAGGCCTGGATCACTGGTGGGCCCATCACCGAAAAAGACAAAAATAAAAGCGCGGACTGAACTGTGCAACAACATGAATTCACTGCTGAAGCCAGCCCGGACACATTGTCAGGTAGTTTTACTCCAGATCTTGTGAGCAGCAAGACTTGGTTGTGTAATCAACTCAAAAAACAACTGGGCGATACCAGTGCTGGCGACATCTATATCTTGGGCTCATGGTACGGCAACCTGGGCATATTTTTACAGCAGGCCAACATTGACTTTGATCGCTTGATCATGGTAGAAACTCGTCCACGCTTGTTGGCCACAGCACGCCGACTGCTAGAACCACTATATCAAGCGGGGCAACTAAAGTTGGTGCTGGGTCGTGCTGAACAAATTGAGTATCCACGCAAAAACTTCACAGTGATCAACACCAGCGCCAACGACATGAGTCGTAGTTGGATAACTAGAGTACCCCTGGGCACTCTTACTGTGATACAATCACGTGACAATGTCAAAGACGTCAAGGTCATTACAGACACAGCAGCACAGTTTTATGCCAAGTTTCCCCTGGAAAACACTGTGTATTGGGGGCAACGCAGACTGCGTGATCCAGAAACACGCTACACACGCTTCATGAAGATTGGCTATAAATAAACAATCATGAAGTACAGAGAAATTCTTGAAGCCTGCTGGACTGGTTATCGCCAAGCAGGCATGAAAAACAAAGGTGGTCGCCAGGTGCCCAATTGTGTACCAGTGCATGAAGCTGAACTGGAAGAAAATCTCCGTGACTGGTTCAAAGAAAAATGGGTGCGTTTTGGGCCTGATGGCAAAATTCGCGGCGATTGTGCCAGAGGATCAGAATCGGAGGGCAAGCCCAAGTGTTTGCCCCAGGCCAAAGCACATGCCTTGGGCAAAAAAGGTCGTGCAAGTGCAGCGGCTCGCAAGCGCAGAGAAGATCCCAACCCCAACCGTACAGGAAAGGCCATCAACGTGGCCACTAAAAAGAAATGATCATAGACGAACTATTTGAAGCCCCACAACAGTGTCCCGAATGCGGTGGCATCAGTTTCTCAGACTTGATCTTGGCTGAAAAGAAAGACGCCTGCTACTACAAAGTCAAAGCGTCAGCCAAAGTATGGCCGTCGGCGTATGCGTCAGGACGCTTGGTACAGTGCCGCAAAAAAGGTGCTGCCAACTATGGCAACAAGTCGGAAGGTGTGGCGGAAGTATACAATGCAATTACTGGTGCATTACTAGCATACGATGAGCATGAAAAAAACAAGGGTGTGGCGGAAGGCTCCGGCAACGTTGGCAATGCTATTAAATCTTTATACCAAAAGATCTATGCTGCTGGCGACGATGAAATAGAATATTTCTACAACGACAGTCCCATTTTTGCACAATACTGGGACGAATACGAAGGTGATCTAAACTCAATCATTGCCGAAGTTGATCCCGGCGAATTACAAGTAATGCTAGACGAATTAGAATCCTATGCTCAACAGGCAGGGTTGGCGGAAGAACAAGAGTTAGACGAAAAGTGGAGCCAAAAATACAAGAGTTCAATCAACTGTGCCAACCCCAAGGGCTTCTCACAAAAGGCACACTGTGCTGGTCGTAAGAAAAATGAATCAATAGCAGAAGCACCACTACCTGGACAACGTCGTGACCCATTGGATCTTCAACCGTTGGAAGGTGGGTCAGCCGGTGGAGGATCTCTTGGCAGCGGCATTGGCCCACGTCCTGTTGAGCCTTTGCCTAAGTGGACTCCAACACGAATACCCGGAGTTGATGTTCACACTGGTCCACCTCCTGTGGTAACAAAACCCCCAAACATCAATTCAAAAATAGATCCAGCTGCAGAAGTACCTGCTTATGTAAGACAAGGTAAACCAGATCCTGTTACTACACCTGTTGGCAAACCCAAAATTCAAATCAAGCCTGGCGAGACCATGGATCAGGCCATACAACGCACCCGGGCCGAACAAGAATTCAGCAATTTTCTCAAGGGCCAAGGCGGTCAGTCATTTGGCACTGCAGGTGGCGGGCGTGGAGGTCAAGGTGGGCCAACAGCCTCTCAAGCAACATCTGGCTCTGACCAAGTACCAACAATAAGACTTCCCGGTGGGAAATTAAGCGTGGATCCCGATCGTTTGTCTCCAAGTGGCAATTATAAAACACCGGCAACATCATCAGATCATGTCGGGGACAAAGAAGCCTATAATGCAGCCTTGAAGATACGAAAAGATCAGTGGAATCAACTGAAGACTGGCAAAGAAAAAGAAGGCGAGAAACGTCGAAGTGCATGGAAAAATCCCGAAACTGACGTAGACCTAGAAGAAACACGTAAAAAACGTGAGCAGCCTGAAGCCAACTACGACGACGAATACGATGCCATGGTTGCTAGAGTTAAAAAATTAGCCGGATTGGGTCCCATGAAAACTGTGTATGATCCCAACAAGCGACAATATCGCAACATGCCCACAGCAGTACAACCCAAAGTACAGCCTAAAAAATGAGAGCCCAAGAATTCATCAATGAGGCAACTGATATAAATGCACCGCCACCTAATGTCAGGTGGAGCATGGATACAGACGTAGAAGATGGTAAACCAGTGCATGTAGCCACCTGGAAAGATCCCAAAGGCAACAATGTAAGAAGTTTTTTCAAACCAAATGATGAAGGTACATCTGCCAGGGTATTGTTTGATCGGCCAGACAAAGAAGGCAATCCTTCATACAGTAGAACTGGTCAAGGTAACGCACCACAAGTTTTTACTGGAGCATTAAGCAATACTAAAACTTTTTTAGATAATAATCCCAATATCCAATCAGTAAATTTTGACAGTCAGGCGCCTACCCGTAGTAGTCTCTATGCCAGGATGATCGACAAACACGCACCACAAGCAGGCTTGGTTGGCTCAGCAAATGTGAAAACACCTGCTTATGGCGAAGTAGAGTTTGCACTAAATCGCGCCACAAACGATCAACAACATCAGCCCATTTACAAGCAAGTACGTGATAGTATACCAGCGTTGCAGAAGGATTTTAGAAATCCTCCTGGTACACGTTTAGGAGCACCTGTTCCGCAAACTGATTCCCCAACTGGTCCAAAAACTGGTCCGGGTGTTAGCCTAGAGAGACCGCCAGGCTATAAACAAAACACTGGTAGTTCTACCGCTGCTGCAACAAAATTACCACCGTCCGGAAAGGCTATTCCTCCCTCTGTGACGGGCCAACCGTTTACTCCTAGTTTTGCTGGTTCCCACAGCAACTCTCCTGGTGCCCAGGCCTTCCAGGACTATCAAGATTGGTTCAAACGGAAGATGCCCCGCATTTAATTAATATGAGAGCACGAGAATTCATCAGAGAACTGGACGTAAATCCCATAGCAGGTCAAGAGTTTGATCGGTATGGCCGTCAAGATATTGCAGGACTCGATGCAAGTGAAAAACTAGGACCGGGTACGGCATCAGTGCAGGGAATTGCAAGGTCGTCTCCAGATTTTGATCCAACACATATTGACAGCAATATTTCTGCAAATTATAGATTGCCATTGGGCAAAGGCGACGTTAGTGCTGGTGTTGTAAAAAATTACAATTCTCCTGACAACCAATACAATGTTCAAGGAAATCTTCCTGTGGCAGGTGGTAATTTCTCTGCTGGAGTTTCTGCTGCCAAAGGCCAACCCAACAATTTTAACTTGGGATATTCTCGTACAGTGGGCCCGGGGCAACTTGATCTTGGCGTCAACAAGCAAGCCCAAGGCGGACCAAGCAACGTGCAAGCCCGCTACACCATGCCTTTTGAAGAAGAATTAGATGAACAGCAACTGGACGAACTCAACTTCTTGGGAAGTGAATGCACCAAAGACTGTTCAGGACATCGTGCCGGATATGAGTGGTCAAAGCGCAAAGGTCTGCGCCAAGCCAATTCATGGTCGCCCAGTTTCAACAAAGGTGCTGGCCTGGCAGTAGCAGGAAAATAACACCCTAGCCATCAATTGCAAATACATAATGCATGATTGATATTGTCACAGTTGTTTTTGAACCCGAAATCCCCATTTTAAGAGCACAAGCACAAAGTATTGCACTAAACTGCCAACGCATTGGCATACGCAACATCTATGTGGTGTTGAATGATGTAGAAACCGTTGCGGCACAAATTGACCCATCCTGGTGGGGACCGCTAGCCAACGCAGTGTTGGTGATCCCACGCACAGCATTCTCTACACCTTTTGTGGCGAATGGCTGGGTTAGTCAGCAGGTACTAAAAATGTTGACCGCTGCAATGAGTTACAACACTTATTCAATGATCTTGGATGCCAAGACTATATTTGTGCGTGAACTAGATCCTGACACAGTAGTAGATGCCACAGGTCGAATACTCACCGGTCGGTGCCCTATATACCCTGTGTTTGAGCCCAGTAAAAAAATAGTAGAGCAGTTGTTTGAAGTTGAACTGCCAGAGCAACTGGGCCCAGGTGGAGTTCCGTTTATTGTACACAATGACACAGTACGAATGATGATTGCTGAAACCACCTTGCGCACACGCACATCATTTCCTGCGTGGTTCCAACAACAAGGTATGGTAACAGAATTTATCTTGTACGCAGGATTTGTAAAATTCTTGTGTGGTGATTTATCAGTGTTGTATGATGAACAAAACAAACTTGGGCACGTGGTCAATGTCAGTCACGACGAAACTGATTCTTGGTTGATCAAAATCAGTCAAATGGCAAATAAAAAAGCCATCACAGTGAGTGTGCATAGAGGTGCGTGGGCCAGACTCACCACGCAACAACGCCAAGAGTATCGCGACTTGCTGATACAACGTGGTATAGAAGCAGCAGGCGACTTATGAAAGCACTTTGTTTGGTAGCACATCCTGATGACTGTGTGATATTTGCGTACAGTTACATCTACAATCATTCTGAGCATGACTGGACCATTGGGTATCTGACCTACACCGCGGAAGAACCACGTGCTGCAGAACTTGCAGCCTTTTGGCAACGTCGTGGTATACCTTGTGTGTTTTTGGGATTTGAGGATCACTGGCATGACAATGAACTAAAACAATTTACTCGATGGACAGAAGAACGTGCTGAGCGAGCCTGTTGGGAATTGGCCCGGCAGTTTGACCTGGTGCTCACACATGATGAGCATGGAGACTATGGACACATACATCATGCATTGGTACACCGTGCAGTACAATGGCATCCGTGCCTGGTAACATTTGCTCCGCCTGGACAAGGCACAACATACACTGTGCCTAATACTGCATACAGCCTGGATGAGTTGCCACGGCACGCCAACATCATTGCTGGTTTTCACACTATACAACATCAAAATAGTTACAAAGAACCCGTATGAACTTAGTAATTTGCGGCGACAGTTTTATGAGCGCTGATACTGGTCGCCCAGGCACACACTTCAGTGAACTTTTAACAACATATGGTCATTCAGTTATTAATTTAGCACGTGGAGGTATTAGCAATATTGGCATTGCATTTCAACTTGAAACAGCAGTAAACCTTAAGCCAGACATGGTTATATTTTCATCAACAGGGCCAGATAGAATTGATATTGTTGTAAAAAATAGAAAATTTAATCCTAAATTAGGATTGAAAAATTTTATATATCCTTATAAATCTGATTCAAGCACAGGAAGCAAACATGTTGGAGGATTAGATTCATCAGTGCTGTCTGACGTGATTCCTGCGTTTTTATCTCCGCGACCCGACTTGCCTGTTGAATTAAATGATCCTGATAGAATTGAATCAATTAAACAGTATCTGGCATTGTACCATGATGCTAGTTTTAAAAACGTTACAGATAATTGGATAATAGGATATTGGAAATATAAATTAATTGAAAAACAAATACCGTTTATATACCTGCATCATGGCAGCAAATTAGGAAAATTAATGTACGAATACGTAAAACAAAATCCAGATAAAATAACGCAATCTGTATATCACACTGATGAACAGACACAAATTTTGATAGCATTAGAATTAAAAAATGAATTAGAAAGATAACAAGTTATGAAGAAATTAATGATAGCAGGATGCAGCTTCAGTGCTGTGAGCAAAACGTTGCCAGGTACATCATGGAGTGAAGTGTTGGCCTCTAAACTTGGCGATTGGGAATTGATCAATTTAGCACGTCAAGGCTGTAGCAATGGCGGCATTAGAATTCAAATAGAAGAAATACGCAAACAGCGTCCAGACTTTGCTGTGATAACTCCCACGTTTTGGGACAGAATGGAAATACCCGCCAAGTCAGTACCTTACGATTGGAATCAAAAACCCAGTTCAGGAGAGAATCCTCCACTAGAACAACACCTGCAGAACAGAGCCTTGGGCAATGGCTATCGCAGAGAAGATGGCATACGCAATGTCAACTATGGTCGAGAACCGTCAAACATGATCTGCGAAACTATCTTTACACTGGCAGAAAACTTTGATCATCCTTACAGAATGGGACGCATCACCCGACAATCACAAACAGGTGTGCGGCATTGGATTGACAGCATCTATGACAATGCTTGGAAAAAACAGTGTGATGAATGGATCATGCGAGATGGCATTACAATGATGTACCTGGATGGAATAAAATTTATTGTGTGTCCCAACTTGCTGTGGCCATTTGATCCTGACAATCAAACACAATGGCGTGATTCATTTCCAGCATTGATTCCTGATCACTATATCAATCTGGATCCTGCACAGTCACCGCAGGCCATATGTGGCAATAATCCATTTAGTGGAGAAGATCCTGGCTATCACTCAAATCCAGTAGGACAAGAAATCATTGCAGAACATTTTTATCAAACGTGGAACGCTTACTTCAAGTGACTGATTACAAACTGCTGTAGTTCTTGAGTCTTTTCTTGTTCAAATTCATACAGTCTGTTGTGATTGTGATCCAGTTTAGGCCGTAGTTTTTGCAATAGTGCTGGCAAGTCTTGATTGCACAACCACTCAACTTGTTCAAATGCACCACTCCAACGACGTACATCATCTATCTCAGTGTCATACGTTTCGTCTATGACATCACCAAAGGTTTCAAATCCCCAGTCCCGGTATTGCTGTAAGAAGTTTTGTATGGCAAACACCACAAACAGTCTACGAGCTTGAAAACACTTGGCAGTTTTTTCAGCAGACAAAAAAATACGATCCTTGCCCAGGGTTTCACATACCACACTGAACCAAGAGCGATTGTAAATTTCCCAAGGCACTAGACCACTCACAGAGTTGTCCATGTCTTTTTTGACTTCCCACTCAGGATTTAAATGCGGACTCACATAGGGATATTGTAAAGTAGTGTTGTTGAATAACTTGGCCACACGTTCAGGCGTCGAATCAATCCAGTGTCCCACAAACAAGTCTCTGTAGGTCACAATACCACGATCCAGCAAGTCTGATTGTTGCATGTTCAACATCACAAAATCTCTGTGCTCACGCCTAGCACCCAGCAAACATTCAAATGCATAAGGACGTTGTAGTGGAAAATCTTCACGTGGTTGATTCCAACGCAGGAAATTGAAACTCCAGGCTGGTCTGTAAATTACTCGTGGATCAGCAGGTTCATCTAGCCACACACCTGCTGTGTGCAACAACCAGTTTTCTACACCTGTGGTTTCAATCCACGCAATGAGTTCTTTTTTACTGTGCCACTCAATGTCTGTGAACAACACTAAATCAAATTGGTGCAAGGGCAACTGCATGAATTGTTCATTGTATTCATGCTTGTTGGGCAGGCTGTAAAACACAGGCATCACTGCTATCTTATGAGGTTGTGTCAATGCAGTATCCATGTCCACAATCTGATCGTAACCAAAGCCCCATTCAGTGGCCTGATAGCCTGGAGAAAATACTTTAAGAGAGGCGTGCAAGTCGTTCACGTATCTTGTCCATGTAGTAATCAAATCGTACCACTTCTTGTTTGTCCCAGTCCATTTGCAAACTGAATCTTAGATCTGGCACAGCATCACACACAGCAGTGTGATAGTCAGGATCAAAGTCGCCAATGGCTTCCATGTTGTCGTAGTGATATCTGCGTTGGAACTCCATGGTTATGGGTCTGCGACTCATGGTCCAGTTGCCAATGAATTCGTACTCTGAGAACCAGCGTATGAGTTCACCATTGCCCCAGGGTGGTACAGTTGGCTCAGGTGGACATGAATCAATCATGGCATCCAGCCATTTCTTTTGATGTCGCTCCTCTAAGAATTTTACTAAATCATTAAAGTCTTGTTTGAGCACAGGCACGTTTTCTGAAATAAAGCAGTGTGGAGTGAGTCGTTCAAAGCCCAGGCCGTTCTTGATACTTTCATAATAACCCCAACTGTGGCGTTCATTTTCCAACACTTGGAAATTCAACACACCATCTTTCATGGGCTCGTAAGGTTTAATCAGCAAACAATCACAGTCGTGCATGATCATCAAGTCATAGTTGAGATAGTCTAGAAAAGCAAACTTGATGGCTTGTTGTCGCAACCAGTATGTTCTGTAGTCACCATCGAACACCCAGTTGTTGACTTCGGGATAGATACGATATATTTCACTATCAGGTGCATAGTCTAGTTTGGAGGTATCAATGCCATACTTTTCAAACACTGGCCACAGTTCTTCTTTGGGCACCGGGCTGGCAATACAGGTGCGATCAATGCCAATGAGATTGTTGGCAAACTCAGGTTGAAGGCTCATGATGGCATGTGGCACACGATATCGTGCTAGGTATAAAATTCTTGCTGAAGTCATACGTTCCTTAGGTAATTGAGCAACTGTTGACACATTGATACAGCCTGCCGTCAGCAATGCTGCTTCTGGACCAGGTCTGTTCCACACGATCAAACCACTCCAAGCAATGCGCCAAATCATATTTAAGTGCGTTGTTTTCTTGCACCAATTCTTTTGTCTGTGAATTGCCAGCATGATTCATAGTGTCAGGATAAAAACCCAGGTAACAACAAGGATATACTGAACCGTCAGCGGCTAGGTATATTTCCTTTTTGAGCTTGTGTTGACAACGTAGTTTTAACTCTGGTGTGTCTTTGTGCGACTGTACAGTGTGCGGATCAAACCATGTGATGTGACTTTGTAATAGGTCTTTTATGAGTGGCACATGTCCGCTGGGGTCTGTGCCAATCCTGTGACTGTATTCTCCTGACCTAGTGAACACTGGTCCAGAATCTCTGCCATCGTAGATGTTTTCAAACGCCGCAAATCCCATGTCCTGGGCCAGTTGTTGACATTGTTGTTCTTGATGCCTGTTATGATCAAACGGAACAAAACGCCATACTGCACGGCCACCTGCGCCAATAAACGCCTGTGCATTGGCTGTGACTCGGTTCCAATCAGTGTCTTGTCTGTACAAGGCATGAGTATCTGCCAGTCCATCCAAGGCAAATCCCACTGTAACTCCAGGCAAGGCCAGTCTGCGCCACCAGTCTTGATTGCGTAAACTACCATTGGTGTTGATGTTTATTTTGATACTGTGCGCAACAAGGTACTCGACTATTTCCACAGCGTCACGAGCACTTGCAAAGTCTCCCAGGTTGCCGTTGAAATTGGCATGTGTTAATTGTGAAATTACGGGACCGACAATGTGTTGAAATTGTGCCAAACTCAGTTCTACATCAGGGTAACCAGAGTTGTAGTCCATGCCACGATAGTTGCGCATGCACATAGGGCAGCGAGCATTGCACCGGGTAGTGAGTTCCACGTGCACCTGGCGTATTTGATCTAACTTTAGCATGGGATATTTATAGGCTGCTATTTTGCTAAATACAATATGCAAACACATTTTGTCCGAGTTGAATGCGATGTCACAGCCAAGGTACATGGTCAGCCACTGCGTTACCGAGCTTATGTAAACAATGAACTGTTTGTTGAACGCACCTGGATCTGGACTGACTGCTATTTGGAAGAGTCATTTCAAATCCAAGCCGGACCGGGAGTGTATCCCATACGATTTGAAACTGTGGACGAAGCCAATGGTCGCATCAAAGTGCGCAATCACAGAATTGTAACAGGCCCAGGCAGAATAATAGAGTATCAAGGCGAACCAAGTTTGGAGATATCAGATGCAAGTACGTGAAATTGTAGAATCAGCGTCAGCAGGCGCCAGCAGTGCAGGCGGTATTGCACCTGTGTCCATGCCCATGGGTACGTTATCAAGATCTGGCGGTTCCCTGCTGACAGGTAAATATACAACAGGTTCGGATCCAACACCGAATACACCTAAAGAATACAAGAGGAATAATGATGCTCGCGGACAGTTTAAAAACTCTATTAGCAACTGAATATGCTTTCAGTATCAAGGCCCAGTTGTTTCACTGGAATGTGGAAGGCCCTGATTTTGCACAACTGCACGAGTTTTTTGGCAACTTGTACGAAGAAGTCTACAACGGCAGCATAGATAAAACTGCCGAATACATTCGTGCCATGGGCGACTATGCACCAGGCAGTTTTGAACGCTTTGGTGAACTCAGTATCATACAGGGTCAAACAAAGATTCCACGTGCCCGACTCATGATTGAAGAATTGTTGGCCAACAATGGTCAATTGCTAGAACTACTCAACGAGAATTTTGCCATTGCTGAACAAGAAAATCAACAAGGCATTGCTAACTTTATTGCAGAACGCATTGATGCACATCAGAAACATGCATGGATGCTGAGAAGTTTCTTGAAAGACCAACGAGCATGAGCAACGACATCCGTGATATAATACGACGCCTGGACATGGTGGAGGGACGACTGAGCCCTGCTCAGCAAAAGGTACCACAACTGCCTGCGCTGTTCAAACCACACGGTATTCGAGCACTAGGCAGCAAAACAGATCCTGCTCATCCAATGGACGGATACATGGTTGGTGACTCAGTAGAGCCAAAGCGTACTGCTCTTGAAGAAGCCATGGCTGAGATTGAAGAAGACATGCTCAGCAAGGTCAAGAAAGACTTGACACACTATCTGGACCGACTAGAAAAGAAAGTGCGTGTTGATCGCGCATTAAAAGACAAGGCCTTGGATGCTGTGGAAAAACGTC